CCCCGCCGCCGTCGATTATTTTTTCTTGGTTAAGAACTTCGGTTCCAGACCATCGACTGCCATCGCCAGCAGAGACATTACCGTTAAGCAACGCTTGCCACCTTTGACTTCCTGGTCTTTGAACATCCAATGCTCAACCGTGTTATCCAGAATTTCGTTCCAGTCCCACTTCTCCGCAATCTTCTCATAGAGTTCCTGCGGGGTGATATGGTACTTCATTTCCAGACGGTGATAGTTGTTTTGCATGTACGCCAAGCCCGCTGTGATTTCCAGCACACGGCGCAGACGCGGGGTATCGTCGCACAGATCACGGATAGTGGTACGCATGAACTTCTGCCCCGGCAGGAGATGCAGTTCATAGTTGGCACCGGTACGGGTATAACCCCATTCCGTTTTCAGCACTTCACTCAGGTAATACCACAACGACAGGTGATAGAGCAGACCCATCTCTTGCGAGAACACCATGGTGAATTTCACACCCGTGTGACCGCCTTTCGCACGGTACTGGGTGAAGACGATTTTCTTCAAATCGTTGACTGACGCGTTCATGGCTTTCGAACGGGCCGTCGGATATTTCTCTTCGCTGACACCCGTCTTGGCGTTGTAGGTGCCGTCTTCTTTGAGCTCACCGGAACTGGTCGCAACCAGCAGGGAGTTGGTTAAGAAGGACAACTGACGACGCGGGATACCGGCGAATTTCAAATCATCGCCTGCATCATCAAGCAGCTTGGCGTTGGCTTTCGGGCCACCGCGACCGCCACTCATGGCTTTACCGGCATCGTCTGCCAGCTGTGCCACAAAGCCCATGTAGAAACCACCGCGAGCAAAGGCCGCAGGCCAACGGCTCATCATGTTCGATTTCTGAAGGGCGTCATGGGCGTTCAGGATGTTCTGTTCAGAATCACCGACTTCTGACTTCGCGTGCTTGTCTTCCAGGGAAGAGGTGTGCCACTCAGACAGGGAGTCGATGGAGTACAGCCACGGGTCAAGCAAGCCTTTATTGGCACGTCGCACCGGATCACGGAACGGCGTTTCACGGGTCTTGCCTTTCATGTACTCTTTGAAGCGACCTTCGACTTCATCGCGGATATACGAGGAGTAATACTCTTCGCCCGGCATGATATCGGAGCCCACCATGTTGTAGCGTCCTTGATCAATCAGATCCAGCACACTACCGGCTTCCAACCCGTTGGCTTTGGCTGCGGAGATAAATCCAGTTTCGAGTCGGTTCAATGCCGCCGTTACTTCGGTGTCATACTTCGACCCCCAAGCCGCATTGTAACGTTGCAGAATCATAAAAATGCAGAAGTCCATTAAGGTGGACTTAAAGGTGTTGCCGCGACCTGCAAAGCCCATGATGTGGGCGAAACCACCGTTAAGGTAGTATAAACCATCTTCACCACGCTCGTAGTTACCGAGTGCGTGATCCATGATGGTGTAAACGTTAAAACGTGGGCGAATCACTTCACCCATGACTTGTTTAGCTGGACCTGCCATTGGGCGCTCCGATTATGAACGTTTTTTAAGAGGGAACAGAAGACGACGGCCGTGCCAGACTTCGAAATGGTTTTCGACCCATTGGTCGCCTTCCAAGCCACGGAAACGATTTTTGTTACGATCGTCGATTTCAATCGTGACTTCACGACGGCCATCGGCTAAGGTTTCGATGGCTTTAATCGTACCGATGACTAACTGAGCGTTGGTAGTCGGGTCGGTCTTTAATGGCGTGGTGTAAATCTCGGGTTCAACTTTCCCGCTAAGAGAGCGGGTAAACATTTTAAGCAGCATTGTTAATTACCTCAGTTGGACGTCTACATAACACAGGGTAGTGCCGTAAAAAGACTTAGTATGTAGCCATCCTTTATTCCCATCGAGGTAGAAAATGAATTTGAACCCACTCGCCGCACTTTCGTCTTTTGCCTCGAAAGTCGCGACCATCCTACCAACTTCGGTACTTGATAATCGCCTGGTTGATGAGATAGCTTCCGCATCAACAGAGACCAGCGAAGTGGTCAAGTGGATGCGTAAAGAAAAGTTTATGAACTTCAAAGGCATGTTGGTGCCGGTACCGCCAGGACTCAACGTGTACATGATTGATCACGTTCAGCGTCTGGAATCCGTGTGGTCGGTATTGCAAAGTCTGACTGACGGGGTATTAAAACCGGTCAGTGTGCAACTGGCCGCGTTTACGCACCAAAAGGCCATGCTGTCTGTGCCGGGGACGTTTCGCTATAAAGACTTCCGCTATCCGCTGAAAAGCGTCGACCCGCAGGATTTGGTGAAGAAACTCGCGGCGTCCTATAACACCACGACTGTCGATACCCGCCCGCTTGAGAAGGTGTATCACAATGCGGCCGATATCGAAGTGGTACTGACGCGCGCGCGTGCGTTGCAAGTTGAAATCACCAAAAAGATGCAAAAAAATATCGACCGTGAGATTGATACCATTAAGCTCAGTGTTGACGAGATAGCCGAAACGACTATCCACCCAACCGTTGCCAATGAAATCATCAAGATGGTTGATACGGCGTCCGATTGGGTCGAGCTGTTTGGTTTGTTCATGAAACAAATCAACGAACTCGTTCATGCGATGCAGAACACGGCCAACCAGTTAAAACAACTGTCCGGCAAATAACAAAAAAAGAACTACCACCCATTAAGGTGGTAGTCTTTATCTATTTTTTGTCGAACCGCATTACATAGCTCGACGCGCATTGGCAGATGGAGACATAGACCTCTTTAGCGATAAGGCAAAAACTTCTCGCCATGATGTTCACGTAGTGCGTACGTAACTCATCACGATCTATCGCTGCGTAGGCCAGTCTGAGGGCGTCGGTCTTCTCTCGCGTTTCAGCAACGAGTTCTTCTTGCGATAACTCATCGTCGAATAGCGCGATAAGATCTTTACCACGCGAGAGAATGAGATTATTCCATTCTTCCAAATCTCGCGCCGGGAGTTTGTCAGGGTCTGCTATAAACCTTGCCGCATCCTCGCTCGTGAACTCGATGTGCGCAATGCTGTCAGCAATATCCCTAAGCTGTGCCCGCACGTTCCCCATCTCTATCTTGGTAATAAACTTAGCATAACGGAAGTGCTCTTGTGGCAGAGACATCAGTATCGCTCCGCACAGCTGATCGCTTATCGCCCGTTCCGCCTCGAGAAAAATCTGACGAAACTCGTCACTCGACAGGTGGAAGACTATTTTCATCGACTTTCCTCTTCGAGAAGCGGAAAGTGATTTCATCAACATCGCCAAACGCGACATCGTAGAGCGTCTGTATCAACTCCATCAATCGACCTTCGACATGTTTGTAGAATGCTTCGCGTGCTTCCACGTCGTAGCTCTCTAACATCTCACCCTCGTATTCCACACGACTACTGAGAATTCGCTGACGAAGGGCTGCCAGCGTGTCCTGTACCCGGTTATCCAGCGTGAATTGTTCTACCGTCGTTTCAATTACCCCGGCTTGGTTATCCGTCTCGTCAAAAACAAACACCAACAACACCTTCGACAAATCAACCAACGGCGCATACAGCGGGTCAATCATCTGTAACAGGACAACCTTAGCCTGCCCCGCCTGTGGGCTTTCGGTCGGGAGCAACTTCTCAACGACCGGGGTATACTGCGTGTACAGTTCCCCCAGCAGTTGTTTCCACAAACCCTCACTCCCTTCGGGTGTGAGATTGATAGCAATTTTCATTCTAAGTTGACCCTGCGAAGTTGTTCGATAGCAAACGCCAATTCGTTCTGGCAGATTTGCACCGCTTTGTCTTTGGCCCGCCTGACGACATTTTCCATGGCTATCAGCGATTCGGTTTCAAAGATATCCGCCAGAGAGACGAGTTCCAACCACGTCGTATCCACCTGTTTCTCATCACGCGGTACCGCCACGTAGATTTCGTTAAGGTCGATGGTCGGGATATCTTCGAGCGCTTTGGCGGCATGGTCAAAGCCGTGGTTAATCAACGCGACAATCTCTTGTCCGGTTTCCACCCCGACAAACGGTACGATGTGTGGCATTGAGAGCAGACGCTTTAGCCTACCGGTAATGTGCTCCATTGCCGAATCCACCACCTTCTCGGCTTCGACGACGTAGTATTGCTTACCGGTTTCACTGGCTTTGCTGTTTTCGTACAGACTGACCGCCTGATGAATTTCAAAGACCAGCTCCTTTTTCATATCGCCCAGTAGACGGTCTAACGCTTTGCGCGACTCAGAGAGCGAGAAATCGAGAATTAATTGCATCGGCATTCCTTAAGGTAATTGTGTCTAAGGCGATATCTGTCTCAGACCGGAGCATATAACGACACTGCACCAAATCCGCCGGGGTGTAATAGAGGTTGCTCTGTGTCAAATTTTCGTTACCGAGAATATTACGCAACTCTATTCGCAATTCGTAAATCACTTCGGCGAGGTGTTTTCGTACGATGGCGTGGATACGTAAAAAGGCGTCTTCCCGGGCGGAGAACATATTTTGATAACGCTGGCGCAACATGCCAATCATCTCAAAATGCTGTTTCTCGGCAGGTAAAACAAACCCTCGACGGGCACATTCCATCACGTACGTGGAAAGCATCAGGTATTCCCATCCCCCGATTGGCCCCAGTCCGCCATTGTCTTGGATGCGGCCGTAACCGACTTGTAATCGCATGAGTGCGTGGCTGTAAACACAACGCATGACTCGTCCCCTCTGGAGAGTTTAGCAATACAGTGTTTCCCGTACGCGTCCAAATCGAGTATCGAGATGTTCTTGTAACGGGTCTGACCGGTGATAGGCGTGCAAGGCGAATGGTCGTGACGCCACATGTACTTGTGCGGCAGTCCGTTGGCGGGGAACTCTTTGAGCAGCGCTTCGTACTCTTCGTCTTCACCGATATCGTGATAGAAGCGTACGTAGAACTTCTCGTCATCGTCTCCCATGTCCCCGCCGAACCACATGGTGAAGTTCAACAGGTCTTCATCGCGAGCAAAGGTGATGTACGCATCGAAAAAGTTGGCCACATCATACAGCGTGCCCAACATCCCGACATTCACATCCAGGTTCGAATCCAGGTCTTTGCGATAACGCCAACGTTTGGCCCAATCGTACATACCACACACCCGTCCCACCAACTCCACCGCTTTCTCACAGTCGGTCATACAGCCGGTGTCATACAGCTCTTGACACAACCAGGCGTCGCGGTACTCCAGCGGGGCCATACGCGCATGACCCTTCGCGGATTGCTCAATATCCCACAGCCTTGCTGTCAACTGATGATAGATTTCAGCGTGTGCATCCGGGAGATACAGTTTGGCTATCTCCCGTGCCATAACCAAATACGCGACTTGCGCCGCGTTATGGTATTTCGGGCCTGCCATGCAATGGAGGTGGTCGTGCAGCCCTGACAGTAAATGCAATCGTGCACGTCTCATGATTACGCCTCGTAGATGAAATAGGTGTCCTTCGGATTATCCATTCTCATGCGATATTTGTGAACTTTCACGGAACCCTGTGCCGGGCCAAAGTTCACCGATAGCACGATATCCGCTTCCATTGCCAACTTGGTGAATTCTGGATCGATATCCACCACGAACAGCACACGCATCTGGTTAATTGCCACAGCTTCTGCCCGGATTTGACGCAACTTGTCACGATCGGTAATGCTATCGTTATCCAGTTGATAGATATCGGGACTAGGACTGGTCTTCGACGATTGCAAATCGAAGCCGCGGGGAACGACAACCAATGTTAAGCCCGGCGTATTGGCATCGGATACGTATTTACCTACAGTTTCTAAAATGTTCATAGATACTCCTTAATGGTCAAGTTTATCGATGATGTGTTCATGCAGACGACAGAGGGTGACGACTTCCCCACGCGGAATCAACTTGTTGCCGTAGGCGGCGTACACCAGTGACCCATTGTAGAGATAAAACTCCCAACCCTCGTCGATGGACAATTTGTAAAATGGACTTTGGCTGTGGTAACCTTCCCACACCCCGGTGTGCAGTACCTGGTAATCCCCAGTCTGGACGGCAAACAGTTTATCGCCGTTGCCCCACATATTGTTCACACCCATGTAAGGCTCGTACCACAAGCCGATGATATTAAAGCGCCCGATAATCGGGGTGACCTGGTCCCACACGCCTTGTAAGTTACGCCCCAATACAAACATAAACTCCGGGGTGATAAGCTTCTCAATGACGTAGTGAAAAAAATCAAACATCAGACCCTCGACTCTCTCCCAGTTAGCGAGAGAAATTTCGGGGTCTTCGAATTGATAGGTGTCCAGGTAGTCGTTATAGTCAAACGACACGTAATCTAAATCCATTGGTCGACGCAGGTTAGCGGCCTGTACCATTTCATCAACGCCCAGGGAAAACGTCTCCAGGAATAACGTGAGACTATCGATATAAAACACGTTGACGATATGTGGGTTGTCTAGCCCCTCGCCCTGATGCAGAGCGAGGAAGCCAGGCCACAACCGGTCGAATAGTCCGCGAAAGAACGTCTGGTTATATTGGCGTAATTCGGCGACTTCGACAGTTAACATGGGATACTCCTTTGGGAAAGCTCACCTGGATAATATCTATCCCAGGATTTTTTCAATCTCCGCTACCACGGCAGGCTTTAATTCGTACAGCTCAACGCCAAACTCCGACTCTGAGTCCTGGTCTTCGGGTGGCAGCACATACGTCGGGATGTTTTCATACATCACCGCTGCGTCTTCTTGCACCACAAAGCCCCACGGGGTTGTCGCTATCTCATCACGGATGCCGTCGATAGCTAATGCTTCTGCCCTGAACACGTAATCGGTAGGTTCCATCATGAACAACACCACACACTTGTTCTTAATCTGGCGCACCAACATCTCATGGGTAACAAAGAAGCGGAAGCTCTCGAAGTCATCTTCGTAATTGGTGACCCGGTAGATTTCATCGAGGAACTGCGTGGTGTACCATTTGATGGCCCCTTCCGCCAGTTCGTTCATCGGCATTTCACGGCAGTGGTTTTCAAACATCTCCTCTTCCGTGAACATCGAGGCGTTACCCGTTTCACGCAACCATTTCACTTTCTTTGAGGGTATTTGCGGGATGTGTACCTGCGGACGGAAAACGAAGTCGGTGCGGGCATTGACGGCCGCTAACGGCTGCATCAAAATACCCGCCACCACCTCAGCGAAGGCATCTCGCCCAGCGGCGAGAAAGCGTTCTTCGTCCACGACGAGTACCCGCCCTTCAATCTGGATAGACTCCATGGCATACGTAGCAAAGGCGTGTTGCGCCATTGCTTTAATCAATGACTCGGTATGCATGGTCAGCACTTCGCTGAGAACTTTCTTCATTTACACTTCATCCTCTTTCAGAATACGTTTATTGGCATAGTAGCCACACCACAATGCGTGATACTCGGTGCCAAGGTACACCACAGCATACTCGACGCAGCGTTCTTGCGGACGGCGCGTCACCACGTAATAGCGACCTTGCGGTTCTTTTATGCGGTTGATGTCGGTGCGATCGGGAATATCAATCCCCCGGGTTAAAATCACCGGAATGGCTTTATCAGTGCCGGGGTAGTTGAGCTTCACCGTAAAGGCACGGTCAACACTGCGATAGAAATCTTTACGCGGTTTACCTGCCTCATCAAACAACAAATCGGTGATATCGTTAAGCGTGACACTGGGCTTGCCATCCACACAATCGCGCAACCAGCCTGCTAACTCATCACGAAACTCCAGTGCCCGATAGGACAGTAAAGCCGGGCGAATCAGGCGAGTGATAATCAAATCTTCGTACATGCAGACATTGTTGTTGTCAGCAAGTGTTAAACGCTCGAGCGTTAACCCATCCTTTAAGGCATCGGTGAACTTCTTGCGCTTGACGTAGATGTTGTAGACAATCGCCATCGGGTCGTACTTGGTGAGCGGCGGTGTACCTTGCCAAGCACGTTCGTTGTGGAGGTTCACCAGTTTATAGGCATTCTCCCAACTCTCGCGGGTAAAGAACATGCCAAAGTGTGCATCCGGAATCATCTTCCCAATGAACACCACATCTTCTTTATCTTTGGCGTGGTTGCCACCCAGCATATAGTTCCAGGTTTCGCCACCTGCGATGACCGTCGGTGGTGCTTCATTTACCATCGGGTAGGTAAACTTGACCGTGTTCGCAAGCAGCGGGAATTTGGCTACCCCGTCGTCTATCTCGACACGATCTTCCGGCGCAGTTTGCGGTAAGTCACTGGCCGACCAATAGGGACGATACTCTATCCCTTGGCCGGCTGCGACCATCGCCGAGGCTTTCCCGGCTAACAGGTCAGCCCGTTCATTACCGTAGCGCCCGGAGTGACCTTTGATTTTAATCACTCGGACAGAACGCCCCTCTTTCTGCATCCGGGTTTTGATTTCGTCCATCTTGATGATGAACTCACGGTTACCAATCGGCGACCCATCAGCCTTCACCCAACCGCGTGCTTTCCAGCCAGACATCCATTCGTTCCAGGCATTCACCACATACGTCGCGTCGGCGTAGATGATGTAGTTCTTGGCACGAAACGGTGCGGATTCAAACAGCGAGATAAAGGCCGTCAGTTCTGCCACGTCTGACCAGTATTGGGCAGGGACAGGAATGATAGCATCCACGAACTCTACCGTGTCAGGCACATCGGGGACTTTCACGTCGGCCGGGAATTTCTTGTAACCGGTTACCGTAACGTGCTCGGTTGCCCCGTTGTACTTATACGCCAGCTTCTCGTCAAGGGTATCGTGATTAAACAAGTACCCATGAATCCCCGCCCCTGTACCGGGCGGGTTCATTAGACGGCTGCCGTCTGTATATAGCACGGCAACGTCGACCTCTTTGATATCCATTACGCCTCTCTTAAAAATTCCATCGCCGCATACTCTCCAGTACACAGTTGGTTGTGTGCTTCCAGCATGCGCTCAAACCCGTGACGTTTGGCAATCAGCGCCAGATGATAGATGCGTGCTGTAATATAACCTTCACGCGCAGCATCGTAACCGGCATGGTGCAAATACGCGTCTTTGCCGCGTGTCCAGTTATGGGACTCTGCCTGATAGTCCGGGGCCAAACCCATGGCGTGGGCAAGACGCTCTGCGGTACGGTCAGAATCGAGCATCGAGAAACGACGTAGCATACCAGCAGGCACATCGCACTGGGCAAACGCGTTCATCATAATCGGTGCATCGAAGTCCGGGCCACGCATGGTGATGGTGCAGACCTTATCCTTAAAGCCTTCCAGGAAACGGTAAGCGCCCCACAACGCTTCCGGCATTTTCATGGTGCCAGCAAAAGCTTCAGCATACGCTTCGCGGCTCGGTGCATATTCCGGATTCTCACCCTCACCGCGCCACCAGGCCATGGTACCCGGGTCTTCGTGGAAAATGGCTTGTGCTTTTTCATCGTTCGGGTCGATGTTCTGGTAGTACGCCCCGATAAAGCGCAGGGTTGGTACATCATAAGCGGCAAAGCCGATAGACACCAGATATGCGTCAGAGCGCATGGACTTGGTTTCGCCGTCTGCGCCAATAACGATATTGGGAATACGCACCGGTGCGGCTTCATAAATCGACGGGGTGCGACGTGATTCAGTTTGAATTATAGTTGACATTGGTGATCTCCTTGTGTGTATACATTAGATGGGTTGGTGCTGTAAAAATAAAGCGCTCTCCTACCCGAAGGTAAGAGAGCGGCTTTTAGTTTATGCATGTGGCATAATGGGCTTCAAGTGCGCGGCTAAACGCCGCACGGTCTTGACGGTAATTACTCAGGAGTCGTTTCAATTGCATGGCAAGATCGCGGCTGATATCTTGGGGACTGCGCGCACTCTCAGCTAAATTGACTTTTTCCGGAATGGGGTTCAGCGAGAAGGGCTCGAACCTTTCGCAAATGGGAGCCGGTTGAGGGATTCGCCATTTACGCATGCGGGCATAGTCGTTAAGATTCCTGGCGTAAATAAACACGTAGTAGGCATACGCGTTTACCTCCGAAATGTACTGTTTGAAATGCGGGTCATCTTCAGACAATACGGACGAAGGCAATTGTGGTGGTCCTTCCAGATTACGCAACGGCCAGGTAGACTGGTTGGCGGTAAACTGTTTTCCCTCCATAACCATGCCACTGCATCCCATGAGGAACATGGTGATGCAGAGTAACAAGGCTTTCATCATCACTCCTCGTTGATGTTTTTCAATATCTCCCGGCGGAACTGACTCATATCAGTCACCCCCACAGGCTTACTTGCCACGGCTTCCCTTTTAAGTGGACTTGTTTCTGCATGTACAGGGACAGCGGGGGCAGCGGTTGGCGCAGGTAACTCTTCGTTCACCTTGCGTTTAGCCTGCCCGCCATCATATGGCGGTCGACTGAGACACTCGAAAATTCGAACGTACAGTGCCCGTAGATCATCGGCTTGAGACTGCACCGTTTTGTCTTTGTCCTGGTATTGACGTTCCATGTACTGGTCATGCTCGCGTACCTGCACAAGTGCGTGGTATTGCACCACATAAGCATAGGAAACGAACAGTGCATATGTGAACAGCAGCACGAAGGCAAGGGTAGTGATTTTTCCAGCACGCGTGACACGTTCTCCGTCTCCGGGCTTAAAAGCCTCCAGAAGTAGAGTGAGGAACGGAAGTAGTTTAAGAATCCCAGCTATCATGCTCACCTCGGAGTTTCTTATAATGTTAGATATACAAGGCTTTATCAATATTACAGCGCTGATTGATAATGACGCCGAGGGTGCAGTAGCTCCTGTCGGCGAACTATCGGAACTGTCAAAGACCTACGCGAAGAACAAACAATACTTCACGAAGGCCAATCTACAAGTTGAACTGGTGGCCTTCACTTACTTGCGTGATAGCTTGAAAGTGAAAGTCCCGGCAAGTTTCACCGACCACATTTTAACATTAACCCAGTGGATTTACAATCAGTCCATTCTGGGTAATTTCAAAAATGATGAAACCGAGTTCCAACGGTTGTTAGTTGGACAGTACCAAAGTAGCATCAGCGCCGTTCAGACTGGAGCAATGATTCAGATGAACGGTAACTGGTTTCCCCGCTGGATAAGCTGGAAATACGAGGTCGCGAATAACCAGGTCGAAAACACGGCCGATCACGACAACCAAATCATGGTTTGGTTTGCTGATGAAGACTTTAAGAAGGATTACACCGGGTGGGAGATTGAGGTCTTGATGCCTATTCTGCCGGTCGATACCTTCATGGCTGTGAAATCGGTGGTGGAAGTCGCCATGGCAGGTTTTAATCTGCCCGACCACCATAAAAAGGCGAACGAGATTCGAGGGCAATATCCGTACACCACCATTTTAACCAACAACTACACCTGGCACGATCGGGAAGACTATAACGCTACCCTGACTGTACCGATGTCGGTGTTGATTTATGGCCGTGCTGGTTCGAATCCGAGCCGCATTAAACAGGCATTGCGCGAATACATTCTTGCCAATTCCAACAACGGTACCATCGAATGGGTGAAGGTGTTTCCGGAGATTTTCACCACCACCAAATTCACGATTATACCGGGTTGGTCAATTCGGGGCATCCCGAATCAGGAAGATATCGCCGCGCAATACTCGCCACTGCTCCCATATGATTTCCTGGTGAAAGCGGTCAGTAAATTCGGTGAGTGGCGTACCCTGACGGTCGCTGAGAAAAATGCTGGGGTGATTCCTCAACCCGTCACCGATGTGTGTCTGTTACCGTCTGTCTATAAGTCGCTCGCAGCAGTAGCCATTGCTGGGCCTGAGAACGACAGCCGTAAGCTGACGTTGCATGATGTGGTTCCGGACTACGGACTGATTGGCACCCTGAACCCGGATATCTCTCGGATGTCTAAGTCCACCACAGTGTGGCTTGATATGTTCTTCCGGGCGTTGATTGCCGCAGAAGAATACCATCCGTATAACGTCTCAATGGACATCATTAAACTGGTGGACGATGCGAACCCGGAAATCTATTACTGGGTGTTTGAGTTCAGTAACGTGGAGTTTCGCGTGCTGGCTCGCAATGCCGTCTGGCAAACCGCGTAAGGGGGAGTAAATGCGTTATCCGATTACGCCACCGGAAAACACACAAGGGTCATTTGTCACCAACACCCCGTTTGAGTTACCGCTTGATGTGGTGTATCGCTTAGAAGCGATTCGTACGTTCCCGGAACTGCGCCGGGCCAACGTCGATATCTATTCTGAGTATTACGAACCGGCAGGTCTCAGTCGTCAGGATTATTTAGACGATGCGGATTTGGAAGCATCGATTCTGACGTTCAAGTCCACCGACGGGGAGGTGCGTTATATCCCTAACACGTTCGTGGTGAGCTACCCGGGGCAAAGCGCGGTTGATTATCGTCGTAACGTTATCGTGTTGGACTGTGCGTTAGTGCCGTCGTATATTGACGTCACGAAGCTTTCTGAAGACTTGGGTAATCTTGCCACCAGTATGCTTGGGGTTGTGGTCGTTCCGGAAGTGACGACCTTGTCCTACGAGGGCACGGTGACTGAAGAAGACCACGTTCGCATGGAAGCGTTGCGTAAACGCACGATTCGTACTGTGGTACCGTTGGCCGAACAGGTCGCGTCGCTAACGACACGCAACAACGAGTTGCAGGTACTTAACGACCGGTTGATTGAAATACTCAAAGCCAATGGTCTGACTAACTAAAAAAATAAGCGTACCCACTCCTTCGGGAGTGGGTATTGCTTTTTATTTTTTCGCTTGGAGCCGTTCAACAACGCCACTCAAATGCTCGGCAATAAGGCCGTCGATGGATTTGCGTGTGGTGGTTTCAATTGGCACAGCCATCATCTTACACACCTTTTCCATCTCTTCACGCGTTTGCAAAGTGAGCGAGTCTTTATTACACATGATTAATCCTTAGTCGTTTTGCGATAAAAAGTAAAAAGAACCAGACCCGAAGGTCTGGTTAGGTATTATTCGAAGAACGGGGTATTAGGAACGACCTGGTACTCGAGAACAAACAGATGTTCCGGGGCGGTGTCACTGCGCCAGAGCTTGTGAGTAATGGCAAGCTTTTCCAGGATGGTCAGGAAAGAGCGCTGCACATAGGCCGACTCACCAAACCACATTTTCTGGAGTTCAACCGTCACGTCCATATACGCTTCTTTGAACGTCAGGGTCGGGTTGTACGCTGCTGATTGACGCCAGGTCAGCACAAAGCCCGCTTCGGTTTCATCGATACGCGGACGCAGTCCACAAATCCACAGCAGGGCCAGGTTGATGTTCCAGTCAAACTCCAGCCCTTCGTCTTCGTCATCACCGAACGCGGAGTTAAGCGCGTCGTAGAACTGATGGTTTGCCGCAAACCATTCGTTGTAGTCTACGTACGTCGGCTGCACGGTCGGTTCTTCACCGGCGGGCGGTTCAACGTAATCTGGATTCGTTTGCACACTCGTGGCCCCACCTGAAATCAGATTAAAGACATCAGATGCGGACAACTGGGCAGCTTTACATAAGCCCGGATACCAGGGTTGTGTGACGATGTTCAATGTTCGCTCCTATGGTGAAATTGTTCGCAACCAGCGCACGCTGATCGACGATAGGTACGTACGTACCGTAAAGGGTGTGCCAAATTTGCTGAATTTCGATGACTTTGTCAGTGTCATCAGTCTTCACAAACGCCAGCTGTTTGGGTGTGTCAGCCACAACTAAGGTGTCCACTTTGGCACTGTAAAACGCGGCATCGCGTTTATACTGGCGAATCTCTTTCGCTGCACGGGTGGAGTTCTTCTTAATCATGGTGTACGCGGCACCTTCGCCAAAGCGGTAACCGAGGTATATTTCGGCATTGGTCGGCTTGCGTTTGAGTCGTCGGGTCAGTTCATCCTCAATGTGGTTAACGTACGCCGTGGCAATCAGAATTGCATTACGGGGGTTGTTGAGGTCGGCATTCTTCGGTAGCCCTAATTGCTTACCGTAGAGCTTGAGCATCGTGCGCTTGGTAGGCATGGTCATTTGAACCAAGCTGTGCGCGGTGGACGATTTGTTTTTTGCCTTTGGGTTGAAACGAGATTCCTTGTAAATCAAGGTGGTCATTAAGCCGGGATGGACACCCTGCTCGTTAGAAATTTTCACAATCATGGGCTTCACTTTGGTGAAGCGGTGTTCAATTTGTTTGAACTCTTTGCTGTAGTCGTTCTTGGCCGACTTCGAGGCATTAGCGTTGAATGCCAACATCATAGCCAGAACAATGAAAAGGGAACGCATCATGATAATTCTCCAGAACGGATGTATACTTCTCCGTGACCCACCATGGGTGACGGCGCAACTAGCGATTGACTCCTTGTTAAGTGCCCAAGTGATAATATCTATTCAAAAAACATTACAATAGTGCCGCTTTGGCTTCTGTGTATAACGTGGTGGGTAAGTATATCCGATAGTGTTGCTCTCCGGGGTTCAGTGTCCTGAACAGGTGGTGATAGATTTCGCAGCGCTCGTGGGCGCGCAACCAACCGTTAGCCATCCCGAGGGGTGGGAGTGCTACCTCAGCTTTCAGGTCGTTTCCAAGACGCGCCAAAGCATCTATACCTTTGGTGACGTATACGACTTCTGAACGGTCTTTAAAGTGTACCTTGGTGGGCAGCAGGATAATTTTCTCGTCCTCGTATAAGTAAACGTGACCCACCATAATCTCATTTTTCCTGCAACGTTTGCGGTAGTCCTCATAGATTCTAGGAAAACGCTCTTTGCAAGACAGGGCAATTCCCCTGCCCATTGCGCCTACGCAGTTGATTGTCACCACTTTGTAGGCGTCTGCGGCATTGAAAATATCACCCTGCACATGACGTTCATCGCGAAAGATTAGCATACCGTGATGTACTCTGGCTGCGTAATCGGAACCACTGGCCATACCAGTGCCATACGCACCGCAATGCTAACGGCTGTCCGCTGCGGGTAACGACGTCCCACCGTGCCAAACCATTCGCGTGGGTCAACCGTGTACCCTTTCGATGACTCTTTCAGTCTGTCAGCCACTTCACCCATATACGACCTCCGTATCAACATGCGTAAACACCGCCGCATGAGGAAACTCCGGACGATGTGTATAGTAAAAGGTGCGCCTGTAACCGGAACGGGCAGGCTGCTGGTACTGCTCGTAATAGGTCAGAGCAATCGCTAACCCCGAATGCAGGTAATTGCGATTGGCGTCGGTGACCGTGTTAATGACCGGGCTGTGAACACCGGTGATTTCCCGGAGTGCAATACGTGCACACTCGGGTATGACGGTTTGCATGATTCAACTCCAAGAAAAAATTAGAAAGGGCAGGTACGACACATAATGGTGCGCACCTGTAATTATTCTTGACTCATGCTATCTCTTTTTTCGGACTGCGATAGATGGTCACATCTTGGTCACGGCGAAAGGTCAACCACACCAGAGATTCATCGCCCAACTCTTTGGTTTTAACGGTACGCAAATGGGTATCGCCCAGCATCACTGCTAAGCGACCCTTCTTCCGATATTCCTGCACGGTCTTGACCATCTTCGTTTCCCGCATCAGAAAGCTGTGGCGAAAATCGACGGCCATACCGTTTTTGTCTTTGATATCGTGCTTGAACGTCGCATCGTCCCAGCAGTCGATACCCACAGCAGGAATACCCAGTTTGAGTGCCAACTCTAACCCGCGAGGAGAGATACTCCACATCTGGTCTTTGATGGCCTTACGAATTGCAGTCGGCGTGAGCCAGGCGTGTGGGCCAAGCTCTTCGCAAAGCAAGTAATCATAAGGCGTCTTGCGGTGGTTGTCGATAATCAGCCATTCCACCCGGTTACGTTCTTCAACCGTGTGTTCTTCACCAAAGAAATCGACGTGGTTTGCCATTAGACCACCGGACTCATCTTCACCACATAGAAGTCTTTACCGTTTAGCACAGCATCTTCAATCAGCTCTGCAACGGTGGCATTCATGGCATTGAGCGGCTGTTGATGTTTCGACAGCCATTGGTTAGGACCACTCATCGGGGTAGCCGCGCCAGTGATGCTTGCACTGAGCGTACTCTGTGCGTGCTCAACCTGACCGATTGTACCGACGTTAGGGTGTTTAGGGGTTTCCATTAGCGTATCCTTTAAGAAAGGGATGGCACGTTGGTATTCTTGCCAGCAGACCGCAGTGGGTAAACCGGCGACATTTTGACTGTTAAACATAAAAAGCTCTCCTCAGGTTAAAACACATTCACTCATAGTGAACATGGAAAACATAAGGAGAGCGTATTTTTACGCCGTCAGTGCTGCCGGTGATTCTTCTGTGGTCACCGGAACGAAGAAGACCAACTGTAACCAGTCACCGTCTGCTTTGGCTTGATAGCCCCGGCTGGCGAAGAACTCGCGACCCGCAGTACAGTTTTTGTGGATTGTCAGTTGCGCCTGCCAGAAAGTGGTATTCTGACGGATGTGGTTCAATAAATCAGACATCAAGCCATTACGTCGGAACTGCTCTACTACATACAACGAACGAATTTTCAAAACACCCGCGATAACCCGGTAGATACAATAGCCTACCGGCGTACCGTTGTTCATCGCCACACCGATACGGTTACCTGAAAACAGCTGCGATAAGCGCAGGTCCGGAATCGGGTGATTGGCTTCTAACACGGAACGTTGAAAGTTCAAGAAAGAATAATGCAAATTAAGAACATGCTTCTGCTGCTCTGAAGTCAGTTGGGAAGCATCATCGAGGATAACAATCGCGGTCATCATGGATTTCCTGAGTGAATCCGGTTGTGGTCAACCGGGTGGTGAGTGTCGAAACGAACTGCGCGTATTATACGCTACCTGCATACGAACAGCAGGCTTTTTATACGATCATCCATGCGTCATGACAGGATACGACGGTGCGTACGGTTCCGCAGTCGTCGCTGGTGTTGACGGGCATCCCCACGCCAGTCCTCACCGTTCCGTAATGTCATTGACCAATCCATGGGGTCGGCAACTTCAGCGACAACTAAGCGCTGAACACCTTTACCGACCCCCACTCCCACTAGACCGAGTTGTATCCCCACTACGGTTTTGACATTGCCACCAGAATCGGTCATTTACCCTTCCTCTTATTTGCCTCTGGGTAGGTGAAATGACCATGACGGGTGTTAAGTAGCTTTCGCTTACCGTTCGTGGTTAATCTTTCAGTTTGGGGGGCAGGTTGCTCCCCGTCTGATTTATTATCCATGTATTGCCCCTTTCTTTTTTGCTTGTGTGATGACCCAGCTTAACGCTGAACCTGCCAACCATACACACAACCCTGCAAACAACACTGATACCAGCACAGTGTCGAATCGTTCTGCATTCATCCTAACGCTCCTTTATACTTGCTCCACATCCGGTCCACTACCCGCCCAGGTAATGGCCAAAGGTACACTACCAACGAGATGAGCTTCCGGCTCAACAGTTTTGCTAACAAACAAGCACCGAACAAAAATACACCCACCCAGCCGAGCGCAACAACAATCAAATTAAACATGTATTAATCCGCGTAAATAATGGTAGTCCCCACGTTGTAGACCGGAGGCAGGGTTACCCCTGACGGGTCTATCACGCAGTATTCGGCCTCGTTTAATTTCGAATGCACATCTGAATCGTGGGACACCACCAACACCTGTGAGAACTCGCCGGAATTAGCGAGCATTTTGATAAAACCCACGAGTGCGTGACGGTGTTCTTCGTCCATGCCTTCAGAGGGTTCATCCAATAACAAGGGATAGCCCTGTAAGTTCATTGCCTTGTACGCGGTCAGACGGTAAGCCAGGTCAAACATCTTGCCCTGGGCTTTCGAGGCTTTGCAGACATCCGGTGCGGGTTCCAGGCTGTCTTTGAGCAAATACGGGAACGTGTAGTCCATGTCCCCCTCACTGACGTCACACGGCAACACCCGCATCGGGTACTGCCACACAGCATCAATATATTTGTTCATCAGTTCGGTGATACGCACCACAGAGTTATAGATGTAGCGACTGAGCAACCCTTTCTCCGGAGAGAATGCCGCAATCATCTGGCGGTTGTTAAACTGACGCACCCGTAACTCACTGAGTTCCTGCTCCAACCCCTGGAGTGTCGTCAGCTCACTTTCCATAATCCGATAGCGATCACGGGCCGTGGCATAGGCATCCAATTTGGCCTCACGTACTGCGCTCAGGTGGCGCACAGCTTCGTTGTTGACCGAGACTTCCACTTCCTGCTCCACCGTCTCCCAGGCGCGTTGTACGCTGTGTAGCACGGTAAAGAGTTTCTGTTCACGTTCGTAGTCTTGCTGAACTGTGGTCAACTGTGCCCGACTCAAGGTCAAAGTCTGTGACTCCGCGTCCAACAACCCCCGTAGGCGATTGATTTTATCAGAAAGCGTGGTATCGGTATTGCCCACCGCACGGGCGGCTTCTTCCCATTCGCGTTTGGCTTTGGTTAACGCCTCAAGCGTTTGACGATAACGTATCGCCTCGTCCAACTCCTGGAAGAACGCGTTCATCAACCCACCGAGCTTATTACGATGCAATAAGAAGGCGCTTTCGGCTTGCACGGTCTTAAACAACACCGCAATCACCGGGTCACGCGAATAGCTCATCACAATGTCACGTACCACCCGTTTGGCCACCACGTCTTCTTCGAGGCGTGGGCGGTCTACCAGGTGAGCTTCGCGAGTGGCGTTCAACCCATTCAGTTCAGCCTGTTGGATACGCAACTGCTCATCGATGTTTTCCAGGCTGTCGTTAATCCCCGGACGGAAGATATAGTTACAGCGTGGACAGTTGACTTCCTGCGTTTCCAGGAAATGGGTGCGGTCATGATTTAAGCGGTCAATCATCCCTTGCACCCGTCGTTGGTTGTCAGTGAGCATCGCCGTCCTGGCATCAAAGGCCAGTAAACGCTCCTCCATGACACGCAGCGGGTCGTTAAAGCTAATTTGGTCCATTTGCCCGGATAAAGAGGAAGACCACTGACGGGTCTCTTTAAGGGCATTCTGGAGCATCGGTAGCGTTAACGTTTCGCTCTCAGCCAACTCCGGCCAACGCCAACGTTCAATACCAAACTCAGCGAGCGTGGTGTCGAGGCGTTGAATGGTATCCTTTAACCCGGCATGGTTACGCATTAAGTAATCCAGACGGTTGGATTCATCCAATAAAATCGACAGCTCTTTGTTGTACGTGGCGCTGTTGGCTTCGGCCGCCGCAACTAAGTCACGCCAGTGGTTAAGCTGACCCTGGAGCGTTTCTAAGCGATGCGCAGTCGGCAGGCTAGGGGCGTCCAGTATCAGCTTGACATCCGGAGAGAGTTGATGTAAGCGTGCGGCAATACTCTCTTTACTGATGCTGCGATTAAGGCCCGGTAACGCGGCGAGCGCATGACCGAGGTCTGCCAGTTCCACTTCCAGTTCACGGATGCGCTGGGCTAAGCGTTCACGTTCGGATTCTTCTTCCACTACCCGCACTTTTAAATCGGTGATTTTCTTCGCCGTGTGGTCAATCGCCCCGTTTAACAAGCTTAAGTTCTTACGCAGCTTTTTGTAGAAGTCCAGCGCGTAGCTTAAATCCGAGGTTGACATCGCAGAGAACCATTTGCGACGTTGTTCGGTATTGGCACGGGTTAAGACCGCTTCGCCGTTAATCAGCTCTTTGCGTTCTTTATTGAGGCGCGTCAGTTCTTCGACACGCGAGTTGTAGACTTTCGGGTTTACCCCGTCAACCAGCTTTTCACCGCTGGTCAGATTAGTAATCGTGCACACTAAGCTGTTGCCTGTGCGCTTAATAAAGAATTGGTACCGGGCGTCATCTATCTGGGCTATGTTGGTGTATGAGCCGCCGTCGCGGAATTCATTTTTGTTCGGAGCTATCGGAAAATACACCGCCAACAAACTGCTTTTACCACAGCCATTACCACCTAAGATGATGGTCACATTGCCTTGGACACGGAAATCAAACGTTTCGATTTCGTGCAGGCCCATCCCGGTAAACCCTTTAAGAATAATACGTTCGACTTTTAGCATGTCGTCGGGTCCTAGTACGAAAGTGTGAGATGTCCATATCGTTGGGTGGTGCTGTAAAAAACCAAAAAAAAAGAGAATCCCGAAGGATTCTCTTGATATAGCTACGCTTCCTGCTCGAGCATCGCCCGTTGGCGGTCGAGCATTTCTAACGACTTCCCAAAGTCACGGCCCTCTTCACTGGAGACGGCCTGATACAAATGTTCGGCTAACCAGATGCACAAATCGTGGCGGTAGGTAGGTACCGTGTCACACAAAATCAGCATTTCCAGGTACGCACTGTGCGGGGTAGCAAAGTTATAGATAGACCCCGGTGCACGACGCGGTTCAGTGACGGCGAGTTTACCCAGCGCGAAGGTATCGCGAGATTCGTCTTCCCAGTTAACCACTTCGCAGAAATGACCCTCTTCGTTCGCATACAGCAGCAGGGTACGCTTCTCACCCCCAGTACGGTCTTCCAGGCGGAACGGGTCAAGGCGTGGGTCACGGGTCTCCTCAGGCTGTGCCAGATACGCTTGTAGGTGCGCGAGCGCTTTAGGAAACTCCGCTTGCAGATACGGACCTAACGCCGGATGGGCAAGAAACTTTGCAAACGTAGACTGCGTACAGGTCAGCGCAAAGCTGTTACCTGCTTGCGTGCGTTCCCAGGCGCGTAAACGGTGCAGGGTGTTAATCAGCTGATTATCATAAATGGACATGCGAACTCCTTGGGATAAAAAAAAGGGGTGGGCAATCGCTTCCCACCCCTGGCGACTAACGCGAAACGGTGTGGCTAATCAGGCCACCCACGCTCGCATCACACTCACGACGAGTAAAATTGTATAAAGGAACACTGACACCGTCGATGGACACGGCGCTCGCAGGCGACGGCTCACGCACCGGCAGTGTGTGAATAGCAAAACTTTTACCGGTTTCCAGGTCAAACACTTCATGACCCCCGGTGTAAGGACTTAATACCAGCATGTGGCGACACATCGGGTCGGTGCCAAAGCTTGCTTCGCTGGTATTAAAACTCAGCTGATGCTTCTCAGCCCAGTCCCGCACGAATTGGAAGTCTTCTTCGTGCTGGGCGAACAACGGACTGTGTGCTGTCTTATAGAACCAATAGTCGCTGATAGTGGCGATCTGCGCTTGCAGCTCTTCCACGCTCGACTGCTGGTCAATAGCCCGTTTTGCTCGTAGCAGTTTATGGGCGGTACTGAGCATTGACTGTAAACGGAAACGGTCGATGTTGTAGGCAACCATTACTTCAAAATACTTACGGGCGCAATTCAGGGTAGCAAAAATATTCACAATCCATACTCCTAGATAGTCGATGAAAAAGGACCCTGTACCCAATCGCTGGGACACTCTCGTACAGGGCCAAGGTAAAGACATTAGTTCACCGGGTCAAGCGGTAGCCGACCGATGTGCTGATTAAACAAAGTGATTACGAGCTCGCGGGCGTCTTTGGCGAAACCGAGCTTTAAGCTGGGGTCACAGGTCGCGGTATTGACATCATCCACGACCCCTTCTTTGCTGTTGAGCAGGAAATAGTAACCGGCCGGACAGGCAGCGTCTCCCGGTTTTTGCACCAGGATAAACTCATCCTTGGTTGCGACTTCGCGACAATCAGACGTAGCTGAGGTACACACGTCAAAGGTAGGTGGGTTGTAACGCCCATCTACCACGCTTTTCAACGTCAGGTCTTCGACGCTGGTGTGGGCCATAGCCAGGCCGGAAAACAGCAATGTTGCAAACAGATAACGCTTCATGAAATCTCCTTATCAATGAACGGGGTAGTTACCGAGGATATGCTTGCCGTTGTAAATCTGCACATACAGTTGATGGTTTTCATTGCGTACGAACCGGGCATTAATATCGCCCTTACACTCACCCCCGGCATAGTCCACATTCATGCCGGTGCCTTCGTTGGTGTTAATCACACCAAACGTGTTGTCTGCACACGCATAGCCGGGAGAGTCTTTAATCAGTACGTATTCGCCATCATCCGAGGCGGCCACCATGGTGCACATCGAGGAACCTAAGTCACTCGGCTGGCACCAATAGTCTGATTCCCCGTCGTCGCGATCGACGATATGGTTGGGCATGAAAACGTCTACCGCCGCAGCGGTAAACGACACGAGGGTGGTCAGCGCAAAGCTTGCTGCAACGAGAAAACGTTTCATGAGAAAATCCTTATTGATGGACGGTCATGCGACCGGTGTTAATCGTTTGGTGGTAGAAGTTAATGGTAATGTACCCATCGAGTTCCGATGGCGTTAAGCTGACATGGTCGACATCCGGGTCGCAACCGATATCGTCCAGGCGTTGGTAATAGCGAGTCTTGCCGTTAGCCAACGCAATGCCCAAACATTTGCCTGTGCGGTTGACCAGCTTAAAGACATAGAAGTCATACTGTTCACGCAACATCACTTCCTGCTCGTCAGGCGACACCGGGTAGGTGTTGGCGACAGGCTGGAAATCGCTTAAGGTTTTGGGACGACTGTCGGCCACGGTTAATCCGCCGGCCAGGCTAAAACAACTAACGGCAATCACTGCTAAAAGTTTACGCATTTTTGTTATACTCTAATCAAATGTATAGCGACCGTATTGCACATGCAATCGACGTGTGTTAAACGGTGGAGTGAGCTCAGTAATGAGCAAAGAACAGCACAACGGACGATGTGATGCTGAACGACCCAGCATCCCCACGACACCGTCCGTATACAACAGGACTTCATACACATCGCCTAGCATTTCGCTGCATGTGATGATACGGTAACGCTGAATAACTTGGTACTGGGCGTTTACCGCAATGACTTCCATGATGGTCTCCGGGGTTGAAAATAAAGCGGCGACCCGAAGGCCGCCGATCACGTCAGGAACGTGGAACGAAGAACGTACGACTGTCTGGATGCCAGTCCAGGCCGCCACGCAGGTACGGTACCAGATCGTCAAAGGTAATCGTGTACTGGATGTGGTACGTGGTCTCGCGGTCGTACACCACAAACGTGGTTTGCTCGACACCCGGTATCACCTGCACACGATGCGACAACTCTATAGCACCGCCGCCGATAATCTCTTCTGAGAAGCGCTCAGCCCATTCGCAGAAATCACGCATGAAATGCATTTTAGCACGCGACGGTAACGCCTCCAGCACACCCGGGGCGAAGGTGTGTGTTTTACCTGCTGCGGCATTATCGGTCTGGGTAAGCACGTTTGAAAACAGCGCCAGCAATTGCGGACGGTGGGTTTTCAGATGACCGATGATTTCGCTACGATGGTTAAGGGTATCCAGTACGGTATTCATTTCGACACTGCGCGCCATGATGTAATCCTTAATAAATTGATGATGGTCGGGAGTAATTGCCTAACTCCACATGGGTAATATATATCTATATTTTTTTCTACTGCGGGACGAGGTGATAAATGTATTTGCGGGTAGCAAAGCCGAGCGCGTTCAGCTCACGGGTGATATCGCGTTCTTTTAAGCGCAGAGGTGTGGCAATATGGATTTCCATTTTTGTCACATCGTCACTGTTCTTAATTTTGCGCAGCTTCTGTGGCAGCGTATCGCCATCGACTAACTGCACCGCTTTTAACACACCGACCGCTTGGCGATGGTGGCGCATCACGGTCCAGCTAAACGCCTCGTCCTCTAACAAACAGGTCGCGGGTAAGTGTAGCTCAGCCATTGCAAAATGACTGGCACGCAGATACTCGACGAAGTGTTTGACAGGCAGACCGTCGATACCTGCGTAAATGCAATAGATACGCCGGTGTGCCGGAAATTCTGCTTCCGGTAAATCCACAAACACACCACGGATTTCCCAGCTCGATTCATCGCGTACTAATAAAAGCACACTGTTCGGGTGGTCCATATAGCGCCGGGCAGTTGCCAGTATATCACCACGTGGTAACAGGTCTTCTTTGTGAAGACGTTCGAGCTCAGAGACGCTGAAATATTTCTGGAAAAGCAACATAGGGATACTCCTACAATGAATGATTAGTCGCGTAAAAAATGAGAAAGGGGGCGTCTATGCGCCCCTCTGTCGATTAAAGTGGCAGGTGTTCTTCACTACCGTAATGGATTTCGTCGGGACGAAAACTGATTACCAGCGTACTATCACGACAGGCGGCCATGCCTTTGGTTATTACCCCGTCGTAATGCTGGGCTTGTACTGAGTCAACGTTTGCGGGGAAACTGAAGAACAGCTCAGTGTTGACCGGTAATTGCATAAAGCTTTCACGGTCTTGCTCAAATAAATCGCCCAGCCCGTAATTCGGGTCTTCAATGTGCGCAATCACATCCGCCCAGAAGTTGGTGTTGGTGATTTGCTCACACATCGCTGGGTTATCGACCAAACGACGACGGATTTCCATATCGTCCCAACCGAGTGTGCGTAACACCGCTGGCTCGAAGAACGGGTCTTCCGGGCGATTAATAAACGGATTGCCAATGGCCACGGTGACCGGAATCAACGTGTGGCTTTGCAGTACGTCCGCTAATTCCAATGCACTGGCACGTTTTAAGACAATGACCGGACAAGCTTTCTGCTTATCAGTCGCAACAATATAACCTTGGTATTGCATGGTAAACTCCTTACAGGATGTAGATGCGGCGGCTCATTTGGTAATTATGGGTTTCGGCTAAGAAGCGCGCAACGCTTGCTTGTTTGGCCGGATTGCGATAACCAAGACTGAAACTCACCCCCGGTGCTTGCTGAATCATCTCGGTCAGCTCACGCGTGCCGATAGTGTCATCTGAGTCGTCGAGCTCCACCCCTTTAAAGATGGCGTCCGGCGGTACCTCAGAAGCCGTATAGACCAGCACGTTGGGTTCAACCTCGTCAATGTGGACTTGCTGGGGTAAATCATACGCCACGAGGTCGGTCTTCTTCCCGTAGCGGTCACGGAAACTGCGCATTGTCCTGAGCTCTAAGTCGTAGGTCAGATGGGCCACCCCCGTCAGGATGTGCATGGTCTTTCCCAGTACGTCGTGACTGCGATACAGGCACACGAGTTTCGGCACGTTGTCTTCTTCAAACACCACGAAGTCTTGATCCGGATATTTGTTCACCGTCTCGAACAACACCGGTACAGTCGGGATGTAGGTGTTCACCACATCCACAGCGGTCATTTTGTGAATTAACATTGCAGGTTCCTGAGTAAAAGAAAAAGGCCCCAACCTAGGGGCCGTTGTGTTTAAGCAAGCAGCAGTAAGGTTTTGCTGTAGCTTTCCGTGTCCGACCAGCCAATGGCCAGTGCGGCAATAGAGACCGATTCCAGCGCATCCACATCGACCTCTGCCGGATAGACCAGTGCGGCAATCTCGTGCTTACGCATCAACACCGCCGGTTCATCTTCGGTGCACCCGGTTGGCTTCGGCAGTAAGTCAGCGGCGACTGAGACGTAACGCCCTTCCAGTACCGCCAAGTCGAGGTGGAAACCAACGAGCGTCGACACCGGGGTTTGGATATTGAGACGAATGCCGTAGTGGGTTGGGTTTACCACCTCTTGCGTGTAGACATGTGGCGTTCTGCCGTCGCAGTCAGTCGCTCCCATCGCGAAGGTGACGTCTGCGGCACCGTACCCCAAACCCACTAACACATGCTCTATCGTCTCCATGATGTTCGCTTTGAAAGTTGCCCACGATTCGGTTGCCCCGCCCGGATAAATCGTCGGTACCTCAACCGTACCGTCTACCGGGTCGTAGTCCAACCCGACCAGAGATTGGGTAAAGACAATAGAGCCGGTCTGTTCACCCACGGCATGAATCAGCGCATTCACCAGAAAGATTTCTTCGCCGGTGGCAATGGTTTTCTCGAGTGCTGCTGCAATAATCGGTAACATGTACTACTCCTTGATGGTCAATAAAGTAAGAGGTTAAAAGATTACCAACGCAATCTCACCTAGGTAATATATATCTGAAAAAATATTTAATCCTAGAGGACCCGAAGGTCCTAAGGGCTATTGTTAAAAACCTAGGTCAACAGAGAAAAGAATAAAGGATGTCGGAGTCACTCCGTTCCTCCTCCGCTGATCCGCTCACAGCGTACACAGATCCCCCTACCCCCTGAAGTTCCCTTCAAGCAAAAGGATAGGATCGATCCGTAAAAAAGAAGTAATATGACAACTGAGGAGGGCAACGTGGAAAAGTCACAAGTGCATTTCTACTCGCTGGGTATTGTGGCCGAGGATAAAGCACGCAATACCGATCGGGTGAAAATCATTCCTATTGAAGTAAGCTTTATGCAACCGACCAAAGTGGCGGTGCAGGAACGAGACACTGAAGTGAACCATGCGACCGGAAACTCGCAGGACAACCTCACTGTCAAAGAAGGCAATAGCATTACTGCTAAGTGGTGGAAGTTCAACTCCAACCGGGTAAACTCACCGAACGTGAAGAAAGAAGACCAGGTGATTATCTACCGCTTAGGCAACACCGACATCTATTTCTGGGTAGACCTGAACACCGCCAACGTTAAGCGCCTGGAAGACGCTATCTTTGCCTTCTCAGCCGATCCCCACAATCAGATGGCCGATGACTTGTCTAACGCCTACGTGGTTAACTACTCACCGCTCGATGGCCACGTTACCTTGCGTACCTCGATGCGCAACGGGGAGAAGGCAGCGTACATTCACCAGTTCAATACCCGTGACGGCACCTGGGTCTGTCGGGACCACCTCGGGAATATGTTCTGGATGAACTCGACTGAGTACGACCTCGGTTTTGAAAATGCGATGCTCTCAAAGATTAACATGAATAAAGAAGACATCTTCTTGTTTTCGACCCGTTCGATTAACTTTGAGACCCAACACTTCAAAGGCAAGTGTGATACTTTTGATGTGCAAGCGGACTCCAGTGTCAAATACAAAACCGCAGACTGGCTTACCGATTCACCGAAGTCCTTATACACCGGCAACTTCACCGTCGGAAAAGACTTCGCGTATATGGGTGTCGGGGAAGGGAAAGGCACGTTTACCGTATCCGAAGCGATTATCAAAGGCATCACGTTCAGCTTGCACCTTCACAAAGAGCAGGGTGACTATAACGATGTCTCGCCTCCGCACTAAAAACAGGATGTTCCCCTTATATGACCTCGAGTCACTGATGTCGATACTCGACAAAACTTTAACTGTCGTGCGCAAGCATCAGCCACTTTTTCTCGCAAAAAAAGTTTGGAAGCATTACCCTTGCAACAGACCGTCTGGTTTAAATTAACGTTGCAAAAAAAAGGTAAGGCCCTACTCCCCGATTGGGGAGTAGGTAAACCTTATTTTTTTCGCCCTTTGATACGCACCATCTCAGCGTTAATCATCCGATAAGGCGACGCGCCAGCGTAATCGAGAGCGTCACTCACCAGTGTTTGCTGTTGCCACTTGGCGTTACTAAAGAGAAACTTCTGTCGGGTAATCTCATCGGTGTGGAACGTCCACTCCCCTTCTTCCCAGGTCGGCCAGTAACTGATGCACTTACCAAACTCGTTAAACAGCGGGCCTAAGGGTTTCTCGCCGCTGGGGTCGCGTGGGTCACGCAGATGAAAGCGTCCGTACGAGGCACCGTGGTTTAACCCAACGTGCTCAAACTCGACATACGGGTTATCAATCACCACGATAAAGGAAGACTCGTGCAGCAGCATCGCTTTAAACGTTTCTGAGTTACGAAGCTTCGCCACCGCTGTTGGCGTATGCAAGTCGCCGACCCCAATGGCATCCCAGTCGTAATAGGCACGGGTTTCCAGGACAGTTTTCGTCACGTTGAAGTTCGGCAGGCTTAACATAATCGCCCGGTCACTGAAATAACCTTCTGGACGTAACCAGTGCAGTATCCCGCCAATCACGTACGCCACCGTTTTCCCGGTGATACTGACCGGCAAGGTGAGCATCAACGTCGAGTAGAAATCACGGCTGGTGTCAAGCTTGCTAAGCGTCAGGTCTTTAATCGGGAAAGTCGCGACACTACCGATGTCGTTAAATACCAGACAGCCGATATCCAGATAGCCACGGCGACGGGTGATATTGCCTGCGCCTAATAAGCGCACCCCAGCCGGGTCAGACTGGTGGGCTACCCATTGACCGTTGTTGCAAAACAGCACGTTGTTACGCAGCGTATCGCCAATGCCTGAGTCTAACACCACCACGTCGTGGGCGTCTTCTAATGCGAAGTCCTGGGTGTAGTGATAGTTCGGCGGGCACACGTACGCCTCGGGTCCAATATTGGCATTGAGCGACTGGTAGTGCGCGTAGCTGTACTCAAGCGTGGGTAAGCCGGGCTTTAACTCCGCTAAGGCGACACCGGCTTTGCTGTTAAGCCAGCTTTGTAATGTCTCATTGCGGTTTTGTAAACTGGCCTGAAAATATTGGCTGTTTAAGGTGTAGAGTTGGCCGAGCGATTCAAGCCCGACTTCGAACAGATGGTACTGGTTAAACAGCGTTTTTAATGGCAGTGTCACATCGAGGAGACCCCAAGTCCGGGTGTCTCGGGAGTAGCCATACGCGCTGTCCGCCCGCACTTGATAAATAGCGTCCACAAGCGGTTCCTCTAAGGTTTCAGGTCATAGTATGAACGCGACGACACAGACAGAAGGAGTATATCATGGCAGTCGTCTTTGACCCACATCAGAACGAACCGGGGAATAAAATCCTCAATGAGACGGCGACGGTTACCGGTACAAAATACCGTATGCTGGTCCCGGCTCAAGGCCCTTTTTACTCCCACACTCTGGTGGTGAAAAGCGGCACAACTGAATTAAAACTGGGTAACGACTACCTGATAACCCATCCGTACATGACTGCAATGTCCCGAACCGGGCGTTCGGCACACGGTATGGTGTTGGTGGTGAACCCGGCATATACCTCAGGCTTTACCCTGAGCTATCATGCACTCGGTATTGGCAAAGCAACCCCCGCGCAGATTAGTGCAGAACGGGCGGCTAACAGCGATGTGTTCCCCTCGAAGTGTCAGTGGGAACAAGTCATCGGTGAACTCTACTTCCCGCCGGTGGATATCCAGTTTGACTGGGACCAGTGGAAAGCTGAACGTGAGCTGATGCAAGCCATTGCCGACCTCGGGGCTAAGCTTGCCACCCCCAACGGTGACAACTCCGATGTGCTTACCTTATTAAAGCAATACCACGCCATCGTCGATAAAATCTACCGTGATGCGCCGGCCCATCCTCATGTTGCCGATACTGCCAACCCCCACCAGGATGCGTCCTACGGGCGGATGCGCACCGTTGAGCTAAACGGTATTGCCGATGACACGACACTTGTCTCCGGTCGCAACCAAGCGAACCTGACCGACTACGTGAATCAGCGCAGTGCCAAAGCCAGCGACTTTAGCGATAAGATGCAACGCGTGGGTGCAGCACCGCGTACTATCACCGGTACCTTCACCATGATCCCGGGCTTGGCGTCTGTGACGTCTGCCAAAGGCAATGAAAGCGATGGGGTAGGCAGTAGCCTTCAGGTTGATGACAAAGTCATTCGTCTGTTAAGTCGTGACTCCACTACTATCAATGCTGGTACCAATCCGATTACCTTTAAAGGGGGTAACAACAGCCTTGTCCTCTATCCCGATAACCGGGGCTTTCAGTGGAACGGTAAGAAGCTGCTTGACCCAACGACCGTAGGCCCGTATATCCCGGGTAACGAAGGCGGGGGTTCAGGGGTGTTCTACGGGGTCAACAGCAACAGCGTCACGATAGTGGGCAGTGGTATTCAAACCATGCCGTTTATCTGCACCTACGTGCCGCCAGACGACAGCGACTTATCCACCAACGCGTATCGTCAACTGACCAACGATTTCGGTAACTCCGAAAGCTTAGCGGCAACCCCGGCACTGATTCAAAAGCTTGCCAACGCGTTTGTCGGTAAACTGGAGATGGCCAAAGCGTACATCAACGGTATCCCGCTGCTTTCTTCTGTGACCTTAGGCAAGAGCGATATTAACCTCGCGAACGTGGAGAACATCGCTGACCTTAATCTGCCGGTGTCAAGCTTACAGAACACCGAGTTTCGCAAGTACGCCCAAACCACCCATACCCACACCGCCGATGCGTTCGGCATTGGGAATGCGACGACGGCTAAGGCAGGCTTAGTGAAGTTTGGTGGACCGGTCGATGATGCTACCTTAGCACTTGATGGTCAGTACGTGCTGCCACAGTTTGACGCGGTCAGCCAACTGGAAGCGCTGGTTGCTCACTCTGACGCCGAAGCGGTTATCAACATCATTCGCTACGGTCAATCCGGCAGTAGCCCGATTGATAATCTGACCACGATAAACGGTTGGATGGTCACCGTGAAGCCCAACAACTATTTCCTCGGTCAGGATTACACGGTACCGGTTGCTACCTTTAACTTGACAGAACTGTTTCCTGATAAGCACGAGGACACGGTGATTGGCGTGTTTGTGGATTTGATTGATAACGCCGCCCGTTATGTCCTTAACGCTAACCCAGCCTTCGGGGAAACCGATACCTTAACCAGAATCGGTGAGATTTTCACCTCGGAAACCGGTATCGACCAAATCACTATCCGCAACGTCACACGCTTAGGTGAGTTCCGTGAGTTAGAAGAACACGCCGCGAATGTTAACGCGCACACACCGCGTCAGATGACAGAAGCCCAGTATGGTTTCAACTTCGGACGTAACGGTGCGGACTGGAGAGGCTTTCCGGGTCACATGGTGAGAGGCGATAGCAGTTGGCGTATGGTAAAAGGCGAGAGCTTTGTGCCGATTACCGATGTCGATTATAACCCCGACAGTTTTCTGTTTGCCCAAAAAGGCAGCACGGTGGCGGCGCACAAAGTGTTACTCAACATGGGTGACTACTACGCCACCGGTGGTATTAATGTTGAGTTCAGCTTAACCTCCCCGGTTGCTGCCTCGGTATTGGAAGTGGTGTTGATGAGTTTCGTCGACCGCAGTGGCCGTCGTCAACGCTTGTCGTTGCTGATTAACCGCACCAACTTCATTACCGCAAGCGATGGGTCGTTGTGCTACGCCGCGCTCGCTATCAACTACGGAACGTCACGGCAATATATTATTGCCATCAATGGCACCAAGTACACCACCGGGTGGACGTGGAGTGCGTTAAACCCTCGGGTGTCGTTTGCCATGTCACGCGACGCTAACGGTGCGCCGTATGTGACTGGCACGTTAACGCTCACCATCGGCAGCAGCGATGTGGTGCACAACTTCACCTTGCAGTTAGCCGGTATGCCTACCTTCAGTGTCACTGGCCCTGTTAATCAATCGGTGAACATCACCACCTACCTGTCCCTGACATCAACCGATATCAGTGATGTGGTAAGTGACCCTGCCTGGCCGATTCAACACGGTGTGGGTGGGATAATGGCGACCAACACGGTTGTCAAAATGAGCTATGCCAACGATGGTCAGTTCCAGTCGCGTTATGCAACCGGGATTGCGCTTTTTAATGGCATTAGTGATGTGCGCCGTTTCCGGGTGATAATGGGTGACGCGGGGGTTGCCAGAAGTGTGGATGCACTTCAGGATAAAGCGACCAATGACGACTTTGCCAGTGCGGTCAAACGCCCTGCTGGTATTCCTGACTACCTGAATAAAGAACGTGCGATAGTGACCCGTTCCGGTACCACGTACCGGGCGGTGATAATTCGTGAATAAGGAGAGACACAATGGGAACGTATCCTTACGATTGGAAGGGTACCAATCCTGCTAACGCGTTTACTGAAGATCGCATCGTGAGCGCTGATAACCAAGCTGACCGAGTGGTGGTGCTAAAGCACCGCCCCTTTTTCGGCACCAGTCTGGTTGTTACGGTAGCAGGCAGCACCACCCCGCTTGTGCGGGGTGTGGATTATGAACTGGTCTATCAACTCGCTGAGTTAGATGACAGTGTGGCATCCCCGGTGTTCTGTGGGATTGAGTTAACCAACCCGTTAGTTTCCGGCACCTTAACCTTTAAAGGCCAAGTGCTCGGTGACAGTTTCTACTCTCCGTTTGTCGATATTCTCGATGAGTTGGTAAAGTACCTGAATAACCCGGAAGAAGGCGATTGGCTCAATACCGAAAACCGACCGACGCTTTATCCGACCATGCCCTCGGCAACCTCTTGGGCGGATTTGCTCAACAAAAAATACCTCGCTTCTGCGGTAGCCGATATTGAACTGGCGTCAGGTAATGCCAATGACGTATTGAAAGCCAAGCTGGAAAGCCTGCGTCTCACGGTGACCGCGCTTCAAGCTGAGGTGACGGCGTTTAACTACCCAGCGCACATTGCTGACCACAAAGCACACGGCATCACCCTTGCTCAATCTGGGGCACATCCCGTTAACCTGAAAACCCCGGATACCTTTTTGGCCTTCGGTAAAACACTGCGCCAGTTAACCGCAGAGATTCGGGCTCTCGGCTTACAGCAATCGGATATCGATAAGTACGTCGAGAAATGGGCGTGCAAAAACGTCGATGGGGTGTTTGTCCAGCAACTGGCTCCTAACCGTCAGTTGTTTAAATCTGCCGGTGGTACCTCAGAAATCACCTTCAGTGATACGGCCTTTACGCTTAAGTCTAACGGCTCGATTGTCCTCGCCGCAGGCTACCTTCCTGATGACCCGACGCTGCGCTTTATGGAGTGGAAGTCCGGTGTCAATACCCTGCGTATTGAGTCATCCGGTAATGCGCTGGGGATGGACAAGCTGATGCTTAACGGCGTTGTGCTGTTGACCACCACCACGCTGCGTGCTTACCAAAGCCAAGGCAACGCGGACAACACTGACCCTGATGATAACAAGCTGTGGATAGAAGGCCGTAATGGTTTAGCGTTTACCGGTAAAGGCTCCAAAGCCGACCCGATTAAAGGCACCTTAACGCCCCCGACTGCCACTACCACCACCAAAGGGGTGGCTCGCTTGAAATCAGGGCCGGGGACCGAAACCAGTGGGGTAGCAGCCACACCGGACTCGTTAACGCCGTACGAAGGGAAGACCGGGACGTACGTCGCCAAATCCTCCATGCTGAACTCCAAAGCCATGGACGATGGGCAGCGTACGATGACCAAAGCTGACCTGCAACTCGGTAACGTCGATAACACCCGTGATGTCGATAAACCGATTTCAGTCGCCCAGCAGTTTGAACTGGATGCGTTAAGTCTCAAAGGTCACAAGCACGATTGGTCAGAGCTTGACTTTGTGCCTGCAACCAGCAGCACGTACGGTGCCGCGCGTTTCACCAACACGGTCGATGGTGTCGGTGGGGCAAAAGCCGTTACGCCGAATCTGTTAAAACAGTTGTCTGACCGGTTAGACATTATCGCTACGGCGACGATGAATAACCGCCCAGGGCAAACCACCGATTTCTCAGCGATTGACGATTCGACCTGGACGATAACCGCCACCAAAAAAGGGCTGACGGTTAAAGACCTGCGTTACTTCTATTTGCTGAATGGTGAACGTGGTGAAGGGGTAGCGAACGGAACTATCGATTTGCAAACCACCCCGATGTTCAACTGGTTTAGTCCGAACAACGTGCTGGAGAACACCTGGCCGGCGGGCGTACAAAGCAGTGGGCTGGCAACCTCAATGAATGGCATAACGCCGCCGCCGCCGTTGACGCTCCAACCTCAGGTGCTGTCGGTAACAGCAGCCGCCCGCGGTACCACCGCTGGGGTGCCGATGATTACCAAAACCCGAGTGCGGATTTGTAGCGGTAAGCTTAAGATGTACGTCAGTGGCGGTGGACCGGTTACGGTGTATCTCGATGGGGCACAACTGATTGCCGGTGCGGCACCGTTGTACGTGGAAGCGGATGTCGACCCAACGCAAGACACCCATTGCATTGGTATTCTGTCGAACTGTAACAACACCTCGCGGGCTGCGGGAATTACCTATGAAATCTTTGATGGTAATGCTCCGGTCGCGCGTAGTGAGGTCGGTAACCCGATTACCCAGCTTCAGGATTTTGTGACCAACCCAGAAGGGATGCGTCATTACCTGTATCTGAATATGGCAACCGGGTCACTGTTCAGTCGTGCTGAACCGATTCTCTCCGAAGGGATTGACATCGAACGCGCCTTCATCGGTTACATCGATGTGCCGGTAGGTGGGTTAGTGGGCAGCAGTGTCAGCTTTGAGAAGATGACCGACTTTGGTAGCAGCAAAGAGTTAGCCACGCATATCGTGCGTAAAGACGCGCATATCCCGCTACGGGGTGATTGGCGCTTCTCGGATAACTCGAGTATGCTTCCGTTGGGTAAACTTCAACTGGCGGTACAACTGGCTGTCTATTCGGACCGCGATACGGAGATTAACCCTAATCGTTGGTACGCGAATCTCTCTCGCCAGGACACCAACCCGCTTATCGCGCTGTACGCAGTCGATAACCAGTCGCCTGCCTTTTGGCGTACGCCGTATAACCCCAAGGAGAACGGCAACCCGACGTTTGAAGGGAGTTTGCTGGCAGAGCATCAGCTGCCGTACCCCAATCTACCTTCCCAACCGGAACTGTTGTTTGTCGCCCCACGTACGGGTGCGTCATCGTCTTACTATCGGTTGAAATACCTGAAACTGAAAGCCGACGACAGTGTCGAGATTGGGTTTGCGAAAGGGATTGCGGTCCAGACGTTTTATCAAAAGACACTACCGACGTTTGCAGGGGTTACCCCTTCGTACACGAAAACGGTGGTCCGTCAGGCGGATATCACGGATGCATCAGCGCTTGACTACCCGACCTTGAAAAACAGCATGCCGCGTCAACACATCCGTTATCGTTACAATCTGAAGACACGCGTACTGCGGGTGTTTAAGTTGTACTACGACGGTGTGGCAGATGTGATTAAGCTCACGGAGTTAGAATACCAGTTCAACTTTGACGCCAGTCTGTTTATGGGTGGCTTTGTTGGGTTGGTGATTCCGGCTAACACGCCGTACACGCAGATAAAAATGCTCCCGACGTTGATGGACATTTCTGCGAGTGGTTTCGACGCAAACAAATACCATTATTTCCGGTCGTTGTTTGAGTCGTACGTGGATAACGCGGTGAATCGTTGGGCTACGCCATTAATGCCACGCACAGCGTATGGGTCATCTACATTGCAGCCGAATACGACCGAGTTTATTTCTCTGCCGTGTGAGGAAGGGTCAGTGGAAATCTCCCACGTTGGGCAGTTACCGACGATGTTTTGGGAGCAAGCCATCAATGTGGGTTCGCCGGGGCTAGACAATGTGTCACCAACCGACTGGCGGGCGTCTGTTGATGGTTCAGGCACTATGGCTATTCTTAATACGCCGCTTGCTTTGAAGCTTCAATCCACTAAAAACACACCGGTAACGTCAATCACCCTCGATGTGCGTTGTAACCACGATGTGTTCCTGGGTTCGGGTGCGTATGGCGATGGGTTGTCGGTGACTGCTGATCCTACCACCGTACAGACGATAAACATGTCCGTATCGGGCGTGGCCGCGCGTTCCGTACTCAATGCCTATTTGTACTTCTTGCCGAGACCGCTGGGAATACGGGGACCGTTGGTGTGTGAATACACGGTAACGTTTAACTACAATGGTGGTGTTAGCGAAAGCTTTACCCACAATACGCCTGCAACATTACGATTCGCTGGATTGCGGTATATTCTACCGCGTAATAGCGATTTTCACATGACGCAACGGGTGTGGGAATACCTGACTGCCCAGATGGATGCAGAGCGGCAGCAGGATGGCACGGACTTCGGTCATTGGGTGTAGACGACACGCTTACGGGCGTGCGTCCGTAAGTTACCGCCCCTTTCGGGGGGCGGTATCCGTTTTTATTTCAGCGCAGGAGTGTTATTCATGTCGACGCAAAGCCCGGCACCGTTTAACGGGACGTTGACCACGGTCACCTACCCGAACAAGTTTAACGTCGTGGTGCCGCCCGAGGGGCCGTTTTACCGCGTAGGGCTAGTGCTTAAAACCCCCGCAGGGCGTAACCTGATTGAGGGTTTGGATTACTATCTCTGTTACTACTTTAAAGAAGCGGCTGACGCCCTGCAAGCGCAGGTGTTCGGCGGCATCATGCTACTGACGGAAACCACCGTTCAGTACACCATTAATTCCGTGGGTCGTGAATACCGTGTCCCCCAATCTGAGATTGGCAAGTTCCTGGTTAACCCGGACTTAAAAGACCCGCGTAATATCGACTGGGCTTCACTGATGCGCTATGCGCCGGTGGTGCCTGCCATTGACCCACCCCACAGTTTAGATGAAGCGATTTTACGTGATGAAGTCGTCGCCCAACTGGACCGTATCCGGGTAGGGATTCTTGCCCGTGCGACTGAGATGGACAGCGCCTTTGCAGCGGTGACCGAACAAATCTTCCAGGTCGGTAAGAAAATCTTTGATGACAACCTCTACCAGCATCACAAAATCAAAAACGCCCACCAGTACACAGCCGAAGAAATCGGGGCCTTAAAGCTTTTAACCAAAGCCGTGGATTGTACCCGTGCGTTTGGTCGTACGGTGGACGAACTGGTTGAGGTGATGAAAGTCAACGGTATCCAGCAGACCCACATCGACACCTTGATGCCGGTGGTATTAGGCGAGCTGCGTGGTCGCCTGCGGGTTATCAACAACGGTGCCTTGACGTTCCGTACGGCCGATTCCAGCCACGTCATTACCATGCAAGGTGATAAGTTCCTGATTACCACCACCAAACCGTTAACGTTGATTGCCGATGCCGACAATAACGACCCGGGGATAGCGGTGGAAGTCAGTGCTGGCCTGAACGCGATGTATGTGGCCTCGGGTGCCAAAGCGCCTATCTTTAACGGGGCGTATCTGATTACCCCAGAGATGGTGTCGTTGTACCTGTCAGCCGTGAAGCTGTTACCGGCCAACGCCTATTTCGAATCGACCGACAGCCTGAAAATCTATGGCACGGCACAAGAGTTTTCCCCGGTCAACATGAACGCGGTGCTGCCCTTAGCGTCTGCGACGGAAGCCGGGTTGTTGCTGGTCACTAACCTCTCAGCGAACATCGCTGCCGGGGCGGCCATTTCACAAAAGGCGGTCAGTGCATTAAAGAGTGCGCTTGACAACTACGTGGACAACACCTACACCGTTAACGGTAAAGGCTTTGTTTTGGCTAACGACCGCCAAGACCTGACGCTGTCAGCTGGCGATTTTGGCTTAGACCAGGTCACCAACACCGCGCCGATTGACAAGCCGGTGACCAACGCCATTAAAACGGCACTCACGGAAAAAGCACCCCTGGGTCACGCCCACACCTTTGGCGATTTAACCGGTGTACCGACCGCCTCAGATACCGATGCCGGTCTGGTGCAGTTGTGGGATGCCATTGATGCCACCACCGATAAAGTGGTGACTTCCAAGCAGGGTTATGCGGTTCAACAGCGTATCAACACGCTGCGTGAGAAAGTCAATGACCTGTTGCCAAGCTGGGCCATGGGTGGACAGTCGTTCGGTAACCCGGGCTACTTGCCAATTCCCGGTGTCGGGAACTTCGAAGGCTTTGCCCGTAACACCGTGGAGATGATGGGTGCTGCCAAAGTGGAAGGGGATGTGGTGTACCTGCTGCTGAACTGTCATTCTGGTACGCAGGACAGTCGCCGCATCTATTACGCCTACGGCAACGTCAATGCCGATAACAGCGTCACCGATATCAAGAAAACCTCGTTCCGTTATCAACCGGAAGGCATGACCACCAAATACCCGGGTGTGTATCTGCGCGAGATTGTTATCAGTGGGGCGGAAGGGCTGATTGCCCGTGGCAGTGACGACAGGCTGTATATGGTGAACTTTAACGGTACCTTAAACTATCGCAAGCACACGACCGTGTGTGCGCTTCAGTTTGAGGACTACGCGGAAGACACCACTGCGCCGTTTGTCCCGAATATGCATACTGACGTACTGACCTTTGATGGCACCACCTTTTATGTTACGCGTGCGAATATCAACGGGAACTACTCTGCCAGTGCGATTTACCGGGTAGGCTATTATAGCTTCCCGTTAAGTGGACTTGCTGCCAACAGCTTGGTCGTCAAGCAGGCGAAGGTCAACTATAGCCGCATGGTCGGTAAGTGTGCGGATATTGTGGCACCGGGCAGTTATGTCAACGAGGTGGCAGGGACCAGTAAGTTTGCTTATGTCACTCCGGCCGCTAACGCAGCCTGGCCGCGTGCACTGGAGCTTACCCGTGGTCCGAACCAACGTGTGACCGCACAGTGTAAAGGCGGGGTATTACGTATCGGGGGTAACCACCAGTCGTATTACTTTGGTAACGTGCAGAACACCTCGTACGGCACCTGGAGCTCGGCAGTCGACATTGACGTCGCTACCGGTAACCTGACGCTGTTAACGGACTTCTTCCCGCTCATCATTGATGCAGACGGGGTGTATACCCGTGACCGCGTGAAACTCGGCCTGCCAGTGAAATGGAACACCCGTCAATCGTGGTATACCGTTGTGTCTCTTACTGACGTCGGTGATGGTCGCAGTGTGAACTTCCACGTTTCCACTGAAACCAACCGTGACTACTGTGTGGAGATTCAGAAATTACCAGACGGGGTCTCGTTCTTTGATTTCCTGGCTATGCAGTACGGTGGTGCGCAGTTTGTTGAAACGCACATTCCGGATGGTCGTGGTTCGGTTATTAGGGCGGGGATGTCAGCGCCGCTGTTCTTCCCAGGTACCCGTAAAGTGTGGTTGAACGATGTCACATCGGCCGATTGTGTGGAGGCCGAGTACGACCCGGCAGGCAGTTATGGGGTGCCAGGGTTTGGTGGCTTTGGTCCGACGAATAATCGTACCATCGTCCCGTGGGCAACCTATGCGTCCATGGCGCAGATTCCGATGGTGGTCAATGCTCAAAACCCGAATGGGTTACTTGACGGTGCACACTTCATTGGTCCGGCCACGTTACCGTATCGGGGCATTGTTGGCAGTACCGGGATAACCGCTGACCGCTTAACGGTGGCTGATGCTGATTGGGCCGTGTTACGCCAAGCCATTATCGACCAGGCACAAGCGGGCAGTGCTAACGGCTACGCCTCAGAACGCATTGCTGAAGCCGCAATGGCCGGAGGCAGAGCGTTTGGTATCGACCTGTGGGTATTGGGGTTATCGCAAAGTGATGGCCCGCTGGTTATCGCGATGGTGTCTACCATTAACATGGTCACCGACCGCAATTACCTCAGCACCTATTTCTACCAGCTGACGCCACAAATCGTCGCCGGTAAGATGAGCTTTGCAGGGGTGGTACTGAAGTCAGTCGGTTTTCGTGCGAACGCCATGGTGTATGCCTCGCAAGTGCGCCAAGACCTGTTTGATGGCAACCGTAACCGTCGGGTAGGCCAAGCCTCACTGTTTACCGCAGACGGCGCGAAATACCGTTTGACGTTGCCGTTTGCGATGGCCGCGTATATGCCAGGGGGGACCTATGCGATAAGTCTGGCATTGACATTGACTAAGGCAGCGGGTGTGTGGTCAGGTTCGGTTGCCGCGTTGTCGTCGAACTCCTACGTTTATCCGGCTGCTGTGTACGAGACGTACGTACCGGACTTAGGCGGCTTTGCCCAGTTATCGAACGGCTTTGACCCGTCGCTGTTAGGCGGTCCGTTATTGAAGGCGTCTGATTTAGTCAACGGGGTGACGACATCGCTCGGCTCAGTGATTATTACCGGGATGAAGACAGCGGAGGGGTGGAACTTCTACACCACCGAACAAACTGTCTGGCGTATCGGGGCTACTGAGTTTATGTTGGCTCCGTGGAGCGTGGATTTGAAGCAGGCGTTTCCTGCCAACTATCAAAACCAAACGTTCTACTTGTACGTCGTGCGTAGCGGCGACAGCGCCCATTACGAGTTGTCTACCCAGCGTCTTCAGGACACTACCTCCCGTCTGTGGGTGGGGAAAGTGACCACCGATGACGCGCGTATTACCGGGTTGGAAATCAACAAGGTAAAACGTCTGGGTAATGTCAAGCAACTGGCTGAGCACCAGGGTGTGTCTCACAGTCACGATTTGAACGTGGCGGTAGATGCGGCCAACTCACCGCTCGGTCTGCTGCGTAAAGTCCCGCTCACTGATGACATGGCGACGCCCGGCAACTATTTTGACAGTCGTTACTATAGTCGTGTGACCGTGAGCCAACTTCGCCCGACAGGTGTGCCGGTCGTCAAAAAGCCCGTGAAAAACTTTCTCGGTGCCGAAGACGGCAATATGGCGTTTCGCTTCTCGACGCAGTTGAAAATGGCTGCTGCCACACAGGCAGAGAACGCGAGTGCGTATGCTGCTGGTCGTATCTGGGTTGGGTTAACTGCGCCTAGCTTGCCTGCCAGCAGTATGTCGTTCAGTGCGTTTATGCGGGTCACCCCAACCAAGAACCAGCTGCGGGTCAAGCTTTACTACCCAGCCGGTACCACGGGACAGTCGGTCGCCTCCTCGGTTAACGGGGTGGATGCATCGTGTCCGGTCGGCTCAACGGTAACTGCAACGATTGGGGTTGTGCCTAACGTGTTAACCGGGGTGCGGGTCAATGGGTTGTTGTTAACGGCGATGGTACAAGCTTGGGGCAATAAGCTCGTCGCGTTTGCCATTTACGACTACGATGCGGGGACCAACACCGAAACCTTGCTGGCAGCCAGTGGGCCGGATACCGAGATGACAATTGATGCCACTGGCGTCAAAGGCTTCCCGGGCACCGTGCAACAAGCCGAGCTGATTCCTTATCCAGACAGCAACGGTTACGTACCGGTGGTCATGGCCGGCGGGGTGGAAACCACACCGCCTGCGTTGTTTGTACCAGAAGGGGTTATCGTCGCCACCAAGTGGTGTGATCTTATCGGGCGCAAAACGGCAAGCGATCTCGCGGTTCATTTTATGTCGACCAGCTTCTAACCATTCACGATAAGGGACAAGGAAGTCCTGCTAAGGGAGTTTGGCTATGCCAGATATCATTTATCAGTACCCGCTTGATTTGAAAGGGACGATGACCTCGAATGCGGTCTCGGTACCTATCGTTTTGGGCGGTGGTAAAGTTAACCGTGCCTTTGCGTTTCCCGCAGGGCCGTTCTATGCAGACACGTTCCGCTTGCGTCCTGCCAGTGCCCCGAACACGAACTTAGTGCGCGGTACCCACTACGAGCTTATCCTGACCCACCCCGTTTATCAGAAGATGGCAAACAACCGCGAAATCTGTATGGCGGTGGTGGTAACCGATTCCTCTGTACCAACCGACCTGATTGCGGTAGCGCAAGTGGTTGGGGGTCCGCAGTCAGCGAACATTGCCGCGATTAAGCAGGGCTTGGCTGATGCCAATCTTGAAGACAAAATCATTGACTTTAAGAACCTGCGTAATGTGCCGGACACCTTCCCGGGTGCGCCGATGTTTAAAGACTTGGGTGACTTGTTTGGCTTTGAATACGTCATTACCGAAATTGCCGGTATCCGTGATGTGATTAATGCCGGGCAATCGCTTCAGCTTGAACAGCTCGCCACGTTGATTACCGACATGAAAACGCAGTTTATGACTGCGCTTCAAACCCACATCAACGCCCAGGGTAACGTTCACAGTCTGGACATTCATCAGGCCAACGGCTTAACCGAAACGGAAATCCGAGCACTGATTGCTCAGGTACAAACCGCGATTGATGCAGTGCTCTCCGACATCGGGAATTTGAAAGCAGCGGACACCGCGATTAACGGACGTATCGATGCTATCGTTTCAGCCCTGGCGTCTTGGAATGACCAGCTGAACTCGGTTGCGCAGAACTACCAGCGTATGGCGCTTCAGTTAGCGAACCTTAACGACCTGGTGCTGCAACTCCAGAAGATGGTCACCGACCAGAATCAGGTAATTGCTGCCTTGGCGCAACGGGTCACTAACCTGGAAACTCAGGGTGCTGCGACTGAGCAGAAATTCCGCGATGTGGCAGCCGACTTGGCGCAACTGCGTCAACAGGTCGCTAACAACACCGCCGGTATCTCTGGCGTGTCGCAGAGTCTGGCTAACCACACGGCAGCCGTTGACCCACACACTCAATACCTGCACAAACAGTACGGTGGCGTGATTCAGGCCAACGTTCACGTCAACGCCAGCCTGACCACGCGTGACGACGTACAGGCAGAAGCCGGTACTCGTTAGTCTAATTACATGAGGACCTGTCTATATGGCAGAGTCCTCACTTTTTATTAACAAAGGAAACGTATGGTTATCTCAGTTAAAAACATACGCGACCGTTTGCAGAACGTGGAAAACACATACGCTACTGGCCCTCGGGTTGATTACCAGGTGGCTGTGCAAGCGAATAACGCACAAGACAGCTTCGCCGGGTGGTCGCAACCGGGACTGGATTGTAACGGGTCGTGTAGCTGGTCGTGTTCTAACGGATGTTCTGCAAGCTGTACGAGTTGTTCGGGGACGTGTACCTCGACCTGTACGGGAAGTTGTACAGGGGGTTGCTCTACGGGATGCTCCGGCTGTTCGGGTTGCTCCGGCAGTTGCTCCGGCGGGTGTTCAAAAAGCTGTTCCGGGTGTTCCGGTAGCTGCTCATCCAGTTGCACCGGGTGTTCCGGTTGTTCTGGACCGTAGAGGAAACACGCATGGCAATTTTATTAAAGAATATTCGCGATCGCATTAATGCGATTGACGCCACCGCATTGCGTGATGTCAATGGGGTGCAGAATTATATCCGTGGGAAAGCCACCAATAACGCTAACCGCTTTGCCGGTTTTGACCGGACGCACTACGACTGTGGGGGAACGTGCAGTTGGACGTGTTCTTCATGCTCAGGTGGGTGCTCAGGTTCAGCCTCAGGGACGTGTGGGGCGAGTTGTTCTGCGAGTTGTACGTCTGGCTGTTCAGGAACCTGTACCGGTTGTTCGGGAGGGTGTTCTGGTGGTTGTTCAGCAGGCTGTAGCAGTGCGTGTACCGGCTGTAGCTCGACGTGCAGCTCATCGTGTTCTGGGTGTTCTGGGTGTTCCGGCCCGTCGCGATAAGCGCGGACCTTTCCCTCACGCGACCTTTTTACACATTTGGGGGTTAATGTGGTATCACTCAAAGACATTCGTAACCGGATGGTCCTGGTTGAGAAGTACATCAAGACCGATGACGCCAACGAATACATTGCAACACGCGGAACGGTAAGCTACACCAACAACCTCGCCGGACTGCCCTTATGGCATTATAACTGTGGCGGTTCCTGTAGCTGGACATGCAGCGGCGGCTGTAGCCATGGCGCAGGCAACCTCTAAGGGGAACTTTTCATGAAGAACGATTTGCACTTGGCGTTTCGCACAACGCAAAACTTCCCACTGCATATCAGCATTTACGACAGCGTGAAGTATCACCTGTTAGACCAAATTCGCTTGATTACGCAGCTGCCTGGCGAATGGCCAAAGGTGCGTGGTCGTGAACTGGTGGACCCGAAGAACTATGAAGTGCTGAACAGCTTTACGCTGCTTGGTCACACCGTAGAACATATCCATCTGAACACCGGCGAACTGGAAATCACTGGCAAGTTCGTCGACCGTAAGTATTTCCTGAGTGACGGGATGTTAAACCAAACCGCCGACTTGGAAATGTTGCTGACGCCGTTTACCCAATCTGGGTTAAAGCCGATGGTGCGTCGTGAATGGAGCTGGGACTACCCAAGCTCACACCCGACCTGGTATTCCCAGGTACCGGCAGACACCGTGGACTACAGCGGTCTCGAAACCTATTACCCGATTGAAGGCTACGAAGAGCTCGGCATTCACCATATGCTCGACCTGCTGGCCTACAGCTACAAATTCGTCTGGCACCACGCTGAGCAGAAGTTTGTGGGACTTACCGATAAACACGAAATCACCAAGCGTATCCGCAAACCGTGGATGCAGTACCTGGTGCAGTGGAAGTTTGGTGAAGCGCCTGGAACCGAAGCCGATTTGGCGAAAGTGGTGTGCTTCTTACTGAACAAAGTTACCCTCAGTAAAGAAGAACAAGCGGCTGTCTCGCAAATTCTTGCGCGTAGCGTCACGCTTGCGGATTTAAAGCGTATCAACGACCGTCAGACAGTCTTGAACACTATCCTGGACGCTTACCACTCACCGTTCATCTTAGAAACGGGTGTGGACATCAAAGACGATCCGTTGTTTGCGCTGACCTTTTAAAAAAACTGGAGTAAACCTGCAATGAATGAAGAAGCTGTGTCGGCCATTCGTCGCGACCCGACGGCAACTCCTGCCGAGTTGTCGATCGTGACCACATCGAAATGCAACTTAAGTTGTAGCTTCTGTGGTGGTGCGGGCTACATGGATATCAAAGACAGCGGTCGTGATATTCAAAAAGAAAAACTGTTCGCGTTGCTCGAGCAGTACCCCACCATTCGTCAAATCAACTGGACGGGGGGTGAGCCCTTACTGGCATTCCCGAAGATCCGGGAGTTTCTGGCGGAGGTGAAAGAACGCTACCCGCACCTGCAACATGAGATGTACACCAACGCGCTACGTTTGACGCTGGAGCAGCTTCCGGTGCTGGCGCAGTTTGATCGGATATTCGTGTCGTTTGATGGCTATGCTGAAACCGAACGTCCGTTACTGCGCGTCGCTGAAGAGCGCCGTTTTGAAGTGTTTGAGGTGCTGCATGCGCTCGATAACGTGCAGCTGTGGTCGGTGGTGACTCGTGAGCAGTTAGGGAACAAATACTGGTACCTTGACGTGCTGAAGTTACACGAGGCGATGTACCACTACAAGCTTCAGGGGTTCCGTTTGATGTTTGACAACTTCATGCCGAAGCCCTTGTCGCCTGACCACGTTATGAACTTTATGTACGGCTATAACCGTATGCATGAACAGCTGATGAACCTGAACCGTATTAACCGTCATCATATCGCATTGTCGGTGAACAAGTTCTTTACTCATCACTGTGATGCCTGTAGTGACCTGGTGTGGTTGAAATCGGATGCCACCTTTGGGCAAAGTGAGAACGCGGTCGATGCGTTGGACTCGGGCTGTAACCGTCTGGCTGAAGTAATCGGTCTGGACGCGTATCGTTACATCAATCGTGTAATTCAAGTGGGGCTAAGCAATGCGCGATAATAAAATGCCGGTGGTAACACCCAAAATCACCAAGACTTATCAGGTGGTCACCAACCTGTCGTGCAACCTCGACTGTGAATACTGCTACGAGCGTAAGTACCCGCGTAACAACAAAGTCGATGACGCGGTAGACTTTATCCATGCGTGTTTTGACCGTGACCGTCACTTAGAGAACGTGGAAGTGATTATCGACATTATCGGTGGTGAGCCGATGATGCAACCGAAAATCCTGCTCGGTGTCTTTGAGGCGGCAGAAGAGTTAGCCAAGCGCGATAATCGCGACGTTATCTTTTCTATCTCCACTAACGGTACGTTGTTTGACCGTCCACTGAACCAGCAGATTATCGAACGCTGGCGCGACAAGCTGTCTATCGGGGTGTCGATTGATGGCTTGCCAGAAGTGCACGACCGCTATCGTATCTTTACGGTAAGCCGTGAAGGCTCGTATGAGAAAGCGATGCGCGGCTACAACTACCTGAAGTCGGTGGGTATCCTGGAGCTTGGTATCAAAGCGACCTTCACCAGTGAAACCCTGCCGCGTTATGCCGAGAGCATGAAGCACCTGATTGACGTCACCGGCGGTGGCACCATCTCGGGTAACGTAACGTACGAAGACGTGCTGCCACGTCAGTCGGCGTTGTCGATTGCCAACCAGATGATGGATGTGATTGACTACTGGTTTGACAAAGGCTTGCAGCATGACCCGCGTAACCGTCTGACTCACATCTTCCCGGATGGTCTGGACTTTATGGCGACCTGGGACCCGGACTGGCGTCAGAAGTTACTCGACGACGAAGCCACCCGTTTGAACCCGGAGCGTGTGCGTCCTTTCTGTGGTACAGTATCCCACATGACCTGCCTGGGCTTTGATCGTAAGATTTACGGCTGCAACCGTTTTATGTCTACCGTAACGACCCGTCAGGCGGTCGCTGAACTGCGTGGCCGGGAAATCGTTAACATCGACGGTGGTAAGTTACTGAATGAGATTCAAAATCAGTACACCAACTACCCAGAGACCTGCTTAGGGTGTCCGATGAAACACGCGTGCGGCAGCTGTGCTGCGGCCTCGTACGAAAACGGTGACGGTGAGATTGAAGCCCGTAAAGAGTACCACGCTGAACGTCGCCAGTGTGGATGGACGACGGCGAAGCTGTTAGTCGCGGAATACTTCTACCAGAAAACTGGTACCGTACGCTATACCGACTTAAACGATAAAACCCAATGCTACTGCGTGTCTTGCGTACGTCAACGTGCAGAAGCAGCGAAAAAGACCCAAACTGGAGCCACTGCTAATGAAAGCCTTTCTGATACACAATTTTACCAAGCGTAGTCACCACCTGGTGGCGGCGTTTTTGCACAAGCACGGCTTGTACAACGCCCATGCGCTGGTAGCGCCCGATGCCTTTACCGACGACGTCGTTAAACTGTGTATCCGGTTTGGCTTAAACGTGATACTGACGTTGGACGGTGTCGAAGAACACCATAACTCGGTGGTCGAAGTGGAAAAACGTAACCCGGGCTTTGAAGCGCGTGTCACTGACTTCCCGCGCCACAAAATCGAAATCTTACGCCGCTCTACGCGTAATCTCGACACGGAAAACCTGATTGGTCTGGCGTTAAGCTGGCCTGAGCTTCGGGTACGTGCCGTGCGTTCCCACGAAGCGTATGACGCCTTCGGGGAAGAGATGCACTTGACGCGGGCTTATATGGAACAAAATCAGGACCACGCTGAGCAAATGAACATCGTCTGGGGCCAGGATATCTACACTGACTTCCAGCTGTTCGACTTTGACTTGGCGATGGACCTGGGCTTAGTAGGAGCAACTGAATGCTTAGTAATGACGAAATAAAGCGTCGCTACTTCGAGTTTGGCACCCCGATTGACCGCCATGGTAACTACAGCGGGATTCTGCGAACTGAAGACGCCACGCGCCAAGGGTTCTGTACCCTTTTGCATTATCACCTGCTAAACGGCATGAGTGATAAAGAGGCGATGAAAGCGCTGAAAGGGCATGACCTCTCTGATGCCGAAGCGGCGTTCACCATGGAAAAGACCAAAGCGTTTATCAAAGACGTGTTGGAACTGCCGTTGGATGATATCCGCAAAGGGCTGACCTCAACCTTAGGTCACCTGTGGCGTGAGTTTAACCGTGTGATGCAAGCGATGAACACCCGCTATGCAGAGCTGCGTTATCAGGATATCGAGTTTGCTGGTCACCGTTACCAGGCTGACGAGAAATCCCGCACCGCACTCACCGGCTATATCCAGTCTGGGGTTGACCCGATGTACTGGATTGATGCCACCAACAGCCCGGTTGAACCGTTTGCGATTGATGATGTGAAAGGTCTGTATGCGGCAATTATCCAACGTGATAACGACCTGCATATGTCGCTCAACGTCAAAAAGCAACGTCTGCGTACGCTCGCCGAACAAGGTGACTTTACCGCAGTGATGCAGTTGGCAAAAGACGAAGGTCTGTTGTAATCCTCAGTGGCCTTCGGGCCACTGTTATTTTTTTTTTCCTCGTTCGTATGAATCCAATAACAGAATGAGGACTTAATTATGGCGATGGCCGTAGACCGCTGGAGCATGGAAGGCATCATTGCCGCCAAGGTGAACATTGAGGCTGGCTATGTAAATAACGCGAATGACTTAGGTGGTCCAACTAACTTCGGTATCACGCAAGTTACCGCTCGTGAATATGGATATACCGGTGACATGCGTAACCTAACTCGTGAGATGGCTTTGGCTATCTACAAGAAACTCTGGTGGGACCGTATGCGTCTTGACCAGATTACTGCAATGAGCCCGTTGCTGGCTGACCGTATGTTCGACTTCGGCATTAACGCCGGTCGTGCTAACTGTATCAAATCCCTACAACGCGTCCTGAACGTACTGAACCGTCAGGGTAAACTCTACGATGACATCGACGCAGATGGCGGTATCGGCCCGGCTACGCTTACTGCCTTAGGCGGTTTTGTGAAAGCCCGTGGTGCCGCTGGCCTGAACCGTCTGATGTTTGCGCTGTGCTGCCATCAGGTTTCCTACTACACGGAAATCTCTGAGAAGCGTGTGCAGAACGAAGAGTTCACCTACGGCTGGTACGATCGTGTCTACGGCGAGATGGATGACTATGCCATCAAGGTAGGCGTGTGCGCTAAATAATAACCGTGAGGCTAACACCATGAAAAAACCGGTACCCCCAGTGTTTCCCGAAGTGCAAGTAATCCGAGAAGAATATAAATTCTTTGGTGATGACGATCCGCCTCCGTTTGTACTGTGGGGGTCATTGCTCGGTATGGTGGTGTTAGCCTGTATGAAGGTGCTTGTATGTTCCAGTTGAAGTACCAGGTATTGGAAAAGCCGTGGTTTATCTTAACCGAAGACTACCACTTCGAGTTTACGCTGCGCTCATTGTACCGCGATAAACCGGGGATGGATGAAATGGTACACCTGTCGGGTGTGCATCCTGATACGACGATGTACGTGGTGGCCCCGAAAGGGTTTGTCACGGACTTGGCGAGTATCCCGGAAGCTTTACGTCCGATTCTGCATCCCGATGGACCGTGGGCCGGTGGGGCGTGTATTCACGACCTGCTGTACCAACGTGCCCCGTCACCGGTAGCGTACCCGGATACCCCGGCGGGGAATCTGTCGCGTTGCACTGATAAAGCCTTTGCCGATTTGATGTTTCTGCGCATCATGGAAAGCTTAAGGGTTGACACCTTTATCCGTGACTCGTTCTACGAGGCGGTGAAATGTTTCGGCTGGCCGTCGTATGCTGACCGCAACGATAACCCGCACGTCTATTCCTATCCGTCACCGTCAGACGTCACGCTCAACTACAATCGCAACTACCTGTTCTTTCGAACGGATGTTGATGCTGGGGTACCTGACCACGAGCGTTTCGATTTGACGACTGGGCGGTGTGTGAATATGCGCTACCAAAACATCAAACGTGCATTTAACGCACAGACGGCGTTTTGGGGCGTGCAACCGCTAAGTAATCCGATTACGCAGCTTGCCATTTTAAACGTCTGAGAATGGCGTACAGGCCGCTTAAAATAGAGATACCTACTACCCCAATGGGTAGTAGGTCTTTTTCTTTTTTATTTGCCAAAAAAAGAAACCAATAAGCCCACCGAAGTGGGCTTAGAACTTAGTTGGTAAACGTATCGAGTTCACCGTTGGATGCACTCAGGTCATTCTTAACAATAGGCTGAGTGATGGTATACACCGCGAGGTTACCCGCGAGGTATTTGATGTGACCGGCTTTAATGGCCACCGTGACGATTTTCTTACCTGCATCGCCATCGGCACCATCGGTGCGTGTAATAGTCAAATCCGCCTGTGCGAACTCATCCTGGGTTTTACCGGCCGCGATAACCGCTGCGTTGACTTTTGCCAACACTTTAGCATCGGTGTCCCAGTTAGCCTGGTCTTCAGTGATAGCTTGCGCACCGATAACGGCAGCGGGCAAGCGGGTGTAGTGGAGTTCTTTTGCGCCAGTGAAATAGATAGACGCGGTTTTTGCGGTGATGGTCAGCTTGGAGTTACGGGTATCTGCTCCGTCCGTCGGGCTGTATGCAGCAACGGCACCAAAGTCGACATCCCCTACAGTCAACGCCTGGGCAAGACTGCTATTCTTTGCATTAAACAGGGCAACCAGTTGCGCCTGTGCCGTTACAATGGCCATGGTTTACATCCTCGCTAGTGTGGGTGGTTCATAGAAAAGCGGGCTCGGCTGGCAACTTTCTACAGACACGGCCCGTAATATGACGACTTGCGTCAATTTTAAAAAAGGAACACGTTATGGTGAAGTATTTGTTTGCGGTGTTAGCCTCCGCACTGTTGGCAGGTTGTGCTATGGCTCCGAATCAAGCGGGTCAATTTGGCACGGTGCCTGTGGAAACCGCCGAGACCTTTGCGGTCTATCAGTGCAGCGCTACCCAAGAAACATTTGCCCACTTCCAGCCTCAACTCGGTAAGCTACAACTGCTGCCTTTCGCAGCCACAGTTATCGACAACGGTTCGACGTGGGTCGCAACCTTCCCGGGTGGGAAAGTAGAGTCTCCGCAACTGTATAAAGACTTGCTCGGTAAGATTGATGGTGCCGTCGATGTCACAACCGGTATCCGTTATTATCGTATCCGGGGTGTGAACGCCAAAGCACCGACCTATTCCTACTCGTCTGTTGATGGACGTACTGGAGAAGGCACCGGGATGACGTTCTTGCAGTGCACACCGACACCAACGCCGCCCATGCTCAGCAAATGAAAGAAAAGCCTCTACTCCCTTCAGGGAGTAGAGCTTTATTTTTTTCTAACGATTAACTCAACACCAGTTCCAGGACATGGAAAATGCTACAGTTAGCATCCACATCGACTGTCGCAGGTGCGGTCGGTGCCGCCGGGTTCCAGTACCAGTAGTTGCGCCCTGCGTCGGCAGCGCTCGCAAATAACACAGAACCTACGCCGGTAGGCGAACCCCCTGCCGCTAACCGCAGATCGTTAAAGCGTTGCAGGCCTGTGGTCATCCAGTACAGACGTCCCATGGTGTTATACCATTCGCCAGAGTTATAGTTCACCGGCTGGTTCCAGCTCGCATTATAAGCACCCTCCATCAGTAACGGTAAACGTACGATATACTCGTAGCCGTTCTTAACCACCGTCTTCCTCTGGCTAACGCCATTATAGCCCACAGGAACAAGCGGACCGTTTCCCTCTACGGCATACATTACGCCAGCGGCGTAGGTACGCCATGGAGTATTTTGTGCGGTTTGCGTGTCAGGGATGAAGAGAATCTTTCCACGAAACACAAACTTGTGGAACAACAGCGGACTATAAGACCATATTGCGTTGCCGAATAACCCATTAAACTCGTTAGCACTGAGGAAGAACTCGGTGTTCGACAGCGTGCCAAAATACCCACAGTACCAGTCACCACGCAACAGCTCTTGTGGCCCGGGACCGGTCTGAGGGAAATAGCCCTGGACAATCGGGAAGCCCATCGACTTGTCGCTGCCTTTAACCGACACGATGCGATATTGGTACGTCGTATAGTTGGCTACCGTGTTATCCACATAGCTTGTAGCATCCCCCGGCAACACCGCAAGGGGTGTACCCAATGCCAGTGGGTTAGGCGTTGCACGCGGATCAGCGAAACGATAAATTTCAATCGAATCTAACGTTTGTCTGGGTTGCTGTTTCCAGCTTAACGTGATTGACATGTCCTTACTCCATTAATTCGATAACAGGAACAAAATGGCCATTAGCAACACTGGGGTCGACTAATTTAATCATCTGGAGCAGGTCACGGCCACCTTCAGAGGCAAGGGGTGCTTGGCCACGCATCACCACCACATTGCGTTGTGGGTCTCGCTCTTGGCACAAGAAACCGGTACCCGCCCACGTCGCAGTATTGTTAAACACCGACGATAAGGGGTTGTTGACCCAGTTCGGGACACGCTGTTTGACTGGCACCCATTCGCACGACGGATAAATCAGATCGTTATACTCGCAGCGACCGTACGGCAAGGCATCGTGCTGCGCATTGTTAATCTCATCAGGAAGCGTCATCGCAGGCGATTGCCCCAAATCCGACAACCCGGTGAGTAACCGCATGCGATAAGTATCACCTTGCCAATCAAACAACCCGCCCTGGTCAACCGGAGCCAGAGTACCGCGCCCACCGTCGGGACCCGGGCCGTCTACCCCATACACCAACCCGGCATTATAGATACTGTCCCACGATACTTTACGGCCAAGTATCCTGCCGCCGGCCGTAGCAGCCAGGTACAACACTCTCCCCCGGTGGAGGTACTTGACGAAGTTTATCGGTGAGTCTCCCGAGAAACCAGTCAGTGCTCGAAAGCCTGCCGGAAAAGCGTTATAGGTAAACTGTTCAGCGTAAGGTGTACCGCCTAAGTAGGCTAAATCATCGGAATCGCCCCAGTTAATGAAATCGCTTGGGCCGATTCCACGACGGTTCTTTATCGTGATGCTTTTCTGTGGACCTGCGACCGTTCTTCCATTCACGGTTACCGTTAACAGGTAATAGTAGGTGGTGTTTAACACCACAGTGTTATCCGTCCACGACGTTTCCCCGTTACTGAGTGTTGCCAGTGCCGTCGGTAAACTGTCCAGTTTCATCATGGTCGTACTACGATATATCTTGATGACTGACCCAGCCGGGTTGTCATTTTTCCAGCTTAGTTTAAATGCCATGGAGTAATTCCTTACTTAAACCCGTCCAACTCTGCTTGAGTGTTGGCGAGCGGAGTTTTTGACGAACTGCGTGAAACAGCGGCCAACGGATGTGGAGCAGTCGAGTAAACACCCAGTATCTTCGGTGGTGCAATAACACCATTGGTGTTTGAGGCTTTGACCACGAGCGGACGCGGTATGGTGATCACCGGCGCATCTAACGTCACCGGTTTAATCGGCGGGTTAGTCGGTTTGGCACTGCCTACCAGCGGTAGTGGTGCCGGCTGAATAAGCAAGTCGAGATTAACTGGCTTAATCGGTGCTGCCGCTTTGCTTTGCACTACCAGAGGCGGGAAGGCTTTGGTTTGGGCGTAGGTGACTGCCGTAGGCGGAAGCACATTGGTCGCCGGGTCGATAAGCTCCAATATCGGTGCCCAGTCAGCACTGATAAACAAATCAGTATTGCGCATCATGCCGCCGTCCATGGCAATGTAATACGCCTTGCTGTACATGTCGCTGTGCTGTGTCCAGACTTCAGTCCCTAAATACCCTTCGGTGCCGTTAAGTTGCCCCCACTCACCAGGGGTGCTGTACGTCCCCAGTTTTTTCGTCAGGGAGAATATCGAGGTGGGTGACGGCGGTTGTGCCATACTCGGTATATCAACACCTTCTTGATAGAACGGCGTATACACCTTGAAATAATAGCTTTTATCACCATCGGTGCGTGAGATGTAAAGCTCTTGCGGCACATCACCTGTCAGTGTCTGTGGACGCCGTCCTGGTCCACTGGTACCGAATATCGCCCCGGCTTTGTAAAGTCGTTGCCAGTCGGTGTAGAATAAGCCCCGCCCCGGGATAAAGACGACCTTCCCGTTTAGCATGAACTTCAACCACATCACCGCGTTCAGTGACGGCCACCCTGTGTCGCCGTATAACCGCTGGGCAAAGTAGTCGCTGCCAAACAACTGCTCGGAACTGACTGAACCAAAGTAACCGTTGAGCTCATTACCTGCCCGTAAATACTTCTCACCTGGCCCACTGTTTGGATAATAACCAATCGGTGCGGCGCGGTAGGTAATGTTGGTACCACCCGTAAAACACAGTGCTCCTGGTGTTGTCACAATCGGTACGGTCACCGGTGTGGCATAAAGCACGATAGGCCGGTCAGGCAGTTGGATATCGCTCGGTTGCAAGTTAAGGCCGTGCGCGGCATTAAACGCCGGGAGTAAATCCCCGTACGTCTTTGCCGTGCGTGGTACCTCAATCAGCTGTGTTGATGAACGAAACAATTGGGACAGATTCACCCGGTCGTAGTAGACCGTGAGCTCCCCACTAAAGCCTTTCCCTGGCCGCCCTGCCAGCGTAATTTGTGTATTACGCCCGTTGACCTGTTTCGCCACCGGACTCCCTTTCACGCCGAATGCGTCTGGGGTAGCCCGGTTAGCTAAAGCGGGGTTGTCACGAATGAGCTGTTGGCAGAGGAGTTCCAATGAAGGTTTGCTATACAACCCCATGGTATCGTTACTCCTTAAAGTTAATTACGAAATAAACCCGTCGAGCTCGCCGTTAAGCGCAGAGAGAAGTTTCGGTGGACGTACCCAAGGTTGGTCGTTACCTAGTGTCTTCGGTTTCGTTTGCATCATCTTGCCGAGGAATGCATCGTAGTAGACGCAGCGCACCACGCTGCCCCGCTTAACCTGCGAGCCATTCGATCGTGACTGAAGGGCGTTGCGCAGGTCAGACCCTACTGCACCCATGGCTTCGGGGGCCAGTTCTATCAACACTTTACGGTTAAGGAAGAAGTTATCAAACATCGTCTCCAACTTCGGCATACAATGCCACAACAACGCCAGTGCGCGAGTGTCGTCCAGCGCGAAAGGACCGCCCCACGGAGCCCCGTACAGATAATCCCCTGAGTTGGTACTCGGTGCAGTACGCGTCCCGTTGACAAACCCCGCCAGCTCGACTACCACCGCCGTGCTTTTCCCGTTAAAGGCGCTAAAGACGTCCGTGTTACCTAAGCGGGTGGCACTCAAGGTTTCGAGGTAGGCTAAGAATTCCTGATACTCATCGACCACCGGCGGCAACACCGTGCCTTTATTCAACCAGGTGACTTTGTCAAGCTTACCGGCAATCGCTTTACCGGGTTGCCCTGGTATCCTAAAGGAATAACCTGCAAGCGTGCTCCCGGTAAATAGCAGATTACCCCCGGGGGTGTTGTAGGAGTTCATCAGCGCGACTTGACCCGGTTTACCGATATCACCCCCACGACCACCGACATAATCTTGTCGGTAACCCGACCCATTATAAGTGAGTAACGACGGGTTGCCACCGAAGGTATCAGAAGCATTCTGACTGGTCGCTTGGTAGGTACCGAGTCCTGGAGCCGGGGACGTACCACGCGGTGCACCGCCCCCACCGCTTACTGCATAGGAGCCCATCAAACACATTTCGCCACCTCCACCGCCGCCGGCGATGGTGCCGTAGTTATCGATGATAAGCTTGCCGCGGAAGTTATCGCTAATTGAAATAGCCGTCCCGCCATCGGCACCACCGAGAGGGGTGGCGTAGCTCGCCCCGTTGCCGCCTCGGCCACAGAAGTTGCCACGGTTAACGATAGTACAGATTATCTCACCAATCTGTGGGAACTCTTTGAGCTCCAGAGTAGCGTTGCTAACGGTATCATTCCACACGGAGATATTCTGGTTTATCGTGATGTTCATCAACAACCGTCCGCAACGTGCACGGTTATCTATCAAGGATTTCCAGTACGCAGCGTTAAACTCCATCGCCGTCGCCGCCGTGATGGTAAGCGTTTGCACGCTATCGCCGTAGCGAATCACGGATATCGCCGCTGTACCGAACGTTTTATACGAGCCCGGTTTAGCCGAGATGGTCGCTTGCTTCGGCCAGTCACCAGTAATGGGCCCCATGTCCAGCTCGTCTAAAGACAGCACCGGTCGTATGCCGATGTTATCAATGGCGAGCGCATCAACGATCGTACCGGTAAAGTCATCCGGCACCGCCGTAGGCAGTCCTTTAAACTGGTTGAGGTCAACCCGGTTATAGAAGATGTCTTTGGTGCCCGTATAGCCGCTGTTCGGTTTGGCGGTAAGACGAATCACGGTGTTGAACGAGGCATTAGTGACCCCCGCTTCGGCTAAGGTCATCGGCGCACTGACAGTGATTTTGCTTTCATCAACCAGCCGCTTAGCGGCGGTTTCTAATTGCGTTATCCACTCCGCACGGGTGCAGCTCTTCGCGCTGACCGTAAGCGAGGTAATGGTAAAGACGGTCGCGATATCCACTTCCGAACTGACGACGGTAACGTCGGCAGTCCCGTACCAGAATAAACTGGTGGGTGTGCTTTGGAAGGTGATGACCGCTTGGCCGTCTTGCCAGTTAATCGGCAGGTCAACAAAGTCTTGGGGTAAGAATGTGAGACCCAGTATCTGCTGAAGGTCCGGCAGCAAAGCATGTACCGTGGTGCGCGGTGGTAGCTTGCTGACCGGGATGGCGGTAAAATAGCTGGCGATGCTTTGCTTTTTTACCTGAGCAGTGACTTGCCCATAGCTGGCAATCGGCCCTTTCCCGGCCACGGTCACGTCTAAGGTGGTTTCATCACGATAGACCACCGACACCAACTGAATGTTGACCGGGTCAATCTTTACTTTTGCAAGCGTCGCCACGTTTTTACGGTTAAGCGAATCAATAACCGTTTTCACTAAATCAGGTGTGTACGGCATAACAGTACCTTATATCGGTGGATACCACGCCACAGGCGTTGTCGCGCTATCGGGGTTCCAGGTCATGTAGCCTTTTTTCGCCACGTCGTAGTAAATAAACTCGGTACACCAGAACGAGCGCACATCATTCAAACCAAGACTCTGGTAACCGTTGCGGTTAAGACCCGAGCGCATGGTGGAGCTGCTATAAATCTGGTTACCCATGATGAATAAAACCGGACGTTTGGCAGCCAGTGCTGATTCCCAGTCTGCTTGGGTGGGATACGCGTGTTGAATCATACGCGACAACTTACCCATGGCCATTCGGTTCTTGTACGGTGAGCCGTACATCACGTCACTGCCAATCGGGGCGAGAGCTTCCATGAACACATAGCGGTTACAGTCATCAGCATGTAAATCCGTTTTACTGTTCGGCAAAAATCCCATCCAGTTGACATAGCGACGTAAGTCTTCTTCCTGCGTGAGGTACTTGGTGTTGTCCTTGCGACTCATGTGCAAAAAGAAGGGTTGGCGCAACATACCGTACGCAGCCGGTGGGGTGAACTTAAAGCAGATAGCAAACTCACCGCGCATATCCGGGTCGAGCCCGGGGTTGTTTTCCCGGGTGACGACATAGCCGAACAACTCGTAGGGACTGTCGTTCATCGCTGAGCTTAAGGTAAAGGGTATCCCTGTCCACGCTCGCAACGCTTTAACGCAGTTGGCTATATAGCTGTTGATACCACTGTATATCGGTGTACCGAGCGGCAGATACGACAGCGTCGACTGCATATACGGCGTCCAGTCGAGTTGGTAAACCCGAGTGTAGATATCCGGTGATTCCCACGCGCTGGTCTCGGTAACCTGGTACAAATCTGTCAACAACGGATTATCACGGGTAAAGTTTATCGTGATAGAACCGGCAAACGCCGCACTGTTGGCATGAATCTGTACCGTGCGTTGTCCTGTTGCTAAATTCGCTGCATCAAACACGCTGTCCGGGTAACCCAGGTCTTCCACGGAGAGCGACAACCCACAGGCTTCTGAGAGCTGCGTGACAATCTCCCGGTAACGTTGTGCCCTAAACGGAACTGTGACGGGAATGGGGATTCCTTTAAACAGTTGCGTCAGGTTTAACCGGTCGTAGTACAGGGTTTGTTTGCCACTGTAGCCCCCTTCCGGTATTCCGTTTACCACCACGCGGGTATTACGCCCTTTTTCCATGGCGGTACTGAAAGGACCTTGTAGCAAGGTGATGTTGCGTTCACTTACCGGTACAGCCAGTTGGGGGTTATCCCGGTTCACCTGTTCGCAAATAAGCCCAAAGGCTCTTTTTGAATATAACGCCATGTTTAATCCTCATCGCCTGGCGGTCAGCTTGGTCGTACCCAAGGTACCGGATCGGTGCCCAAGAACGGGTTGCATTCCATCATCATGCCTTTAAAGCCATCGTAGTAAACGAATTTATCCACCCGCTTCGCAGGAAACTCCGCAGAGCCAAGGCTGTTGATGTAGTTACGATAAATCGGAGTGGGTGAACTTGCACTACCTGCATCACTGAGATACATCAATACCTTGCGGCTGGTAAAGTAGTTGTCGTACAACGGGTCCGGATGTGGGAAGCAGTGTGAGATAACCGCAAACAACATACACTCTGGACGCACCAGAACCGGCCCTTTGAACGGTGAACCATACAACGCATTTTTGGTGGTGATAGATTGCTTCCAGTTATTGGAAATGCTACCGCCGTACATCTGTACCACCACCGGCAGCGTACTGACACGCGACATATTGTCGCTATCGATAAGCGCAGTAGTCGAAAGCGTTGACAGGTAGTCCAGGAAATCGGCATACGGTTTTTTAGCCGGTGGCATCGTGGTACCTTCAGCTATCCACTTAACCGCTGCCAGTTGCCCACCGATAGACGCACCCGGTTGTCCGGGCATGGTATACGGACTCGTCCCTTCGGAGGCACTTTTGAGAACCCCGTTGGTATACGACTCGAACCGCGCGTGTTTACCCGGTTGACCAAAGCCCCCACCTGCACCATTGAAATACTTCTTGCCATCAGAGCCGGTCAAATACACTTCCGGTGCCGGAACCTTCTGTCCACCCACTTGGCCTGGCGCATTATAGTCACCCGACCCCGCATCACCGGAAGGTACACCACCGTTCCCCGGGATGATACACCCAGGATAGCCCTGTGCGTCACCTCCACCCCCGCCACCGGCGATAAGCCCGTAGTTCTCAATATTGACCACGCCCTTGAAGTCAGCGGCAATATTAATCCCATCGGTCGCCTTCACAGGCGTTACGCCGTTTGCCTGTCCTGTGCCACCGCGTCCTGAGATAATTCCTCGGTTAACGATATTCCAAATCACATCACCGACGGTCGGCATACGTTTAATGGGTATCGCGTGGTTGGTGTTGGTTGATGCAAACATCAATGCGTCGGCTGCGACGTTAACGTTAATCGTGATCCGTCCCGCCGACGGGTATTTGTTGTAGACGTAAAAATCCCATGTGGCATCGCTGTAAGCATATACGCCACTGCCGATGGTCACATTGATGACTTTGGCGTCATCCATAAAGCGTTTTACGGTAACGTTGGCTTCCCCGAAGACCCTCACGGACTGTCGCATCGCCACCAGTTTGGTGGTTTTAGGCCAGCCGTCAGGCAGAACATCGTCACGAATGTCAACAACCGGTACCGCCGTCCCCATCCCCAGTGTTTCTGTCAATAACGCATCACGGGTATTGCCGGTAAAATCATCCGGGGTAAGGGTGGTCTTGCCTTCTGCGGTGGCGAGGTTAAAGCGGTTAAAGAAGACCGTGCGTGAGCCTTTGAACCCCGAGAACGGTTTGGCTGTGAGAATTATGACCGAGTTATAGCTGGCGTTGGTTAACCCGGCCTCTTCCAGCGTAAACGGTCCGGTGACTTCGACTCGCTCGAGATCAACCGCCCGGCGAGCGGAGACGCCATAGTAGGTTATCAACTGGTCGAGGTTAGTGATATTCGAGCCGACCGTCACTGCTTGGGCTAAATACGCCACACTCATGTCGAGGTCGCCATCCAACAGCGTTGCTGTCGCACTGCCGTACCAGAACACACTGCCGGGTTTGGCAGTGAAGGTCACTTGTGCTTTGCCATCCACCCAGGTTATCGGTGTGTCTTCAAAGTCGTCTGTGGTCATGGTAAACCCAACCGACTGTTGCAAACGAGGCAGCAGAATGTGCAGTGTCGCACTGGTCGGTACTTTCAACGGCCCTACCGCAGCGAAGTAATCGGCGATATTCTGCCGTTTAAGCTGGGTGGTGTACTCCCCGTACGTGGGTTGGTTTTGATTGCCCGTAATCGTGACATCTAAACGCTCACCGGCGTAAGGCGTCACCCCGATAACTTTCACATCAGCAAGCACGGCGGATTGTGCCGGTTTATTAATGCGGTTCAGTGCACGCACCACCGCGTCTCTTAAGTCTGGAATAAACGGCATAGATGTATTACCTTTTAAGCATAAGGTGGATACCAGGCAGTCGCCGCACTCATGGTAAAGGGGTTGACCGTCATGTAACCACCAGTCGTGGTGTCGTAATAGATAAATCCTGTAACGCGTCGCCATCCGTTTATTGTGACGGTTTCGCTTAAGTAACCATTACGGTCTGTGCCGATAATTTTGGTATTCGCGCCCGTTTCATTATTGTACTGCACCAGTACACGACGTTTGGCCTGTACGCTGTCCTGGAACATGGCAAGGGTTGGAAAAGCGTGCTGACAAATACGTGACCAATAACCCGCCGCCACAAACTGACCCCACGGTGAACCCCACATGTAATCACTTGGCTGTGGTGTAGTCGGTAATACGGAGCGCCACACGCTACCACTTCCCGGCCCGCCTATCATCGGCCCTTCTGGGTCGTAGCCCTGAAGGGCAATATAGCGCAGCAAGTCAGCTTCTTGCGCGTAAGTGGTTTTGCCATCGCGTCTACCGTAATGCAAGTACAACGGCCGTTGATGCGCTGAGGTGATAGGCGGTGTAAGTACCACGGCGTTAGAGTAGAGCGGGTTGGCATCCGGTACCCCCGTGCTGGGTGTGATTTTTGTCAGGACCCAGTCTGTCAAATCAAGCGGTGCGCCAGAGGGTGTCGTTCCCACCGTGACCGGTACAAGTGCCCAACGTTTAATCACGTTTATCAAATTCGTGACATTGGTCCCGAGGCTGGACTTTAACACCGAGCCTGACGCCAGTGCGGTGAGGACAGACGAGTAGGGTGTGAAATCGGTATTATAAATTTTGGTGTGCCCGTCAAGCGCTGGCCATAAGTCGATTTGCGGTTTGGTGTAAATGTCTGCAAGACTCGGTGCCATTCGTGTCCAGTTAACATACAGTGACCCGGTAAACGATAAGGAATTGGCATTTATCGTCAGTATCAGGTTGCCGCTGCCGGTCGTCACGGGTGCGAATATCGCATCAGGGTTGGCGATGTCGTCAACCGTTAATTGCAACCCTACTGCCTCGTTGAACGCGGGCAACACCTCACGCATCTTGGTGGCCCGGTAAGGGACTTTTATGGGTACGAAATTACGGGCGTAGGACTGCAACGCCAGGCGGTCGTAGTAGATGCTTTGCTTACCGCTATAACCACTGCCCGGTAGCCCGGTGATAATCAGCTTGGTATTACGGTTGCCTTGTAACCCGCTGGTTAAAGGACCTTGCAATACACCCACGTTATTCGCATTCAGCGGTTTTGCCAGGCCTGGGTTATCGCGATTAATCTGATCCCAGACCAGCTGGGCCGTGGGCTTGTTGTAATTGATCATTGCAACATCCTCAAAAAAGAAAAAGGCCCCGAAGGGCCTGGTATTAACTGTTATAATGGTAGTAGGCTTGGCCTTTTACTTGTCCATTATCAATGCCGGTTTGAATCACCACGCGGTCAAACGCTTTGTTGGCGTACTGCGCCGTTGAGGTCGGGACGTCTTGTACGGTGTTGCTGTTAAGCGGACCGTCGTATGCCGGGATACCGAGCTCATCCAGCAGCGCACGCAAGCCCGCCCACTGCGGCAGACCAGAAGCGTCGACTGCCAGCAAGTTTTTGTAGGCGGTGAAGTCAATGCCATACGTCAACAAGCTGATGGATTTCTTCTGCAAACTCGGCTCAATCGGATGCTTCAGGGTGTCTAACACATCAACGACCACCGAGGTGTCAAGCACCGGTAAACCACGTTTACAGGTAATGCTGGCACTGCCGGTATACGCCGGTGAGTTAACCGTCGCAGTGAGTGCAATGGTGGTCATGTTATTGGCCACCCCTGCCCCACCGATAGCGGCATTCACCACATCCATGGTACCGAAGTTCAACCCGTAGGTTTCATTGATAGCCGAGAGTGCAGCATGCACGTTTGCCGCCGTAAAGGTGGTAAAGGCTGCGGCATCACGGATAGCTGAGTTACCAAACGGCAGTAACGTAGGCAGCTTCACACGGTCGTAATAGACGGTGATACTGTCACGAAAACCGGAACCCTGCACCCCACGAATACGGGCACTGGTATTGCGAAAGTTACTCGCCGGCCCCGGTGTCATTTCAACGATTTTCTCTACCGTACAGTTGTCGGCATTAATCGAGGCAGGTAGCCCCGGGTTAGCCAAGTTGATTAAATCAAACACCAGCACGTTAGACGGTTTGGAGTAGTTCAGCATGGATTACACCTCAGACGGGTTTTCCGGGTCGTTGAACTGCAAGTACAGGTTCCCGGTGATGTTGGTGGTAGCCGCTGGCAACTGAATAACCATGACGTACTTGTACTTGGCGTTGGTCGGCATGGTAATCGGATCGTTGAGCCCGACGCTCAGGATACGGCCGTCTGCCAAGCCCCACGTTGCGGAGGTGGTGGCAAGCCATGCGGCACCCGTGACGGTTTTCAGGATATTGGTGATGTCGGTCAAAACCTGACCGGTCAATACCTGAGGTGCCATTGCCAACAACTGGTCGCGGTACGCGGTGAAGTTGTACGGGTAAGAGTACACCTGTGCCATAATCGCAGTCGGTGTTTCGGAGCCCATCTGACCGTTCGGGTATTTGAGGCCCGAGAGGACATTGGTGGTGACTGCCGATTCCAACGATTCATCGCCACGTTTAACATTGAAGTTGTACGCACCAATCCAACCCACACTGTCTGCTTTCGCACGCAGCATGACTTTACCGGTTGCGCCCTCCGATGCCCACTCGACTTCGGTGTTGTCTAAATCCCCGGTATCGAAGATAAAGCCGTAGCGGTTGTTAAGACCAATCAAACCGTCGTGCAACATCTGCACCGAGGAACCCATGATAAGCGTGTCGCCTATCAGGGTCACTAAATCAGCAAGGTCTAAACGGTTATAGGTCACGTTCTTCTTACCTGACCAACCAGAGCCTACCGGCGCTGCGGTCAGTTTGATTTGGGTATTCTTACCCGTGATGGTGCCTTTATCGGTACCACGGATATCTTTCGGTGCACTGAACACCACGTCAGTGGCCTTAATGCTCAGCGAGTTCTGGGCGTTAACCGCGGCCAGAATAACGTCTTTCGCGGGTTGATAAATAGCCATTCGTGTTCATTCCTAATTATTGTAGTGAAGCAGGCAGTCGCCCGCGACATTCACATCACGGATACCCGTAATCACCAGCACGTTATCATAGCGGGTGTTAGCACGCGTTTCAGCGGTGGTCAGGTAACGGGTAATGCGCGCACCTGTTGGGTCAAAGCTTGGAATACCGCGTTCGACTAACAGCGCCATCAACTGGTCAGTACGCCCACTGGTCGCATTCGCCCCTACACTCAGACTGCCGTTAACGAACCCGGACATCAGCTGTTGTTCATCCGTGAAGTCCCACCCGTAACTGAGCAGCGGTAAACAGAGTTTATCTTCGACTGCCACCGGATGGTTCAGCGTGTCCAGCACATCGTTAAGCACCAGCTCTTCCAAATCGTTCTTGCCACGAATCGACATAAACGTAATGGAGCCTGTGTACTGAAGGCAACTGGAGAGGACTCCCAGGGTGTTCTCCACGTTGAGCTGTACGAACTGATCCGGGATATCTGCGGCCACCAGGTTTAACCCGTAACGGCCGTTAAGGTTTTGGGCAAACGCTTTCTTTTTGGCCTCAGTAGTGAGCCATCCGTAAGCGGTGGGTGCCGTGACCTGCGGCACAAAGTTCTTAAATAAGTCATTCAGCGACAGGCGACGATAGCGAAAGGTTTGCGTACCGGTGTAGCCGCGACCTTGACGACCCCGCAGGGTAATCTCGGTATTGGGTGAGTCCGGTAGCGCTGCTGCAATCGCTTTGGGCAAGCCGAAAGTGGTGTTTTCCATATCGGCAGGCGATATCGCCCCAGGCGTGATGGCATTAATCGCATCAAGCAGAAACTGTTGCTGAGACTTACTATAAAGTGGCATAGTAGCCTCCTCGGCAGGTCTAAAAAAGTAAGAGGGTCCAGAGGGCAGGTTAGGACGAGCCTAACCCATCCCTCTGGCGCTGCCGTTAGGCGTTGTAATGCAGGTACAAGGTACCGGTGAAGTTGCTGCACAGGGTGTCGCTGAGCTTCAGCAGCATGATGCTGTTGTAGTTCATGTTCGCGCCCACCACCGGCTTCGGCATGGTGCCGCCTTTACCGTCGTCCACTTGTTCAGTGGTCGAACCGTTGTACATGACCTCTGCCCCTTTCAGGTTGTAGTCAGCAGCTTCTGCTTCTGCTACCCACAGTTCCGGCACGATTTTGTTCAGTTCAGCAAAGAACGCCGTGTCGTTCACCACGATACCCGGAGCCTGAACTTTCAGGAACGAGGCGATAGCGGTTGCATCCACACCGTAGGAGTAGATGTACGCCTGGCCTTTAGCCGACGCACCGTCTGGGTAATGTAGGCCATCCAGTTTCGGCTGGGTAATGACGAGGCTCAGACGCTCACCGACCTGAGGACGTGGACCGATTTTAACCGGGATAGTACCGATAAACGCCAAGCAGGTGTCAGCGAAGGTAATGGTGTGGTCAACCGGTACCGGGTCCGGATCGTCCGGGTTTTCCAGCGGCGGGTTGGTGCCCTCGGCAATCGGTGCAGAGACGATGTCGTCTGCGGTGATTTTCAGACCGTATTGGCTGTTCAGCAGGTTCAGCAGGTCTTTGGAGCTGGTCGGTGATTTCACGTCCAGATACGCAGTGACGTTGCGGAACAAAGCGTGACCGTCTAAACGGTTATAGTCAACCTCTTGGCTGTAGATGTAACCAGAGTTCTTACGGGCTTTCACCAGCAAAGAGGTATTGGTGCCATCAGCATCGTCTTTCACCTGCGGATGCTCAAACAGGATTTTGTTCAAAGACAGCTTGGCATCTGGGTTCGTTTCGTTAATCAGGTCGAGAACCAGCAGGTCGGACGTTTTGTTTAAAGGTTTCATTCTAACTTCCTTTCACGGTTATTCGGGGTCGTTGTAGTGCAAATACAAACGCCCGCCAAGATTAAGACAATACAACGACAGTTCAATCACCACTACGTTATCCACGGAGGGGTTAGTCGGCATATCGACGGTGTTCGGCCCATTGTAGACCACGGTGGCTTCTTTTAGGTTAAAGTTAACCGGGTTGCGGTAGACTAACCATTCATCTTTGGTGACGGCTTTTAAAATCGTCGCCAGACGCTCAGTGGTCAGGCTTAACCCACCGGCCTTTAACACATCAGCATAATCATCAAAACGCCACGGGTAGGAGTAAATTGCGCCCTGTCCTACACGCGTGTTGGATTGCGGATACTGATACGCGGTGACCGTCTTCGGGACAAAGTTCGCAGGCAGTGACGCATCGCCTGGCACTAACTGTACCGTTTGCTCACCTATCCAGCCTAGCGAGGTTGGGGTGGCTTTCAGGAGCACTTGCCAGTTGCTACGATTGATAGTCGCATCTTCCACATCACTTGGACGTAACCGTAACCCGTAGAATTGGTTAATCAGTTCTAGCACCTGGTGAGTGGTAAACACACTGTCTAATCGTGCAGGCACCCGCAGCGGTGAGTTACCGTCGGGGGGCGTAAACAAATCAGCAAAATCAATCCGGTCGTAATAAACGGTGGTGTAACCGATAGCACTCGCCGTGGCTAAGGCTTGCAGTCGCACCATGCTGTTGTGGCCGTTGGCTTTCGCCACGTCCTCATCCTTGGTGGGTACCTGGGGTGGACCAAAGACAATGTCGTCAACCGACAGGTCCAGACCGTTTTCCAGGTTAATCTCTTTAATGAGAATTTCTTCAGCGGTTGCTAAGATTGGCATGTTGTCCCCTACTTCGGTGAATAATGGAGGTAGAGGCTACCGGTGTAGTTACTGGTGGTCGCTAACTTAATGACGGCCACACGACGGTAGTCGGGATTATACGGGCCGGTGTCTGTCACTGCGGCTGTGCCCATAAAGCGTGCACCGAACAGTGAAATCTCATCAGCCTTTGCCGTCTCAGCAGGTGCTATCGTAAAGCCAAGCGGTACGACCTCGTTTAACCGGTCTACGTCGTCTGTGGTAAGCAGGCGATTATAGCTCCAGGTTTCCTCGAACACCTTCTGAAGGTCCGTCCAATCGTAGCCGTACGCCACATACTCCGCGTGCGGTTTATCCCCAACTGTAAACGGGGCGACAATCGCGGTCAGGTCAACATCAGTAATCACATCAGACAGGTTCGGAAAGAACTTGGCATAGCGCAAACGAAACACGCCCTGCCAGGCTAATGAACCCGGTCGAATGGATACCTCGGCCAACCAGCTTTCACCTTTGTCCGCAACGGAGAAATCTTCCACGTCGTCAGCCGTCAGCGATAAACCGTATTTGTCGTTCAGAAACGGCAACAGGTCAGAGAGCTTTTGCACCGGGTCAGTGACGACTACCGGCACGATATTCTGAAACAGAATTGGCATCTGGATGCGGTTGTAGGTGATAGCAACGTTACCCCGGTAACCGGCGTTGGTAATCCCATACAGCAGCACACGCGTGTTGCGATCGGCACCTGGGGTCGATACTTCTTCGGGATACCCGGAAGCAATTTGGTCCCAAGTGAGCGGGTTGTCCATCAGCCCGTTCTGCTGATTAATCGCGTCCAGCAGCATCGCCCGCGAGGGTTTGTTGTAAAAGCCCACTTAGCCCTCCTGGTCAGTAAAGTGCAAGAGCAGGGTGCCTTGCAGGTTGGTGCATTCGGGCGCTAGCGTCAGTCCAATTACCCACTGGTAATGCGGATTGGTGCCAGGACGGTTTGCCGTTTTGTCAGCGAAGGCCAGTGTAGCATTGGCCAGGTTATACGGTGCTGGGGTCGCACTAACCACCCAGTTCTCAGGAACCACAGTAGACAAAGCGTTCGCAAACGCTGTACTTGCTGCTTGACCTGCGAGAAGGGTCGGAATCCAGGCCGCCAAACGTGTGGCGTCTAAATCGTACGAATATATAACCCCTTGCCCCACCGTGGTGTCTTGGTGCTCAGGGTAGACCAGACCGGTTAAGGTAGGCTGGGTAATCACCGATGCCAACGGCTTGGCGGTGACCAGTTGTAGTATAACGTTCCCACGCCATTCGTGTGAGCTTGCCACGGCAGAAACCGTGTGAGCATCACCCGAGACCGGGGCGTCTTCCAGGTCTTCCGGAAGCAGGTTCAGGTTGTAACGATCGTTAAGCGCGGGAATGAAATCGTGCGTGGTGACCACGTCGATTGCATCGAACGTCAAATCGTCTTTGATGTAGTCGGGTAAGTCTCGACGGTGGTAAGTAATCTCAACAACCGACCCTTCATCACCTTTTAACTTCGACGTCAGTGAGACTTTCGAATCACGCCCATCGACTGAAACCACCTCCGGCAGAGAGATATCAACATCGTCGAAAGTCAACTCGGGATCGAGTCGGTTTTCGTGGTTGATGAGTTTTAGCAGATTCTGTTTAGATTTAAAAGACATCGCGTTAACTCGGTTATGAGGTTTATTAAGGTCAAACGGTTGCTCAACCCCCTGCCAGCATATTAAAGGTGGCGACTGTACTGGGACTGCCCGCTTCGACAAAAAACAACGGCAAAACAAAAAAAAAAGAAGAAAGCATAGAGTGCGGGAATTCCCGCACTCTAACAACGCATGTAATAGTTACGCATTGCTTTGTCCTTAGCAGACCCACACAAGTCCGCCAGTTTGCTTCTCTTCTTCTTTGCCGTACACTGCGTTGATATCGTCAGCCATTTTCTTGCCTTCGTTAAGTACGTTCAACACTTTGTTACGTTCTTCGTTGGACATCATTAACAGCAGGTCAAGCATGTCAGGAGTTTTGGTAGAGCGAGTTTTGTTCATGTTAAAAGTTGCGATACGCATGGTGAAATCCTTATTGTCGATAAACGATAATGGTTAAAAGTAAAGGGAGTATCATACTACTCTCACCTAAGTAATATATATCTGAAATCTTTTTTAATCTAACCAGACAAAAAAAGAAGAAACCCTACTCCAGAAGGAGTAGGGTACGGCTTATTTTGTTTGGGCATCCTGCAACCGTTGCAAGCTCGCCGGCTTATCGGTACGTACTTGACTGGTCAGCACCGGTTCATCGCTGGGTTTGAAGTAGGCACCTGTTATGGCACGGCTAACTAACTGGGTGGGGAAATTGTTCTTCATGTACCAGCCGTATGCTGAACCGAGCACACGAGCAACCTGTGTACATTGCTGACGACTGCGTTTCGGTTTCCGACCGTTTTCCGCACACTTTCTGTCATGCGTGCAGCGGGACAGGTACTCCGAGAATTGCTCACTCACCCATTTGCCGTCCAGGGTAATAAGGCGCTTACCGACAGCCAGTTGAATCTTTGGCGTGATGATAACTAACGCCTTACGACACTTACGCGGTTTTAACATAATGATTCTCCTTAAGGTAACGGCAAAATTAGTCGTGAGGCAACTCACGAGGTGTAGGGAACTCGAAAGCAGGGTGTTGGTTCATATTGACCTCTACCCCGTCGATATACCACTTATGCAACACTTGTAATGTGGCAGCTCGTACCATCGCCTGGTCGGGCGGTGGGAGCATGTTAAGGTGTGCGTTAAACACCTCTATCCAGCATTCCCCGGCTTGCATACTGACGTTCAGGTTAGCAAGCGTGGTGCACAGTGCTTTGGTCGCTGCGATGTTATCGTCACGCAGCTTGGTTAACGCGGCGTGTAAATTTGCGTTTTCGGCTTCAAGCTCAGCCAGTTGTTTACGGAGTCGAGCTTTCTCACCTAGCCAGTTAAATAAGCCCATCAGAAATGTCCTCGTCCACCTGTGGCGATATAAAGCCCACAGTTCTTCACTGCTTCTGGTAATGCCTGTAGGAGTAGAATGACACCACCCAGGGTACGCGGCACACGCAACGCTTCATATTCGCGTCCTGGTGTGCGTACCACATACTCATCCCCTAGTGCAGCCACTTGATAATACTCACCCCGAGCAGGGATGAGTGTCATCATAACCGCATCCGCAGTCTCCTTCCCATCACAGAGAAGGAGGCCCGATTGCAACGCTGCCATTACCTCGGTCGGGGATTTCCCGGCGAGATTAATAGCTGCTGTAGGCATGGTGTTGTTTCCGCAGGAAATGCATATCCGGCAATTCGGCATCTTTGTCGATACGCTGCTCACGGATGAACTCGTCTTCCGTGTGGAACTGCTCGAGCTTCTGCGTAAACTGACGGCTTAATTTGTCCAGCGCTTCATGCGCATCGAGTGGCGACAGATGATCGTTGAGGATACGGGTGGCCAGCCCGTTGAGTTCGCTGATAAACGCCCGACGGTCGTCGAGGTTGTGTTGGGACATCAGCTTAAACATCTCATACTGGCCTGCCGTTCTGGCTTGCAGATTCGTTAAGCTGTGGACTTTCATGGTTTCGATAGCCAGGGCCATCTCGGTAGTAACGTTAGTATCCATTGATTTTCTCCTGTAAGACTTTTAAACGTTGACGAATTTTATAACTTAACTGTACCCCGAAAGCATTGGTTTCCACGACGCGTTGTTCCGTGGATGACTCAGTCAGGATACGTATCGTGCTGGTGTAGTTTTCGAGAGAGTCTACCCACAGCGCCAACTCTTCGTACGCCATCTTGTAACGGCGGTTCTGTTCCTGGAGTCGTTGGTTCTCCCGGAACAGCTGTTGTTGACGTTTGTTGATTAATGACAGTAACCAGTTCAGCATTTACTTTCTCACCAAATAGACGATGTTACGGTTATGGTGCACGCCCGCAACCCAGGTTAAGCGCCAGAACAGACGGTTCTTATCCGGGCAGACCCATTCAATGAAATAGAACTTACCGGCATCCTGGATAATTTCAATTAACGTCCGCAGCTCTTCACGGGGACGGTCCCAGAGCGAACGCAGATGTTCATCGAGCGATTCAGGATGTGCCACGGTAACGATATTGATGGGACTATCTGGCTTATCCATCGGGTAGAGTTTGGTAGGGGTGCCTGGAGTTTCCCACGTCCAGCCTTCCAAACGTTTGCAGGTGTTATACTCGGCCAAGGTTATCAAGTCGTTGGTGACCACCAGGGCTTTAGCATACCACTCATCCCACTCTTCCATGGGAAAGCGTTTGGCAACCGCCATTTTCAACGGATCGAGGTTAATGCTCTCGTCGTTTTGCGGTATACCGTCAATCACGCCCTTCATAAAGGCGCGCTCGCGTTTGGTAAATAAACACAATTGCATGCGATGCTCCTTAAAGGTTGTAGGTGTCGTTTGGAGAAATACCCGGCTGTCCGGTTTTCGGATCAGTCATCCCGTAAAGCATCCACGACATCAGGACATTGTGGTAACCGTAATTATCGGGCTCGTTGTGAACCGCACTGAAGGACTTGTTAGCATGGGCCACCATTAAGGCCATGTCCGTTTCCAGCTGGGCTTCAATCTGTGAACGCCAGCCTAGGGTGTCTTTCAGTTGGACATCACTCGCCATGGACGTTTCGACGATAAATTGGTTGTCCTGCCACTGGGCGTAACAACTTGGGTTGCGCCTTTGAATAGACTCTCTAATCAGGTCACGCGCCAGAGAACTGATATAGTCCTCGCTCAGTGTGAACGTGAGACGTAGGCGTCTTGCGACGATAGTGTTTTCCGGTGCCAAGACGGTGGCAGTCGATGAGACAATGTGCACCGGTCTCGGTAATGCCGAAAGGCGGTCTTCGAGGGTGGTGATTTCTACCGGGAACGACAGGACGGCTAAGGTCCTTTTCAGTTCTTCGTAGTTCAGGTTACCAATCGGGCGATTAATATCCAGACGCAAGGCATGGGGATTCTCGCCATCCTCTACTTTTCTCGTCGCATCTTCCGCTAACACCACAGCGATGGAACGTAAGTTCGATAAGCTTCTCTCTTCGGCAGTGAGTGAGCACATCGTGGAGGTATAACGAAAAACACGTAACTTGTCCATCGATGGCACCATCGTAGGGTGGTCCGACAACAGTATTTTCGCTGCATCATTCAGCGCCGTTTTGATAATCTCAGCCTGTTCCGTACCGGGAGTCAATTTGTGCAGCGCTAAATACGCATCACGCAAGAACGGAAACCACTCAAAATAGCCAGATTCAAAGATGTGGCCAGTGCGTGGAGTGGGCACTTCAACGAGTTCCATTTCATGACAGTTACGTATCGCTTTAAGGGCAAGCGGTTTCAGCATATTGGTGTAGCCGGTAGCAAAATGTGGGGCTTTAAACATGGTATACTCCTTTAGGTATTTTAGTCTCAAGACCACTTCGACGCCATAAAGACGCCGAAGGGCTCGGAGGGGTGTGTTTGCGTCATCAGCCGATGGACACGGTAGCCATGGCCAACGTAGGGGAAAAATCAACACAGGTATCGGTTGGTATCTGGTGCGTGAACATATCGTGATATACCCTCACTATTTGGGCGTGCTTCTGTTGCTCGCCGAGTGTGACGTTATCCGCACATATCGCCTTCAGTGTCAGGATGTAGCCGGCAAACTGTTTCTTCCTTTCATCCGCCGAACTTTGCGAGTGCACGAAAAACGCGAACGGCTTCTCAACCAGCACGACGTTCATAAAGCCTTCTTTCGTCAAACGCAGAGCGGCAGACGTACCGAGCTCCTGCATCGACGTGGCGGAAAAACTCAGCGGATGCCCGTCTGGAATCTCAGACGGAATGACCACTTTCAGTACATCGTTGTGCAAATCGAAACCCATGTTAATTCTCCTTAGCGTATTTCACCACGGTAGATGACCGTCACATCGTGGTCAGCACCGAGCGTGGTGAGTTCAGTAACCAACAGATGACGATGGCAGAATTTTCCTGCCGGACAATAGCACATCAGCGCTATCTCGCCACTGTAGAGTAGTTCCAACAACACATCCGGTTCATCCCGATTGAGTTGTTGAATTTTAGCAATAAATTTTTCGGTGTAGACAGCTTGGGCTGCCTCGTCTTTGGCAGAGTTTTTATACTCCATCAAAAACTCCCAGGTCGGGGCGAGCTTCTTGTTCCCGGATTTGACGGTAATGTCAATCGTTGGGATATTGCGCTCACGGGCTTTGCGCCACTTCGCCATCTGTACCGTCCAGACGTTCAGCACGGTAGCCATGGTGTTACCTTACCCAGATGCTGTACAACGCCCACAGCAACGCGCTAACGCTTGCCAGGAACATGATGAACGCACCTATCATCATTTGCCGTTGGTAGGGATGCAATATCTTCCAGTGCTTGTAGCAGTGTTGCAGTTGGGCAAGCTTCATTCCTGCGATAGGTGCGGATAAAATCAGTACCACCCAGTAAACAATATACATAGCGTTTCCTTGCGAAAAAAAGAAATAGCAGAAGCTCATCAAGATAATATCTATCTGAGCTTCTTTGGCATACAGGTGGGCTTATTCGGGCAACAAGTCCCAACAGATGATTTGATCGATTGCACCGCTTGAGGTTTTCAGTGCACGCATCCCGAAGGTGACATTTGCATTACGGTCTTCCAGTAATCCCTGTACCATACGGGCATGGGGACCCCACGGACGCAGTTCCCCGGTGGCCTTTCCTTTTACCTTATCGATGCGGATGTTGTCGATAGCCGCACAGACGTTTTGCACATCGATAGAGGTTACCGCACGCATGAAACGGTCTTGGCTTTCCGGAATCTGAAAGCGATGGTCGTGATACGGGTCCACTTCACAGTACACACGCGGCAGACGACGAATGCTACGTGTCAGGTGGGCAATGTCCCCGTTGTACACACGATCACCCGCAGTCAAGTTGCCAAGGTCTAATAAGGTAACCGTGTAAAACTTACCGCCTACGTCTTCGCCTTGTCCGGTGATGGTTAAGCCAGTCACGTTATTCTGCTCCATTACCCTTCCCCAAATTTTCCAAATGTTCAATAACGTCTTCTACAGCAAAGCTCAGTAAGCGATCTTTACCGACAAAGTTTTCACAGCTGGCCATAGAGCTGACGGTGAAGTACCACTGGTCTTGCGCCTCACCGTAATTCAGGCCGTAGCACACTTCACGTTTACGTGCCAGTTCATGGATTCTGCCCAGTGCCGTGATAAACGCCGGGTCGGTTGGCGTGTTGTAGTAACCTTTGACGAGACCGTTGTTATTTTGTTCCACGTACCTTTACTCCTGTAATGTCAAAGCCGCGCTCGAGAAAACGTTCCGGCTCGAACAGCGCTTCTTGGAAAATCGATTCTACGATGGCCGCTAAGCGGCGAGCACCGAGGTCATCGTGTAAGTTGGCTTCCACGGTTTGTTCGGCAATGAAGTTGTACGTGTCGTCATCGTAGTGGACGCTAACACCTTCAATCTTCAAAAGCTTAATCATAGCGTGGAACTCGCTGCTTGGCAGACGACAGATAGCTTTGATGGCACTGGCATCTAGCTTCTCAAGGTTCGCTCTTAATGAGAAGCGTCCCTGGAGTTCGGGTAGGAGTTTAGAAACAGGCGCTTCAGCAAACGTCCCAGCAGCCACAAAAAGGATATTGGTTGTGTTGATACCACTGTACAATCCCCCTTCCACCATCTTCAGTAAACTACGTTGTACCCCACTGCGGGAAACGTGCGTACGTCCGGTGGTATCGGTTTCAATCAGTTTGTCGAACTCATCGAGGAACACGACCCCGAAGTTTTCCACGAAATCTTTGCCGTTGCAGTTGTCAAGTGCTGCCAGCTCTTTTTTCGTGATAACTGAGGTGCTACGTTTACGCGCTGTGTCATTGGGTGACTCGACCTTAACGGTCCAGAGTTTCTCGTCGGCGAATTCCGTGAAATCGCGTACTGACCAGAAAGACTCCATAAGGTCACGATACCCCTCATCCACCGATAAGTGCACTGCCATCTCGAGAAAGAAGTGATTCTGATCGAAATAGCGCCATTCAATACCCGGCGGAAGACGTTCTTCTTCGCCGTTAAACGTAAACGCGGCATCAAACCAGTCACTGCCGGAGACACAAGCCGCAACGGGATTACTGCCGAGCAGCTCGAGGCCCTTGTTCACATAGGTTACAAGCGGAGCCACTGACCCGACGAAACCCATGAACTCACCTAACAGTTCCGGTTTGGTTTCCAGCATTTCTTCGAAATCGACGTCGGTATCGTTCACATCCAAATCATCCGGACTGGTGAAGGTCTTGCCGGTCAGCTTTTCAAACAACGCGTGTGCCTTTTGAGCTGCCTGACCTAGGCTTGTGCCCGGGGTAATTTCGAGCTCACGCAAATCAAAGTCATCGTATTCAATCTCTTTGAGTGCGCAGTACCCCACCAGAAAGGCCCGCATGTAATAGATGTTCTGAAGCAGCTTGTATTCTTCGTCGCTTGGAAACAGACCGAGGGATTTCAGTTTAGCTTCGTGGGCCTTTTTGGCTTCACGATAAAGCTTTGCGTCACTCGCGTGCTTACGATATTCCGACTCTTGTTCCTCACGACGTTTCACTTCCCACTCTTCGGCGGTATAACGCGGCGCTTCCTTGTTGTCCTGCTCAAGGGCCATCCCGGTACGCAGTGTCACGTACCAGTCCGGTAAGGCGGTGGCCTGCGATAAGCCAATCAGGTCATCACCGATGGTGTTAACGTTACGGCCCACGTAACCGGTCTCAGAGAAACCGGTCATGTCAAGTTCCAGTACCGGCAATCCGAATTGGGTGCGCAGTACACGCATTAATGCCGTTTTCCCGGAACCTGTCGGGCCTATCAGTAACAGGTTCTGCTTACGCACACTGCCCCGATCGCCCAGCGTTAACTGAGCAATACGGATACGGTTACGCAAGGCAATCGCCAACATCTTTTTCGCCAGTGATTGTCCGTAGACATACTGGTCAAAAACTTTGACGATTTCCACGGGGGTTAAGTTTTCCATAGTTCACCATCAGCAAGTTAAGTTGGTCGCGGGTGATACTCTCGATGATTCCCAGGGGCTTATCATGACTCGGCAGTTTGAGTTCTAAGCGGACACTGGGTGGCACGAGGGTATGAATATACGCACGAATTGGTGGTGTGACTTTCAGGTTTTCCGTCACCTGGGTAGTTTCCTGGAGGTCCGTTACGTGCTTTAAGAGCTCTTTCAGGTTATGAAACGCAAGATGCTCAATCCGCCCGGCGGACACGGTGGCTAACGTGACCGGTTGCTCACTGAAGATGCGACAGCAGATTTCCATCGTCAGTTCGCGGCGCAAGCTTTCTGGCAAGCGCGGTAAGATGCTCGCTTTCACCGAGTCATCATCACAGGCGAAGTAGAGTTGTCTTGGCGTCATGCCAATGGCATCACACAACTCAACCACGTTGTGGTTACCGGCCTTAAAATAATCGCTAACGATTTGACTGTAGCGTGCACCTTCGCTGTGTGGAGCAGGTGGGGCAGAAATAAAGCGCCGCACCAAATGTTTAATCGGGTTCATTATTCACCTTCAAGAACGTGTTTGGAGACCATGTGATAATCGTCACCGACACCACGCACAATGCTTACGCTGGCATCAAACTTCTGATGGTCGGCCATCAGGCTGATAATCAGCTCTTCGCGGGTACGTGGCCAGACGGTTAACGGAATATGGGTTTCGGTTTCAAGCACACCGGACGCCATAAAGTTTTCAATCAACCGCTGATCGGTGGTTTCGTTAGCGAAGTCGTAACGTTGGTTCGGCGAGCAGAAGAACGCAAAACCAATATAGTCTTCTTCACTAACTTCTTCTGGCTTAGTGTGGTCAACCAGAGTTTGGATATGCTCGTTAAAATCGTTCAGGGTGTAGTCATCCAGTGACAACACGGCTGAGGTTGCTTCGACGCCTTCGGCACCGTTAGCAAAATGGCACATCCATAACTGCCAAGTGCGGGTATCTTCAAACAAGGTTTCCGCTAAAGCAGCGCTGGCAGTGACACGTACATCACGCGTCACGGTGTACTGGAAGCCACGGCCGCCGTACGGTTGTAAACGGCGGTTAGACGCACCAATAAATGAGATACGACCCAGAGCGTTTTCGGTGACCGTGCGGGCGGTTTCCGCGTGGGCTTGTTTCGGGTTATATTTTTTATTCCGCGCTTTTTTCTGCTTAGCCATGTTACCAGGATTCTCCTTCAATGGGGTTCTACTACAAGATGGGTTGGTGTTGTTAAAAATCATCACTCTCTGCTAACGCCCGGGCTAAGAACTCCCAAAACTCGCAGACCCGGTCTACCACGTCATCGTCTGGACGGCGATTGAGCTTCACAGTCCAGGCCGGATACGTAGTGTCAGGGCGATTCTGATGCTGAGGACGGCCGAACGTCATGGTGATGCGCTCTCCGTCTTGCGTGGTCTGCCAGGCAGCATAAATCGCTTGCAGCATTTTAAGACCACGTTCAGTCACCACAAAGGTCATGTAATGCGGGGTACGGGTACGCGGTTTTCCTTTCTCAACGCGTATCATCCCTTCACACGACCACACGGTGGCAATGTCCGGCACTTGCTGGAAATGGGCAATGGCTTCTTTCAGGCGGCTACGTGCCATCTGACCATTGTCAATCATCTCTTGCGTCCGCTGCCGGAATTCCGTTAATTCTTTTTCGCTAACAACGGAGTTCTCGAACATAGGTACCACTCCTTTTTACTGTCCTAAAAAATTAAATGACCTACTCGCCAAAAAAGGCGAGTAGAGTTAATAAGTACGCCGTTCTAACTTACGCGGTTCAAGGCGGTTATGGGTATAGAAGCGAATATCACCCGGGAGATGCTTATTTTCAAAATAGAAGGTAATCCGTTTGTGAATGCAACGATACGCATAGCCTTCCAAGTCCATTGTAACAATGGGGGCCGTCTCATCTTCGAAATGGCGTTTGACCGTAGAGTCTTCTTTGGTAAGCAGCTTGTAGTAAATCACACTGCCTTCGCGCTTCACGACTATAAAGCGTGGAGCCACATCCGGCTTGGATTTAGGAAGCTCACCTACGCGGGTTAACTTAAGGGTTTGGTTGTCGCGGGCATAGTGCAGGTTAGCCGGTTTCGGTAAACCTTTAAAACCCACTAACACCCCTTTACGCAGATGTTTGGCATCGTAGCCTGCCACATTCATGACGAGCGGCTTCGGGTAAAACTCCGTTGACGACAAGTCTACCAGGAACAAGATGTTTTTGTTACGGGCATGAACGCGATGAGTGTAATGCATGATAAAACTCCTTCAGGGAAATGGGGGAGAGATAACAGTTCTCCCCTTAATAACATCTATCTGAAAAGAATTTCGTTAGAGCATGACCTGGAGCGGATCAGTGAGGCTTGGGTTCAACGTGATGTTTGCTGTCCAGGGTGAAACTGTTCGGGCCGGTGCAGTGCGCCACTGCCCACATCCATTGACCGGTTGCCTGATTCTGCCAGGAGGCCAACCAGACACCATCAACCACATCCGTGGTATCCACTTCGGGGTGGAACAACATGTATTCGTTTTCTTCCGCATCCAGAACCACAAACTGGCCTTCTTCCATGCGATCGAATTTTGCCAAGCCAACGTCAACCTGAACCGGTTCGTCTTGCGGGTCACCGGTTACCGAGTGCCCAAAGTCAACGATTTTCGGTAGGTCTTTGTGAATAGCGCTAAGCCACATTCTGTATTTCCTCTTGTGTTTGGTTTGTACATATACAAACGTGTTGCTGTATAAAAAATAAAAAAAGAAAACCTACCCCGAAGGGTAGGTCTTGAATTACACGTCTGCTTCGCGGTCATCAACCAGGACACTGGTGATAACATAGCGAGCCAGGCGCTGAATGGCCGCGTCAGTTTCTTGCTCTGTTGGGTTCGGGTCAACCGGTGCCACAAACGTTTTACCGGTCTCGCGCAGTTGCTCCGCGTAGGCTTCCGCCGCTTCATCAAACCCTGCACGTAACCCGGCTACTGTATCGAGGATGTCATCGTTGGGGATGATGCTCTCGGACAGTATCATTTGCGCATCGAGCGGTTCTACCGAAGTGAAGTTGAGTTCATGCAGTAAAGCCACATGCGAGGCGTTGGTGCCGATAAGACCAGAGAGCAGTTTCTCGAAATCATCGAGGCTGACATTCTGGCGTTCATCGCCGGTTAGCATAGCGTAATAGCGGTCCATGAGCAGTTGCGGGGACTTATCGGCTTCGTCACGTACGCGGAGATCGAAGTCATGTTGAGGCAACTGCTCGAAGTCAATAACTTCCATCGTGCTTCCTCTTTAGGTTAAGGGTCATACAATGACCCTATACACGATTATTCGTTTGGCACGTTGCGGGTAATCAGCAACTCGCCCGCTTCTTCCACCAGAACTTTACCGAGGAACATCTGGTGGTCTTTGATGCCGTCACGGGCTTTAGCTTTGCTAATGAGCTTATCAATAGCACGCTGATGCGGACGGGTGACTTCATCAAACGGGTAAACAATCAGCAGGGAATGGTTTTCATCAATCACTGCGTGGAAATCCGGCGGGGTGGTATCGCCAATCGCATAGACCACTTCTTTAGAGCGAGACAGAGTACGATTAATTTGCATGGTTTTCTCCTTTAGGGGTACGAGGGATCGAGTAAATGTAACTTTGAATGGTAAAGCCTAACGTGGATAAGTATTTCAATTGGTCAGTTAATTCACCGTCTTCGACTTCATCGGTGTAACAACCGTACGCGTACTGACCGGTTAAATAGTTAAAAGCATCCAGCGCACGTACCAGGTCTTGCCCGGACTTTGCATGGCACCCAGCAAGCGTAATGGCTTGGGGGTCACCGAGTTGGGTGGTAAAGAGCAACGCGTCACCGTGTGGACTTGGTAGGCGGTTCACCATGGCCGTGCCCTGTCCTACTTGCCTGACGAATATCTTCATCTGTGGAAAGCGCTCCGCCATGCTAAAGAGCTTCTCACGTTCAGGTTCGCTTAACACGGTATCGATTTCAAGCCCCTCCGGACGGGGGAGCTCGTAACCGCCTTCTTTATACATCCGCACTGAGCGCCACACACAGCCAAGCTTGGTGTGCAGTTCCAGTTCGTCGTTGTGTGTGTAGATAAAGACATCGTCTACGTCCAGCAGGTCTGCCATTCCTGCCAGCAACGGAAGCTCGGCGTTCGGCACATCGGCATCAGCAATAAGCGCTGAATTGCCATAGCGACGTACATACGCAAAATGGCCACCGCCTAATTCGAGGATGTGTTTGGTTTCACCCTCATTCATTTCCCACGAGCGAATACGCAGTACGCCACGACCCATCGGCTTGTCGTACGTACCGTCTTCGACTTCTTTTGTAATCTCACGCATCACAATACCTCGATAGTCTTTTCATACATGTAGCTTTCAGGAACGAAGCCATGGCTGATAAGCCAGATAACCCGATTGTCACGCCCATTCACTCGCGAGGTGTATACCAACATATCCCCCTTGTTCAGGGTTGCCAGGATATTAGACATTACTCGCGAGAAGTCACGATCGGATAACGGCTCTCTATGGTCGTCTGAATAAAAGGGTGCGGAAACTATCCAACGTTTCTCGCCACGACTTATCAGAGTCAATATCTGACGACCACTTTCGAGTACCAGTAGCGCCAGCTTGCCTCCTTCGGTCAACGCACGGTGCACCGCACCGGAGTTTTGGAATATGGACATTGCCATATTGACAAACGATTTTTGACTACGGAACAGTTGCCCTACATTCAGGGTAAACCGTTCGGGATCGGGTACCGGGCCTGGAACAATGGGGCGTGCGTAGTTAACCGTACTGATTGGTAACCCCATTGAGATATACGTCTCGTCGTACACTGAGCTATAACTGACAACACTCGGACGATTGGTATAACGCAGAAGCCGGTCAATAACCCGTCGTACCGCCATTCCCTCTACCCGGGTAATGGCCAGAATCTCCAGCATAAACACCGAGTCCTGAACCAGCAAAGTCAGGGCACGTTCTTCGTTGATAAAGTAACCGAAGATACGCAACACTGGACCTTCTGTACGGTGGTAACGGGCCGCCGTTTCTTGAAAAAACTCACAGTTAACCTCTTTGAGCCAATTAAGGTCAAATAGCTTGTTGGTTTCTTCCACCAGGCGGACATTAGGCATTGAACCTCCTATGCGATTGAGTAGTGGTACGTGACTACCTCGTGCTTGATACCGTCATACGGGGGTATCGTCGCCTCGGCAGCCAAGGCAATGGACAAGCTTTTCTTTTCTTTCGCACAACGCACAAGTAAGGCATGGAAATGCTGAACAAACTCTTGCGCGTAATCTATTGACCCTACCCGATAGGCCGAGATAAAACCTTCACTTACCAGGGTCTTCTCGTTAAGGGTGCTGTAAAACAAAGCACTTGTTAACACGCGCTCGGTAAGACGCAACTGAACATCAATCGCTCCTGCTGCGGCATTGGCCAGTAAGTCTTCCGGGTCATCCATCACACAACGGGCCAGTTCACACAGTGCCACAATCTCTTCAAGCGAAGTGTGGTCTTGTTGCTGGACACCGTCGACGTCAAAATGCACACGCTCTGGGTCGCTAATCGTAAACTCGATGCGTTTACTGACCAGTTTCAACCCAAGCCCGGTCATCATGGACTCCAACTCACGGCCGTCTTTGCCATCCGCCACCAATTCCAGATAGCGTACGTCCAGTTCACGTTGCAGGGCTTTCCATTGGCGAAAGGGCTTATCGGACAATGGGGTAATCCCGCTGATATAGTAGTGTTGGCCACTCCGCTGGCCGGTAAAGTACATCAATACCCGGTCAGTGTTAGAGACCACCAGGTAGTGTTCGTCATGGTCACTCAAGCCACGTAGGCGTTTAATGGCATCCCATACCTTTTCAAGGCGGGCTGGTCGACCATTAAAATCCACAATAATCTGGTCGTCGCTGACGTGGTATTGACGTAGTTTCATTTTAAAATCCCAATGAGTTCATTGACCTTGCCGCGTTTATCGGCTTTAGCACCAATATAACGACCCACTTGTACCGAGACCCAGTCAAACCCGTAATAGATATCACGAGTCAGCAGCGTGTCAGAATTCGACAGCACCACCTTACAACCGCGTTCAGTTGTGGATTTCAACAGCTTAGCCAACAGTCGATGATGGTGTTGGTTAAACGCCTCTTTGTGATACTGCGCAAAGGCGGCAGTTTTCGTGGTCGGTACGTACGGTGGGTCAGCATAAATCACTGAGCCTGCCGGCGCACTCGCCAGCGAGTCTTCAAAGGTTTCACAACGGATGTGAACCTCGTGCTCGCGACACTTCTTCGAAAAGAACTGAATCTCCTCTCGTGGCAGATAAGGGTTGGTGTGTTTGCCGTACGGGACGTTATAGCCTCCCGATTGGTTATAACGACACAAGCCGTTAAAGCCGTGGCGGTTTAAGTACAAGAACATGGCAGCCCGGTCGATACTGTCTTCGACGGCGATACGCTTCTCATTGAACTCGGCTTTAATGTCGTTGTAGGATGCGCCATTGTTGCCTTTTGCCCATAACTCGGTACAGGCTTCAATCAGGTCGTGGGGGGCGACACTTGCCACCTGGAACAACAGAATCAAATCCGGGTTACTGTCCGACAACCGATACTGGTCGTAGTGGGTGTTGAGAAACACCGAGCCACCACCAACAAACGGTTCAACCAGACAGCTCGCTTCCGGTAAGACCTTTCGCAAGTGGCCAATCACGCGTCCTTTCCCGCCGACCCACTTTAACATTGAACGTTGCATTTATACCTCTTCGAGGGTAGGTCCAATGTGGTTGGATGCCAAACCCAGTTTATTCTTGGTACGCTTCCAGCTTACCGCCTCAGGTTGGAACTGGATTCCCATGGTCATGGCCAGTGAAGACCAACGTAATACGTTACCAAACAAGTGTGTCGCAGCACCGTTGTTGACAAACGACGTGGCCAGTAAGGCTTCGTGGGTTTCCCCGGCGATTTGCAAGACCTTCGCCACCAGGTTACGTCCAATACGGGCCTTACGATAATTGGCATCAACGCCCAGACCAGTCAATGACACACCATCCCAGGTGTTGTACTCAAGCTGTGCCAGTCCTTTGATGATGCCGTCCTCGCGCCAGATAAAGGTGCGGTAATGTCCCATACGCGCCCGTTCAATCACTTCTTCCGGCAGCAGGCTACTGAAGATACTGCGCCCGAACGGGTCACCCTGGGCTTCATCGAGCATGGTAAAGCCGATGATACGCAACATCTGTTGCACGTCGTTTGGTGTGACATCGTGACTGTCAAGGCCAGTGACCTCTTTGATACGCGCATCCACCGTGACGTCACGGTACAAACGGGTATCAGCTGACCAGTTGCGTTCTACCTCCACAAAGCCATAACGCGACAGACGCGTGTACATGGCGTCGGATTCACACAGCAACATAATGTCTTTGGTACCGGTGTGGTCCATTAACAAATGAAACGCGATAGGGGAGAAAGCCCCTTTCTTGATTTCCTGCATGTGGTGACAGACAAGCGTCGCATCATCCGGGGTACCGGTCACGGCGAAATACCCAGAATCGACACCCTCAATGGCGTACGAGAAGACGCTGACTTCGCCATCTTTTAAGAAGCGATTCAATTGTTTTACTGCTTCGCTGTTGGGTTCGAGCGCTTCACGCATTTTGCGTGCCCGATCGCTTCCCCACAAAACCCTACCGATGCTATACATTTCAAAAACCCCAAAGTGTGTGTTCTACACAAAAAGGTAAGCAAATGTAAAAAGGGAAAAAATAAGGGGAGTTTCCTCCCCTTTATTCTTTACCAGCTACCGGCTGGGGTCTTGGGACCGTCCATGTGGATGGTATCAATGAGCGACTTTTCTTTTTCGCTACTGTTGCCATGCAGGCGGCGTCGAATATAGAGCGCCACCGGTTGGACGGCACGGAACAACACTTCTTGTTGCGCAGCCGTACATTGCTCATCGTAAACGACACGGTCGCCCAGATAGCACACATAGCCGGTACGATCGCCGTCGATATAGTTGAGTTCGACCGGACTGAACGAGAACTCACCGTACGGCTGGAGAAGATTATCAAAGAAGCTTGCCGCTTCCAGATACGGGCCGGTGTGACATTCGGATTCGTTCACCGCCAGACGCGCCAGTGCGGCGACATGCAGGGGCAGGGTATTGATACGCATCGTGCGCAGTGCACGGGTGGTAGCAATCGGTTTACCGTTGTGGGTCACGACGAACGTGTGCGAGTTTTTGTCCGCATACACGGTAAGCTTAAACGGCGTATGGGTAAGCTCAACGATCGCCTCACCAAATACCGCCAAGCGTGGTGGTGTCAGTAATGGATCAGTAACCGTTTCGGTTTGTTCTTCGACAACCGGAGCCTGTGGTGCTTTGGTCTCTGCCGGAGCCGGAACTGCTTTAGCGGTACGTTTTTTGCCTGGGGAAATAGCCATGGGTAAATACTCCTTTATGGTTTAGAGTGCAAAGAATTGCGCGTTGAAATCATGACGATCGCGTTCGATACGGTTTAAGTGGATAACACCGCCGACGCATTCGTTACACAGGAAAATCTGCGGTTCGTGGGGATTGGTGTCATAACCTGACCAGCCGATAGCATCAGCACGGGTCAGCGTACAGCCACAATCCACACAGGTAACTTTGTTGTGGTAGAGCTCATCCACCAAAGACTCATGGCAGCTCAGGCACAGGTAGTGCTTGTCACTGCGTGCCTCGGTTTGCTGAATGATAAAACGGTGGGCAGTTTGCCCCGGTTTCAAATGCTTACAGCGACTGTCACCGACGGTGACGCCGTGCTTGATATAGCCATGGATGTGCAATGGTTTCATTATCTGCTCCTTAACGTTTACCTAATGACAGCCCCGTACGCGAACCGATGTTAATACGGTGCGGGGACTTCATGTATTGATAGCCGGATTCTGCAACCACCGTGTAGCGTGGCTTGCCCAGTCGTGAGGTCAGGGTCAAGGTATAGCTAAGACGGATAGCATCGGCAATACGTAACATTGTTTCCAGCGAGACATTCTTACCGTGGCCGTTCTTCACGGCGTTCAGGGTAGAGTAGGAGACTTGGCACAATTTGGCAATCTCGCGCTGGGTGACCTGTTTGTTAAGGTCAGTCAGAATGTACGAAAGGTGAATCAGAAAAGTTTCTTTGGCACTGTGTACAGCAGGGTGATGTTTGCGCATGAGATAGTCCTTGATAGTCGTTGTAGGATAATGGCGTGACTTTCTCACGCCGGGTATTATTTACGGAAAAGGCGACGCAACCATGTCGGTCGGCCGGTGGTATCGTAGTTCAAAATGTTATCCGTGTAGAGCTGGGTAATCAGCTCATCGATGTTGAAGTCCTGAGCAGCGTAGGTTGACAGTGCCTCTTCGGAGATGCCAAGCTGTTCAGGGCTAAGTTCGGTGTGGGTTTTTAATTTCGCTAAAAACGCTTTCTTCCAATTTGACAGACGCAGTTGAAGTAAACGTTCGGCTAACACCGGGCTATTGCAATCGGGGATAGGTATCATAAATGCTCCTTGGTTTCAGATTTAAGCTGGACAATTTCCAACCTTCACCAAGATGATATATATCCGAGATTATTTTACATACCACTTAACCTTAGCGTAAAAAAGTAAAAAAGCCCCTTACCCGAAGGTAAGGGGTGGCTGTTACGCCGCGACTGCTTTCTGGGTACGTGCCCAACGCTCAGCAATGTGCGTCGCGATAGTCAGTGTCGTCATAGCCGGATCAGAGGTTTCGTCAAACTGCAACCAGTCGAACTTGTTGCCGCCTTCGGTGAGTATCTGGAAAGCGTACTTATAACGCTCACAGGCTGCCTGCCACGCTTCAGGTGAGACGAACAATTTCGCACTGACCGATTCATCCCAGTCAACGCCCTGCTCTGCCAGACGCTTCTGAGTGCGTTTAACGGCAGTCTCGTAATCGACTTGCATCGAGACATAAATCTGCGGTGCGCCTTCGAGATTACAGATATTGCTGCGAAACACTTCTTCTTTACCCGCTTCGCCCTGATTGGCGATGGTCACGGGTGCCCAGCGATCTAGCAGTACCACGTCGTACTGCGGGACGATAAACTGTAACGTGTATTCAAAATCTTTGCACATGGCCTGAGCCACAACAGCATCGTTCATCCCCATCACCAGTTGGCGACGAGCGAATTGACCAGTCTCGGAGGCGGACGACGGATGGTTAACCATCCCGACCCGCAAACCAATACTTTCTAAAACTTTTTTTACTTTCGCAACCAGTGTGGATTTACCGGAAGTATCTGGGCCGTCAAAGGCCACGGTTAACGTCATTATGTTCCCCTAATGTAAAGCGGTGGTTCGTTCACATAATGTACACAACCTGTAAAACAAAAAAAAGAAGGTACCCCGAAGGGTACCTGCTAAGGTTAGTCGAGTCTGATTTCCTGTAGGAATAGCTCGATGTATTGGTTGTTACGTGGGTCGGTCACAAAGCGTTGGGTATTATCCCAGCCGCCACGGAAGTTACGGGTTAAGGTGAGTTTACCGACTCCCCGTTTTACGTCCCGCACATGACGACCCCGGAAGGTCATACAGACTTCCACTGTGGGGTATTCGACGGTGCTGCGAGAAAGCTCCATGGTGAGCTTACGCTCAACCCGGATAAAGTGTTCGTACGGCACCGGCATACGCGGCGTACTGTTCCACTGCACCATTCGCGGTGGATAGAAGCCTTGTGGGCGACCGGTGTCATGATCGCGACACACACCCCACAGAACCAGGCACGCGTGGAGCAGCGGGTCGTAGCGTTTAATTTTTTCTTCATCTTGCTCAATCAAGCCGAGAATAAAATCTTGGTTGTTGGCATGGTTGCGGAAAAAGCGCTCAGCGGCATTCTCATAAAGCGAACGGTTAAACGAACGGGGCATCCAGACTTTTTCTTTGGCAGCGTTTAAGCGCTTGTAGTTAAAGTTGTCCATCACCATATCGATAATACCGGTGGCTTTATTGACCAATACCCCACGCGCATCGTTCGTGTCCGTCTGGCCCACAAAGTAGTGCGCCGTGTAATCACTGTTCGGGGCATCGAGAGTAAACACATGGGTGTAGTCGGACTGTAACATCACATCTTTGATAGCTTGACGAAGCAGAATTTCAACGTTCATTTATTTTACCTTTTTTGGGTGTGGCACACTTTATCCGGTGTGCATCGGAGGGAAAGGCGGTGTTGCCACCGCCGGTTAGTTTAAGCCAGTTTCAACAACGTCAGGATATCCCATTCGGCGAGCAGCACTTTTGAGGTCTGCCACTGACGATCGGGATATTCTTTTTTGAGGATTAACTCACTGTCGTTGGTGCGTCTAAATTCGTGGGTGACGGTAACCACCCCGGTCATGCGTGAGAAGGTGATACGGCGAAAGAACGAGATGGGGATACCGTTAATCACGGCCTGCATTCTTCCTGCCCAACTCGGTACTTCCCACACATCTTCCTGGTGGGCGGCTGTGCCGACGTGGGTGGCGATATGCGCTTCACGCAGCTTGAAGTACATGTTGTCGCGCAGTTTAAGGGCAGTACGGTCTTTGGCCATAAACCGTTCGAACTTGGTATCGTTCCTGACAATATGCTTAAAGAAATACATAGCACATTCATCACGCAGGATATTACGCCGAGCAAGACGTGCGTCGTTAGGACGGGCGTGCGGGCGTTTACAACGATGGAACAGTCGTACGATAACCCCATCCTCGACCGCGACCACAAAATAAATCGTCTCCAGTTTATCGTACATCAAGTGTACCGTCGCCTTACCGAGATAAACAGTCGGTAGCTCCATCTCCTTCACACGAGGGAGCGCGAGTAACTTGGTAAACTCCATACCGATTTTGGCGTAAGTGGCTTTCATAACTTTTCTCCTATTGAGAGTATAGACGTGCTTAACCGGCACGTATCGGTTTTAAAATAAAGAGGCGACCCGAAGGTCGCCTGGGTCATTAATTGTTATTCATTCGGCGAACGGATTCAGCGTACTCTTTCAACACATCGTCCCCCGTCGGCCAAATGGTCAGTGGGTAGGTTTTCTCGACGCACAAGCTCCGTCCACCCCGTCCCGAAATCCGAATATCGGCAAAGCAGTGACGATTAATTTTGTCACCGTCCGTTATTAAAAGGTTCGGTACGTTGTTGTGACTAAGTGTCCGACGAATGTGGTACACTTCACCATCGAGGTTCCCCCGACACTCGTCTGACCAGAACAACCGGTCAGGTAACCCGGTTTCCCGTTCGTTTACCCCAACGGGGGTACGTGGGTTGTCAATCGCTGCCAACACCACCCGGTTTAATTCAGCGAGTTGACGAAGGAAGAACCGCACCTGTAACAGTCGGGCCTGGTCGTGGCGAAACAACACCATATCGTCACGCGAGCGGGCAAGCCTCACGAAAAAGTAACGCGATATTTCTGCCCGTAGCATCTCACAAACCCTGTCCAAATCCGACCACTCTTCAATATTCGCAACCACACTGCGAAACATATCCAGTTTCATCAGACCGATAGCGTGGTTAGGATATAACAGCGCGGCTTGAGTAGAGACCGTGCCAGTGGTACGGGTGTAGTGCAACACCAACAGGCGATTATTGGAGTCGCGGTCAGCCACAAACTCACGGACGATTTTCACATTCTTACCGTCCAGGAACTGGGCTGCTTTTTCTACGTCGTATTTAATCATGGGTTTTTACTCTCTGTTAGTTAGGAGCCTCTTGACCGGGGCTCGACGGTTTAAAATAAACAGGCGACCCGACGGTCGCCTGTTTTACTACTTCGGTTATTCTTGATCGCTCGGCCGGTCTTTGGTGACTTCCCCCGTCGGCATCATTGCCTTCGACGCATGCGGAGATTCCATACGGGACGGAGGGAGCCAGGCATCCAGAATACGTTGCACACGTTCTTCTTCCATAAACACTTTTATACTCGGCCATTCAGCCACGGGATACGTGTACCTCAGCGTCAGCTGTCCGTTTTCACGCAGCCTTTTAACCGCGACGCCGTCCAGGGAGAACGCGTACGTCACCCGGACACGGTCAGACGTCCGGCCTTCCACCATCATCATGTCACAACTCACCTTCAACGGAACGTGGTTGTGTGATGCACGCAAGTCCATCTTGCCCAGTGGCTGGAAATCGAACGGGTCACCGGAGTGCGCCGCACCGAGCATCCGGCTGTAAATCTGTACGAAGTCCAGCAGCTGAGCAAACAGCGGGGCCAGTCGAGACAGGGTCGTCCAGTCTTTTTCGTGATACGCGCTGATGGCCTCGGGCTTACGGGCTACCAGTTTGAAGAACTGGATACTGGCTTCGTTCTTAATGGCCATCAAGACACGCTGGGCATTAGCTTCGGGCGACAGCTGAATGTTTAAGCGGGGGGATGTTGTCAACGGTTTCGTTTCACCGGACACCACATCTACGAGGGATAGGCTTAATCGTACGATGTTGGGATGATTGGCTTTAACGTGGGACTCGCGAACTTCCAAACGTTTACCGGTAGTGTTTGAAACGATATCGAAATGTGTCAACATGATAGTTCTCTCTTAGTTAAGGGTGATGCGTTTTAACCGACGCACAACGGCATAAAGATGATTGCTACTGTATAAAATCACCGCTTTTTAGGCGGGACACGTTCATCGTAATCACGAAAAACGAGTTCATAAATCGGTTGGTGTCGCGGGTCGTCTACAAACTGTTTCACCGTCGGCAGTTCCTTTAAGTTATACTGGCGGTTGATAGTGGCCGCGAAGGTGCCACTACGCCAACTGGGAAAACCAAAGTTCACCACAAACTCCACACTCTTATTGACGTAACGCATTTCCAATGAACGGGTCACCTGCACCCAGCGTCGTATCCCGTTCACCATAATGGTGGTGGAGATGGTCGAGGTTAGTGTACGGAATGTCGGCCACTGTTCAAACTTCTCGGTGGGCCATTGCAGATACGCTGCGCGTTGATAGAGATCGAGTAGGGTATAGAAGAACGGGTCGAGAGTTTTTATCATCACTTTGTCGCGTTTCTCTAAAGCGTTCACCAAATCAATATCACCACAAGCATGTTGAAAGAAGTAGTGGTGTATCTCTTCCTCGAGATTGAAGACAAACGAGTAGGGCATGAAGATGGGTTTACGTTTTGTACTGCCGGACACCGCCTTATTCAAGCGGTGGATTATTCTGCCGCTACGGCGTTCAACCAACACCCCACATGCGCTATTCTTCGGTCGGTTATCGGTAAAGTAATACGCCGCCCACGGGTTGCCAGGAATTTCTAAATGATACACCAGTTCCAGAAACGGGTTCTCCAACACCTCACTGATATTGCGACCCACGGTTTTCTTTAACATAACGACTTCCTCGATAGTCTGGTAAAAGAATAGGATGTATTCTCACCTAAATAATATCTATTCGAAAAAATATAAGATGTACCCACCCCGAAGGGTGGGTACTGCTCATTGGTGCACCACTGTCGGTTCAGACCACTGGCCTTCCGTTTTCGGAAGTTCCAATCCTGCAACCGCTGCATGGTGTACCACGATAGGAGTCAGTGCGCGTTCTGCCAAATAGTGCTGAAGACGGTAAGCTTCTTTTTCCGTATTCACCACCACCAACTCCGCACGACGCATCATCTCGATAGCGGCTTCGGCTTCTTGTTGGGTAGGGGCACGCGAGGTTCCCTGTGCGACTGCTACCAGACGCTCACGGCCCATGCCGCAAACATTACAGTAGTCGTCACGCAAGTCTACCAGGTTTTCCCGGTAGTCACTGACCGCCACACCGTCTTTCAACAAAAAGCGATACGGTGAGTCCCGACGCATTCGGTACACCACACACACCGCCTTGTGAAGAATCCCACGAATGTGGTTAAATCGGTTAAGGCTTTTGGGTTTGTCCATTCCTGTCACTTTGCAGGCAATATCCAGCACGGTCGTCATGTGGTATAGGCGACTTACCCCTTTACGGCGTACGCAAACCTGAACCGGTAACTTTTTGTGCTTGCTGATATAGGCGCTGGTGATCAGAAATAATGAATCTAAAATCATTTCTGGCATCTTTCGCTCTCTTAGAAACCGTCGTTCACGGCTCGCATAAAGTCGTGCACGGTCTGACGGTGTTCTGTCAGCGCGTACGTGAACTTGTTAATATCGTTCCACCATCTCACAGGATATACATGTCCCTCGTGGCGTACTTTGCCTGGCAACAATAAAAAGTAGTCAGGACTATAACGATACCGCAGTTCAATGGAGCCGTGTGGCGTGGTGAAAGTGATTTCCGCCAGCATGGTATTACCCAGAACGTGTGCGGTATGAACCGCAACATCGAGTTCCGGGAAGTGGGATAACGCTTGCTTTACGTCGTCAAAAGAGGCGTCATGCTTGGTGGTACCGGCGCGCAAGGCGGCGGTGTAGTTGGCAAGTTCAGTATAGAACATCCGGCAAGTCTCCTGTTGCGCCCATACGGCATGGAGTGACGATAAGACCAGTCCTCCTGTACCGGATGAAAATACACCAGGCGGTTGTAAAACAGGAGATACTTGTAGAAAGTAGACAGCGTGACATCTCGCAACGTTGCCAGCAGATAATTCTGCTCAGGCCTGGTTGGGAAACAGACTTTGATACCGGTGAAGATTTCGCCGTCAATCATTTCATTAAACGGTTCCACTACACACTTCTCAGGCTCAGGCCCAACCTGGAAACAATGCTGACCTGTCCAGTACACACCGGGCACAGTGGCATTGCGGGTTTTCGATGCATCACGCGCTTTGCCGGTGTCGGCCCAACTGGCCAACTGACGCCGGTCGGCGAGTGCTAAGAAGCGTTCGATTTGCTCGATACCGAAGTGTTCTTCAATACCCGGAGGGAGTTGCCAGAAGGTACCCGCAATACGAATCACTTTCCAACCAGGACGATTACAAAACCCAAAACGTTTAACTGCAAAGGTGTATCGCGAACCCGGTGAGTAGGGGACGCTGCGATGTACCGTCATAGCTTATCCTCAAATTTCAGAGACCATGTCTTGCATCTCGGTTCGGAAGCCAAACTTCTGGTACATGGCAATCGCCGGTGAGTTATTATCGAGTACCGTCAGCTGCATAAATGAGCAGCCTTTCGATTTCCCGTAATCCTTCACCGTGCGCATCAACATGTTCCCGACGCCTTTCCCGCGCATAGCGGGGTCAACGAAGAAGTTGTGAATCCATAACCACCGTGTGGCGTTTTTGCCACTCATGGAAAAACTTAAAAAACCGACTGCCTCGCCCTCGTCCGTGATGGCCAGCGCCATCATGGTACCCGGTGACCAAACCTCCTCCACCGAACCAATGGGCTTAAAACCTTCCCGCCCGTTGAGTTCAGACAACTTGATGCTTTGGTCGGCGTACAGTGCATTGTGCAGACGGGTTAGCTCATCGTGGTACGTCCTGCCATAGCGTGAGCTAAGTTTAAGAATGAGTATGATTTTCATCAATTACCCCGCTTTGACGCTGGCCGTCACCCAGTTCAACAGACCGTCACCCACACGGGCTAAGGCAGTTGTGAACGCATCTTCCAGCGCCATGGCATTTTTGTAATACAACATCGCCGAGCGCAGTTCTTCGCCTTCGAGACTTTCCATCTGCTGTTGCATCTGTTCCATCTCAGCGTAAATACCGCTGTAGCTGAAGACACCCCGTTTGACGCCCCGGTCACGCAGTGTAGCCGCGATGGTTTTTACCGCACCCAACGCTTTCTGGCATTCTGCTTTGTTCAGTGGCTCAAGCTCATTAGAAAGCTTCGCTTCACGGGCGACCGCAAACTCAACCTTCTCTTTCGGTGCACGCCCGTGGTTAACGATAATCACGTTACCAGCAAGCGGACGGGCTTGAACGTCTTTTTCCGTAAAGCGGCCGAGTATCCCAGACGCACGATGAATGGCAGCGTTAGACGGATAACCGATTTTGCTGAGTACCCCGTCTTCGTTTTTGTAACGATGCACCAACAACCCTTCGAACTGACGCACGTTCACGGTATACTGCTTCACCGCTGCATCCATGGCTTGGCTTTGGCTCGCAAGCTTTAAGCACTCTTCGAGGCTGACCTTGTCCTCAAAGCAGATTTTCGACACCCACATCCCCGCTGTTAACGGCGCAGTGGAAAGCGTGTCTTTCGCTTGTAGATGCTTTTCGACTTTCTGACGACGGTTTTCCAGTAGCGTGGCTTTCGAGGTCATGTCGGCGAGCTTCTCTTTAAAAATAGGGCCGTAGTGCGCTGCCCATTCTTTAAACTTGTTGCCTAACGCCACAGAGAGTTTACCCGCACCCCGTCCCGCAGCACGGCCTGCTTTCGCGGCCCCTTTACCGGCAAGCTTGGCAGTCGCCCCCACGACACGCCCGGTTGCCCGGGCAGCATCTTTGGCAATCTTCTTGGCAATACGACCATCGGCTGCACCGTCAGCCACGATTTGGGCACGTTCCATCATGGCTCTGGACTCATGGGCTACCTGCTGTTCCATTTCGTCTAGCAGGCACCAACGCTGCGCAATCGCACGCATCATGGGATTGTCCATCCCCGCCCCACGGGATTCTAACGCCACGACCGTGTCGTAGTCCTCCCACAGTGTGTCAAAATCAAAATCAGCAGACATGATAACCCCTTAAAACGCCGTCAGCTGTACCGTTTGTCCAGACAAGCTATGGCTGCAATCCGCCAGGAATTCAATATAGCCGTCACGGACGTAAGAATGACAAATGTGTCGTTGGTCGTGCGCGGGGTCGTCAAACAGTTCTGGGTCGTCACTGGGTTCATTCCAGGTCGCCAGAATACTCGGCGTTAACGTCACCGCATCGACTTGTCCGTTCCAGTCCCAACGCGGACGCGCTGTTTCGTTGACCGGGATAACGTGCGTACGGCCGCATCCCGGGCACACAAACGCGACCGCTGTTTCGCTCAGTTTTACACGTCTGGCCATATCGTCCCTCAGTCCACGGAAACCGTGTAGTAATAGTTACGTTGTGGCCAACGCACACAGATAGCCACCAGGGTGCCTTCTGCATTGTGATAGTGGACCACACGCGCTTTGCTTTCGTCCATCGGATACACCGGTGTCCATTTCGGATAGTGTATATCGAGATAGTCCCAGAAGTCTTCTTCCGTGCCTGGGAAGGAACAAACGGAAGGTAACCCGGTCTTCACTTCCTCGGGAAACAATACGTCAAAAAGGCGAACCAGCAGGGGTTTTTGTTTCATAGCGTACTCCGGTAAATGGTGGCCAGGTCATAATAAACGCAGTGACTCCAGCCAGGTCCGGGCATCGTTAACATGATTGTAACACGGGATGCCACATTGTTTGGCGTACTTCACCCCCATTGCGGTACCGCCGGTAGGTTCGCCGTGTTTGTTCAGTGGGGCAGAGTAATACACTGCATCCACCGGGGTATCCAGTTGGTCACCCATAATGATATTCAAATTGCGTCCGTGAAGCGCCCAGGCGAACTCCTGGAGCTTATCTGGCGCGGGGTGAAGGTTACCTACTATCTCACGGTAGCGTTCGTCCTGAGCGATTATACGGAACTCTACGTTGGGGTGTAACCGCGAGAGCATCGCCCGCTTTTTATCATCCGGCAGATAGCAGACGAATTGACCGTCGGGTTTGGCATCCATCGGTTTGCCCTGCGGGCCAATCACGACCGTGTTACGCCACTGACGGGCCATTTCAAACTGGAGCTGGTCAGGCCCTTCCCAGCAACCTCCGGACGTCCAGAGAAACTCATACCCCCGTCGCCCTAACATATTCAAGCCACGCAGTAACACCATGTACATTTCATGCATGGTCGCCTGGTCTGTTTTACGCGAACCAATCACTGCTAAACGATACAGTTTTTTCATCGTCCAATCCTCCTATAGCACTGAGCCGATACGAAAAAAATAAGAGTACCCTCTCCCGAGTGGGGAGAGGGGCATATCAGTACCCATACAGCGGATAACGCGCTGTGATAAGCTCACCAATATAGAAGGTAAGTATTTGGGTCACGACCGATTGATTGTACATCGGGTCGATTAGCGTAACGCTCAGATTCTTCGCGCAACTGCCAGCATCAATAAACTGGTAGGTTTGGCGCGTCAGATTGACCAGGTAAAAGCCGCCGCTCGGACACTTGTCTTCACGGCCGAAGTTCACCACCGCAAACCCACCGTGTTCAGCAACCACTTTGGGATTATCGGCTTTACTGAATTTAACACGAACGTCGCCCGGATTAGACGGTGTAAAGCCCACCATCTGACTGGGGTCGAACTTCGCGGAAACTGAAAACGTCATCGCCAACAATGCAATGGCGAAAAGGAAACGGGTCATAACTTTTTATCCTCATCCAAATAAGGGAGAAGCCACTCCTGTTGCTCCAGCCTTGGTAGCATCTTTTGTGTTGCAGGTGACCAGTGTAAAGCGTCAATGAACTGACTTTTAAAGTGATGCCAATGATAAGTGAAAGGTTTTGTACGGTAGCCCGCTTCTTTCAAGACCTCTTCCCATTCTAACTCACGAATGAAATCATCGATAACCATCACGACCAGTGCTTTCCAGGCACTGCGTCGGAAATGCCGCACCAAGCGATGTTTTAGTGCCGCATAGTTCTTTCTGTTACGGGGCTTTACAGCCGGGGTTGTCTTTATAGTTTTAGCTTCGCGCCAAGGCTCATGACTGAGTATCTTAACCGGTACACCTCGCAACGTAGAACGTGCGAGGTTTAACACTGCGCCGGGTACAATCTCGGTACATTCCACTGGCCGTGCCTGAAGATCCTCCAGGTTTCGTGTTTCGTAGGTAACACGTATCATGTTGTACTCTCGCGACTAAGATATACCTCCCGCCATCGAGAGAAAGATTGGCACGTTAGCAGCGAACTGTGCCAAGTGGTTTTCCTCCGATGGAGTATGTGACGAATGCGGTGTACTGTTCGTCATACGAAAGTAGCGTCGATTGTCAAGGCCAATATACCAGCGTTCTATCTGCCAGCCCAGTTGGTGAAAGAAACATATGGCTTCTACGGCGTCTGGGGACACCCGACAGGCCACCTGTTTACGCTCAGACTGTTGAGCCAGGTAGTTCACCAAAAAGCGCCCAACGCCACAGCGACGGACAGCCTGAGGGACGAACAGATAGATAAGGTTACCCGGTTCATAGACCATAACGCCCATGACGTTATCATCTTCTACCGCCATCACAACGTTGACCGGCGTTTCACGGATGCTGTTTAACTCTTCCAGCCAGCTGCGTAGACCAGGAAAGGTGGTACCGGAGATTTTATCAAGCGGGACAGTGATAACTAACATACTCTACTCCTAAAAAACTTCGACTTGGTAACGCGTAGTAAGGAACGCGCACAACGGTACCGACTGAAGGTTATCGAACACCTGGTCGGGCTTTAACCCGGCTTTGGGGTTGTTGTGGGCAATGCGGCGCATAAAGCTTGTGACCGACATCTCCTGGAAGTCAATCACCGGACGCAGCCAAGTGGCTTGCAGGTAATCCTTGTGCCAGTGGTAACGAACGCCATGGTCGAACACCCGGGGCGGGTTGTCGTCATAGAAGTCCGTCGGTAAGATGTCGTCACCCTTTAAGGTGTACGGCAAACCGTGGCGGGCAAACAGCACCGTCCATTTACGGGTGAGCAGCGCGATAATGGCACGCAGGTCATCATCCGATGGAGGACGAGGCAATAACTCTTTTAACTTGACAAAGGCCATCCCCTGGTAGGGTGGATGTTTCATGCTGTGAAACCATGACACCGTTGACCACAACGTGAAGGTGATTTCATCCAACACTAATCCGGCTATCAGTATACGTTCTTGATGGGTAAAGACCCGTTTTTCACCGTTGGGAATCGCCGACAGTACGCTGCCTGCTTCCAACAGTAGGGTGCGGGTTCTCGTCTGGGTTTTCATGATGTTCATCCTGGTAAGGTCCACACATAATGTTGAAATACTGTAATTAGGCAAAAAATAAAAATACTCGCTCCCGAAGGAGCGAGCACGCTTATTTGGACGAAGCATCGCCCGATGGTTTCGATGCGGTGGACTTCTGGAGTCTCGCCTCTACTACCTTGGCCCCAACGCTTAATGACGTATACGCCAGCGTCTTAATGGGCACAGTTGCAAAGATAAACAATGCGAAGAGCGGTACCACTGCCACCGTGACCGCATCAAACAACTCCACCACCTCACGCTGAACAAAGTCGTGGGTCATGTAGATGTCGCCACCCGCTGTCGCTAATGCCAAAAGCACAATGATGGCTTTGACAGGTAATGACAGGGAAGGCCAGAGGGTCATGATGGTTTCTTTACCGTATTTCGCATCCATCCCTTCGATGGAGTCGATAGCTAACTTCTCCATGGTCTTACCGAGCGTACCGATTTGCTGAATCAGCATCGGGCGCAAGGTGGCCAGGATAATGTTAGCGGGTTTTGTCACGTCAATGAGATCAGATGACCCCACAGCAACTACCGCGGCTTCTTTGAGCTGTTGCGCATCTTCAGCGGTCAGCGTGTTACTGCCGGCCTTGATGAGTACGTCCAACACGGTCGAAGTGGCGTCCTGCAAACTTTGTGACATAGTTTTAGCCCCGGTTACGTCTGTGACGACGGCGAGACTTGCCCGGCTTGGGTTTTTTCTCCCGTGGCGGCAACAGACTATTGAGATTGAGTAGTGAGACCCGCACAAAGATGTTCCCTACCGCTATCCCGTCGATACTGTGTTCGTCAAGGGCGCTAAGGTCAATCTGTGTGTGGTTGCAGTAGAGCTTCTGGACAGCCGCTGCCATGTGCGATTTATCTGTCCCTTTGGCTTCCACACCCACAAAGGATTTCACAATAATGGGGTTAAAACCATGGAGCACTTTGCCTGGATGGACGCGCCACAAGGTGCGACGTAACATCAGTTGCAGTTCGACACCCGATTCATAGGCCGAAAGCTTCGCACGTTTCATGAATGGAGTTTCGGTTGCATGGAAGGTGGCGTTAGCCATCCGTAAGAACAATTCCCACTGTTCTTCCAGATAAGCCAAGCGGGCATCACGTCTCCCCACGTATTCCCCATAGGGGGTATCATGCGTCGGGTCTTTTGCGTGAACGGTATCTGCCCACACCACCTCTGCCATTTCCGTACCGAATTCCCAATCGAGAACCGCGAGCCCTAAGTGACTGGTGCCGGGGTCAACAGCTGCAATGCGCACCATCTTCTCCGGCAATCGCGGTTCAGGGATTTGCATTATGATGCATCCCCTAAGAAGAACGGTGCCGGTTGACCAATACGCACGGTCAGCGCCAGGTTTTCGTTAGTCTGGGCGAGGTTCGCATACATCGAGATGTGATACAGCGCTTGCACGCCAATCGCTTCGGTGTAGCTAAACGGAGAACCGGTGGCCGACTTTCCTGTTTCCGGTACGTCGAGACCAGAACACAGGGCGATTTCAGAAATCACTGCACGGTTCGGGTTACCACGCATAATGGAAATCACGTTCAGGTATTCCTGCACGTCAAAGTCGTTCCAGACGATTTGTAAATCCACACCGGATTCGACGTAACGACCGTCTGGCATTTCTACCGTGTCGTCATCATCGTAATCGTAGTCAGGCAAAGTAGCCGGAACCGGATGCAGCTCAGCGTCGGTATACACGAAGTCACCCATACGCGGCACGCCGTTCTCACGAATCGTTTCCACATCGCTGGTTGCAATCGTGCGCATATCGAGCACACGCAGGTAATAGGCCCAGTAATCACGGCCATTTATTTTCACCTGGGTACGAAAGCGGTAGTTCTTACGCTGCTCGTCACTGAGGTCGTTATCGAGCGGGCGCAATACCCACGGCACTTCACTGAACATCCCGGAGGTGGTCTGACGCTTACCCACCGGCACCACGTCATCAATTTCCCCGTCGTTTTCTACCCGGTGGCCTTTATAACCGAGCGCCATGTACTTCAAAGTCGGGCGGGCTTTCGGGTCAGGGATACGCGCGGTCATTAACTTGTAGAACTCATTCAACGTCGAGTTCTGCGGATACTGGATATCTGCGCCGGTAATCAACGCAGCCGACAGGCGCATCGCGCTCAGTGTGGCGGTTGAGAGTTTGCCGTCGTAGGTTTTACTGTTTGACATTATAGAAATTCTCCGAATCTGAATCCATCAAGGTTGCGCAGCGTAAGCAGCTCTGCCAGACGGCGGGGTTGTGGGTTAATAAACTCGATTGCAATCGAGCCTTTAAAGGCGGGATGGTGTGGGGCAATGCGTGCTAAGTAAGTACCCGCACTACTGTCTACCGGCTCCACCCACAAATCCATACTCTCTAACTGAAGACCGAGCGCTTCGGTAATATACGGCACCAGATAATGGCTCCATGTGACGGCGTTCTGTGGAACTTCAACCACCACATCATGAAGCAATTCTGTTAAATCTGCGCGAGTCATGTAAAACTCACGCGTTCCGTAGACCCCGTTTTTGAACTGGGCGGCAATCTTTGATTCCACGCCTTTCGCCCGCTGTTCGCTGGAAGTAAGGGGCCACGCGCCGCGTTGGTTAAACTCAATCTGGTCTGGTCTATAAGAAGTACCAAAGACGTAGTTGATACGGTTTAACAGCACCTCAGCGGCGGGTTTTGATAAGTCTACACGGTACGTCATACATTTCTCACATGGTTACAGTGGGCACGGTCTGCCCACTTGGCGGTTTAGCTACTGGTTACTTCTTGCGAAACAACCCCCACGGCATTCGTCTCAATATCGATACGCAGCTTCTGGTGCACGCGAACTTGAATACCCGGATAGATATTCATGCGTAGCTTATAACGCCGTGGCATAGACATCGCCACCACGGTCGGCATCACGGACAACGGTGTGGCCGTGCGCATCTTCGCTGCCACCTGTGTCGACACCACCCCAACGTGCGCATCATCAATCGTGGTCGACATGCCACCGGATGTATAGATGTCTCCCAGTATCGGCGTAATCGGGTCGGTTGTGTCATAGGTGTCTGAAGACATACGTGCCGCGAAATGAATCGAGTACGATGACAGCTTACTCATCAGCTTCACCATCGCCCGTTGGATTTCCGATTGCGACAAGGTCGCGCGGTTATCCAGGTTGGTGGCGATATTGAACGCATCCGTGGCGATATCCTGCCAGGTTTCATCAGAGATTATCGTATAATCAAACCCCAGCGCCTGGAAGAAGGCGTCGTAGTTCTCATAAGGCAACCCTAAATCACAGCGGTAGTCACGGTAGTGGTAGGCGAACAGTTGCAATGCCGCCGCCCGGTCTTTCATCTTGCGACGGTTATAGGCATACGTCCAACGACGCCGTTTGTTGTTAATCATGGTGGACGCCATGTCGTAAAACTCATCATTACTGAGCACATCCCCAATCACATCGACTTGGGTATCGGCAAAGTAGTTGACGGTTTTATCATAGCGACCTTCCCAACTGTCTGGTACCAGATAGCGTTGCATTTCACCGACTGACACCCAGCGCTTAATCTGCACCCCTAAGGCGTTAAAGGTAGGAATCTTCTCAAGAGCTATCCCGGAGTAGCCTTTAAAGCCTGCGTAGAGATACAGCGCCATCAGCTCCTTGCTGTTAAGCCGGATGGTTTCCCCGTTGGTCGGGTTCAAGAAGTCTTGCAGGATATTGTAACGCCCTTTAGCCGCCAGATGCAGCCACTCGTTAAATAGCCCGTGGGTAAACTCAAAGCGTTCCACCGCTTCCGGGTCAATCGCTGTCACCTCAACCAGTTTGGTGGTCAGGTTCGGATACTGGGTGAGACTTAACCGGGTATCGAGCGAGCGTTGGTACTCTGCCTGGTGAACGAAGTTGTTATACGCCAGCCGCACTTCCTTTTGGATGATGTCTGCGGTAGTCACCAAATCGAGGTCACGACCTGAGTTACGCTCGGTGTAGTTAAGCGCTTCTTGATAACCCACCGGTAACGGGGTGAGGTCTTCATCTTTACCACTGGACGGGTCATGAATCTGTTGCCCTACCCGGTACGCCACCGCAGGCATACTCCAGCCAGTAAAGAAGGTATTGACCATGGTGTCAAAGATGTCCTTCTTGCCGGAGTTGCGCTCCCAATAGCGGATATTGCGATAGACGGTAAACATTTGATTACGCGTCAGGTACGGAATGAACTCATGTAGCTCCTGGTGGGAGGCCAGGAATTCGGTGACAAAATACGAATGTGTTTCTAATGTATGTTGTTTCTCTGTGCGTAAGCGCATCAACATGCCCGGTAACGCAGGATACAACATGTTATAGAAGGCCAGCACAAACGCATCGTTGTGCACCCGCCAACCGTCTGCCATATAGCGGACATGGAAGGCAGTAATTTTATCCTCCAGATTACGGATAAGTGACTGTTCTTGCGACTCGACTAACGTCGGGTTGTAGTACAAAATCGAGTTATCACGCACACTGACTGACACCCGCAAAGGGATAGGCCAGAAGCAGCCCTTTATATAGACCGCGTAGTCCAGATTAGCGAGTATTAGCTGGTCGATATATTCGGTGTTGGAGCGATACACGTTCGAGGTTTTCTTATGAATCGACAGGTTTGCTGTTGTGAGTTCGATAAGCTCTTGTGTATCTAACGATGTGATTAAGATAGGCTGATCAAGGTCATGTCGTCTGCCTGCCAGGTGCAGGTAATACCGCCATGTGTTGCGGTCACTCGACACATAACCGCCTTTCTGGGTTATGGCCAGATTCATCTGTTGGGCAATGATGTCGGATTTAATAATCAACGACTTCGCCAGCGCGATGTTCTGGTCTCTAAAGATATTGAACCTCTGCATTATTCGGAGACCCCAATGGACGATATTAGTAAGTTAACTGCGCGTGATCCTGCCATCAATGCGATTCTGCGTAAATCTACTGGCCCGGCAGGGGCACAGGAACGCGGAAAGCGCGAAGAAGGTGGAACCACGCCTACCCGGTCAGAGTTGACTGGGATTGCCAGTTCGCGTATTCGTACCACTAAAAACGCGCAGCGCATTTATCAGGCCCTGCCTGAGCTGGAAACGATCGTCACCATTGCGACGTCCTCTCTGCTCTCTTCTAAAGACCTGGTTAACACCAGCTTAATCTACGACTGCGTCACTGACGTACCGTTAGACTTGAAGGAAAGGCTGACCGCAATTGAACGCGACTATCACGATAACGTGCGTAAGTTGCCGGGCAAGTTGTATAAATGGATCTACGACGCATTAAAATCAAAAGGCGCGACGCCAGTGTTGCTGCTGTCTGACAGCGGCTTTGATAACCTGTTCGGCCTTAATACCAAAGTCGCAACAGAAGCCCTGCGTGGTACACAGCTCGATGCTTTTAATAACCGCCGTAAAGAATTCTTTACCGCACAGCGTGGGATACTGGGAAAAATCTCGAAGCCCGGTGAAAACAAAGTGGGTCTGGAGAGCATTCTCGGTATCCGTCAAAAGCCGGATGGTCCGCAGACCATCGACTTAAACCTGACTGAGCTTTTTAAACCCGATTCAGGGTTCGGTACGCTTCAACTGAGCGTCACCGATAACCGTAACGTTATGCTCATGCCGGAAGTCGTGCGCCGTGTGGCGCGTGAGAACGCCAGCAGCTCGTTTTACGGCCAGATGGAACAATCTGCATATGAAAAGCCAATGACCCCAACGGGCCTTGGTACGTTCGATGCCAGCAATGCTCATCAGCAGCAAGACAAGTCGATGCCGAACCACATTAAGATTGCTGATCTTAACGAAACGTATCGTGGTACGCCTGAGCAGATGCTGTATGCAGAAATGCAAAAAGCCCAGCTGGACGACCAGAACCGTCTGGAGTACGTGGAGCGTATCCTGCCAGCGGAATCCACCTTACCGTTGGTGTTGGGCGATGACGTGATGAACCCGATTGGGTACCTGACGATTATCGACGAATTGGGGAACTTCATCAATGCGCGCTCGTCCTTATACGGCGATGCGAACTTTATGAACTACCTGAACAACGACGGGATGGTTGACTCCACCATTAACCGTGCCGCAATTAACATGGGTCAGGGTAATGCCAAAGTCACACCTGACATTGCCAATCGTCTTATCTCGCGTTTTGGTGAGATTGCCGAGAACCAATTAGCGGTTGCCTTAGGCGATGCGTTAGGTGGTGCAGAGCTCGACATTAACGTGACTGAAACTTTTGGTCGTGTGATGCTGACGCGCCATCTTGCAAAACGTCACACGCAAGTGTTGTATATCCCGGCTGAGAACCTGTGCTACTTTGCCACCGACTTTGATGAAGACGGTATCGGTGTGTCCATTACCGAACGTGCCTTTATTATCTCGTCTGTGCGTATGGCGCTGTTGTTTGCCACCATGAACTCAGCGATTCTCAACTCCGCGCGTCACATGCAGTACGACATTCAGTTGTCACCGGATGCGATGAACGGCGAAGAAGCAGTTGCGAAAATCAAATCCGACATTCTCAACAGCTACAACCGTCGCCAGCCGATGTGGGGTAACATGGATGACATTTGGTCCATGTCCACCAACTCGGGGATTGCCTTTAACGTGGAAGGTAACGAGCACTACTCGTCGCACAAAATCTCGGTATCGGATACCACCCCGGAATACAAAACGCCGGATGGCACCATCGATGAGAACCTGCTGCGTCGTACCTGTCATATCGCAGGCGTTGACCCAGACTTAGTGTTGACCCCGGATAACCTGGAATTCGCCTCGCAAATCTTCTCGAAGTCCCTGCTGGTAACCCAACAGATTACCAAGAAGCAGGAGATACTCCAGAAGCCGTTGACGCGTTATGTAGTGACCTCTACCCTGTCTTCACCGAAGCTGCAATCAGAGATGATTAAGGCGTGCGTGGAGTACATCAAGGAAACGGAAACCAACCTGCCAGAGTCTGAGTACGTGAAACGTGCTTCGGAACTGATGGGGCTTTATATCAACGGTATCAAGGTTACGCTGCCACCACCGGATACCTCTGCGGCTTCTTCGCAGATGGACATGTTCGATAAGCGTATGGAGTTCTTTGAGAAACTGGCTGACCTCGTCGTGACCGATGATGTTACCGGTATGCTTCAGGATGCGGGTGTAACCATGAACGTTGACAACATCAAAGTCATGGTGAAATCCTTCTATGCGCGTAACTGGTTACGTCGTCAAGGCATCGAAAACGACTTCTTCGACCTTATCTACGAAGATGATAAGCGCGGCGAGAACGTGAAGATGCTCTCTGATGATGCTGCGGCTGCGGCGAAGACGATTATTCAGCTCGTCAAACGTGCCTCCGGTAAAATTGAAACCATTGCCAAAGCGTCTGATGTTGTGGATGGCTCAGGTGGTGATTTTGGTGACCCGAACGGTGGTAGTGATGACGGTCTGGGCGGTGACGACGACTTCGGCGGCGGTGACGATGGCATGGGCGACGATGGTTTAGGTGACGACGGTATGGGAGATGACACTGGGGATGACGATGGCTTGGGAACACAAGATGACGGCATGGATGGAAACGATGGCGACAATGGAGATGATGCTGGGGATCTTGGCACTGACGATGATGGTCTCGGGGATGATACTGGGGCTGCTGACGATGGCAGCGCTAAAGAAGAAGACGAAGACGGCATCCCGCAGTAAATAACAAAAAAAAAATAAGTTAAGCGTACCTCTACCCATTGGGTAGAGGTATACTTTTTTTATTCGCTTGATGCGGCTTTGCCAATCAGCTCTTTTTCTTCCTTCATGATACCAATGGCCAACGGATCATTTTCATACTTCGCCAACAACGCTAGTAGCTCAGGTAACTGTGCTGCTTCCACCGCCGGTAACAATGCACGACGTACGTTGTAATAGACGTGGAAACGACGACCGCTATATAACGAAGACTTCACTTGTTGAAAACGTTCCAGGAAGGCGGCAGTGGCGTCGTTCTCCGGGAGTTCGAACCGTAGCAGCACATCACGCCACTGGTTCATTTCTATTACACACAACCTCACCATACACGTACCTCATTACGCAGCGTTCACAGACTATCTATAATAATCGTGGGTAATGAGCGTGAAGTGTGGGTCAAGGCTCTGGAGTTTCGCGAGGAGATGGCGACTGTACTGCTCATCTAATAGCGCATCCAGTTCCTTTTTCACGGTGCTGTAACGCACACACGTCTTACGCCCTACCTTGAAGGTACTGAAGCGATCGCACTGTTCAGCGAATCGTTTTACCTTATCCCCGTGGACATTGACATCCACATCAAATAATTTCTTTCCAGTGTGATCCAGAATATCAATCGTCAACATGTCCTGCTCCTTAAAAACAAAAAGAAAGGGAACCCGAAGGTTCCCTGTCTGTTAGTAGCGGATACCCGCAGTTGGCTCACCGTTGCTCAGCAACAGATAACGCCCCTGTGGTGCCACCAGGAATACGTTGGTATCTGGTGCTTGGGCACGCAGGTATTCAAACATATCCGTCAGCGCATCTGCCGTTGCGCCTAAGCTGTGACGGCCAATCAGATTGTTACGTTCCAGTGCCGGATAGCTACCCGGAATCAGGATGTCGGCATTCTTCATGCTAATGGCGATGGTGGAGCCATCAAACGAAACGTTAAAGGTGGACAGTGCCATGGCGACAGTCAAGAACAGGTCGTGGAAGAAATCCGGCTCGGTACTAAAGCCGTTATCACCCATAAGACGTTTGTTCAGATCGTCTGCAAAGAACACCAGGTCATCAATTTTGCGCTCGAGTTCAACACGGCCTTTAATCCCGGCAACTTCGGTACCACGGTTGGTAGCAAGCACCAGACCGTTGTGTACGTGGGTGGTCAGTACGGACAGATACGCATTGACAAAACGCACCGCTTCAGCTACCACGGTTTCGGTGACTTCTTCGTTCTCGGAGACCGATTCGAGATACAGCTGTACCACATCACGACGCATGACATCAATAATGCCGGTCACAGTGGAAATCAGCTTTTGCTCGTCGAAGTTCAGGCTCGGCAATTTCAGCAGGTGATCAATCGCTTCTTTGTGTCCCGCTGCAAACTTCTCAAAGCGGGCTTTACTTTCGTCGTTAACCGCCACCAGGTACTTACGATCGACCTGACTCGTGCGTACAGCGATGTCGGCACCTTTATAGTAGACGGTACTGGTGGAACCCAATACCAAATCTTCCAGTGGTGACGTCCAATCGTTCTGCTCGGCATACTGGGTGACGCGATCGTTGGCTTCTTTTGCCGGCAAAGAAACTCGACGTTTCGGTGCAGCCAGCTCATGCTCTGCATAGGTTTCCAAGTTAGGTTCCTCGAATGGATTGTATACCGGTTGATTATAGCTTACTTGTGGCACAGCAACAGGAGTCGGTTCCGGGTCAGGAATCAGTGGGGCTGCGGGCATAGACGCTAAAGGAGACGTTTCCACCCGCAGGCCACCGGTATCGACAGCTAAACCACCACTGTGAAGCACCCCGCCACCTAACCCCACGTCGTAATCGACAGACGTCTTGCTAGACGGCTCGACAGACAGCGAACCACCGGCAATGATACCCTGACCACCCAATCCGCCTAAACGCAGACCACCGGTTAATGATGCAGTTTCCTGCACGGTGCTCGCAGTTTTGATGGCGGTAACCACACTGGTAAACAGGTTGGTTAAACGGTCGTGGAGTTCTTTATCGTTCGTAAACGCCACGCCGCTATTGGTCAACATACGGTACGCACCGGCTTTAAAGGCGGCAACGATACCGTTGGTCAGCGTTTCTTCGTCGGTGTTGCGCTGCTGCATTACGTTACCAAAACGTACTGCCAGGTCCAACGCATCCGTTAAGCTGAGTCTGAGCTTGGCCACTTGCTCGTTAATGATGGCTAATGTGCGATCAGTAGCGAGACGGGCTTCACACAGACTAACAACTAACTCGGGTTTAATTTGTGGCATTTGATACTCCTTAGATTTTTTAATATTCTTTAACGGCCGATAAGTGCAATGTCGGCTTCGGCTTCACGAATGTATTTATCGAGCGCCGGGTTACGTAGCATGACCAGGTTACGGTTGGTCATCATGTATGGATTGAGGATGTTTGACTTAAACGGCGCGGACTTCGGAATGTAGTACACGTTACCGAGTTCCAGATGCGACGCAGAAGCGTGTTTGGTACGATCGTTAAGGTTAACGGTCTTCCCTTTCTTGCCCCGTTTACTGTCGGTTTCAGTTTGGCCAATCGCATGGGTCGATACCGCCAGTACCATGGATTCGGTTGAGGCATTGAAGAAGTTGATCGCTCCGTTACTGGTGATACCGCGGCACACCAAGTTAGGCACTATCTTCTTATTCAGCTCATCACGAATGGTATCGTGGCAACTCTCCGCACTGCGGTTTTCCAGCTGACTTAATCGCCAACGGATGTTGGAGATGGTGCTGGTAAAGCCATTCTGACCGAGTAGCAAGTAATCCACCACCGTCAGACGCTTGCCGTACATGGATGGGATATCATCCTGCTTGGTTAAGCGGGTACGTACCATTAAGCGGGTGGTGTAGTACAGGAAGCCAAACATGTCCATGTCAGGATCGATGTTCGGATCGCTGACCATCAGCTCGGCACGGAACGTATTGTTCACGTAGCGTTCACATTCCATAAAGTGGCTGTTCATGCTGCGCAGTAAATCGACTTCAGATGGTTTGGTGCCCTGAATACTGCGCCCTAAGATCTCTTTCCAGATTTCAGGACTGTCCAGGTTATTCAAATCCTCCTGCTCATCAAATTCGTTGATGCGAGTAAACAGTGGCGTCAGGGTGGTACGCTGTGGCGAACGGGCCGATTGTTTACTGGCGTAGTAATGCGCTGCTTTATAGAACGCCGCACACACCACTAACAACATGTGTTCATCTTGGTCCCAACGTGACTTGTCCAGGTTCGGGAAGTTACGACGGTCGGTGACTAACGCGTACTGGATGGTCTTCGCCAGTTGCGGTTCACCGGATGAAATCACTACCTCCTTTTCCAAATCCAGTTCGTGGATACGGTAAGCGGGGATGATGCGCACATCAGCACCCGTACAACGCTTCACAGCCTCACTGAAGCCGTATTTACCAAAGAGCCAATACATCAGTGGCTTCTCATCGGAATCGTTGCCCTGGGTGGTTTTTGGTACGTATAAATTGGACGTACCCGGCAGATAGATTTCCTCCTTCTTCCCGTTAACCAGAATCTTCGCGGGGTTCTTACAGAACTTCAGCGAGACCTTACGGGTGAAGTCAAAGTTGATGAAGATACCGCCATGCTCACGGCAGATGCCCGGTTGGTGAATCACCGGTGCCACATGGTACAACGTACCCCAACTGTACATTAATCCGCCACGGCGAATAAACGGCAGGTAGATGGGTCGTGGAGTCAGACGGTTCTCGCCCGGGATTTTAAAGTTCGCCATGATCATGTACTGATCGGTGCGGGCAATAGAAATCGGGGCACGACCTCGGGCTTGGCGCGTATCCGCTTTGGCCACTTTAAACACAAAGGTTTCAAACGGCGACATAAAGCGGAACTGTTGTACCGCCAAACCGATTGGCAGACGCGGGTTCGTTTCCGGATCATACGTCAATTCACGACGTAGGATGCTGTAGACGCGCTCGTGTATTCCATCTTTTGCTTGTGTATATCCGATACCTTCTGCCACGGCACGGTTAAAAGGTACGATCTTGCCTTCCTGTTTTAACCGTCTTATCGAATCTGCAAACACATTGACCCTCCATTATTTCATCATCGCCAGCAATGTCATACCTGCTGCCAAATACGTAGGAATTGATTTCATAAAGTCTGACCCATCCTTACGCAATATTGAGCGAGAATCGTATTGGTCTTTCCGAACTTCTGAGCTGTCTTTACGCACGGTGGTGCGTTCATCGTAGACGTCTTTACGTGCCAACGAACGTTCCTCGAACGTATCTTTACGCTCATCTGCTCGGTACTTCAGGGATAAGTCCATGTCGCGGAAATACGCCAATACCTCTTCCTTATTAAAGGCCAGGTCGTTCATCCGCTGTCGGTGATCGTATTCCTGATTCGCTTTGCGATCGGTAATTAACTCTTCGGCTTGGCGAATCTTATTTTCCAGCTGCTCTTTCAGCGTACGGAGTTCTGGCACAGCGTCAGACATCCAGCGAAACTCTCGAGCATCTTCTTCGGACTCGAATACGCGAAACGGTGAGAGTGGGTCATCAAACTCAAAACGCAGCAAGCGTCCCCCTTCTACCGTCTCCCCTGTCATCATGACCATATACACGCCCGCGTCGTAAAACTTCGAACGTATCGGTGTTACCTCCACCATACTGGTGTAGTAACGTACCCAACTCAACATGCGTGGATCGTCACGGCTTTGTACAACAACTACCCCAAGGGTCATCGTCGCACGTTCACCGTGTGATTTAACTAACGGGGCTCGGTTAATCTCAATCGGACGATTAGAGAACGCCAAACCCAGTTCCGTCAATATAACTGCATCCCCACGTAAAATTGGCACCGGATCTTCCACCACGTACATCAAGGTGGCTTCCCCACACTGGCGAATCTCGTTACACATGCTGCGGAAAACCACATCAGAGAACGCTTCAGCTAACGGTGTCAGATTAGCTGTGCCTGCGGGTGCCTTATACGTCACGTAGACAGAGATGGCGGTAGGCGATATCACACGATGCTTTTTAGGCTCGAGGATAAACGACTTGCCATTGCTTTCAGTAACGTATAAAGGAATCCCAGTATTGTTTTCGTAACTCATCGTTTTAGTCAAGACACCGTGCTGCACGGGTCGAGGGACAACTACCGGTTTCGTGTCCAGTTTGTGATGATTCATCGAAAATACCCAATTAGAAAACCAACAATCAATTCACATCGATAATATCTATCTCATTTTACGTGGAGTGCAAGCACATATCACTTGTCGTCCACGTAAAAAAACATCACGGTACCAGGCGCTCTGCGATGTCGCGAACTTGATCACGGGTCAGCGCGGCTAATTCGGTGTTACCAAAAAGGTGAGTCAGTGCCAGTTTATACCCGTCTTGCGGATAGGTGTTGGTATCAGCAATCGCAAACAATGCCTCAACTATGCGCACCAACGTAAGGTCACTGGTGGCATACACCGGCTTAACCGCATCAAACCCGTTGCGGTGTAAATTGTATACCGGCTGACAGTGCTTTTTGTGCATGGTCAGTAACAAACCCGGTTTGTTGCAGGATTCAGTATAGTGATGATAGGGCGACAGGCCGTGTTGGGACCACGCCATGCCTATACCACCCGGGTCGACATTTTCGCGTACCCGTTCCAGCACCGCTTGGAATTCCGTGCGGCTCGTTGTAGCCATCGTCTCGACATCAGGACACTGGTAGGCACTGGGATCGCACAACACAAAGTCCAGGCCGTTGATGTGTAATACCGCGCCTGGAAAGTCCTGGGTGTTATCCTTTAAGGATTCTTCCCACAACGACACCCAGCGAAGAACGGATTCGATGGCATCGATACTTAAATACAGTTCGTGATTCTTTAACGCAGCCGCTGCTGCACCACGGGTAGGGGACATGTCGCGTGCTTCAATTAAAAAGCCACGGGTAGTAAAGAGGCTCGCTTTGATTTTGCTCTGCTCTAAAATGTATTGCATTTTTATTCTCCTTAGTGTCTTAAACGGGGACATTCACTAAAATAATATCTATCTCAAAGATTTTTGAAAAAAAAAAAGAAAAACCCTACTCCCCGAAGGGAGTAGGGCAGTCCAACTATGTTCTCAAAGAGAAGACAGTTTACTGACCAGCCGGAGCCGGAGCAGCACCACCTACGTCACCAGCGTTGCCGCCAGGAGTGGTTGCCTGACCATTAGCCAGACCAGTGATGTTGTAAGCCAGTTTCTTAGCAACCAGATCGGTGATACCTTTAACCCAGAACAGGCCAGTAACCGGGCAGTGGCAGATATGCGCGTTGCGCGGCTGCACAGCCAGTTCTTTAGAGGTCGCGCCGTTACGCTGGATGTTGATGTTGGTTACCATGATCGGAGACCAGAAGTGGTTACCCCAGTTCAGAACACAGTAAGAACCTTCATCAGTGCCTTCAACTTTCAGCACCCATTGCAGACGACGAGTCCAGGAACCATCGGCCTCGTTCTTGATACGCCAGCGGTCATCGTTGGTGGTAACCACTTCGTATTCGTAGCGGTCGCCCAGCAGACGAGTTTCGCCAACCTGAAGCAGCAACATTGCGGCAGTCGGTTCATCGGTCGCGATGATGACTTTCGGAGTCGCTTGCGGGTTGGAGGTCAGCAGACGCAGAGCCGGCATGTAGCGGCTGTCCTGGATTGCACGAGTTACCTGGTCAGCGATACGTTGCAGCAGCGCCTGACGGGCGTTAATCAGCGCATCTTTGGTTTCCAGAGACTGAACGATTTCATCAACGTTGAAATCAGCTTCTTCGAACCACGGACGCACCCAGTGACGGCCCAGACCACGGATTGCAGATTTATCCCACTGAGTAACCAGGGTGTCAACCGCTTGTTTCACCGCATCGGTGTAGCTCAGAGTCTGAGTGATGGCCAGCATTTCGTTACGGATGTTAACCGCAGAAACCAGGTCATCCAGACGCTCAGCGTCATCGTATTCCTGACCAACAGGCTGTTTGGTCATCATCGGTGAACCGTACTGGAGTTTGTAGTTCTCCTGCTCCCAAACTGGGTCAAGCAGAAGACCCTGGCTTCTCCGGTTTTCGTTGGTACGAGTACCGTCGAATTTCCAGCCCAGGAGTTCCAGTTTCAGGTTGTCACGGATGGTTTTACCCACGCCGCTTTCCATTGACACTTCGTTACCCGCAGCATCAACCAGTGCTTCAACATCCAGGCGAGCGCCGGAGATGTCGTACTGGCCAGAACGCTGGCCGTTAGTGAACAGGCTCATGGAGATACTGATCACGTAACGCAGGGTGTATTTGTTCTGCTGAAGTGCAGCCAGAGCCGGAATGTCTTTACCTTTCCAGTCCAGGGACTTGCCGTTCAGTGCAAACTGGGTACGACGGAATTGCAGTACCAGCTCACGACCTTCACCTTCTGGAGGACGCTGGAAGGTAGCAAACTGCATGTCGCGAGTTGCCAGCTTGATCATGGAACCGTCTTCAACGGCATCGCCCGGTTTGCGTACGGAGATCAGCAGACCACCCAGCGCAGCACCCGGTGCGATTTCGTCAGTTTCGTCGTAACCTTCAGCCACGATACCAGGATGCGCAGAAAGACGGAACAGGTTGCCTTTCTCTTTCTTAATATCCAGATAGTTGGTCGGGTAAGACGGCACACGGCCCAGACGCACGGTTTCGTTCTCGATAACGCTTTCGCTGATGAAGAACTCGCTGTTCTCACCAGTTTCCATTACGTACGGCACGATGCGGATAGCGTCGTCTTGCAGTACGGTGTGGTCGGTCAACGCGTTGTGCAGCGGTTTACGATCGTCCAGCACGCTATCTTTGCTCAGCAGCGCGTTCAGAATACCACGAGTAACGGTGGTGATTTTGGTACGCACAGTGATACCAACGTCGTTCGTTTCAACGGTGATAGTCGGGAACAGTTTTTCTGCGAACGCAGACTGGGTTTCCAGTGCACGTACGTTCAGCGTCCAAGTCAGGCCCAGGTTTTTGTCCAGGTCTTTGTTGGTGTAATACTCAGTCGCAACCAGCGGCGTTTTACCGTAGTCAGCGTTCAGCGCGTGTGCGCCAGGGATAGCCGTTTCCATTGCGCCCGCCCACTCTTTAGCAGAGGATTCGCGCGCCGGTTTAGCTAAGAACTCATCTTCGTTACCCTGCGCCGCCAGGATGATGGCAGAAGCAGTACGGGCAGCGTGAGACATCGTGCGGCCCGGGAATACGTTAGCGTATGCCTGGTCAGCTGAGGTCGCTACCTGATCGAAGTTACGTACGTCAGTGCGGATAGATTCGCGTGCGACGAGAGTAGACCACAGGTCTTTAGTGGATTGCTGTACTGACGCATTGGCAACGAGTTGGCTACCCTGCTCAATCAGCTTCTCCATATTGGAGATACGAGTTTCTTTCATCTTCAAATTACCTTGTTTGTAAATGACATGCGTAGAGTTGCGTCAGCACTTCATGAGCAGCAAACTGCGTTGAGGTACTGAATGAATCATCCACGACGCGGGTCTTGGTACGCACATATTTAAAAAGTTCTGCGCAGAACATCTTTTTCGCAGCGTGTTGTTCGTCCAAAGTAAAACCGGGTTTATCCGCCTTCGCTTCAGCGAGCGACGCTACAGTCACGTCGCCACGTTGGGTGAACACCCAGCGTAATCGACCGGTGAACGCTTCCCCATATAAATCAGTAAGGGATTCGTCCGTACCATTCTTAACCAAGTTCAACACTTGGTCATAGTATTGACCTGGAAGCACAGGTGGGGCCATAAACGCTTTGTAAATGGCTTCACGCGAGCAATCAGGCAGGATGATAGAGCTAAACCGTACGGGAGTGCAGTCATATAACCAGTTAAAGAATTCAGCTTGCAGCATTTCTAACTTTTTAACGCTCGCTGCTTTATCTATGTTAGGTTGAACTTCCCACGGTGGGCTAAAACGAATTCGCATTGAAGGATGCTCCATGAATAGTAAAATGATGTTGATAACAGCCTTGGCCACCCTCTACGCAGAAAGCTTTCTGACCGACCCTCAAAAGGATCACGAAGTCATAAGAAAAGTTTTACTCGAGACGAAGCTGCCGGAGTTTATCGACGACAGCGATGAGCGCTCGGCGTTAGCTGAGATCAAGGACATTATTACATTAATCATTGACGGTGGCATGACATACGACCACGCCAGCGTCATGAAGCGTTTGAAACTGGCCACGACGCAAACTCGCCCTCTATACGATACAATACAGAAATTTCTTGAGGACGATATCCCAACCGAAGAAGACAAGCTGCAAGAATTCTTCGCGAAGCAACAACAGCAGTATTACTTTCAGATGCGCCAAGGCCTGCAAGGCGTGCAGCTGAGACAAAAACTGGGTCGCACTCTGGGTGTCCTCAACGGTACCGAGTCCCGGGTTGACTTGCAAACGGCGATTGACGAACTCAAAGGATCGTTAACCTCCTACGGCGAACGCTCTCATAATAAGATTCCTTCGCAAGTAGACAAGCTTATCACCACCGACAGTGCTCCGTTTGTACGGGTCTTCAATAATATCAACAAGAAAGCAGCCGGTAACGGATTGCGGGTAGGTTGGAAAGCGATTAACCAAATGCTCGGTTGTAACAACGGGATTACCGAAGAGCTGTGGCTGATGCCTGCTCTCCCGTTTAACTGTAAGTCGCTGTTCAGTTTGTTGATGACCATTTCGATTCCATTGTTTAACTCACCTGAGAAAGTGATGGCGGACATTAAGGGTGATTTGGCCCCGCTGATTCTCGACCTCAGTTTGGAGAACGAACTGGATGTGAATATCGCGTACGCGTACCAGGCCATCTACGGCCACTTCGAAGGTCACGCCCCGACACTCACCATTTCAGACGATGCCTCTGAAGAAGAGAAAACGAAACACGTTCGCCAGATGGCTGATTACCTGATTAACAAGATTCGTTCTAACGGTTGGGAATACTCGTTTGAGAAACACACCAACAGTGACTTCCGTGTGCACTACATGAACGACTTGATTAGTGAATACAAACGTGACGGCTTTCATGTGGTCGGTATCCGAGCAGATTACCTCGGTACCATCAACAAAGCGGGTCACGGTAATGGCATTGCCGGTAGTGACATCAAAGAAATCTACCGTATGGCGCGTAACATCCAGGTTGTGCGTAACCACGGGTTTTTGATAGCACCGCACCAAATCTCTCCAGAAGGGAAACGTCAGAAGGCTGCTGACCCGGTTGGCTTTTGTAAGAACTTACCCGGTCGTGGTTTGTACGACAACTGTACCAGTCTCGATAACGAGGCCGACGGCGAAATGTATTTCAACAAGCGTGTGGTCTCCGGTCACAGCTTCTTAGAAGTGCAACGCGGGAAGCACCGTACCATTATCGATACGAACGAGAAACACCACTATACTGTTATTCCATTTGCTGATGTGGGCATTTTGCCTTGGGATTGCGATAAAGAGATGACCGTTACTGCTTCGTCTATTAACCACTTTACCGGTGGCATGGGTGATGACCTGTTTGGCTAGAGAGCCATCTGCCGACCTTCGGGTCGGCACAGGGGAGCTTATGTGTCCTGGCACAAAAAAAAAATAAAGTGACGAAACTCGTACCCTTTTCGGGGTACGAGTCCAGCTTATTTTTTTAAGCTTGCATGCTACCGACCACCATCTTATTTACCGAGACCTCAAGCATTCGCAAGGTCTGCGAGTACATCACGTCTAAGTGTTGGAAGGTGTTGAGGTAGGATTCGATGGTGTTGAACGGCACAATACCTTTGCCGTCAATCTCCACCCCTTTGCCGAACATCCTCCGCATCGGTGAGAAACGACGACCGTGCCAGTAGTAGACCATGCGATAGACCACGATACGGTTATGATGGTCGGTTATCTGCATCCACGCGGTGCACGGTTCAATCAAATGGTTTTGTTTCGGCCCCAGCACCAGGTCTTTGACTTGGGCGAGTCGGTACTGGCTTAAGAGCTGGAGCGTGATAAACGCCCGGCGTACCTTATTCCATAGTTTCATTTTGGTTTTCCTCAGGAATCGGGGGATGGGGAATGCGCTCAACGACGGCTGCGAACTCCGTGAGTGCCGCATCGATTTCAGCGGTGTAGTCGGCGGCAAAGCCGACCTTGCATTTGCGTGACAAGACATAATCGCCACGGTTAAGGGTAACGGTAGCTTGGATTTTCTCAATGCCCCAGAAGGCCATTAGCTCGAGCTGGATGTCTTCGTATTTGCTTTTGACGGTAATCTCGCTAAAGGTTGGATAGACGTGCCAGAGTTCAGAGGCGGCGGCTATCGTGTCGTTACCCGAGAGCTTGCCCATCTCCAGTTTAACCTGGCCTTCACCGTCGACACGGGCGGCAATACGCAGGTCGCTATAATCCGCAAGTCCGGTGAGTTGTTTGACCATCTCCACCAGTTCAGCAAGGCGTGCCAGGCGGGTTTCGACATCGGGCAGGGTAACGAGAACGGTAGACATCGCCCGGCCCATGGTGGTGTAGGCTGACCCACGAATGCGCTCATCGCCTTCACGTTTTTCCACACAACCCCCGCCTAAGGAATTGCCTTCGTTATCAGAGATAAGAAAGTAGACGTTGTGTTCGTTTTCAACCCGTTGAAGGTGAAAGTGTTCCGATTGCAACACGGTCTCGTACTTGCCGTTTAAGCGAGGAAACACGGTGCGCAGGTTGAAGTGGGCTAAGGTTAACATAATTTGATCCTTGAGGGTTACAAAAAATAAAGCCACCCGAAGGTGGCACGGTTTAATAAAGGTCGCAGGTTTGAAGTGATGCGGTATCCACATCAAGCAACGTAACCTGGGCGGTCACATGAACCACGACGTCGTCCGGCTGGAGACGGTGTTTCACGCCGTTTGAGAAGTTGTCCCATTCGCGTTTCTGGCGTGGGTTGTTTAAGAACTCGGAAAACTGTTGGTCGGTGAATGTCATTAGCTGCGTCCTGTGCACATAGCCACAGAGTTGCCGTTGTTCCGGCAGGTGTTGTAGTCCTGAGACATGGTGATGAAACCACAAGCCAGTACCACGAAGATGATGATTGCTTTGATAGAACGTTTGTGTGCAGAAGTCATGAGATAGTCCTTGAAAGTCGATGGGGGCGGTTGCCCCCCGAGTTTTTATTAGTGGGTGGTGGCAACGTCGCTCAGTTCTGGGCGACCCAGTACCGGCAAACCTGTCAATACGTTTAACATTTCAATCTGGAAGCTGGTGCCGTCGTGCGTGAAGATTTCACCGCCGTGGGTTAAGCACAGGGTGAATTCTTTTTCGGTGGCATCGTTGAGTTCGACTTCACTCAGCAGACGCATGGTCACGTCGTTGGCTTTGCTGGTGAGCTTCATGATACCGGTCACATGGTCAGCGACACTGTTAATCATTTCTGGCTCAACCAGACCGTCGGAAGTGGCGCGTACCAGATGACGGTACAGTGCTTGCACCGTGAAACGCTCATTGATGAGCAACCACACCATGGCTTCACGATACGCGGTATCGAGCGCGACCTGACGGGCGAAGTCTTCGTCATGACCCACGGTATTGATGTGCTTCTGGCCAATGATGGTACCGGCGAAGTTAATCGAGACGCCACCTTCTTTAACCGTTACAACGAACGATGAGAATTTCGGGATGATGATTTCTACGATATCGCCACGGAAGTTGATTGCTTTGGTTTCGATAGTTTTCATGATGCGTTCCTTGATAGTCTTTTTGGGGGAAAGGGGGTTGTCTTACAGTGCAGCGGTTGCTGCCATCCAGCGGATGGACAGGCGTTGTGCCAGGGCATAGTCACCGGCTTTGTTCGCCGCCACGTACTGTTCGAACAGCGCATTCGTGGCTTCGATTTTCGTCATTTGTTCTTCGCTAAGCAGCGTGCTCTTTTTCGAGGTGCTCATCATTGCGGCACAGGCACGGGAAACGGATTCGCAGTTTTCAGCGATACGAGACAGGTTAGCAGTGGTACGAGCAGTCAGCGTCAGGGCCATGATAATATTCCTTGATAGTCGATGGGGGGCGCTAGACCCCCCGATTACGATTAGTAGTTTGGCGTTAATTCCGGACGACCTACCACTGTGAGGTTGGTCAGGATATTCGCCAGTTCAATCTGGAAGCTGGTGCCGTCTGGGGTATACAGGCGACCGTCGCGGCTGATGCACAGGGTGAATTCTTTCTCTGTGCTATCGGCAAGTTCGGTTTCACTGATAGCCGGCAGTGCGATATCGTTCGCCCGGGTGGTCATGTTAATAATGCCACGCAGGTAATGCTTGTCGCTTGGCCACACGGTCGGCTTAACCGAGTCGGCGGTGTAGTGACGCACGATATGGCGATACAGCGCGCTCAGACAGAACGGGTTATTCAGGGTCAGGAACAGTGCCGCTTTACGGTAGGCGCTATCCATGGCTTGCACCAGTTCAATCTCGCGGTCTTGAGCATCGTGGTCGATGTTCTGATACGCAATCAGTTCGTCACCATAAAGGATGGTGATGACGTTATCGTACACCTGCACAACGAAGGCAGAGTATTTCGGCTGGATAGTTTTTACCAGGTTGCCGGTGATAACGTTGGTGTTTTTGTTGATGATTTTCATGATGTATTCCTTGATAGTCAATTAAGTAAAAGGGTGGATTAGTTGTTACGCAGTAATTCGCGGGTGTTTAATACCAGGCTCGTCAATTCTGCAATGAGCTCTGGGCCATTGAGAATCTCGGCTTCAATATCTTGTTCACGAGCAGCACGGGCAGCGCGCAGTTCTTCTAACCGCTGGCGTTGTTCGGCTGTGATACGCACCGGTGCCACAGGCTTACGTGGTGGTTCGCACACCACAGCCGGGGTAGCCTTTTGACGCTCGGCACGAATCGCACGCAGCTCTTCTAAACGTACCCGCTGTTCGTCGGTCATGCGAACCGGTTCAGGCGGTTGGTTAGCAGCCAGAATTGCTGCACGACGTGCTGCTTGATTAGCACGCAGGATAGTCAGACGTTCACGTTGTTCAGTATTCATGGTAGCTCTCCGTAAGGCTAGACGATTAGAATGCGTGGTGGATGTTGTGAACCAGGGCTTCGCCTGATTTGTACACACGTACCATCATGTTCAGGGCAGCAGGATAATCCCACACCACTTGACTGTGGACGGCAATATCCACACCCGGTTGGGTCAGGGTCATAACCGCAGTCGGTGCACCGCTCTCGTCTTCGATAAACTTCATGTCGAAGCTAACCGGCATGTTGTCGATAACCATGTCAACCTGAACAGCGATTTTGTTCTGGGATTTAGAGGCAGTAGATTTAGAAGTAATTTCCATGATAATATTCCTTGATGGTCAATGTTTAAAGGGGTTTAATACTTTACTCTCACCTAAGTAATATATATCTGAAATCTTTTTTAATCGATCTGCGTCGTATATAGCCTTAAAACGCTCTAGAACGCATTCTAAGCGGCTTTATCCACTAAGAGGATAAATCACCTGTCCATCTTACGCAAAGCCGTATAGGCCATTTAAATTAAAGGATACCTGACCTCCGAAGAGATCAGGTATTCAGTTACAGCGTGGTCATTAGCGGAATGGCCGGTTTTTCTTGCAGACCGTACAGCGCGTGGTAGGTTACGCGGTTTTGGCCAACGACAGTAACAGAGTCTTTGGCATACAGATCCAACTCTTCAGCAATCGGCAGAATGTTCTCGTTATCTACCGGGCCAAGAATCTGCGCCCAATGCGGGACGTAGGAGTTGAAGGTGATGTACGGGCCGAATTGCAGCACCGGATACACTTCGTTGAAGTTGGTGTTCAGCTCTTTGGAAACCGAACGTGCCACGTAGCGTACACAGGCACGCATTGCCACGGTGTATTCCGGGTCACGGGATTCACCGACGCTGACAAAGCGGAACATGTTGAATACGCAATCGTCGCCCTGACGTGCTACCATTTCTGGCGTGATACGTTGAACGTACTGCGGCAGGGTGGTGATGTCGTTAACATCAATCTGATTGGCCAACTTCTGCGCGTAGAAATAAATGTAATCAAAATCGACTTGACCACTCAACGCCATCCAAACCGGCAGCGTTGTCATGCAGTGCAGGAACAGTAAGTTACCAAGCGTACCCGGTTCATGGATAGGCAGTGACTTACAGGCTTCTACGCCATCCACACGGTGGATGATGGAGATGGTTTTATCCTGACTGCTTGCCATCACGTACAGCAGTTCCACTTCACCGACACCCGGAAGCGTTTTGACAATACGCTCAAACAGCTTAGAGGGTTTGGAAAAGTTGGCCTGTTCGTGAGCATCGATAGCCTGGATCAGTTGACCTGGCATACGGAGGCAGTAGATAGTATTCATTCTGCAAAATGTCCTTTTGGTTAACGGTTGACATATAGAGAGATTATGCCGTAATTTTTTGATCACCCAACCACAATGTCAATTCGGTTTGGGTGTTGTAGCGACCAGACGCTAATCCGCCGCCATCCACCATGGCGTGAAACACTTCGCCGATGACCGTACCGTACTTGGAGTAAATACCAAACTCGTTGGCGTACATGTACTTCACCGCCATCCCCGGTTTCACTAACCCGTAGGTGGAAAAGTTCCAGGTGACCTTCGCCACCGTACCGAGGGTACCCGCAAGCTTTGAGCGCAGGGGTTTATCGTTATCGGTAAAGTGTTCTTTGGCCACCGGCGCATTGACAATCTTACCCGCGTACTCGACCGGGTTCGCTTGGGAGACGAACTTATCCGGGGTAGTCATACTCACACCGCCTGGCGTAAACGAGGAGGCGCGATTATCGAGTGCACGTATCGACCCTACCCGATAGCCTGTGCCACGGTTCAGGGCGTTATCATCGCGGTTCTCGACGGTACGACTGTCACCCCCGGTAATCAGGTAAGTGACGCCCGGCGTGCGGTGGATGGTTTTGTCGAGATGGGCTGACATCTCACGCGGTAAGTTCATGATGACGAGCTTTTCTTTGGCGTTGTTGAACTTCTCCAAATCAAACGGCTGAAACAGATACCAGCGCTTTTGATGGTGGTAGACGCCAAGTCCTTTGCTGTAGATGCCGTAGTTCTTTTGCAGTTTATCAAACACCCCGAGAAAGGTGGTTGAGTCCGGCAGCAGAATATCCTTGTACATCTGTTGCTCATCTTGCTCGTAGTCCAGCGATAACGCCTCGGCCCCTTCTGAACCCGACGTGGTGCAAGTATCCGCCAGGATTTTGCGCGCCACGGTAAGGGGGTCGGTCTCGTGATAGTTGACCCGCACGTTTTGGGTGCGCAGGTACCACACGTTCTCTTCCATCAGCTCAAAGGTCACCATCGAGAGTGACTTATCGCCGGACTCACCGAGGAAGGCGGTTGGGGCTTCCATATCGCGGTTACGGTTATTGATAACAATCCCCCGATACGACATCACCCCTGCCAGCTTGCCGTTGCCATAACGGACAATCAACTGCACCCGCAAATCGCCATCGGCTGAGGAGGTCGCGATACGCATTTGGGTGAGTGGAATGAACGCGGTGACATGACACAGTCCGGTGATGTTGTTGAGGTAATCCTCACTGTGAATCACCGAGTGGACTTTGATAATCGTCAACGGCAACCCTTTTACCGTCACCACCGCATCGTACGTCAAGGGAGGCATCCCGACCGCTTGGGCGATATGGGCGTTGACCAGCTGTTGAAAGCGTGGAATCATCGCACACCTCCGCCACGACGATGTGCCGCTTCGATACGGCGCATGATGGTATCATTAAACCGATGACGGGCTTGCTCAACTTGCACGTCAGGCGTAAACAACGACTGGAGCGCACCAGACATCGTCACCTCAGACTTCTTAAAGTAACCGTAGCGGTTAGCAACCGGGAACAGCATGTTAGCGAGGTTGTTGAACTTACGCAGTCCTATCATCGGGGTGGGCTTCGGTAACATCTGCGGGGTTTCCAGATGGTGTAGCCAGTTGGACATGTGTTCCATAATCCAGCCGTAGACCTTTATCGCATCGTTAGGGTCGTTAATGTCTAACGCCCCACCTGAGGTGACATAGTCGGCGATTTCAAACGGACGGTACATGACAAACTTTTTGTTCAACAGCAGCGCCTTTGCCTTGTTGCGGTCTTCGGGCAAAAACACACCGTGGACTTCGGTGGCGAAGCGGGTCATGGTGGCATACTCAGGAATCCGCCAACCGACCCAGGCGTGAAAGAGATAATACGCTGCGCTTTTGTTATCGGCCATACTTACCTCGCATACTTCAATAACACATACACCAACGGCACGTAGTAGAACTGGCTATCACGAGGCAGTTTGTGTACCTCGGCCGCTAAGGCCACTGCGAGCTCGCTGGAGAGTGGTTTATTGGTAAGGTAGAGCATCACTGCGTATTCCAACACCGACGTGTAGCCGCCGTTATAGAACGCCTCAGAGAGCACGTACGGGGTATAGGTTATCGGGTTGAACAACGGCAGCTCATCGCCACTGCCCGCAAGCTTATAAAGCGTCGGGGCAAACGCCGTGAACGGCTCCCAGTTCCCTTCCCGCTGTGCCTGTGGCATGTCTTCATCAAAGAAGCGTGTCACCTCAATCTTCGACCAGGCCACACTGTTGCTGGTTTGCAACGTGCGAAACGAACTGGTGAGATACGGCCGGTTAACCCGGTTAGCATCACTTAAGAACAACGCGCTTTGTTTGATGATAAGCGAGAACAGGGTTTCCACGTCTTTGACGTTGGTACGCTGATGCGGATAGATACGAATGTCCTTGCCAACCATCTTAAGTCCAATGTCACGGACGAAGAGCGCCAGGAACACATCGTAGGCGTAACCCCAGGTTTGGTTGGGGTACAACAGCGTCTGTGCATCGGCATTATAAAAGCGCTTGACGTAGGTTTCTTCAATGGCTTTTAAATACTCACCGACTTGCAGGAACTGACGATACTCATTCGGACTGAGCAGCGTGTCACTGTTGGTGTAGGCGCGCTCTTTGATGTAGTAGAACTCACGCACCGTACACTGGTTCAGAATGCGTTGGTGGAACTCGGTGAGCTCAAACAACATCCCGTACTCTATCTGGTAGGTCGAGATTTTGTTGTTGGACGGGCGCATCGACGCGGTCACGGTAAAAAGACCGATACGACCATCGCCGATAGTGGCGGTGAATAAATCGGCTTCGTTTACCGGCACCGAGTTGACCACGGTTGCCGAACCCGTCAGAGTATAGGTTTTGTTTTCCCCATCCTGACTACGCTCAAGCGGTGAGGTGACACGCAGCTCAAGGTTGTGGATACAATCGAACTGTTGGGTCGGGTTTTCCACTTTCGGGTCGAACAACTGTTTGGGGTCGTTCTTGCCTTTTAACGAGCGGTACCAGTTAAGAATAGTCCAGGACGACCCTTCAACAAACTGGAGCATCTGGGTTTTAGGCACCCGCTCCATATCGACCACCGTGGTCCGTTCCGGGTTGGTGACGATGTTAGTCTTTTCTTTCACCCCATCCTGAGGTTGGTTGAGAACCGGGGTCGCTGGTTCCGGGGGAATAAACTTAGTGTTCCCCTTCCCGTTCGCTTGTAGCATCGCTCACACCTCGTATTGCAATGATTGTTGTGTTGAACACCGTCAAGAACAACCCTTTTTCCGGGTAGACGGTTTGCTTTTCAATTTCATCCCACACACCCGGCGGCAGTACCGGTAAGTCCCACCACCAATCTGGGGTATCCCACTGCGGGAACAACCACTTAATCAGTAGCTCAGCGGCTTTCGGGTAGCGTTGCAGCGGCCACAAGTCCAGTCCTCGCCAATCGTGAATCACCCGCTCGGTCAAGAAATAACTTTTGTTCACCTGGATGTCGTGACGCACTGAGAACTCGTTGCCTTCCCAGTGGTAGGCACTCGGCTGCACTAAGACCCCGTCTTCAAACAGCTCCATGCGAAACACGCCTTTCTGCCCGGTGGGGTCGATGATACGGCAGTGTTCGATATACGGCAGTAACACCGGGTTCCAGACGTAGGGCAAATCGTCAGTGGTACACACCACTGGATGTGCCATGTTGTCTTCACCAAAGCAGACGTCGGTGCCAAAGATAGGCAGCGAGATACGCTCAATCGGCGTGTGGGTGCGGTGGAACTGTTCTTTCGGACACAACAGATACGGCAGACGAATCAACTTGCGGGATTCATTATCCCACCAGGTCCCGTCAAACTCTTTCTGCTGCTCGGAGCGCTCAATCGCTTCTTCTTCGGCCATCCACGGTGGGTCAATCTCCGGCTGGTATTCTTCCGGCAACGGGGTCTGGTTGATGATGTACGGGTAAGCGCACCCGACTTCTTCCGGCTTCTGGTATTCGAAGTCCACGGTAAAGGTGGCTTCGTAGTGCTTCTCGTCTTTCTCCCAGGCAGGTGGTGTGACGTCATACACCACTTCCACACGGGTAGGCGAGTAGCGTACCGCAAGTGTGGCTTGACCACCGGCGACGTTACCGGCGACAAATACCGACGGGTGGAAATAGGCTTTCAGGTAATCCACGAACTTCTCGTATTTCGGTACCCGGACTTCGGAGGCCAAATACGCTTCGTTCAATAACTTCAATAACGGCTTGGGAATAAAATAGTAGGCTTCCGACTCGGTTACCAGCGCATAGCGACCCATATCGATTAAGCTGTTTAACCGGTTGGTCCAACGCAGCAGTTCGTCCTGGGATTGCGAATTGCGACGCAGAGTAATGCGCACTTTGTAGTTGGTGCGAATCGCCCACGCTTTGACTTGGTCTACCGGGTTATTAAAGAACGGGATTTCATTCCCCATGCCGATAGCTCGGTTAATGCGCGCCATCTCATCACGCTCTTCTTCCACTTCGACATACACGCGCTGCGTCGAGCTGTACTCTACTTTGGTCTCGTCGCCTAGCGTGGAGTCGGGCTGATGGGCTGTGTTAAAGGTATCCAGGTAAACGATATCCGGCTGTTCTATCCCCGACTCGTTCAGGACGCGCTGCACTATCCCGTCAATCACTGATTTACGCACGGTCAAGTCCAGCGATGGTACTTCAAAATACTGTTGCATTGGCTTGTCCCTCATTCTGTACATATCACTGGTCGGTGGTGTAGAAACAAAAAAAAAACAGGGAGCCGAAGCTCCCGGTTAGTTCTGTTATACCCCTTTGATTTCCCTGGCAGCGATACGGTTCCAGATTTGGTAGTGCCAGTCGTGCGTGTGCTTGAACCCGTCTTTGAGATGGCGCAGCGAGATTTCCAGCTGCCAGTCGTCACGGTCGATTTCCGGGAAGAACGCATCCGGGTCTTCTACCGCCAGGTCTATCCGGGAAAGATAGATACTGTCAGCAATCGGCAGGAAGGCGCTATAAATCTGTCCACCTCCAATCACGAACACCTCTTGCGGGTAGCCACCGTTGTCGATAAGGAGTTGTGCGCAACGTCGCGCTTCGTGTAAGCTCGGCACGGCCACCACTCCATTATCTTGCGGGATATCCGCTAACAGCACACCACGCGGGTTACTGCTCACCACAATACTCTTGCGGTTGGGTAATGGCTTACGACCGAGCGAGTCCCAGGTCTTGCGCCCCATGATGATAATCTTGCCGCTGGTCAGGGCTTTGAAGTTTTCCAGGTCGGCGGGTAAACGCCAGGCGAGCTTGTTGTCTTTGCCGATGGCGTTGTTACGGTCAACGGCAGCAATCATCGAAATTTTCAATTAATACTCCTTCTGGGGATAGTGAAGTGTGGTTTCTAATGTCATGTACAGTTCCGGCGTGATGTGATTGACAATGGCTTCACGGCTGCCTGTATCGCCACACCGTGCAGACGGAGATAGTCTTGTGCAAACATCGCGACACCGAAACAGATGCCCGTGTCATCCATGGGTGTCTTTATCCACGTCTTGTCGGCAAGGAGTTGACGTTCGCAGGTGTGGAAGTTAATCAGTTCGATATTACGCTTGGGATACATCTCGACATACACCCGATTGATGTCTTCCAACAGCGAGGTAATCATTCTAAGCTGTCCTTACGTTTATTGATTTCTTTCACCACCGAGCGCAGATAGCTGACGAAGGTCTGGCGTGAGAAGGTGAAGGTTTCAATAGTGTCGGTAATCACCATGCAGGTGACTTCCCTAAAGTCCACTTCGAACAGAACGTGGTCCATGCGATTGCCCGCAAACATATCCCGTCCGTACCAGGGAACGGCCATGCGAATCTGTACCGGGCCACGGTAGTTACGGTCACCCAATTGCACCAGGGCCGCTTCCAGGTCTTCCATGACCACCTGCAATTTGATTTCTGCTGACTGGCCGGATTTAAAGCGCATCACCGGATAGACAATGGCTTCCATCTTTAAAGAGAAGTCTAACGATTTTGGCATTACGCTTCCTTCCGGGTAAAGTTGACATGGGGCATAACGTTATCAAGTGGTTCGATAAGGTCATCGCAATAGCGAGTCTGGCGAACCAACAGGGTACCTTCCATCAAACGACTCTGGACGGCAGGATGAACCAGCATCACCTCCATGCCATCAAAGATTGCAGGGGTACGTTGGTTACGTTTACGAAAGTAGTGACACATCGCGGTATAGTCCGCACTGTACACTTTGGAATACGGCGTATAATCCTCGTTGGTAAGCCATTGCCAAACGTGTTTGAGGCTCAGATACTGTTCGTAGTCGAGTGCATCGATTTCAAACAGATAATCACCGTACTTCACACGGTAAGTCGTGGCAGTGTGATAGGCACGCATGATAACCATGGCCAATCCTACCAGTATTGCTTCAGGGACTTTCAAGACGAAAGGCTGAGAAGATTTAAAGGTCAAAGTCACAGAGGAGGTCTGTCTGTCGACAGACGCTAGATCGATCAATCGGATACGCATAAATGATTCTCCTTCGGGGGTCAGCCATATGTTTAAGGCGGTGACGTAAAAAAGTAGAGAACTACTTCACCTTGGTAACATATATCTCAAAAGTTTTTCACTTAGAAAAAATAAAAAAGGAAAATCCCCTCTCCGAAGAGAGGGGGATTCCACGACAAGAATTATTTCTTCTCGTACGCAGCGATACCTGCTTGCAGGTAGCCGTTGATACCAGCGATCGCATTTTTAGTGATCGTTGCAGTCTGACGCTCAGCAGCGCTCATCGCGGACTGGGTAGCCGTGATGAAACGACGAGTAACACGAATCAGTTTGGACAAGTCAGGGTCCATACCTTCGACCTTGATGTTATCCAGACGTTTAATGATCTTCTCAAGACCTTTTTCGTATTTCTCACGCAGCTGGTTGTTTTTCTGGTACGCCTGTACAAACTTCTCGATATCTTTACCGAGTTGGTTGTAGTAGCCGTTCACAGCAGTCAGCACCGCAGTGGTCGGCGTTTTGACTTCGCTTGCAACATCACGTTCGCTTTCTACAGCAGACGCGCTAACAGAGATGTCTTCGCCTTCGCCACTAACTTCGACTTTACCGACCATGTTGCCAAGAATTTCTTCTTCGCCAGCCATGTCGTGCAGGTCTTTAACCAGACCGGTGTGTTCAAACAAGGCAGCAGAACCGGCAGCAGCCTGATGACCAGCAGAGTCAGCGATAGAACGTTCAACGTTATCAGCAACTTTGGTCATGTCTTCCAGGAAGCCAGCCTGTACTTTCTGAGCTTCGCTTGCCAGCTCAACGGTGTTTTTCAGCTCAGTGACGTTATCACCGATGAACTTACCGCCAATAGACAGAGCTTTAATGAAGCCGCCTTTGATCTCTTCTTTGCCGGTTTTCACTTTGCCCAGTTTCTTGATCAGTTCGCCATACTGCTTAGAGCGTTTCTGAATCGATTTACCCTGGTTGCTGAATTTCAGCCAGCGGTCTTTCACTTTGCGGCCTTGCTCTTTCAGCCATTCCCAAATACGTTTGAAGAATGCCTTGATGTCATCCCACAGGGACTCACGCGCCACTTTACGGCGGTTGCGAGAACCGTAGGATTCACGAGCAACGCTTACGCGGTGATCGAAGCCCCAACGACGGCGGATAGATTCTTGTGCCACGTCCAGCGCTGCGGCTGCTTCGTCAGGCATGTCTTCTTCCGCGTCCATGGCGTCATCACCGCCTTCGCCGTTTGCAGCAGCATCGGCTTCGCCAACCGCATCAAACTGCTCTTCGGTTTCAGTGACGTCTTCCGCCAGTACATCGCCTTCAGCATCGTGCTGGTCGATTTCTTTTTCGTCCTGAGCCAGCTCGGCCAGAATACCTTCTACGGATTCCGCCGGCAGTTCCAGGCCATCCGGAACTACAGTACCGGTGCCTTCGATGGACTCACGAGCGATTTTACGTTGTGCAAAATTTGCCATTTGATCTCTTCCTCTAAGCGGGGCTTGCTGCCCCGCTTTACATGATTACAAACCGAACGTCAACGAGACAGACGATTATTTCTTGCTGTAAGCGCCGATACCAGCACCGATATAGCCGTTCAGGCCAGAGATAACGGTGTTAGCAACGTAGGACACTGCACGATGCAGGTTCTGGTAGTTCTTCACAGCCTGATCAGCAGCACCGCGAGCGGCACCCAGCTCGTCTTGTGCATTGTTGTCAGACGCTTTAGACAGCGCAGCTTTCGCTTTCTGAGCAGCACGAGACAGCTTATCAACTTCTGAGTCGTAAGCACGGAAGTCCATCAGCACTTTTTCGAAGCCTTTACCGATAGCATCCAGCGCAGAAGCGGCAGATTGCAGTTTGCCGGTTTCCGGCGTCGGGATGGTCTTCTCATCGGAGCTGTCGCCAGTAGACATAAACGCAATCGCAACCAGTTGGTGGCCGTGGTTGGTTTTAGTACCGGACTGGATGTAGGCGTTGCCCGGCAGAGCGGACAGTTTCTGGCCATCACCATCTTCGAAACCTGGCAGGTTCTGAAGTTTAGTTGCAGTGGTACCAAACAGCTCAACTTTCTCAACGCCAAAGTTGAATGCTTCAACTTCGCCGTCAGCCGTTTTGGTAACCATCGCCACAACTTCGCCAGCCTGGTGCTGCATCGCAGCAACAGCAGCTTTCGCTTTACCTGCGGTCACGTCTTTCGCAGCAGCGACAGAAGCGTCCAGGTTAAACTTACCTTCGATGGAGAGTTTGGAAATCCAGCTACCACCGATTTCGTCTTTCTCTTTCTTAGTCAGAGAGCGAATGGCTTCTTGGTATTTCTTAGCACGTTTCTGTGCAGATTTACCGACGTTGATGTACTTGAGTTTGATATCTTTGATTTTAGCAATCACAGAGTTCACGAACTCAATGAAACGATCCCACAGGCCTTGCAGGGTTTCTTTCCAGCCTTCGCCAGCAGCTTTGGTCATGCCACGGCTACGACGGTAGGATTCGCGTGCTACTTTGCGCACGTCCAGGCCCCAACGACGACGGATAGATTCCTGCGCCACTTCGGTGTGCGCAATGGATTCTTCGCTCAGTTCGTCACCGTTAGCAACGGCTTCATCAGCTGCGCCTACGGCCGCTTCGGTACGTTCGATATCGGAGGTCAGGGTAGCACCGTCGCCTTCGAGTTGTTCCAGCTGGGCATCTTCTGACGTCATTTCAGCCAGTTGAGTGTCCAGGTTCTCTTCGCCTGATTCGATGTTGCTCAGGCCGTCGATTTCGCTCGGGTTACCCTCGATGGATTCGCGGGCGATTTTACGTTGTGCAAAATTTGCCATTTACTTATTTCCTGTTTGGTTATAACCGAATTACACGCCCCTAGAAAGGGGCCCCCTTAGGGACGTGCGATTTTCAAGAACACTGCCAACGACGTAATCATATCGGACAATCCGTTAGTACGCGTCATCCACCGTGCCAGCAGTTCGTGGTCTGCATATGATAATAGGCGCAAATCTGGCTGCATCGATTGAATAGCTTTACCCATCGAGCGAACCTGACCTGACTTACCAAAGGCGGCATTTACCATGCGTGCCCCAATACTGCCTGCTTCAGCCACGTACTTTGTTCCCTGAACGTCACGCATATACGTTGACATCAAGACCGAAAAGGTACCAACGCTGATGGTACGACGTTTACCGTCGAGTAGAAAGGCCACCGTTTCGTTGTAAAAGGTATTGAACGTAAAACCGATTTGCGGATATTCGTCATATAATACCTGTTGCACACTCTCAGCCGCCACTAAGCGGAAATAGGGCAACACAATGGCCACCGCAGGCAGGGTGTTATGGATAATCTCATCATCGTGAACCAATACCGGGTTCTCGTTGAGCATGTCCATATACGCCTTTAAAATACGCTCCGCCTGGTTAAAGTCCGGGTTGTTGATAGTTTGTTGCATCGTGCACTCCTGCGGCGTTTAGTCGAGTTTGTACTTCTTCTCCAAACGCTCGCGCTTGTATTTGAGTTCCATCAGGCGTTTTTCGTGACGCTCGATGAGTTTCTCTAACGCCGCATCACCGCCTTTCTCTGCCAGCTGCTTTTTATACAACAGCACGCGCAGTTCAGCGGCTTTCGCGGCTTCGACGCACTCGTCGTATTTGTCCATCTGGTATTCGGCCCACGCCAGCTTGACACGGAAAACAATCGACAGCGGGAACGGGACGGCAGACAGCCCTAACGGGTCAGTCGCTTTCACACCGAACGCGCTGACGAGCTCGTTATAGGTGTCTTCACTGAATACGGCATCCGGGATTTCACCGTAGTCGGCTTTCAGCTTGTTGGCAGGCGTTGCCAGGACACGTAACGCGATACCAAAGGTCACGATGCGGGTATTCAAGAACACCAGGTCGTTCGGGCCAACGCCCTGCGCTTTGATGTTGGAGTCCTGTACCGAGGCCAGCTCTTCTGCGGTAATGAAGTTCAGCAGCGTTGCGCTATAAATAGTGAAGAAGTCCAACAAGTCCAGGATTTGCAACAGGGTCTGTTTGTTGAACGTCATCGACGCGGTGACGATAGTTTTACCGACGTCACGGTTGATGCACTGTTCCAGGAACGGGCGCAGTGCCAGCGTGTTTTCCATCGCAGCGATGATAAACTCCAGCACGCTCGGCTCACGTAACGCTTTGTGTTCCAGTTTGGTTTCACGCAGGTATTTCACTAGCGAATCGTTCATTTCCTGAACAGTCTTGGAATTGAACTTCTTACCTTGCACGGTACCAACCAGCTCTTGCAGGTTCTGGTACTGCGGCAGTAACATTTCCCCGATGGCATCGCAGTTCGAAGACAGCGTGTTCTTCAGGTTGGTAGCTTCAAAGCTTGGCAGTAACATCGCCAGCATATTCGGAATAGCCATTCGCGTAACCCCTTAGAGAACCGGTTGTGCGCCAGCGCGGTAAGCTTCGATGACTTTGTTGACATCGGCACTACCGGCTTTAGATTTAGAGAAGTCGTCTTTGCTCAGCTCCTGCGAACCGTTCATACCACGGGTATAAATGGTAACGCGGTTCCAGGTGGTATCAACCACGACGTAGTACACGGTCAAGGTGTCTTTGAACACACGTTGACGCACGTTGAAGTCGTCAAAGCTTCCACCGAGCTGCGCTTCCAGGCCGTCGATGGTTTCCTGGGAAACAATCATCACACCGGAGGCGTTGTTGATAGACGGGGACAGGGTCAGCAGGCCAGACAGCCAGTTACCATTGCGCTTCTCCATCATCTTGGTGTAGTAGCCGGACTTATCGCGATAGCGATTCTTACGGTACTCTTCCATCAGGTCGTTGGAGAACGCCACGTCTTTAGCAGCGGCAATTTTGTCGATGAACGAACCCTTACGACCACCTTTATATTGCAAACGCAGGTAGCGTTCCCAAAGGTCTTTGTTCTGGTCGCTAAAGGCAATCAGGGTTGCAATCACTTCGCTTGACACGGATTTGACATCCAGACGCACACGCATCGGGATTTCCACCTTATTACCATTACGCTCAAACGTTGCGGTGAAGTGTTTGCCTTGTGACAAGCCTTCTTGCTCCGCCAGCATTTTCGGGAAGTTCTGCGGCAGCGTGGAGCTAACTTTGCCCGCTTTGCTGTCGTAGTTGTTGTTAATCACCGAATGGTTATCGCTGTTGTTATACGTCTGGTTGTGGGTGTTGGTCTGGTTACGGTTGGTCACGCGATTATCAACACGGTTGTCAACACGGCTGCTGTCGTTGTTGCTGTTGATATTGGTGTCATTGCCGACCGAGGAGAAATCTTCATAGCGGGCGTTGTTGCCCTGGAAGTTCCCACCACGACCACCTGGACGGCGAGATTCGCCTACGGCGATGGCAAGGTTATCGTATGACGGCAAACCAAACCGGCCACGACTTTCACCCGCTACCATTTTACCCAAACGTGCGCCCGAACGGGCAGCAGCATCGGCTGCATTACGGCGAGTGGAAATTTGGTCGAGGGTACCCAACACATCCACTTCAGGTACACCGACCAGTAGTGAAATGGCGGTCAGTTGGTTACCGGCCAGAAGGATTTGAAGTTTTTCCTGAATACCCGGCAGGTAATCAAGCCCTAACAAATTTTGCTCAATCAGCGTCGTGTAATCATTGTTCAGAATCTGATTAAACTCTTCCAGTGAATCGGCGCGTTGCCGAAACAAGTCTGGAAACTTTGACAGCATCGACACGACACTGGTTTCAAATGTGTTTTCTGCCATTTTGTACTTTACTCCGGAGTAAATTTGAATGAGTAACGAGACTGAACAAAAGAACGATCCTAATTTTGATCCGAACACGGACATCAATTACGATATCCCGAACCCCCCTAGTGCGGAGGCCGTCCCAAAGCTAACAGGGTATTTTGATGCTCGGAATTCGACCACTCAACCGCCCTCACGCATGGGGCTGGAAGACGAGTTGTCGGCGTGGCAGGACCGAATTCGCATGACAGTCGGTTTAGGTATCGCTGCGCAGCGGATGACCAATCCCCTCATGGGATTCAACCATATGATGGCCAACAACCCTATTCCGGTGAACCGCGAATACGGTGGCTTGACCTTCTTTACCCGACCCGACTTCAATCTCACGTATAACAATATTGCCAACTCGCGCCGCTTTTCGAATATGGCCATGCAGCCCAAGTCGTCTTTGGATTATTCGTTGCTGGCCGCCCTTGACCCCGATTTTGAATTGGGGTTTGCTGATGATCCACGCGACAGCAAAGGTCGTCGCCGTAATCGGCTGGGTACACCATTTATGCCGGATATCCCGTTTGATAACTTGCAAGCATTCATACCATTACTCTCGACCCAATTGGTCAGTCTGTCGGGGATGCCTGATGAGTCGGTTGATAACTGGATGTCGGATGAAGGTATCAAGCGCGAACAGTGGGGCATGGTCGATTCCACCCACGAGGTGAACTACCAATACAGCTTATCTACCTCGCTGATTAACCCCTACGGTAACGCCGTGATGCGCTTAGCCAGTATCTGGGTAGAGTACATGTCCGGTGTGAAAGAAGGGCGCTTTATGCCGAAGATGCGTAACTCCATCCAACGGCGTATCGATTACCAATCTCGTATCTACGGGATGCGTTTAGACCCACTTGGCAACATCGTGCGTTTCTGGACGGCCTGTGTAGCCTGGCCGATGAACAACAACGCCGGGCAAATGGCGCAGGTCGATAACACCAAGCCACAGTTAAACGATGACACCACCATCTCGTTACAATGGCAGTGTATCGGGGCCCGTTACGATGACCCGTTGTACATGGACATGTTTAACGCCACGGTATCGTATTTCAACCCGGACATGGCCCCGACTGCGGATGCGGTGCGTAGCGGTAATTTTATCCCGCAGGGTCAGGACGTGATGATACAGGTACCGCCTCAGGCGCTGCCACTGTTTAACTATTACGGTTATCCGCATATCGATTCGGTACGCCGTAAACTGACGTGGTGGGTGTACCAGGTCGATTTCCAACGTATCATGAAAAAGGCAGGACTTATCTGATGGATACCATGCAAACCCTTTCGAATAACCTGGTGGTGCTGGCGCACAACCCAGCAGCCATGCAAACGCTGCTGTTAAACCAGCTGAGTCAAGCGCAGGACAGCGCCAACAACATTACGTTACTCGACCCCACCGACCCGGTGGTGTTTTTGGCTGAAGCCGGGGTAACCTTGGCCCATGCTTCCATCGAAGGCTGTCGTGCTACCGTACCGCGTGTGTTTCCCTCGATGGCACAAAACATGGACGACTTATATCGTCACATGTCGGACGTCGACTACATTGACGTCTTCGCCCAACCGGCGTCTACTGGCTTGCAGCTGATTATCGATGTCGACTCGCTGATGGCCAAAGCGATGCCGTTGCAGTTTGCCGGGGTGCGTAAGGTAGTGATTCCGCGTGACACCCAGTTTAAGGTCGCAGGCTACACCTTCTCGATTCAATACCCGATTGAGATTCGTGTGCTGCCTTACGGGACACCGGAGAACCCGGCGTTTCAGGTGTTGTGGATTACCGAGAACCAATCACCGATTGCTCCGGTTTCCACCAACGCCCTGGACTGGGAACTCGGTTCCTCGCCGACCACCACGTCGTTGTTACTACGTATCAATATCCCAGTGATGCAGTACGATGTGAAATCCCACAGCGATACCACAACCGGTAACAACACCTTTCAGATGGTGCGTGACTTTACCAACAAGTTCTACTACGCTCGCGTCTGGCAGCATTTACCGAACGGTACTGGTTGGGTAGAAATCCAGCACACCCACAGTCGTGATGTCTACGACCCGAATGTGGCGACCGCCTTGATTCAGGTCAACGGTAACCAGCTGTTGTGTACCATTCCGTCGGTGTATCTCAATACCGGCTTAGTCTCCGGTGAGATTCGCCTGGATATCTACACCACGCTTGGCCCGCTTGACATTGACTTATCCGCGTATACGCTGGATGAGTTCTCCTGGAACCTGCGTGATTTGAACGACGAAGTGGATGGCTCGTATTGGACGCCGTTGAAATCGTTCTCTATCGTGCAGCTGATTGCCGAAGAAGGCTCACGTACCACTGGGGGGCGGACCAACCTAAGCTTTGAGCAGTTGCGGCAACGGGTGGTAGATAATGCCGTCGGTGCTCGTCAGTTACCGATTACCGATAAGCAAGTAGCGGTCGTGGCGAACGACTACGGGTTGTCGTTGTATAATGCTATCGACTACGTGACCTCGCGTACGTATTTGATGTCCACGCCACTACCGGCGTCCTCGCTCTCCAAAGTGAGCTCAGCAATTGGTGCAGTGACCAGTCCGCTGTATTTCAGCTGGGATGAGTTAGCACAGCTCTCAACGGTGCGCATTAACGATAACCGCATGACGGTATTGCCGGGAACCATTTATAAGTTCGACGGCAGTGCCCTGGCGGTTGATGCGACGATGACCGAGTTGTTCCGTACCATGCGTAAGAACGACCTGGTGGTGGCAGGCAATGCGGCAACGTATCTGTTCACCCCGTTCCACTACGTGCTGGATATCAACAACAACGCCATTGACGTGCGTATCTACCAGCTCGATAAGCCAACGCTTGCCAGCAAACGCTTTATCAGCACCAACATCAGTACCGAGTTGTCTGTGGTCACTGCTGACCATCAAATCCTGATGACCGAACGGGGCTATGTGCTACGCACAGTCACGAAGTCAGAACCGCCGTATCAAGCGCTCTCTGATGACCAGGTGTTTGCCCAGCTTTCCTTTACTCCACGTAACGGGGAGAATGTCGCCTACATCAACGGTACATTAGTCGGCAAGCAAGGCAGTGAGCGCGTGTGGGAATTCCCGTTAGAAACCAACCTTGACGTTGACCGTAACGACGAGCTGGTTCTCACCAATGCCCGTATCACCTCGACTAACCCGGTTGACGTACCGGTGGCACTGTTGCAGGACTTTAACGTGTTCTACGGCTGTACGGCCTATTACCCGAAGAATTACGAACGGGTCGATATGGACACGGTGATTGTCCCGCCGTCGCGTGATGCAATTGGGATTACCCATGAAGTCTTTAAGCTTGAGCTCGGTAAAGCCTTATCAGCTTACTGGCGTAAAGCGCGTGCGGTAACCGACAGCATCAACTACGAGTTCTACGAGCAGGATGAGCTGGCCTACTGGGGCGACGACGTAATCAAGACCAATGCCAACGGGGTGCCGGAGTATGTGATTGACGAAACCCAAACCCCACCGGTGCAACTGGTCTACCTGCACCGTAAAGGTGACCCGAAGCTCGATGCCAATGGGGTGCAGGAAATCGCCCACTACGCCGGTGAGCAGAAGTTTGATAGCAATGGCAAGGCTATCATTGCAAAACCGCGTAGCATTCGTTTTAGGAGCGAAATGGCGGTGTTCGATGCCCGGTATAAGTTTGCCAACAGTGAAGAGGTGCAAAAGTACCTCGAAGAAGTGATTGGGTTCCTGGTCAAACAGATAACCGACGTCATGCCTTCACTGCAAGGTAACTTACTGGAGCGTACGGAAGCGTTCTTCGTGCCGATTACCACCATGGGGTATATCGATGCCCGTACTGAAGACGGTACGGTAACACCGATTCCGGCGGAGAACCAGTTCACGGTGAAATACTACCTCACGGTGGCTAACCGTCAGAACACCGATGTGATTAACGTGATTAAGAAAAAGACCTCGCAGGTCATCAACAGCTACCTGTCCAGTCATCGCACCATCTCTGCCACAGAACTCGGTCGTTTGCTTAGCGATAACCTCACCGGACTGATTATCGGCGTGGAGCTTGGCAACATGGGGCCTGACCAGGACATGCGCTTATTCACCGTGGTGGAAGACTCCGCCCAAGTCACCGTCGGTAAGAAACTGGCGATTGAAGCCAACGGCAGTATCGGTCTGGTCGACGATATTGTGACGGCGTTTAACCGTCACGACACCGACAGCAAATAAAATAAAAGTCTACCCACTCCTTCGGGAGTGGGTAGGTCTTTTTTTTCTTAGCCTTTATGGAGCAAGAAGTTGTGTGCCGAGGCAGAGACGATGCGGTTTAACCCGACCACCCCACGACAGACATGGCGCACGTAGCCTAACTGCTTACGCAACACAGCGAAGAAGTCCGGGTTGTCCATGTATTCCATCGACATTTCCCGGCCCACGTTTAACGAGTTGGGGTTTTCTTCTTTGATGACTTCCATGACCCCACGGCTGATGACGTTAATCGCATCACCCTGGCGGTTACGTTGGGCATCTTTGGAGAAGGCTTCCAGTTCGTTAATCAGCACGCTGACCGCTTTCTCAAGCTTCTGGTAACCGGCCATTTCCGTGACACGGGTATTGCGTGAGATGTTCTTCACCACCGCCATCTGACACACCGCACCCAACAGGGATTGACTGTCGGAATCGCTGAGCGACATTTCTTGACGGATGATGTTAAAGGACGCGGAGTTTAAGAACGACTCGTAGCCACCGACCACCAACACTTTGCCAGCCAGGAACTCAATCGGTTCGCCGTAGCCTATCATGGTACGCGCCTGGGCTTCAGTCATTGCCATGGTTGGTACGGTATCGACCCGCACACCGCTGCGACTGACGTCTGGAATAACGGTACTCACGAATTCGTTCATTTCACGAATCGCGTCACCCATTTCTGGCCCGATAAGGTGCATGCTCCAGTTGACTGTGTTGATGTTACTCATATCGAGCTTACGCAGACGACGGAAACCGGTCAGGAGATTACCGAAGTAGTAGTTGAGTTCCATAAAGCGGTTGTTCACCACTTCAAACATGGTCTCAGACGGTGCACGCACCCCACGTTTGCGGATATTCTCAGGAATAAACGCGGTGATTTTCTTAGCGCCCCCGTCGGTGAAGACCGCATCACCCAGATGGAGCGTACCGAGCATCACAGAGACGGCATCTTCAATGACGCTGTTCGGTGACACTTCTTTATCCCCATCCACGTAGCCCTGGAACAGGTCTTCAAACACCGACTTCTTGCGAATCGATGAAATGGCGTCAATCATGATAGCGCCTTCGACACGACGCATTGCGGCATCGAGTTTCAGTGCGGCCACATCAAGCTGGCGAGAGATTTTCATCTTATCGCTGGTCTTCTCGTACACGGCATTGTACGCGGCTAATACCGAACCACTCTTAAGCCCTTCTGCCACGCCTAAGAAGTTGGTCTTTTCTTTCGGCGGTAACTTCGCAGCAACCTTTTGGGTGGTCTCTTTGGCTTTTTCCTGGAACGCCGGAATGTCAGCGGATTTTTCAGACAACGCACCGGAGCCTGCGTAACCACTGCTGCTGCCCAAAATCCAGCTCAGCATCTTCATGATGGCAACCACCACCAGAATCACTAAGCCGAGCTTGCCAGCTTCACGCCAACTTTCCAGCGCAACCAGAGTTTCTTTCTGGTGCGTACGGGTGTAGTTGGAGGTCAGTACCTTACGCACGTTGGCCGGGATAGTCCCCGGGCGAGACGATTCCACCGCAACAGCTAAGTCACGCGAGATGCCGTTTTGACGCACGTCATCCAAAATCGCATCCAGCTGTGCCAACAGACGACTGCCGTACAGCATGTCGGCATCGTTACGTTGGAGGTAGAGCGTTAACTGGTCAAGGCTTTCGATTTTGGTGTTCAAATGGTCGTGGAGCAATTGCCCCATTTCGCCTAACCGCCACTGCGGGGCGGGAGCGACCAGCCCCCCTACCATGGTCATGCTTGTCATGGCTTACCCCTTCATCTCACTGAGGTAAAAATGCGTGGCGTCCATAAAGCGTTCACACCACAACAGTGTGGTAGACCACACATCTTCGCCGAAGCTCTCGTCAACCATTTGTTTAACGGAGTAAGCTTCCAGGGCACGACGACCACCGTGAGCGGCATCGTAGCGGTTGCAGTACATGGCGATGGTAAGGTCGTCAATGGCACCCAAATCAATGCAGTAGAGCTCATTGACATCAGAGACCAGAGAGTTCATTACCGGGCGCAGACACACGCTGATGGCTTCTGAGGAGCCGTACGGGCCATTGTCTGGCAGCGGCACGCTATAGGCCAGGGAAAAGGCCACGATAGCGGTCAGTGCACGGGTAGACTCTACCCCTTTGCCTTCCGTTGCACGTTTGTAATCCAGCACCAGGCTGTTTAATGAGAGTTTATGTGTCATGATAATACCTTTTCAGTAAGTCTTAGCTGGCGTGCGCTTGCAGACGAGCTGAGGCAATCCGCAAGTCGTTAGACAGATAGCTTTCCAGCTGGCGCTGATAGTCCACAGCGGCGCGTTCTTTACGGCCAGTCGGGGTAAGGGTTTTCAGAACAAAGGAGTACAGGTTGTCTTTGTCCTTCACGGTTTTGAGAATCTGGTCGAGCTGGGCAATGCCGTTCAGGCAACGCTGACGCTGTTCGTTTGCCGGTTTGGTGTTGACGCCTTTTAAGGTGTTCAACTCTTCGACCAGATTACGACGCAGGGCTTCAAAACGCTCCTGCGGTGGGTCATACGTGGTGTTGCCTGGGTCGTTGGTTATCAAACCGAACATGATGCTAATAGAGCCAATAAGCACCCCGAGCGGTGAGGTCATGGTGACAATCAGCCAAGACACGTTAATCAGTTCAGCGACCATATGGGTATAGATGTTGGTGTAGGAGTTGTTACGGAAAATCCACCAGTCCGACATTTCCATCTTGTACAGCGCAGACGCCAGTTGCGGTGCGGCACCAAAGCGGGCGGCGAAGTCATCGGCGGCACGTTCCCAGCTACGGTTACCGAAACCACGACCCCCGGTGATGTTCGGGCGCTCGAGCAGCGTCTGGGTCACCAGGTGCATGTACATGTTTTCTTTCTTGTACTCGTTGCAGATGGTTTCCGGTTGGTTGATTTTGGTGTTCAGCATGCGCTCAACATCTTTCACCACACGCAGCTTCTCTTGCGGGGAATCCATTTGCATCATGCGGTTAGCCGCAGCATCGGCAATCAGGTTGACCACCACGCCACGCATCAGGGTACGCAGATACCAGTAAACGTGTCCCAGTTCGTGCAGGATAATGGCAGCGATTTCATACGCCGTCAGTTCAGCGCGACCTTTAAAGACCATCGGGGTGACATACAGCGGGCTGGTGATTTTGCTGAGGTCACCTTTAATCATGGCGTTACTGTCATCGAACTCGCCGTTCAGCTCATTGTCTCTGAGGAACTTACTGTACAGGTCGAGGTCTTTGTTACCCTGATACATCACCCGTTGCAAATCGGCAACGATAGGGTTGTTGGTATCGAGCTGTGGCGGCATTACCGCTGCAAACAGTTCACGCTCAAGACCGAGCTCGGCCCCCGAGCACAGCTTAATACCGATACCGGTATTGGTTTGCGCCCATTCGGCAATCCCAGAGGTATCATACGCGTTCAGGGAGTAGTCCCCGGCAGCTTGGAAGCGGGCCACAATGTCTGCTAACGTGGCGAGCTTTTTCTTATCTTGAAATTTAATCGACTCGGCCGCGACGAGTTTTAACTCGGCTACCGTTTGTGCATGTCTGGACCAGTGACCCATGTTGGCGTTCCTTTGTAGAAATTTTTTACGTCACCACCGATCATTATAGAAGATGAGTCGATGAGAGAGAACCGATGGAAGACAATCGCTATTATCACCCTGAGGATGTAGTTTCCAAAGAGTGTAAGCATGTTGCCTACGCGACCGATGATGAACAACAAAACGATTATGTCCTCGTCAAAGAGGTCATCCATACTAAGGATGGACGCCGTATCCCGCACATCTTTGGTAAAGAAAACGTGCGACGTCCGGTGTACGTTACCCGCAAAGAGTTTCGTAATCACAAAGAGAAAAAAGAATACGAACAGAAAGGCAAATGCCAGGAGATAATGACAACCGATGTTAACATGGCCAATGCACTCCAGATGGGATTGGGGGCGTCGTTCCCTGACCCACGTAAGAAGCTGCGACAGGTATGCACGTCCCCCTACGTCTACTGGGCGGACTTACCGGTCACCAGTTGGATTAAACAAAAGTATCTGGCCAAATGGCCAGACGGTGTTACCCCAAACCGACTCTGCGTCTATGACGTTGAGACGCGCGAAGAAGATAAAAGCCGCGACCCGTGGTTGATGAGCTTTGTGCTCGACGACGAGATTCACTTCTTCTGCACCAAAGATTACGCCATGCGCATGGGCAAAGGCTGGGAAGACCGCCTGGTGAGTAAAGCCCAGGAGCTGCTTTCAAAAATCACCTTCCGGGAGAAAAACAAAAAGACCGACGAGATAGAGATCGTTACCAAAGACGTGTTGGCTGGGTATAAAATCTTCACCTACGAGTGTTTAAACTCAGGGCTGTGCGTACAGCGTATGTTTGAAGAGATTCACCCACGCTTACCGGATTTGATGGTCGCCTGGAACCACGAGTTCGATATCTCACGCATGATGGAAGCGCTTGACCGTTCGGGTATTCGTCCGGAAGACGTGTTCTCTCACCCTTCGGTGCCGGAGAAGTATCGCCGTGTGTGGTTTAAGAAAGACCTGGCGTCTCGAGAAACAGAGTCCAAGTCGCTTACCAAAGCACCGTCACAACAGTGGCACGTTCTGTACTGCATGGCGTCATTCTATTTCGTCGATGCCATGAGCCTGTTCCGTTCACTGCGTGTGCACGAAGGTCAGCGTCCCTCGTATAAGCTTAACGCCATTCTCGATACCGAGCTTGGCTTAAACAAGCTTGATATCCCCGGGTTACCGTACGAAGAGAAGCTGGAGTGGCACTTACGTGCCCAGCGGGACTTTTCACTCGAGTATTGTGTCTACAACATCTTCGATAACCTGATGATTGTGTTACTCGACAAAAAGACCAACGACCTCTCTTCGGCGATTTCGATTCTCGCCGGTTACTCGATGTATGATATCTTCCCGTCGTTACCGAAGCGAATCTGCATTGCCTTTACCTACTACCTGTATGCCCAAGACCTGGTCATTGGCTGTGTGGGTTCTGCGATGCGTAACGAATACGACGATGAGGTTATCAGTACCACCGGATGGATTGTTACCCTGACGGCGTGTATGAACAGCGAGAACGGTCTTAACGTCTTGAAGGAGTTGCCGCAGTTCTATTCGGCATTCCGTGGACAAACCGCCGATGCCGACTTAACCCAGGCGTACCCGTCTGCCACCAACATGATGAACCAATCGCGTGAAACCACGTTGATTGAACTGTTGTCGGTGCACGGGGTCTCTGAGGAGATGCGTCGTCGTGCGGGGGTTAACCTGACTGCGGGTCGTGTGAATGCCATGGATATCGCCAACAACTTCTTCTTGTTACCGGATAAAGACACGGTGCTTGAAGTGTTCAATGCGCGGGTTGCTAACAGTGAACCGCCGAAGGAATACGCCGACGGCTTTTAAAAAAGAAAACCTCACTACCTAAGGGTAGTGAGGCTCTTTTATTTTTTTTTAGGCTGCCAGGAAGGCGTAGCGCAACAGGGCTTGTAGCTCTGGGTCGGTCACCCGGTTAACCAAGCGTTCAACGTTATTGCTGGTCGCGAAGTTTTGCTTGTTCGCAGAGCGAGCAAAGCGCACCGTCATGTTGATGAATACCATAAAGGTTTCACGCTCATTGCGATCGGCAAACATATCCAGGTGCTTATTCACCAGTGAGATGAAGAAGATACCGTTCGGGTATTTGTTAACCGCATCGACAAACGCGGCAAAGCCATCCAGGAACGGCTGACCGCGTAACTGGAACAGATTACGAAACGCCGAGTGCAGCTTGGTATAAGCAGCATCTTCCAGCTCTTTTTTCGGGGACTTGCTACGGCCCACGGTATTACCGGCTTCATCGAGCATCCCGGCAATCAGCTTGACCTGATACTGGTCTTCCTGGCCGTAGTTCGGCGAGGAGGCACGTTCAACAGTAGACGGTTTCACCGCCTGGGTTTCGGTAGATTTGACTTCGCTCATGGCTAATCCTTAAGTAATGTGTTTACGGGGAACGAACTCACGCACAATGTTCTCAGAACCGTGCATCTTGGCCATCGCCACCCCCATGATGTTCGAGAAGGCGGTTGAGATATCCGCCGCAATTGCGCGCGGTTCTTCAGCCTTGTGAGATGATGCACAGGTAGAGCAGCTATCAACGTGGCCCATCTGGCATAAGATGGGGCGGCGCAGACGCACAATTTTACCGTGCTGTTTGGCAATCCACTCAGCGGTAATCGGCATCGGCTTGCCATCAACCATCGCGTTCATCCCGACGTAGCGTTCGGCGTTGACTTCAGTGATAAGCGCAGCATGGGTAAGCTTGGTACCACAGTCACCCGGGATAATCCGGTGGTTCTGGAAAATCATCTGGATGATACGTACCTGCTCACCCCCTTTGGCGGTTTCAGCACCACGGGAGAAGGAACCCTCACGAATCGAGTTGTACTTCGCCACCAGGTTTTCCATCCCGGCTTTATCGACTTCCACGAGAGCCGTAGGAATCAAGGTAAAGTCCGTCCCTTCGTGGAACGAGGATTCAATCCCGTAGAACAGCATCAGCTTACGCCGACGCATCACCGCTTTCTTCGAGGCGTAGAACTGAACCGACTGGTCACCGGCGAGCCACTCTTTATCGAGGTCATCGAGGGCTTTTTCGATGGTGGCAATCACCGCTGGGTTGTCCAGCTCGTCTTTGTGCTTAAGCAACAGCGCATCACGTATCTTGTACGCGTCTGGATGCACCTGGAACGAGCGCAACGTCCCGGTTGGGGAAATTGCCTTAGCCATCGGTGCGAGCTCGCTGAGGCCGTTTACAAAGCGTCCTACCATGCTTGGACGAATGGCTTCTTCATCCTCAGGATTATCGTCTTCGTTTTCCAGGCAACGTTCGTACATCACCTTGGCATAACTCATCGGGCCACCTTCACGCAGGTACGGCATTCGGGTACCAAACGCAAAGTAAATGACAATCCAGTTCAGCACGTAACGACCAACGGTGGTAGTAATGTCTTCGTCCAGACCCGGGTAGCCATCTTTCGGTAATGACAGTACCGTTTCCGGGAAGAACAACTCTTCGTCTTTTGCCGCATCGGTAATGGCAATCCATTCACCCGGACTGTCATCGTCGCTGCTTTCCCAGTAGTGCGGCATCCCTTCAATAAAGGTCAGGTCGTACTGGCTTGGGCCTTCACCTTGTTCGGGGAAGACACACACGTTAAAGATGCCCATACGCCACACCAGACGCTTCCACGCGCCGGACTTACACGCGGCAAGTAAATACTCAACCTTCGTCATCCTCGTCCTCCTGGGTACCGTAGATTTCTCTTAATGCGGCCAACGCGTCCTTCAGGATAGGACCTTCCGGTAATTCGTCGTTGTTAAGCAGCACTAATTTGTCTTCCAGTAACTCGTACGCTTCTTCAAAGGTGTCAGCAGCAATAATTGCCAGCCCCACCGTATAAATCGTCAGGAGCTGAATATCACTGACGGCGTTATCTTCGCTGAAGTCCAGCGATTGGATAACCGCGTTCTCATCAATCACATCCGGGAGATTCAGGAAGACAAACGAGGACGGGTTTTCCGGAAAGATTCGCAGATACGGTACGATACGCGCCATGCGAGGATTAGCGAGTCCTTCTTCGGCTTCTTCACTGGCACTGGCGGCAAGGAAGTTACGCATCACCGTTAAACAACGTGGTTCGACCACCGTGATTAAGTCTTCAAAGTGCAGCTCGTTGTCCCCGTAGACATGGCGACAGAGGTTCTCCAGAATGTACTGAGGCGGTTCACCAGAGCACAGGATACCGTACAGGCTGTCTTTGTCTTCGAACTCGTCAAAGGTCTCTAACAGCCCGTGGAGGATACGTACCACCTCTTTGGGTTTATTGAGGGCCTGTTGCGGGTGTAGCCCAATCCCTAAGCGTTGGGCGAGTGCAATGGCACAGCGGTTGATAATCGCCTCCAGACGCAGGCATTCTTCGTTCTGGTCAGGTAACGGCTGGTAGTAGATATCTGCAAGCGTCGTATCGTAACCATAGTCAATCGCCAGCGTCACCAAATCAAGCAGGGGAGCCAGTCGGTATTCCTGACGAACCATTCCCAATACGTCAGCATAATCGTCATACAAGTTTTCCATAGTACCTTTCCTAAAGCGGGTTTCATATCAACACAAAAAAAAATAAAGGGGCCGAAGCCCCTTCTATTATAAACGACCCTGCAACTGCTTCTCCCAATCGTCCGGGACAACGCTGTCGTGTGTCTTTTTCAACTCCGCAGTACGACGTTTCGCGACTTCCAACATCTTCATCATTTCCCACCGTGGTCGATTGAGGAACTCATCGAAACTAACACGGAAGATTTCCCCAATCTGTTCACGCACATACGTCGACATCCAGATTTCGTACAACGAACCCATCATCGGGTTCTCGAAATCAGACAGCCCGACGTTGTTCTCGCCGGTGTTCAGGTCCAACACACCGTCGTAGGTCGACAATAACTCGTCGTGCGCTTCCTGATACGTAATGGGACGGCTGCTGCGCTGTTTAAACAGCGAGGTGGTATCCAGCTTTAAGGCGTTGATGATGGTCCCCGAGGGGATGTCGTCGGCGTCTAGCCAATATTTGCGAATTGTTGTAAATAGACTTTCTGTATCTCGGACACCACACGAGATAGCACGAAAAAAACCCGGTCCGGTGAAATGGTAACAATACCACGGAACGGTCCGTCTTCTTCGCCTTCAGGTGTCTTACAGTGTGGACACGGGTGACCCATATAGCCGAGGACTGCTAAGCGTGACAGGTCGTTGTATTTTGCCAGCGCATCTTCAAACGCTAACACATACGGACGGTCAGACGACAGCTCTTCGAGAATCTCGACAATCTTGGCCGGGTCGGTTTCCACGACTTCCACCACTTCGCCTTTCACTTCTTCTTCCACGGTAATGGATTTGATGTGGTGGGCGTGACGCGTCAGACGACGAATCTCCGCCGTTAAGCGAATGTGTTGGCTGCGCTCGTAGTCACTGGCGTTAGACGACAGGGCTTCGGTTGCAGAGCGGTTGATTTCTTCTAACCAACGGTCGGTGCTGTCCAGGTAATCACCGATGGTCGAGCGACCAAAGTTAATGGTGATACCGAGGTCAGGACGGGCAAACACCGCAGCCGGGTTGTGCGGCAGGTCGTTACGGTACGCCAGGTAATCTTCCGGGCTGATAATGCGGTTGGTGGTACCGCGTTGACGCGCCAGCAAAGAGCGATGCAGGTCAGTGAACAGGCCGTCTGCCATACGGATACAGCGAGCCAGGTTCAAACGTACATCACGCTCATGCCCACAGTCTTTCGGACAAATCAGCTTCCACGGAATCCCGCTTGGGAACTTGGCGATGATTGGGCCGAGCAGCAGCAACCAGTAATCGTCGAGATCGACAATGTCAATCAGTGCGGTTTTGATGTCATTACCCTGACAGTCAAAGGTGGTTTCCACAGCGAAGTTCAGTGAATGTTCCACCATGTGACGCAGGTACACACCCGACATGCTTGAGAGCAACAGGCCATAGGTCTGCATCCCAATCTGCGCCGTTTCCGCAGCCAGACGAATATCGAAGTCGCACATCTCGCGCTCAAGCGGTGCACGAAAGCCCACGTAGATACCGGTAGCCGGTAACCACACCGACACCGGAGAACCGGACTGACGACGACGACGCAGCGCAGCAAGTGCACCCGGTGCCCCAGCACCACGGTCCGTTACCGGGCCTACCCACTTACCGTCAGGCAGACGCAGCTGTTGTGTCCAGGCCGTGTCTTCACGCTCAAGCGCAGTGTCAAACGCCGGACGACCGTTACCACCATTCGGCGGGGTCAGTTCGAGTGCAGTGACCAGGGTCTGGTAACGTTCCGCTTCTGCTTCGGAGGCGAACATCGGCTGGCCTTTACCATTACGCTTGATACTGGCAAAGAAACGACGCACGTCTTCCTCACCGGTAATCGGCACGGTACTGCCAATCAGTTCATCAGAGCGAATCAGAATCTGGTGCGGGTCATCTTCCGCCAGCGTAGAAATTTCTTCACGATGCGGTTGGGTACCGAAGTTGGTACGACGCACTTTGACACTGGCCACTTGCGGGGCGGCATCAGCACGCGATTCTTCAATCAAGGTCTGAGCAGCAACCGTCGCAGGGTCTACCACGGCAGTGTTAACCGCAGCAGCGGCAACAGGAGTGACAGGTGCCGTCACGACCGGTTCCGGTTCCGGCGTTGGTGCTGGAGCAGGTGGAACCACCGGTGCGGGTTCGACAACGGGTTCCGGTTTAACAGCAACCGGTTCTGGCTGTGGGGCAGGTGCCTGTGCAGCAGCCCACGCTTCGTAACGACGACCGGCTTCGATCAAAGAAAAAGTGGGGTTGGTACGAAGCAGCTCCATGACTGCGGTCCCCTTATCGAGGACGCGCAGCTGTTCGTCGGGAAGCATCACGAATGATGCAGTCTCCGGCGCAGGGGTTTCGTCACGACGCACCACAGACGGGCGCGGGTCAAGTTGTTCAGACATTGTTCGGTTCCTCAGAGACGGACGCATCTTCAGCAGCCGTCTGTTTTTCAGCCAGTTCTTTATCAAGCGCGGTCATCTGCGCCAGGATATCTTGGGTGGAGGCATTGGCCTTGATACCGCGATCAACGGCAGCACGACGTGAGGCGTAGTCGGTAAACAAATCAATCCCAGCACCCATCGCGGACTGACCCAGCACCACTGCTTCAGTTTCAGCTGCGCCGAGCTGGATTTCAGTGAGTGTGAAGACATCACGCACCGCATCCCACTTCTCGTTAGCCAGACGGTCCATCATGGCCGTGGCAACTTTATCAGCCGGGGTGCGAACATCAGCAATCTTCTGCAAGAACTCTTGCAACAGGCCAGCATAGCCTTTCTTAACGATTTCCATACGCCCCTGCAAATAGGTACGCAGGTCAGGATCAGCAATTGCCGCCAGGCTTGCCATTTCCGCATCCAGGTTATCCGCCATCAGACGGGATTCGTGGATAAAGAGATGCTCAGTGCTATTAATCGCACGCATCTGGCGAATGATAGCATCGCGCGCTTCTTGTTTAGGGTTGTAACCGTTAAGCTTTTTACGACGGGACATGGGATTATTCCTTATTGAAACGAGTGACAATACACATTAAAGGCAACACCTGTTTATACAGCGTTGTGTGCTACCGTCACCCAATCGTGCCATTTTTCAGAGAACAGCGCGTACGCCATTTTCGGGTTCTGATCCTCATTCCCTGCGGGGTTATCCGTCCACAGGGTATAGGTATACAGTTCATAAGCGGCGGTGCCGCGAATGCTGGAGGTGCGGGTCACGTAATAACGCAACCCGCGTTGCTCCAAAAACAAACCGGTGCAGCGCTCGGTCACCATGTAGTAGTGAAAGGCCCGATTAATCTTCGGGTCCTGACACAACACCTTAGCGACGTCTTCTACGCCCGGATACGCCCTTAGCACGTTTTCGAGAAACTTTGCTAAACTCAAGCCGACGTAAGGGACTTCTGGATCGAGAGGAAGTGGGGGGGTGATCATAACCTTTCCTTATCACGTACGGCGATGCCGCAATCTTGAATGAGAGAACTTTCGATGTTAACGACTTCATCCGCGAGTTAAGGTACGACCCGTGTTTAGCAATGTTCATGGCATGGCCAAACCACACAGTCGGGTTCATGTCCCACCCAAACGTCAGATTCACTGGACGCGGACGTCCAGCTATCTGTTCGTTTAACTGCTGATCGTCAATAGGCGTGGAGACGTACATGTGTATCATCCCCGGCTTATCGATTGCCGTTCCCGCTTTACTCGGTGTCGAGATACCGATATCCGCCATGATGAAGTCATCATACGAATCGCCACCGTTATACTTCGACACCATTAAAGCATGGAACTGGTCGGACGCTGCGAGCTTAGCTTTCACAAACTGCGTGAAGTATTCGCAGAAGTCAATGGTCGCAAACAAGAACACCACGTTCTGACCGGGTTGGTAATTCTTGAGATACGTTTTCTCCATAATGTCGTACCACATCTGGGCGTACGATTCATGGTAACCCTCACGCATCAGTTTGCCTTCAAACACCTTGTGGTTATACGGCGTCATCTTACTAGCCCACCAGGCGAGTTTCTTATCCTCGATGGTGTAATAGAAGCCACGCACATCCACGACAGGAATATGGGCCACCGACAGCCTGAACGGCGGCGGGAAGCGTTCCATATAGCGGTCACGGATAAACACCTTGTTGGCACCCGGTTCGAGTGTGGCGGACATCTCCACGGTCTTCGGCGGGTTCAACATGATACCACTGAGGTAAACCAGCAGGAAGTGCTCGTGTACCTCATCATACCCTACAAGGCCGACGCCCAAGGCGTCGTAAAAGTTATCCAGGTTCACTGGGTTAGAAGCAGAGGTATTGCAATACTCTTTCAGAAACAGCTGAAGGGTGGTGGTCGGGATAATCACAATACGAATATCGCGCTTATCGAGTTCCCCGTTCTCACCCATCTCATAGGCGTCGTAAATAGATTGTACGCCCTGGCAGACCAACACCTGTTCTTTGGGCACGAGCAGACCGGTCTTGTCTTCGCAGCAGTCAAACAGCCATTTGTCTTTGTACGTCGGTCGCATGATAAGCGCCGTTCGCACCCCCATCCTTACCATGACCTTCTGGAGTGACTTGGTGTTGTGTGTCACGATATACTGATCAACCACGTACAGGCTGTCGGCGTTATCAACACTGATACAAGTAGCGAAGTCACGAGTAGTAGGCTCAATAGACTTTACCCGAAGCTTCAGGATATCGGTGTATTGACCTTCATCGCGACACAAATTTTTCTTCCTTGGTAGATGGAAGAAATTTGACGGTTTCTTGTGGCGTACGCGAACGGTGTAGCTCTCACGCCCACGTTTCTTCTCTCCTTTCCAAGTGTAGTGGGTATGCCTGATATACATCGAAGCAATACCGCCTAAAGAACGTACTAATTCCTGCACACCAATAGCTAGCGCCTTGCTGGTCGATGTGAAGGAGGGCTGACCGCCATCCTTGTTCGTAGTGCCATCGGTATCGAACAAGCCACGCAACAGTTCCCAACGCTGTTCAATAGACCCTTCAAAATACTCAGCTGGAATAAATTTCTCCCATGAGCGACAACCCCATAAACCCATATGTTCTAACCGTCGCCTAATGTGGCCCTCGCTCGGGCCACGGTTAGTGAAACCTTTGACGATATCACGATACTCGGTCGGAGCAAGCGTATGATGCTCTGGACCTAGGGCTGATACGCGTTCAAAAATCTCCATGTCTGCTTTAGCGTATTTAACTGAACCGCTACTAATACAGCCGTCGCCGATTAATACACCAAGTACGTACGGGTGGATAGAAAATTCTTTTTCAGTGGTTTCTTCTGGCTCAGGCAGTGGGATGTAAACGCGAGGATTCGGCATTGAGATCAGACGCTTCATCTCTAGGGTGGAACGAACGCCCCAACGTCGGTTTTCTGTCGTGTTGACATAAAACGATTGCCATAAGTGTTCACCACATACATCAACGCTTCGCCCATCATCAAACGTAACCTGATAAAGCTGTACGATACCTTGCGGATGCACCCCAGTAACGCGCGTTGGACGGCCATCACCGCCGGTAACGTAGTCTCCCACTTTTATTTCTTCAATTTTCTTCCAGCCGCCTGGAACTCTAACTCGTGTTCCATGAGCAGCCGCTTTTCCTCTGCCTGTCTGAATGGCAAAGATAACCTGTGCACGAAGTGGATCAAGTGCGGCTTCTACTACGTCGTTCTGGTAATAAAACCTGGAGTTAGGATCGTCGACGCTTAATTCAAACCCGTGGTTGGGGAATGTACAACCATACGGTTGCTTACGATTCTTGGTAGCATCGTGGTGAATAACCTGAATGTCGAGACGGTACTCTACTGCGACATTCTTGATGATCGAGAGGATCGGTTCTAAGAACGCCTTATGAAAGATAAAGGTGCGGGAACCTGCTAAGTGTGCATAAAACCCATCACCCTGCTCGATGGTAATTCGGCCGTCCGATTTCCCCATTTTCGGGGCGTGTAGGGAACGTTCAGCCCAGGTTTTGAGAGCTATCTCCACCTGCCTAACCGTTGCCTCTACGCGCACCCCCATCGAGGTGTGCGTGATGTGTATCTCGTGCATATACCCCTCTACAAAAAAAGAGGGGCACCTGGCCCCTCTGTGTTAATGCAAGCGTGTCTTGAATGACCCGTCATACAACGATGCCGGCACCTTGCGGTTCGTGTAGAACCCCGGTTGGTTGAGATTGTCTTGCTGGCCCTGGAAGAACAACATCGGAGCCGCAGAACGAATCGCAATCAAGGTGTTGTGGTCCAAGAACCGTTTACCCATTACTCCGGTTGCCTCCTCACTGTCAAAGCCAGCGGCAGGGAACGGGTTGGTGGGTGATTCCACACGGGAGATGGCTAACATAATCCCCACATGCGTCATCGGTATCCCTTTGAGCTTACGTTTGATGTAACGGAACGTATCGAACAGCGCATAGGTACACTGCGCTTCGGTAGAACCCCCCATCTCGACAAGCGTCAAGGTTTTCACCCGACCGTCTTTATTCATCTTCACCGTCGCATCGGTGGTGAAATCAATTGGGTCTTCGTTCTTATCGGCAGCCACCGAACGCAGTTTGGTCTCAAGACCGGCTACGAACTCTGCCATCGATTCAGAACGGTTGGTGTAGACCAGGAACGGTTGTTTGGTTTTCCACCCGGCTAATGGGATACGAATCTCACCCTTACGGACGAACTTGACCTTATCACGTACCTTCACATAAAACGCCAGGAACTGTTTGGAGAAGTTCCCGCAGACACCCATGCGAACGTCCAGTGATTCCCCGCCAATGACGTCACCGTCTTTGTTAATGCGGCTAAAGGTCACATCGGTAATATCCGGCAGGCTGGTTTCATCCACGTCTTCCAGGTTTTCATAATAGGCCACCTGGCTCAGTTCAGAGTGCAGCTTGTCGTTTACTACCAACACGTATTCGTCCCAGTTACCGAACTCCGGTTTCTCTTTTAACCGTAACCCTTTCTCCGATCCCCGTTCGTGCTCAGTGAAGAACGCGCCGATACGGCCCGAGATCACAAGCTTGAACAGATAACGCAAGAAGTCCAGGTGTTTGGTGGAGAGAATCCCCTGGGTACCTTTCTCCGAGATGGAGGTGGAGGCCAGGTGACCCGGTGAGGTTTTCTCAGACAGGTTATAAACGAGATCGCCCATGCACACGGCGCAAACACCTTGCTTGCGCATATGCAGACAACACATCGCGGTACGGAACAACAACGGCTTACCGACCACCGAATCGAACTGCGGGGTCAGGACATTGCCCTCAGCATCCCGTTCACCGATATCTTTCTCGAATACCCGCCATGGACCCGTTTCCCCTTCGAAGCGATAACGCATGCCAACCATCGCCTGATACTTCGCGCGGTCATCACTGTTATCACGGAAGGTAAAGCGGTGAGCGTGTGGGGTACCGCAATCGTCTAACGTGAAATGGGTCAACACGTTAGCCGCCAGCTGCAACTTACGAGAACCGTATTCTGCTTCGGCAATCTTATCGGTGTTATACAGGTGCGAACGTGATGTTGCCCCGGCTTCTTTCAAACGACTGATAACCGTGTTCAGTCCCGTAAAGAAGCCTTCCCATACCTGGTTGGTATAGACACGCGAATCAATCTCTGAGGTTTTACCGCGCACAAAGGCTTGCAGTACCTGATCAAGCTTCAGCGTCTGATCCACCACTGACATCGCCAGCGGGTTACCAAACAATTCCGGTGAGCGAATGATTTCGTCGATGATTTCATACGCCTTATCGACGTAGTCAGTTCCTTCGGCGTCGTACCCGGTAGGATACTGTTTCATCCACTCATTGATAATCTGATAGCTTGGGTGGTCGTAAATCTGCAACAACGTATCGACGTCAATCGTCGTACAATACGAGAGCAGGTTCTTCACCGTCAGGTTGAACGCATCTGCATAGATGTGCTGACTGAGCAGGTAGCGGGTATCCGCTAAGGGAATACCCACTTCACGCGCCAGTACCGATGCCTCAGACATCAAATCGAGATGCCGGTCATCAGTCGACCATTCACCGCCGCGCTTATAGCACAGGGTGTGTGGGGTCGGGATTTGTGGATAGAAGCGCGACAGGCCCCAATAAGGCCAGCTCAGTTTGATGTGGCGGCCAGACATGGGTACCGTCACACCGTCATCAAACGTCACTTCATATCGACCGCGAAGCCGCCAGACTTTATTCGAGTCAAGATTACGCAACTCGCGAACATGAACCGCACGACCTTCCATTAATTATCCTCCCGTTCCGGTCTTACCAATATCAAGCCTTCACAGCGATGAATATTGTCAATCATTCGGTCAACCTGCGAATCCCCAAGCGGGTACTTCGCACGGTCAACCAGCACACCTGGGTTAGACGGCGTCGGGGAATTGTACATCCCTTCAACAATCTGACGGTGGACATCCGGTGAGTTTGAGCGGTTGTGTACCTCATCAAACATACCCAGTCCGTACCCATCGCACAGACGGTGCTCCGCTTCGCCACCCCACTTCTTCGCTGAGTAGTTAATCGGATACGATCCGCGACCCTGGTTCGACGCATCAATCATCCCCAAGTAGTTGGTGTACATCGACGATATCGAGGAGAACTCACGACCGGTTTTATCCAGACGTAAGGTTTCGACAAAGCCCACGTAGAACTCGTTCTTGGTCCATTCTTGAACGCCGTCGTAGTTGGTGAGCAGCAGCTTGGATTTCTTCGGCTTGTATTTCTCCTCCAGTGCCTTCACCAGTTCCACCGAGCTCTTAGGCAGCTCATGCGGTAACCAGATGCGGATACTGAAATCGTAAATCTCCTCGAAGAGTTCACGCTTACGCTCCGGCGTGGCGTTATCTTGCATAACCACATTCGCCCAATCGGGATTGTAGCACGCCAGATAGTCTAGCAGGATCTCAAAGCATTCATCCACCTTGCCTTCATCCAACATCGGCTTGAGACGCATCTTCAACTGTTCAGACGCGGCAGACCAATACATGTGGAACAGCCCCGAATACGTTGAACGGCGCGGTACGGCGTTCATGGAACGCAATACATGCACCCGTTGACCAAACTCGTTAATCGGCATTTTCTCATCGGGCAGCACATTACCGACGATACCTTTGGTACCGGAGCGGTCAGTGATTTTCGAAGAGACCGTCACCGGGATCGGATAACGCACCACTAAACGAATGGTGTAGGTTTTAATGGTATCACGCAGCGAACGCTCAACCGGGGAATTAAGACGGTTCAGGATTTTACTGTCCAGATCCGTACGCTTATATTCACCACGACGCACAGCGGCATCCACCACTTCGCGAATCTCATTACGAAACTCGGCGTACACCTCATGGGTTTCCGATGCAAAGGCTTTCTCCAGAAACTCCCCGGCTTTCGGTGTCCACACCACATCGTCTTTCATCAAGAAGAAGAAACGAACGATTTCCCGGTAGTACAGCTTTTGGCCTAACGCATATTGGTCGAGTACCGTTTTGTTTTCTTCGGTGGCTCGGATATTGTTAACGCCGTTGTGGATTTCTGTTTCGTTACGCCAGACCTGAATATCCACCACCCGCGAACCGTTATCCGGTTGTGGGTTCTGGTAGTGTGCCGGGTCAGCATCCACATACTCGCAGTGATCGTAGAACGGTGACGCGTGTTGACATTCACCGATGCTCGCATTAATCGCCGCATACAGCGGGTCATATTGGCGGGCAGCAATCACTAAGCCATCGTCACGAATCGCCTGGCCTACTTCTGGGAAGTATTGTGGGCGACGTCCGTCTGGGGTATCCGTCCCGTAGATGTCAAGCAAGAACTCATCTTCGCGTAACACCAGCTCGATGGTTTTCAAACCGTAGGCGTGCATCAACGATGCGGCCGTTTCGGAAATGGTATAGGAGTCCTCAATAATGTCCGGGTGGGATATCGTCACCGTCGGCAAATTAACCCCATCGACGAACTCGCCATCTTTCAGGCAGTTCATGGTGGTGAGGATTTCGTCTTTATCGAGTACCGAGGTTTCACCACGGATAATGGCCCGCAGCTTATCGGTAGTGCGCTTCTCTGAAGTAAAGACGTTATCGTGAGAAGTATAGTGGTTGATCTCGATGAGATCGATAACCGGTTTATGGTGCATTGCCGCGCTGGTTTCGCTACGGCGGAAAAAGATGGCATGCTCTAGAGGCACAGTGTGACCCACTCGCGAATGACGAGTAAACACTGCCCGTTTATGGACACCCCGATCGTTATAAACGCATACGGTACCCGAATCTTCCACGATGTCATTAAAGACAATATCGTGGTAGTTAACATCAGCACCCGTAAAATGCAACGTGGGTTGGGGATGGTCAATCGGCGCTGCCGATTTCATATGCCCACCTACCATTGATGCACGGGCACCGGATTGCTCTGGTGAGGTAGTTTCCCGGTCTGCGTGCGACCCGACAAGTTGTACCGGTGTACTCATTGATTAATACTCCTTTTGGTTACTCCACCAGGATAATATATATTCGTAATCTTTTCGAGGAGAGCTTATGCTGGACAAATTCATCACCCTCGCTGAAGTTGTGCCTTCAGTGGACAGTACCAAACGCCGAGTGTTGCGCGACCACACCGAGTATCTGCGCAAGCACCCAGACACCCGGATTGTGCCGATTAACCCGGAGTTTGCCTGGCCTGAGGTACATAACTTTTACGCCTACTGTAATTTAATCGATCTCGACCCCATTCAAGTTTACCCGGTGATGTTGCTAAACCGGATCGATGAACCGCTGCAATTCAGTGCGGAGAAATACCAGACCCTGATAGTTCCGTCAGCACTCGCGGTGAATGAGGTATTGAACACGATATTGTAAGAAAAAAAGAAGGGACCTCGGTCCCTTCTTTCTCTTATTTTTTTACCAGTGGTAACCGTCTTTGGTACCACCGTTAATCGGACCCAACTGCGGCCCGGTGTTCAGCAGACCGTTATTACCACCGCCGAGACCCGCCAGACGTGGACCACCGCCATCTAACAGCGAGTTACCGGTCTGTTGTGTAGCAGCAGTGAGTTCCGACATGGTTCCCAGCACGCTTTGCGCTTTGCGACCGCCATGGGTTTTCACCAATGACAGTTCCATCACGCTTGGACCTTCAGACTGCGGACTGATAAGCTGTCCGTATTTCTGAAGCGCTTGCTGTTGCACCAACGGCAGCGCTGCAATGTTCACACGCCCACTGCGATCGCTAGTGCCCAGACGTTTCTTAAAGAACGCATCCAGCTCGTCTTTCGGCTCATCGTTTTCCTTCGAGGCAAAACGCTGTGTCGGTGTCGTATCCGGTTGTGCTTTAATGCGGTACTCTTGCTTGGTGGTATCCTGACCCGGTTCTTTAGACTGCGAACCGGTGTTGAACGGCAGGGTCTGAATCACGTTGTCGTATTGCGACAACGAGTCCAGCTGACCAATCCATTCATCACTGAGTGTTTTCAGCGCTGTGTGTTCACGCAGCCCCTTGACAATCTGGTTGTAGTTTACCACATACTGCGCCCAACCGCGTGCCAGGCAACCGAAGTACGGACGGTTGTCATTGGAACCACACAGGCTTGGATACCAGCCGAACACCGCCATCAGCAGACGATGAATAATCACTTTGTCTTGCTTACGGTTCAACTTGACACCGAAGTAAGTCGCTGTGTCATCCAGGGTCTCTTCTTCAAACATGTGCTTGAAGTTGGCGACCCGCACGTACTTGGAGCCGTCAACGGACATGTCAGAGGCGATAAACAGATTGGTACGCTTCTTAACATCCGTTGTGGATTCGACATGATTACTGAGCGCAACCCAACTGGCTTTGAGCTTTTCATCAAGCTTCGGCTCTTTGATGCCTTCGCAGATCACTTCGGTCATGAACTTCTTGTACGCCGCTGCACGGATAGATTTACCAGACGCGGAAATCTCCATGATGGCATCAATCAGTTCCATACTGCGACACCACAGGCTATTGCGAATGGCTTTCTTCAAGAAGCGGATGGTACCGGATTCACCCTGCAACACCGACTCACACAGCGGGTGATACGCATGACATTCGTTGCCATTGGTATCTTCCATGCCCTTGCGGATCATGGCGCTGGTAGGAAGCGCCAAGCGGCGCTTCTCTTTATTGTACGTAAAGTAGGCGGGCGTACCGTCTTGTGCGTAAACCAGCAGATCGCCGTCACGCGCGTAGCCCAACGATTCCAGCTGAGACTGGTAGAAGCTAATGATGTGCATTATTTATCCTTAATCCAGGAGGCTATTACGTTTACCTAACCCGCCCAGACCAGAGAAGTCAGATGGGATATCGATACTGTCAATAAGAGAATTGCCCGTCAGTCCATTTGGTTGGGACGGGATGTTGGACTTCAAGCGCTCAACACCGCGATTGTTCTCAAAGCTACCAAAGCCATTCTCTATCGCTTCCATCAACAGGCTGGTCTGTTGTGCCAGTTTACCTGCATACGCCAGACTGGTGGTGTTACCGCCATGCAGACGTGAGGACATAAATCCGGCAAACGTATAGAACTCTTTTTGCAGCTCGCCTTCCATGGTGACTTCGATACGGGTAACCGACCCGAGAATCGCAACCACATGCATGGAGAAACGAAGATGGTTATGTTTACTGACCTTCACGAACAGGCTATGCAGATCGTTGTGGAAACGCTCGGCCAGTGCACGAGTGAGCTGCGCATCGCTTAACGATGACACAGAGTTCTCATACACGTTCAGTACCGGACGTTGGGTGAAGTCCGCGTCACGGTTGTCAAACATAAAGCTCACACGACCGATAAGCGCACGCGACAGAATCGCACCCAACTGCATTGCCAGATCGTACGCCACCAATGAACCGGCGACAGAATAGCCACGATTACCTACCCAGTTATCCGTTTGCTCAATCTGGCCTAAACCGCTACGGCGATGAATCGCCAAGGAACGGCTCAACATGTTATCCAGATCAAAGCTATTGGACAGTGCTGCACGCAAATCACGCAGACGGAAGTTCGCCCGCTGAGATATCTTCCAACCTTCCTGGCTGTTGCCGGTCGCGTTGTTCAATGCCTGGCGGAATGATTTGATGAGCTCGTAGTTGGTGAACTGTCGCACCACACCCATGGACTGCAACTCTTGCTCCACAGAGGAACCACCGGTACCTTCGAAGAAGCTGTCCACCATATTCAGCGACTCATCGCGTCCCATGGTTTTCAGATAAGAGTTACTGATAGCGGTCACGAAGTTCGTGGGCTGGGTTAAGTTACCGGCCAACAGGGTTGGGGTAACAGAAGACACCGGCGCAAACAGCGTGTCGTCAGTCAGATGAATCTGCTCGTTATTAGCCAGGTTCAGCTTCTTCACCATGTCCGCAGACTTGGTAATGTTAATCGCGTTGATGCTCGCTTCTTGATACTCCCCGGCAGCCAGTGCACGCGATAGCACATAGTTGTCGACCATGATAAAGCCGTTCGGGTTGACCACACGTTCACCCATGCTGTTGCGGGTATACGAGGTCTGAATCCCGAAGATGTCGTTAATGAACAACACCATATCTTCCGGCAAGGTACCGAGCAGCGACGCTTCGGCTTGTGAGGTATAACCGGTGACCACGTAGCGCATTTCCTGCGAACGGGTTTCGTTGATAGGATTGGCAACCAACACCATCACGAAGTTAAACACACCGGTGTCACGCGATTCGTATTTGAACTGCGCGACGTACTTGTCATCACCGGAGATATTAATCAACGGGCGCTCGAACCCGTCTTTTTTCGGGTCAAAGCCAACCACACCTGACAGAGCGGACTGATACTCCATCGTGCCGGTGGCAGACTGGCCTTTCTGGGCTACGATATCCGCAAGCTCGGTAAGGGAACCGGTAGTGCCGTTGATATCAATACGGCGACGGATTTGCTCTGGAACTTCATAGACCGGGAAAATGTCAAGGGTTTGTAAAAGCACGATAATACTCCTTATTGGTTGAACCATTCAACTTCTTTGAGTTTGCCCCGCGCCTGAATGCCGAGAAACTCTGTTAACTGCGTCAGAATACGCCCGCCAGGACGGTACTCTGGAATATCGGGTGCACAGTGCAGCAAGGCTGCCGCATCCGGTGTCGCTTTCAGATGGAAGTAGTACGGACTGATATGGTTACGCACCAAAAGGTCCAGTGATGTACGTACAACGCTTTGAGTATCCTGATTACGATTAGGACGGTATGCCTGTGGATAATATCTATCTACAGATATTTTCACTTCATTGTCGATAGGCTCAATGGGATGACCACTGATATTGCCGGGACGCATTTCACAGCTCAACAACTGGGCAACTTCGTACATGCCGTAGTTGAGATAGATAGCTTGAGCAATTGCCATACCCCACGGGAACTTATCGGGGTCAACGTCCTTAAAAGAACGGTGTTCGGTATAACGATGCAGGGCAGCCGCAGTCAGCCACTCATGCAGTTCGTACGTTACGCCGGTGTGGTTCGCCACCATCGAGTCAATCAACACTTTGACATCGGCAGGGGGCATATCGAGATTGGCCGATTTAATAAAGCGGCGGTAATTAAGGAAAGCGACCCCAGTACGGATTGGTTCTTTCATCGGCGCAATACTGCGCGCGGTGACGATATCAATCGCACTGACTTTACCTTTCTCACCGTTGAACACCACCGAGGTCGGGTGTTGCTTCATCAGCACACTTTGTCCAGAGATACGTCCAGCAAAGCCGCTCTCTACTTCGGACTTAATGCCAAAATAGATGCTGGAGACAATAGAATTATCTTCCATGCGACCATCCGGGTAATCCGCAAAGCCTGGGCGCAGGGCGAGGATACGTATCACGGTCAGTGCCAGCAGGTACTCGTCCAGCATATCCGACCCGTAACCGCACACCGACGCGAGGACCGCGAGGCTGGTTCCGTTCGAACGGTTGGCGAACTCCTTCTGGAACTTCTCGACTAAGCTGCTTAAGAACAAGCTCAGTTTGGTGAGGGCTGCTGGGTTTAGCACCTCAGTTTGGGCCAGCATCTCAAACGCCAGGTTGATGTTGTACACCACCTTACGCTTGGATTCTTGTGACAACCCTTTACCGCCAATGAATGCGCCGAGCACAGCGAAAGCAGGCATAAACGGTTTCACCATCAGCGTCAGAATCAACAGCTGATAATAGTCCGGGACAATATAGGTCATTGCCTCGGTATAGTTCGGCGACATGTCGTTAAACGACGTATGCAGCTTCTCTGGGATAAACACTTTGTGGATGGGATACAACTTCATAAACCCTTCCAACGTGTGGTGCTTGGCGAGTACCGCCATCACCTTGGGCATGTGTTCACGTAACACATCGTCTTTTTCACCGTCCATCGCTTTCAAGAACGTGTAGGCTTCAAAGATTTCGTCCTGTGCCGCTGAGGACAACTGTGCCCAGTAATGATTAAGTTCACTGAACAGGAGATGATCGCGCGTAATGACCTTACCGTGAGCGTCGCGTACTTCCGGGCCTTGTGGCTTGCGGATGGTCGGAAAGCCATCGAACACAATGGTTTGGTCATTGTGAGTGATGGTGGCCGACTCTTTATATTTTTCAATTTTCATTATTGTCAGTGCTCCGACAGAGTTATATTCACTAAAATAATATCTATCTAAAATTCCGTACGATATGCCTGGGATCAGTCAGGCGTATTCCCGCAGGGAAAACCCTGCGGGAACGTTACGGTTACACGAAGTCGTCGAAGTTATCAGTAGCCGTCGGTTGGCTTGCACCACCACTTTGATAGTTGTTATTGCCGCCTTGGTAGTTATTGTTACCACCACCGCCTTGGCCGCCGCCGCTATAGCCACCACGGCCTGGGTTACCACCGCCAGTCGGGTTCCACACTTTGGCTTTATAGGAATTGTCTAACCACTCCTGGAACTTGCTGTAGCGTTCAGTAAAGACACGCGCCATACGTTCAGCTGCTTCCAGATCGCTGATCGGTTGACCATTACGGCTGATGATATACCCTTTCGGGATCGGGAAGAAGAATTTCTTGCTACGACGCTGGCCGTTAATTTCGCCTGAGATCGCGATAAACGGTACCAGATCATCACCACGACCGACGGAGATGCTAATGGTGCCACGGTTACCGGAGGTGTTACCGATAGTGATAACGTCCTTCTCAGACTTACGCAACACATCACGCAGGGCATCCAAGATAGCCTGGCTAATTTCTGGGTTAGCGTTATAGTACAACCCTTCGCCTTTGCCAAAGGAGTAGCTGAATTTCAGCCCTTCGCAGTCTTGGCTATCTTTGAAGAAGTTTGGTTCGATACCCAGCTTACGGGTTTTTCCCTGGTTATCCGGCTCAGTCTGCGGATAGCACCATTTATTGTTAAAGAGTTCAGTATTCATGCCCATGGCGATGGTCCTTCGGTAGTCAATTAGGGGTATCACACATGATACCCTGGTGATGTAAAAAGTTAGCTATTTAGCTTACGCAGGTAGTCGATGATGTGTGGTTCATTGACCAGTTTCAAACAGTTGTAGATACGATCCATCGTGGTATTGGGATGCCAAGAATATTTCTCGGCCGTTTTCAATACCACGTTTCTGATCTTACGGTCTTGCGGGTGGAACATCACGTTGTCACCAAAGAGCGTCAGGAACCCTTTGTTAAACGGGATACGTTCCGGCTTATTGTACAGCTTGCTGTTCCATTGCAGCTGCGTTTTGACTTCACCGGTGTGGGATTCCAACAGGCCCAGTTTGGGGAAGTCTTTTACCGCCAATAAATCGGCAGGCATGTGGGTTAATAGCAGGGTGTCTTTATCGCCTTTGGGGAAGACATCAAAAACATGGAAGTCGTCGCGACGAGGCTCTTCGCGCAAATACATTTTCAACACATCCTGCTCAACGGAATTATAGAAAACCTGAAGCGGGGTGTTGGCATTTCGGAAGTCTCCCTTGGGGAAGACTTTGTTCACCGTGTGGTACTCACACACGTAAAGAGCGCATACCATCGAAGGGGCCACCGCGCGTGCGGTGGCAAATATATTTTCAATATCTTCGTCGATACATGTCTTCAATACGTCGGGCGTAAGGCGTTCTCGGTGTTCTTCGAATGCGTAAAATGCATTGCGGAATAGCGTCCGTAAGTTCAGGTACAAAGCCTGATAATCGCCGATGACAATTTTGCCATCGCGTTCGGCAAATTCGCCGGTGTGCAACAAACCTTCCATCGCCAGCGAACCGGCGATTGATATCGGATAACTCCCAAATTTGCGATCAACGCTAATGGGACTCATTGGATGCTCCTAATGATATCAGTCACGATATCGGGATCGTACTTCATTCCCGTCATCTCTTTTAGCAGAAGGCGCTCGACATTGTCTGGCGCAATCTTTTCATCTACCTGTGCTTCGGTAGAGAATACGGCGATGAGTTTCTCTTCCTCATCGGCGGTGTTAACACGCTTACCCTCGATATGGAAAGCGTATTCCCGTTTCCAACGGCTGACGTGGTCAGCGATGGGTGAGCCAGTATGATACTCGACTTTAAAGCGGCCAATGGCTGCCGATGGGTGCGTATCAATAAAGGCCAAAGCTTCAAGGCACGCCGCATACTGCGCGTCGTAGTCCTCCATAGCGTCGACCGCGCGTTGTGGACACGCGTCGGTATTCACGAAGAAATAATTCCTCGCGGCGCTGGCAGTGAAGTCGACAATAGTCATGCCTTTGTCTTCATTCTCACCGTGTGCCAACCTATCCACACTCCCGGTCACCCGGATAATCCCATAGACTTTCTCACGATGGTCATGGCCAATATAGATGCCTAATCGACAACGTGATATCCAAAAGTCCTCATCAAACCAATGTGGGGATTCAATTGGAGCTTGGAATTTAAAGCAGCCGTGCATGAAGAAGAAGTCAACCTTCTCCAGTCCACGCGTTGCCATTAACTCCGCCATTTCAGCTTGAGTATTCTCAGCAACCCTGTCCTTGTATTCGTCCTGTACCCAACCGACAGTGGCTTGTATGGCCTCATCGTAAAAGATGCCAATCCCATCCAGATATTTGCAGTCTGCTCCTACCGTTCGGTTAAGAGACTGGACAATGCGACTCTGGCCATGGTCATGTGAAGGCGTGCCTTCGAGGATACGTAGCGCAACTCTGTGGTCTCGACACCATTCGAGGAGCCAGGTGAGGAAGCCAACTGCTTCCTGAGAATCATCCTGACGGAGATAGCGGGAGTCGTCAAAGAGATCCCCCGCTATATAAATTGCAGCTGCCGTTTTTGCGGCCTGACCCAACATCTTTTCCAGTACCGCGATGATGTGCCAGGTAGGTACCCGCTTGTGCAGAAGGTGAACATCAGACAACACGACAATGCGCGTTTGCCCCTCTGGGAGAGCGGGCACCTGATAGATTTTTTCAATTGCCGACGCAACAGGACGCTTAGAGATCCGCGCCGTCCTCGATTCCACCATCACTTAATTCCACTTTGTTGGTGGCTACTGCCGCCACAGCCTTTTGCGCTTCCACAGGTGCGTTAACTAAATCTTCCATACCTGCGGGATACGGGATCTGACCGTGTGCGTTGTAGCGTTTAAAGAGACCGTTGAGGAGGTCAATCGTGGCTTTCGCACGACGACGATTACGCTCATACGTCAGCTTTTCAATCCCGTCCAACACACCGACTATCATGTCGTGTTTGGCCTGCTCACCCACAGAGGGGATAAGCTCAGCATAGCTTTGGATTTCAAGCGATTCGTCAGTAAGCGATTGCTGTCCCTCAACGTGCATCAGGGTGTCGCCGGTATACATCAGCGCTGGAATGGTAAACAGCACTTTGCTGTGATCGGCATCGTCGACCACCTGTAACGGCACAAACTGAGAACCCACGCAGTTAATGTACTGGTTGTGATCAAAGGTATCATCCAGCAAACCGGTGAGGATAGGTAACGCTTGGCGACGGAACATGCTTTCCGTGAAGCGCGCCATCGGGTCGATATTTTCAAGAATCTCTTTCTCGACTTCTAACGCCCGCTCAAGGTTATACACCTCGCTCGCTTTCATCTTATCACGCGAATACATTTCCGCGTTTTCCATTTGTTGTTCAGACACTTGCTTTCTTCTCCATGTCAACATTTACAGAACGCGTGGCATCTACCCATTCGCCGTTTACTTTAACGCGCAGGGATATCACCACCCGGTAGCGAATGTCGCTGTCAGGTAAGAACTCGTAAGCCGTCTCGACTTCAACGCCTTCGGTAAACACATTACCGTATAGACGACGAAGGTCTGCCTCTACTTGCTGACACAGCAAATCAGGCTGCTGACAATATTGCGCTACGGCAAAGGCGTACGATTTAATGTTGTCCCGATAAATCACCGACTGGCTATAGCCCGCCTCGGTGTAGTTATTCATCAGTTCAGTAATTTTTTCTGAGGTGGTGCGTGCCCATCCTCGGGTTGAAACAGTACCCACTGCGATTGCCATCATCCACTCCTATCCAAACATGAACCTCAACATAGAATTTGCCAGGGTGCAGATTGACGTGCTACAGCCGGTAAAGTTAGGCGTTGCACTACTCAAATAAATTATCCGTGACGTTTAATTTCCACTCACGATCGGGTAGGCAAAACCAACCTAAAGAAAAAAATAGAAGGGGTTGCCTAGACCCCTTCTACGGTATTAACAGGACGCGTTCAGTTCAGAGCAGGGATCGCTATCTTCCCAGTCCATATCGCGCATCCGCACGCGGTTAATGGTTAATTCGACACGCTCGATATTGTTAAGAGAGTGCTGACGTTCTTCATTGGAGACCCAGTGCCAAATCTTGTCTTCGTCATACTCTGTTGCGAAATCAGACGTCATCTCACGATAGTTATCATCGGTGTGCATATACGCATTACCACGATAACGGTCGTACTGGGAGAAGCCTGTTTCGTACCCTGTAGCCAGATTCTCGTTATACAGCTTACGATACTCCGGCATCGCTACCAGGAACGGCTGCAACAATGAGTTGGCGTGTTGGAACTCACCCACTTCCGTAAGCTGGCGAATGCAATCAGTGCCATCGCTGTAGCGCAGCTTACGTACGGCTGCGCTCGTCTTACGAAACATATCCAGGGAGAGCAGCTCACGCCGGTGCTCATTTACGCGTTCGATCATGTCAGGGGCGATACGTTCGTAATCGAACTTCTGTCTGAAATACTCAAACATCCCACTGCCTTCTTCTTGCTTCGTGTAGGCACTGGATAGGTTATTCCACATCCCCATACGTTTCTCCTGCGTTATAGATCTTCAAGCGCTACGCCTATCTCATCATCTTCATCGGCTTCAATAAGGAACCGGTTCTGCATGCTGATAAGCTCGCTGTGTAGTACCATGCCACGTTCCACCTGATTGACGTTGGTGGATGACATGAAGCCATTGTCTGGACGGTACGCCAGAGCCAGGTCGATTTCGATCTGGTCGGTTGGGCGGTACACCATAAGCTGGTCGCCATCGAAGTCCTGCTTGTCCACTCCATTCCCTTTGGAGCAGGTACGCTAAGGTACCCTTCCCAGCTCTCACTGGGACACAGACTATATCTTAACCATAGGTATTTCTACCCTTAGGTCTCTCCCCACTTCGGCTCTAATCTAAGAACCTACGAGCATTTCAGCTCTAGTCGTTGAACGTTACCCATTCGGGTCTTCGCTGCTAGATAACCCATTATTACAACCCTTAGCCGTATTGGTTAGCATAGGTCATCTCATTACTTGTTTCAGACTTTCGTCTCCACATGGGCAAATGAGCTTTAGGGATTCCCAGCAATTCAAGGAGATACGCACCGGGGATTTCTCGCCCGGTGGGCCTCATTTATTCTGTCAGATGTACGCAATGACATAATGTTTGTATTCGCCCTTGATTGATACGGCTTTACCGACCGTTTCTTTCTTTTTACCAATCAACGTACAGAACTCTTGTAATGAGTTGTAAATTGTGGTCGTCTCGTTTAACTTATCGTAAACGCGAACCATTGGAGCGACACGTCTTGGGACTAGGGGTGCAGGTCTAGGTTTTCTCAGGTCTACCATCTCTGTAATAGGGACGTCGATGTCAACCATATACCACGCCTCATATCCGTGATTTTTCAAATCAACGGTACCACCAGAAAGGTGGGAGTATAGAAGGTGTGGTTTCAAACCAATGTATTCTCCTGCGGCGGGCGCTGAACTGAACAGGAAGTATTGTGAAGTTCCCATCCTTCTAACGACCACACCTTTGTTGCCGGGACCAGAATTCTTACCAATCGAATTCTTTGTCAAGATCCAATCCTCACACTTCAATTTAATTTCATAGACATCCTTCAGCGTATACTGCCGGTGAAGGCCGCGCATTAGATAACTTGAAACTGTGTGTTGATTTATACCGACAACCTTTGCCGCTTCGATAATGCTACGACATGCTACCACCTCACCAGTTTCCAGATTCCTGACATCAACTTCGATGTTTTCATCACGTAGACCGTTTTCGAAAGCATGTGTGACATTTTTAGAGCGACTTACCCACTCAAGATTAACCACACTGGGATTGGTTTTTACACCATCGCGATGATTAACCTCATCCTTTACATTATATCTATCTAAGAATGTTTCTGCGATAACTGTGTGCAAATGAGTTCGGCCACGACATCCACGTATACCATAGTAGCCACTTTTCAGGAAGGTGACTGGTAAAGGGATGACCTTTCTTTTTGAAACACAAACACCAAGAGCATTCGCAAACACATCACGCAGCTCAGGGTGGCGATAAAACCCACGAAACAAATACGAAGGTTCCAGATCGCTACGCAGTTTCCTACTTAGTTTGCAAATCTCCATAGCCCATTCCTTATTACCAGTAAAAACCAAACAATAAGGAATAGCAGAATAAATGTCGAAGCGTTTGCCATCTTGATAACCCGGTCCGAAATACGGATAGAACACTGGTTAACATCCGTAACGATTTCATCAATCCACAGAGCCTGAATCGACAGCTGTACCAGCGTCGGGTTACGCAGAGGTAGCACAAGGATACCTAAGCCGCCCGGTGATTCGGCAATCAACTCTTTGAATATCTCATGGACTAACGGATCGTATTGCATCGCTGCTTTCGCCACAATGCGCTCACACTGTCGTGACGTATAGCCACGTTGCATGAGTTTCGCTTCAATATCCACAGACAGCAACCCGACGGACCAACGCCATGGTGCTTTAAGCTTCCAGGCATCGTGTGGAGAAGCAATCGGCGATATCGTCGCACGACCAGAGTTACACACATGGGTAGAACTCACCTTCGCACGATAAGCACCCGGCTTCTGTTCTAAGTTCTCACGACGGAAGTCGATAAAGAAATAGGCCAGTTGACGGTTAGCTTTCAATGCGCGGCTAATCATAAACCGTGATTCGATACTGCGCTTACGGGTGTACAACTGTGCGACGTTCTTCACCGCATCAATAGCACTCGTGAACACGGGGTCAATCATTACGCCACGCTTGCCTTCTTCCGAGACGATAAGTTTCGAGGAGATGATAGGCAAATGCTTGGTAAAGATTTCCGAGCCTTGGGTATTAAAGAACTCTACCCATTGACTGCGCAGCACTTCGCTGGCGGCCAAGTTATTACGCTGGGGCGCATAAATCTCACGCCACACATCGGGACTGGTCAGGATCGAGAAGATGGTTTTGTGGTGGTCAACAAAGTAGTTGATGCCACGACGGATACCATGTTCTTCCATGATGCGCTTGACTATCACTGCCCGTTTAGAGTCTTCTTCATCGGGACGGTAATAGGGATCGAGAAACCACATCAACAAATCCGAACCCGAGGTGGAGGTCGGTTTATTGCGATCAAACTTACGCGTCTTCTTGGTGTTATAAAAGGCATTGAACATCGCCCAGAAGCGCGGGTTGATAAAGTAGCCGATTTCGTCAGGTGCTCGTAGCCACACCTCAGACTCAATACGGTTCTCCGTAACGCGGTACCCGCAACAAGGGCAAATCTTACCCAGGTTATAGCGGTGCGCTGTCGGATTCTCGCACATGATGTCACAGATGGGTGTCGAGTTTAATTGTTCACCTACGATTCGGTTCTGCACCAACAGGTCAATTTGCTCAGCGACCTTAATCGGGTCACCGTCTATCGCGATGTCGTTGATGATGGTCGGCGGTTTGGTTGAATTCGCCGCAGCCTGAATCCTCAAGTCAAGGAGATATTTGTCCTGGCTTTCCAGTCTCCCGGAAATTCCATAAAACTTTGGTGCTTTCTGCATTTGAACCTCAGGCAAAAAAAGAGGGGAGGGTGAGAGCCTTCGCCCCCACCCTTTCCTTTATTACGCGATTATACGTTGAAATCGCTGATGGTCATGCCCAGACCGAAGTCGGACAGGCCACCGGTTGCGCCGTTGCCGCTCAGGATGAGGGACGGTGCACCCGTGTTGTAGAACAGGTTGGTGTCGATTTCGTTATACGCGTTAACGCCGTTAACCTGCCAGCCAGCACGTTCTTTCACTTTCTCCAGCAGCAGACGTGCGAAGGTTGGGTTGATTGCCATATCCAACGATTCGCCAGTCAGGCGCAGGCTGCGAGAACCGTACATAGCCGTAGCCAGTTTGGCCAGGTAGATACGTTGCGGTTTGGACTGCATTTCACGGTTAGCGTAGGACTGGGCGTGAACATAACGCATGACGTCAGTCTGTTTGTCACCCAGGTAGGTGGTCACAGAAATCAGGTCCATATCCTGCGTGGTGCGCTTAGTACCAGCACCGGTGTAAACACCAGCGATAGAAGGTACGGCCGCCGCAACAACGTGAGACGTTTTCAGTTCAGTAACTTCCAGCGCAGTGGCCAGTTGTTTACGGAACAGGTCTTTACCGCTCTGATAGAACATGGCATCACAGATGTTCAGCAACTGTGCCAGGCTGTTCAGGTTACCCACGCCGATTTCAGCCAGCAGGTTAGACAGGCCACCGACGCCGTTACCGGCACGATGGTTGACTACCAGCGCAGCTGCTGACGGTGCGAACACTTTCAGGGCATTGTCGATGTGCTCACGGCTCTTATCCAGTTTGGACAGATCCGGTACACCGTCGTTGCCCCAGACCAGGTACCCTGCCAGTGCAGAGAACTTACGGTCAGAGGTGTTCAGCGTGTTGATAACCATATCACGCCAGCCGCCGTTCTGTGCGATTTCTGCAAACGCTGCCAGAGTTACCAGCTGACGTTCGTACGGTGCACGAGAACCTTTCGCCTGAGAGTCAATCAGGGAAACGACCACTTCGCCCTGGAGCTGTTTCAGATCCTGTACGCCATCTTTAGGCGGCTTCAGACCAGTGAAACGCAGGTTGGTGTAACCTGCTGCACGGACAGGCGGGAATTCCTGATGGGAGGTGTTATCCAGCAGGGTAGCGCTATCCTGGTCTTGGCTCACCGGGGTGTGCTCAAGATACACAGCGAAGTCAGCACGGCTCGGGTGACCGTTATCATCCATCGCGATACCGGTTTCAGGCGTAGCAACGTTGACCTGGAAGCGGTCGTTTTTGCTCAGTACCATCTTGCCCAGTTTGCCCGGGATACGGCCGAAGATGCCAAGCATCATCTGACCCATCAGAGACTGTGCCCATTCAGGGGTCATGCGATGATCGGAGATATCCGGCACGGTGTTGGTTACCATGTAGTTCGCGCTATCGATGCCGTTGGCACGAATGGCTTCTTCTACACGGTCCAGCACATTGCGGTTAATCAGGTCGACCAGGGTGAAGTAATCTTCCTGACGGTTGGTCAGCTCGCGGAAACGCATGGACTGGCCTTTCTCAAAGAACAGTACACCGTACAGCCAGCTGCCGTTGTTTTCGCCTGCCACATAAGCAGCAGAACCCATCTCAGCAGCAATGCCTTCCACAACGCCGTATTTGAACAGGTTGAGTTTCGGGTTCTTCTCAGCAATCTCGCCCAGCACGCGAACGAAGTCAGCGGCCATGCTGCTGGCGGAATCCCAACCCAGCGCACGGTCAAAGAGGTTCGAGAAGTCCGTCACGGAATCTGCTTTCGGTTTGATGGTACCCAGTTCAGGGGAAGCCATGTTCAGTGCTTCTGCGCCAGGAGTAGTGTGGGTGCCTTGATTTTCTTCTACGACTTTAACCATGGTTAAATATTCCTTAAATAAGTTGAATTACATTGTAGAGTTCACAGCGATAATATCTAACTGAGAATTCATGGGATACAACTAAGCCGTCGCTTAGCGCGACCATGGACAGCAAGATATGCCGGAACTGTCACATGGATAATATACATCCGTAATTTTTTTGAATGTGGCCGTTCCTATGTATCACACAGGAGACCGCCATGTTCAGTCAAGCCGAATTAAAGCAAGTGGCCATAAAGGGTCATACCGCAGACCCTTCTGCTATACAAATAGCTGCTGCTGTAAAAAACAACCACCAACGTATTCGCAACTACTTTGACTCGGTCCAGACTCGTGTAGCATCCGGTCACATCATCCTAAAGATCCTGTCCCAGATAGGCTATGCGGCTGACCCTGACTACGATGATATCGAGTGGGCCTGTCGCCGACGGCTCGCCGGGATCGGCAATGCCATGCGCCTGACATCTGTTGGGGAGTTTGGACAAGTGTTTAACGGTGAGTTCATCGAAGGACAAGACGAGATAGTGATGCTTGTTGCCCGTCCTGTCGACCCCGAACTCTCGTTTCGCGATTACACCCCTGCACGCTATCTGTATCACGAGTACACCAATCTCAATTGGCAACTCGGTGACGATAAACCACGCGGGGTAAGCATTATTGAAGTAAACCTGGTAGCACTACTCTGGCAGTATGTCAAAGCCGAGCTTTACTACCGTACCCAACGCGAACCGATTACCAGTCCGGTTTACGTACAACGTCACGTCGTGAGTCGTATGCTACCGTCGTATATGGACATCGCTTTTCTTAATATTCACCGGGCCGTCGCTCGGGATCAGAAAATCGAAGACGATGCGCCTATGCGTGTGTTGCCGGTTCCTCCGTTGCAGGGTATGGCCATTCGCAATGCCAAGCGTATTCGCGAGATATTGCTAACGGGCAATCCGTTACCGGGGGTGGTGTTGGCCCACATTCCGCAGTTTTTCAATCTGCCGGGAGAAGACCGTACTGCCCTTGACCGCATTGTCTTTCGTGATGCGGGCACCACGATACAAGGGTCATGGCCAATTCAACTGGTGAACTGGTCTTGGGCACATTACTGTTTCCGTTACGATAACGGGGTCATGAGCAAGTTCAAAAAGGAACTGGCTGTCGACCTCGAGAGACTTCTGGACAGTAAGGTGTTGGGTAAGTTACCCAAGCCGGTGTTTAACCACTATCGGTCTACCTTATTTTTACCGCTCCAAAACCAGTTCGAGATTTAGGAAAAAGGTCTCCCTGTTCGCACACTGTATTCAGTGTACATATAATAGGGAAATAATTCTGCACACTTCGGTGTGCAGAACCCTTTTTATTTTTTGCGTTGGTAGAACGCGACATTCAGCGCCTTACACACATGACCGATACTCTCATCCGTTTGCATACGGCTTTCCTATCACATTGACGTTGCGCTTCTTCTTCGGATCGTACGCCGTAACGTGAATCGTTTCCCCGCCAGAGAGTTGACAGATGTTCTCACAACCACGCTCTTGTAAGTCGGTTAAGATTTCACGCAGCATATCGACGGCTTTCTTTGGATCACGATACGCCATTACATTTCTCCTGTGTCCATTCACCCACCGCTTTGTGAATCACAGTGGATAATTCGTTAGTCTGCACTGGCTTCGTCTTCATCCTCGTCCTCCTCTTCCTCTTCTTCACGTTCCGCTTTCGGTACGTAACGGACATCTTTGAGTTCCGGTAACACTTCCTCAACATCCAACGATTCGCCGTAATAATCGGAAAGCAACCGCGTACGGTTCTTGTCCATCATAAACACACCCAGGCATTCCAGGACATGATAGTACGGCTCAACAGTTGCAAAGGCAGTGCGTCGAACGTCGGCTGCATTAATCAACTCCTGTGGGATACCGTGGTTCTCTACCAGATACTCTGGCAGAATCAAGGTACGATAACAGCGGAAGTTGGTTTCTTCAAACCAGCGCTCAGCACCATTACGGATAATCGGATCGTCGATGGTTTTCAGCCAATCACGAATCGCCGTTTTGGTTTGCAGGTTGACAGGAAGTTTCACAGCGTCATACGGCGGCTCTTCCACGTAACCATACTTCGGCCCAAAGATAGTGTTATACATGCGGTGGTAGTGATAGTTCTTCTCGTCCTTTTCCTTGTAGGCATCGCGTGATTTAATGTTGGTCGTTTTTAGATAACCCGCATTACCCGCACGCAATGAATCGACCACGTTTTGTTCAATCGCGGCGATTTTCTCAAGCAACGGTACGATTTCGATTTTCTCACCAGAGGCCACCGAGATACACAGCTGACGAATGGTTTTCTTGAACTCTTTCATGATAACCGGCGGAATGTTCGAGGTACGCAAGGATACCCCTTTTACTTCCAGCTCTGGGTCTTTCTTAAGCTGGCCTTCCTGTCCGGTAATAATCGAGAAGTAGTGTTTGGCTTTGGTGGTCAGCGCAAACGAGTCAAACTTATACTCGTTCTTCATGGCGTACAGGAAGATACGCTCTTTCGCTACACCGATGTTGGCAGACATACTGGCCATCAGGTGACGCAGGTGCTGGGTGGCAATGTAAATCATTGCATCCGACACACGGGTCGCTTCACGACCGTAATGCTTACCACAATACCACTGTGCCCACCACTGTGCGGTCATCATCGTGGAGTCAGTATCCGATACCACACCCACCCGACGAACCACATCTGGCATACGCGCAATGTTAATCGGCAGGTTTTTGGTGGTCAGGATATTACGAATCAAACACGCGTACTCACCGATGGTGCGCTGCAAGAATACCGCCGAGCGGATAAGCTCTTTGTATTTGTCCTGCGTGTGCCAGGGCAGCGCTTTCTTGGTGTTCTCGTCTTTGAGCTTGACGTCACTAAACGATTTGCCCATCGGCACGATATCGGTACGGAACTGGGCGATAACAATTTTCATGTCACCGTCAATGGTTTTCTCAGCAGCCGACCAATCGTCGTCCGTCCAGTTAGTGCAATCTTCCACCATCTGTTCGGAAATCAGTGCCCCGATGAAACCGCGCATGAACTGGTCGTTGTATTTCGCTAAATGGAAGAAGTCTCCCATGTAAACGAATGCCGCACGTTCCAGATCGGAAACACGTCCCACAAACTCACGTACTCGTTCTGCCCCTTCATCGGTTCGCCAATACAGGTCAGCGGAGTAGTGGATAACATCCATCGTTTCATCAACGGTTGGGATGTGCAGGTTGTAGCGCTCAATACAGGCTTTAAACGCCTGGAAGTCAGTCAGGGTACCGATGCTCAAGAAGTGGTCGATAACACGAGACGGCGAGTCATAGTGGCGAGAACCGCCTAACAAGCGTTCGTTACCGGCGTTACCAAACGAGGTCGCCGTACGACACGTCGAGGTCAACACCGAGTGCGAAGACTGGTTGAAGATAACGGTGTACGGTGATGAGAACGCACCAGACATCCCGTTGTTCAGGGTCTTTACGGCGTTCTGTTCGTTCTTCTTGTTAATCTTTAAGACTTCGTTACCGGCAGCCGCCGCAGCGTACATCTCGTTTTTCACCACGGCACGTTTACGCACGTTTTCTGCGGTGAACTCGGCAAGCTTAGAACGCTTGACATGCTCCGGTAAATAAAAGGTCAGCGAAGGTGCAGAAATAATCTGCTTATCGATTACCGTGCGAAATAATTTATCGACGGTAGTGTATTTCTCTTCGCGGTCACCGGTGGTTTGGTTCCGCACCCACAATTTACACGTTGGGTAACTGTGGGTCAGCTCACCACCCTCGGCAAACATCTCTTCGACTTGCTTACGAATATATTCCTGAGTGTATTTGTGTTCAGTTTGATGCCAAATATAGAGCGTTAATTGTTCCAGGTATGCATCCTGGATATCGATATCACGATGGTATTCATCAAGCGATAATCGGAACGGTTCGTTGTATTCCACGCGATACTCCTAACGGTGGGTTCTCTGCTATAAGACTAGGGGCACCCGTGAAAAAGAAAAAAAAAATATCCCGCCGAAGCGGGATACGGTTAACCGGCGCTGTTGTCGATAATGTCGTAACTGACCTTATCGATGCCGCGCGCTGCTAATGCTTTGGTGATTTCGTCAATCTCATCACGGTTATCAACGGTTACGACAAAGCGCACGCTGAGGTTCTTAATGATATTGACGTTGCGAATCCAGGCATCGGCTGCCACACGCACTTTGCCATTTGAATCTTTGAACATCAAGTAGGTGTACTTGGCCGTGTTGTCTTCCGGCTGAGCCACCAGGCTTGAATAGATGTTCTTTTGCTTGGCATTGACGTCTTCGTAGTTGCGGGCCAGTTCATAGCCGCACGTACCCAATACCACTACCCGGGTTTCCGAGAGCAGAATGGGCGTGTCGTAGACGATATTGACAACGACCCCGTCTGGGATCGTTTTGATGTTATACATTATTCCTCCGGGATGTGGATAAGCAGTCTCATATCCATGATGTTATATTGACTCTTCGGAAAGTCCACGCTGACCGCAAGGTTGGATATCGGTCGTTGATGATGGTGAGTGAACAGAGTAACCGCATCCTGGAACTCTTCCACAATTGCCGTAGAGAAGAACTGCGCCAACTCCTCTATCGTGTAATCGATAAGGGTTTTGATGACGCTAAAGTTATCGCTGCGTACGGCTTTGTGTAAGTTCACTAACAGCTGCAACTCTTCCATCACCGAGTCATCGCGTTGACAACCCATCCCGGCATCAAATCGCCAACGTCGGTATTCGTCGTTAAGCGAATCCAGAAAGCCTTTAATCAATGTCAGTTCTGCACGCGATAACGGGGCTTTGTAATCCGACAAGTAACGCGCAGCAGTGTGGTGAAAAGCCGTATAAATGGTATCACTATCCAGCTCACGTTCCGGCAAGTCAATGTACATCTTGGGAAAGCTGACGACCAGCTTCTCCACGGCTTGCTGAAACACTTCGCCGTCTGTCAGGTAACCGATGACGCCGAGCTTCATGGCCCATTTGTGCACGGCTAACACTTTGTAAATCATGTACGCTCCTTAGCACTCCAGGCAAATGAGTGCGTTACCAATCTCGTTCATAATGAGTGAGACTTTCGCGCTCATTGCCATTTCAACACGGGATTTGCCAGAGCGAACAAGGACAGTATTAATCACCGTTTGTAACTCTGCGAATCTGACTTCCTCTTCCAAATCAATAGAATCAAAGGTCAGCTTCAACAAGATGATATTTTCATCACCCCACACGCCACTCATTTCCGCGAAGATTTTGTGTTGGTTCGGTGGGGTGAACGTCACGAAGTTTTCACCCACGCCAGATATGACGATGGCTTTTACAGAGGCGAGAGCATATTGCGCCACAAACAGGTAACACAGGTTAGCGATTTTGTGGTCATCAGCGTTCCTGTGGGGCACCACACGACCGAGAATGCCATCAATATCACACACATCACCGAGATCAAAATAAACCTTCATGCTCGCACACCAATATTAGACCTTTGAAATCGTCACCATAATGATTAAGGTAACGCCCAGGGAACAGTTGTTGCATTAAGCCATACAGACCGACGGATTCCACACACTCACGGTGGAACATCTCAAGCGAAGTGCGAAGGGCAAGTTGTTGTGCGTGTGCGGTACCCGCAGAATTGGGAACCACCACCTCGGTGTAGGTCACAGAGGCAGCGGAGTCAGATACCACCAACGGTCCTTTGATTAACCCACGTTCCACCCCTGCTTCGAGTAACAGCTGTCCCGAGTTATCGGTCACCGTTTCCCAACCGCCAATCGGATCAATGAACTCCTCAAAGAAATTCTCCTGAAACAACAATGGGTTCTGCGTTTTCGCACCAATCGCAAAGGCGTACGCGTATTGTTGGTAGATAGCGATGATGGCCTGATCATCACCACACACTTCCAACCCGCTGGCCTCAAAGATTTGCGCGATATGCTCGCGCACCATCTCGTAGAACTTGGCTTTACCATACTGCGCCACTTGTTCGGTGGCGTCGTAGTAAACAATCATAGACGCCCTCCCAGTGAGCCTATCAGCATGTCAATGACCGTTAACATGCGTGGACTCACCCGCTCAAACGTTTCACGGTTCTCAAGCGCCGGGAACTTCACTTGGTTATAGTCAAGCTTAAACTCCACCGCACCGATTCGCGTAGCGCTGTAACGGGCGGCTATCCACTTGCCATAACGGGTAAACCAGTGTGGGGAGGTAGACACAGCGGTCATGAATCCCCGGGCCACGTCTTGAATGGCACGGCCGTATTCCATCGCCTGGGCATCCGTCAGTAACACGCCCATGGTCGCCAGTTCCGTGGACACGTACTTAAAGGTGTTCGGCAGCATATACGGCAGGGTGTCGCCAATGGAACCTTCCTCCACGAATTTGAACGCCAGGTTAATCACGCTGTTGAGATCGTCATTAATCTCACGCAACACCGCGTTGGGGTCAAACTCGGTAAGCGGACCCGCCACTTCCTGATAGTCAGGAATGAGAAAGTAGGAACTGCTGTACATAAGGGTCTACTCCTGATGCAATCATTTTCCACAACCCACGTTCAACATGCCACATCATGAAGTACGCGCGTGGAGTAAAGGTTAAGGTGTCAGACACCGCTCGCCATAACGCTGGTGAATATATCACGTAAGTTTGGATAGCCTGATTAAGGAAGTAATCCTGACTCACGGGGTAGTTGGCGATGTGTCTCTTAAGATAGTCCTGAGCGCGTGATAAATCACTATTGAACCATCGTCGTGCTACCTCAAGTCGCACTAACTGCTCGATGTAATAGTCAATCGTATCAGGGCAGGTTGTGTAACTGAGGCCGAAGTTCTCCAGTATCGTTGCAAACTCACGATAGACTGGGGAGAGCTCCACAAAGATGGTCTTCATAGTTCGGCATCCTCTTAGGAACGAATTGGATAAATTCCCCCACCACGCGATAGTAGACGCGATAGCCTTTGGAAGGAATCTGGAGTTCTTCGCACAACGCCTGGCGTACAATACGGGCCCAGCAGTTGGCTTCCTCGCGAGTGGTATTACTGCGGGTACATTTCGCAATGGTGTACACCACATTCGAATCCCACGATCCGTGTTCGTTCAAATTCGCTAACAGGTACTCAAACAGATCCAGAATGATTTGCTTTATCTTTACCGCAGCATCATAGCTGCTGTAAGGAAAATCCTCATTCAGTATCCTCACATACGCTTTGTTCGTCACGAAGCTTATCATTGTTGTTTGAACAGTACCGGCCGCTCGGAAATTGCTGTTCAAAGTAGACATGTCGGATATCATCGCCAATACTCAGTTCCAATGAGAGGATACGTGTATGGAGCAATAGAGGAGTCAGCTCGACAATGGCATACGGGTTAAACTTGCGATTTAACACCCGTAGAGAATTAACGATGCTCTCTTCCAGTTCTTCCACAAACTTGCGGTACATCGGGTCGAAGGCCATATCGAGCAATAAAGAAGGTGAGGCGTATTCTGTTTGCTCTACCATTCGCTTATCAATGGCATCCGTCCCAATCGGGGTGGTTAAGACAATACGAGAGATACTTCTTACTGAATCAGGCGCGTCAATCCGCCCTTCTTTGTGCAACATCTCATGCAACAACTTGACGTTGAGATACGGTTCGAGGTGATCGCACAGGCGTGCATTCGGCATCTCTTCCACCGACAAGAAAATATCCTCGAGGGCAGTGTGCAGCATCTGCATGGTAACTTCTTCCATCTGCGGCTGCGTCATGCTGAGTGCGCTAGCATAGGGCGATTGGAGTAAGGGTTTCCAAAAGCTTGCATGCACCTCACCTGGTTTAATGTGTATTTTGACCACGTTTGTACTACTCCATTGCAATAGGTGAATGACCCGGTATGTTCTCGTCCAAGCCACCAGAGTGTTTCCCACGCTTCACTACCGTCATACAGTTTGGCGGCGTCGAGTACGCGTTTAGGAAGATCGTAAATGTCCAAGAATAACAGCTCGCGGATACCGCGGATTATCTCGATGACACTGACGTCCTCCGGTGGGGGGTTCAGGGTGAAATACACCTTCATCGGTTGATACTCCTTATGGAATGTCATCAAGATAATATCTATGTCAAAAATCTTCGATTATGGTGCCCACATAATGGCACGCTAACGTATTTTTTATAAAAGTAATAGGTAACCTTACCCGTTGGTATGAACACCGCCAAAACGCTTCATAGGAGCTTTAAATGAACGTCATCGATTATTGTCTGCGACGTATTCGCCAACGTATACCTGAAGCCGTACTACGGATAGCCTTTATCCCAGAAGAGCTTCGTCGTGCGGGAATTGCGAGCGCCGTTGACCATCAAATTACCACGTTGGTTCTCGACGAGTTCGTGGTACCCGAAATTAGCCGTATGGGTCAGTATGCAGAAATCGACCTCCAGGGATTGCCGTACAAAAATGACCAGGAGGACTACTACAGTCGTATCTACTATATTGACGATTTCAAAACGGGCGGGCGTGAGATTATTGGCGCTTACCTGGCTGTCACACCGGTCGCGGGTCAAGCCTATACTTTACCGCCTGCGGGCAGTTATCTGGACGGGGCAACCACCGGGGTGCTGTCTTCCACCCAACAAGTGGTTGATTCCCACTCGGCTCTGCCGCGTATCTCCTCACCGGAAGTCAGGGTACTCGGCCCTAACACGGTGAAAATCAAAGACCCCGGGATGTTTGTCTATGCCACCAAGCTGATGGCCAAACTCTCGATGTCTGATGAGCTTAACGAAATCAAAGCCGACTTCTTCCCGCTGATTGCTGATATGGCTGTGTTTGCCGTCAAGCAATACATCTATAACAAACTTATCTTTGACATGGATGCCGGTAAGCTTGAGAACGGGATGGAGTTCGGGGCGTTTCGTAATGTGATTGAAGGTTATTCAGATGCGGGCGATTCGTTTAACGATATGCTGCCTGCGGTGAAACGTGCCATGATTCACAACGACAATATCGGTGACCGTTACAACTACATGTCCGGTGGCCGCTTTAAGTCGTAAGCAAAAAAAAGAAAGGCTCTCCCCCGCGTGTTGGCGGGGGATGGCTTCACTGCTGAAGTACATTCTTCAAATGGCTGGCAGTACCATACGTCCACGCTTCACCGTTTCGTACGCTTTCGTCCTGGGCGTTACAAATACGGCGCAGCGAGATGATGTGTTCGGCACGTCCCGCAATCGGAATGTTAGCAGGGACCGTTGCTTCGGCAACGTAACGCTTAACGTCGTCAAACCCTTCTTTTTCACTCCAGTCTATTTCCACCTCATCCGACACGTCAATGCGTCGAGTGTTGGAGGTTTCGTTCGGGTGGAATGCAAATCCCCATTCGATACTATCCAACAAAGCCGAGTCAAGTTCTGATTTTGGTTTAATCTTACTTAACGTTTCCGGGTCAGCGAGGATGACGTCCATCGGACGCAGCTTCGTCTTCATGCTTCATCTCCTATCGGAATCTTGTAGAGCACAGATTCCCTATAGGGAGGGTCTCTGGCGTAAAAAATCAGTGGATGTTCTCCAGGCGACTGGACATCACATGTTCTTGGGTGTAAATCGCATCCAGGATGCACGCAAACACCTCGTCATAAGGTAGGGCACGATCGCACAGTGCTCTTGCCATAGAGCGCATAAAGGTGAGCAGAACCCGGTGGTTTAAACGAAGCGCACGGACCTCGTCAATCGACAGGTTATAGCCGGTTTCAATCACCGGGGTATCTTCACCGCTACGCACACATTGCATTTCGCCTTGCAGCTTTAGCGTGTGTCGCCAGTCAATAAACATCGGGTCGTTCATGACATAACCGAGACCCGTTTCCAGTAACACTTCGTCGTAGCGATTGCTCGGCAGGAAGTGGCTGGGTAATATATTTTTTTCCAAAACGTCGAACAGGTCTTCTTTTAACAATTGCTCGAGCGTGTTCTGAAAACCGTTGTACTTCACATTGTTCATGGGGTTATCCTCCTATAAAAAATCCATCACCAGTAAAAAAAGAAGGCGGGACGAACCCGCCTAGTTTAATCAAGCACTTACCGCTTCAGCCCATTCGGCTTCGGTAAACATATCGTACAACGACTCAGGCACCTTGACACACGTACGCATGCTGTTGGTGTGGTCTGTGTAACGTACCAGCAAGTCGCCGATATAATAGTTGGCGTACGGTGAGCCGTTGCCAATCGGGAACTGTCTAAAACCGTCGGCGGTAAAGAAGCCTTTATTCGGCACCATAAACACACTGGTCGGTACATCGACACGGATATTGCAATTGATAGGACTGCGGGAGAGCATGTTTCTAAATATCTGATTGCGCAGGGAACTGAACTCCTTAAGCGGCATGCCACGCATTCTGTTGTATTCCAGGAAAAACAAGAACTTAGCAATAGCTACGTAGTCCAGTTGGTTCGATAACATCCGACGGTGGTGAGCATCCACCTGATACTCCAGGGCGAGGGCAGCCTGGGCTAACAGGGGCAGGATGCTTTTCACGTTCGGACAACCACGCGGTGGCAATTGCAGGTTGCCGGTGTGGTAACGGGTTTGGAACCAGCCGTAGTGGAAACCGTAATCGTTTTTGATTTCCTCGATTTCCACCTCAATCTCACGCAGGCGAATTTGCAAAGGGCGGTTCTTTAACTTGAGACTGCCGTCATTGTTGAGGGCCACCACACGACGACCGAGGTTGGTGTCGAAGTCGGTGAACAGAGCTTCGCCGAAGTGGCGGATAAACTCAATCTCAGAGAAGCTCACGGTAAACGCATCGCAGGTGTAAGTGATGTTGTTATAAGGCCAGAAACCGACAACCAATTCGGAGGTAAACTTACCCCGGCTGGCTGAGGAGGTGGTAAAGTGTTGAGCGGCGTAGTAAGCCAACCAGAACTCCACGTTGGTACGCGGCGGGGCCGGGTGGTCAATCTGGAAATGTTTTGGCAGATACGGACGGATGCGTTTCGCTTCCAGTTCAGTGTAGCCTAATGAAGTTAATGTCTCAACAGCAGAAGAGGCGATTGGGCGCATGATAGTTTCCTTGATAGTCAGTGAAAAAGATTAGTACGTCAATGTCACCTAGGTAATATATATCTGAAAAAATATAAGGTATTACCCACCCCGAAGGGTGGGTAATACCGAGCTGGTGTGGCTTTTACAAAGGTACATCTACTACTCTTCAGGCACGGGAGGGTCAATCCCAGAGTAGCCATTAGCGAGCATGCTAATATGGTTAGCGCAGAGAATCCACGGTCTTACCAAAGCGGTTCGTCACAAAGACAGAATCGCCCGGATAGATGAATTCCCAACGTGATGTCTGGCACATATAGCCAGGGTCATCAGGGTCTGTTACGTCTGGCAGTTCGTACGCCAACACACCGATAGCGTCTTCTAACGCACGAGAACCTGAACGGGTGCCCATGCACACCATTTCGCTCGGTGGCAAGCCAGTAGACGGATGGTGAAGCTCTAACTCCACACAGCTTATCTCTTGGCAGTAGTTCGCAGCGTTCTCGCACTCAACAGACTCAAACTCTTTCTGCGCCTTTATCAGTTGCGAGGCGTCCGCCAGGGACACTTGCTGATAAACATCCGATTCTTTGGCATAACGCATCGCTTCCGCAAACACCTGTGAGTTGTGGTCACCCAGCGTGTACTCTTCCAGGTCGATAGGCGAGCGGTTGCCCCCTACAATACGCATCACTGTATACATGTTGACTACCTTATTACTGTTTCTGTTTCTATTGTTGTTGTTAGCGGCTTATCCCCCGCAAGGGCTTTACTGTTAACCAGCAAAGTTGGCACAGACCGGAAGCCGTGATGGTTCGACGGCATAATAGCACTAAAAACCCAATTGGCTCCCGGCCTGTATTTGGACCCAGCCCTCGCACCCTGAGGAGCCCATGCAGGTAGGCGGTTTGAGGTGCAAAAGCTGGGATTTGGTTCTGCACTACCCCCGACCATGAATGATATTTTTCGGAATGCCTTTCGGGATAAGGGGCAGTGCAAAATATGGCTGGTGATACAGGAATCGAACCTGTGACGTATGGATTAACAGTCCACTGTTCTACCGACTGAACTAATCACCAAGAATAAGGGCGAACGATTACTTCTTTGTAAGAGTCATGGCGAGATAATGCGCAGGATTTTTCCGTATGTTCTGAATAGTTTTACGGTCCACATTATATTCTTTCGCACAATCCCTGACGCTGCCAGCTGGATTTTCTAACAGCTCGCGAATTTGCTCGCCGGACATTCTCGGAAGCTTTGTGCCGGAATGGGAAGATATGCATGAAAAAAGACCAGTTTCAACCGCATGGTCAATATTCTCTTGCCGCGTAGACCACTCAACGTTCCAATCCTCATTACAAGTCTTGATACCGTTTTTGTGATTAACTTCCGGTTTGTTCTCAGGGTTGGGATGAAAAGCTTTGGCCACCTGTATGTGCGTTTTAAGCACAAGATTAGTCCCTTTCCTCCCACCTACTTTCGTGACGTGGGCAAGATACCCATTGCCTATCACATTTTGAGAAACGATGCGATTAGAACGAAGGGAATAAAGCTCACCTTTCCTCGAGACCATAAACAGGTCGGGGGCATCAGGTGCAGGCACCCAGTCGCCAGGTGGTAAAGAAAATGTTTTCATTATTACCTCTCAAATATATTTACTGATTCATTTAGGTAAAATATATCTGAGTTTAATTAGATCGAACGATGACAGGATTCGAAACTGCGAAGGAGTACCTGCCAGGTAAACCGCTGTCCGATTATGAGTCGGGTGTTTATGCCTCTAACTTCATCGTTCATTGAAACGAATCGACCGGAGCACTTTCGGCCACTCGGTTAATTCTCCAAATCTTTGCGTATCACATCGGCGACAGTGACATTGTCAATGCCTTTCGCAAATGCGATTTCAACCACGCGTGTGCGTTTTAACTTCTGCTGACTTTCAGTCACCAGACGAACGTACAGGTCGTCGAGCTTCTCATTCAAATCTTTAGGAAGATGAACTGTTGGCATGATAACCTCGTAGCGTTAGCGTACCGGTTTCGGTAACTCTGCCGGAACTATGACCTTGGCCGCAATCGTCTTTTCCCCTAAGCGTTTGGCTTTGGTAAGTCGATGGGCACCATCCAATACAATATACTGATTACGTTGGTGGAGTACGATAATCGGATAATCAATATCCGCAGACTCCACCCGCTCAGGTTCCACCTGAGTTTCCTCCAGAATCCACTCCACCTTGGAAAGAGGAATCTGGACGAGACGGTGTGTGGCAACGACGTCCAGTAAATCATCGACGTTATAGTCGTGACACTGGTGCGTCACGGTGCTTTTCGGCCCTTCGCGGTATTGTTCCATACACGCCTCACATACGTTGTAGGAAACGGGGATGATGGACTTCTTCAGTTGAGCCAACGATACGCTGGTCTGAACCTCTCCAAGCACCATCCCCTATCCGTCTTGCTTTTGCGGCGTACCGGCCGTATGAGGTACCGCGCCTACGGTGGCGTCTGCCACCCGTTCACTTCTGGGAACTTAATCCCAATCAGATTTCAGATTGTAGTATTACAGGCGTTAGCGAGACGGATTAGCAGTCCGGTGCTGGCCTGTCCGATACGGACAAATAGTTCCACGCAGGAAGTTGTCTGTGTCGGGAACCCTCACGGGAACTCCCACCGCCTGTAAGCCGATAATGGGCAAGTGACCAGAGGTGCGCGTGGGCAATGAAATAGCGTAAGGTCGCCATCATTTCCCCCAGTGCTACTCTCCATCCTTGCATATAACAACTCTCTTAAGTTATCGAGTAAGTTTGTTCACGGTCAGCTACCCACCCTAGGGTGGTCTTTTGTGTAACCGGCTACTATCGACTTAGGGGTATGCGATAGGTCTTCGCTATTACCGTGGCAGCGGGGATACCAGCCCCGACGCCTATGGGTATACACTTGTGAGCAAGTGACAGTCAGCTTCAACACGAATATCGAAATATTCCTGTTGGTGTATTTGGAGGGGCAAGCCGGATTTGAACCGACCTTATCCGAATTTGCAATTCGTCGCCTAACCGCTCGAGCCATTGCCCCAGGGTGGTGGGCCGAAGCCCACCGATTATTCAGCCTGCGTTGAACGATGTGTGGACGATGCCGGCGGGTAGGTGGGTAGTGCCTATCAACGCTATCCTCAGGGTAACCCCGTCTTCGGCTTGGTTGTCTGGCACCCATCCACCTCGTGGACGAATTGCACACGCGGCGTGCTCCGTAGGAGCTGCAACGACTATGGAATCAAATTCGTCGTGACCAACATCATCCGTTCGTTCTAGCAAATACAAGTTCATGGGCGTTCTCCGCTGATTGGCTAATTGGCCTTCCGCGGTAACTCGCTTACTTGCTGGCTAAATTCTTTTTTGGTTTAGGAGCTGGTAAGTCTAAACGACAAACCACCCCATTGCGTTCGGCGTACTGCACGCCATTACGCCCCGTGATAATTTTTACTTTTGCCATTGCTTTTCCCAATCCATCACTCACGCCTTGCGGCTATGCGGTGTTGATTCGCTCGGGCCAGATGGATAACCGGGTCATCGAGCTATTGGAAATTGGCAGGGAAGACAGGAATCGAACCTGTGGCATCTGATTTTGGAGATCAGCGCTCTGCCTGCTGAGCTACTTCCCTAGAATTCTTTCAGAGAAACCGACGTGCGCCTCTCAGCATAGCACTGGGTTAATCTGTAATTGGGCTTTTGGCGAGGTTAATCGCCTGGACAAGGCCGCCGGTATTCACATCGAACCGAGCAGCAATCTCCACAGCCTGTTCGGCTGTAGCCCCAGCGGCCATGGCACCCATGGCGAAATCCCCACCGCTACCAACAGCAACCGGTGCCTGTGCTTCGACGACCCACGAACGGTCATCGTCAGAATACTTCCCGCCAACAAACACGGTACGGTCTTCAGCAATCGCGATGAACGCGAAGGTGATGCCTTTGGCGAACGGGTCACCGGCTTTGTGGCCAGCAAACGTTTCCATCGCTCTGCGCAAATCGTTGGCTGCGTGTAGGTTACCCGCCACCCCAAACGCGGTGATGCGTTTCCCCTCGATTGCCCAGTCATCAGACTGCGCGACGCGGGTGAAGATTTTTACCGCAGAGTTCGAGAGGCGAATGTTCTCTTGGGTTGTCTGGCTGTCCGCCGCCAGAGTATTACCGTCGAATGCAATCGTGGTCACGCTGAAATTCCTCGCTGGGTTTGAACACATGAACTGGGGAATCTGTAAAAAATATCGACAGCGGTGCCCGAACTGCTTCACAGCGTGCAGGCATCCCCCTCTCGTCTTTCCGAGCCGCCAAGATAAACAACCAATCACCCCCTTCGGGACAATCCCACCCCTGCGGTGTCTCCACGCAGGGAACGTTTCGACGCAACGCCGAATTCGGTCGCGCCTCAGGAGCATCCAACCGACGTGGGCCACGCGTAAGTTCATGGCCATGGCGACGGATGACGGTCCGGCGGGGCAGAACGCCCCTGAGGCTACCGCGGTACCGACCGGGGTGAAAGCCCGGCGGGAACCTGAATCTCTGGACATACTAAAACAAAATCACGTTGAGTGTTAGGCTGAACGGTTTTTCGCTTTGTCGACAACCCTCGGGGAAGACTCTCGAAAAAGCGCCCCGGTAGGAACGGGGCGAACTACACACAGCAATTCCTGAACAGGATGAGCGCCTGGGGAAAAAATCCCCGCAGCGGGATCAGCACTGCGGGTCCTGTACCACAACTGGCCAGTAAGCGCGTCTCACCCTGCGTGAGTCGGACTCGAAAAAGTCTCCCGGCCCGATGTCAACCGGGAGATTGGATGATGGCAACGTGGTGCATGTGCCTTCGAGCATACTACTGGGTAAACCTGTAATTGGACTTCCCCCCCCCCCGATCGGGGTGGTCAACCTGCCGATCCGAGATCCGATCTCTTAATAAGGATCACGCGCGTTAGTATATTTAAACTCGAAGAGTTATATATATTTATATTTATAATTATATCCCTACGGGATATATATAATTATAATAATATAATTCTTTTAAAAGATCCTGTAGGAAATGGCGTGCGCACGCGCACGCGACTAATAGAAGAGTTTTTTACCCTCCCCCTGAGGGGAGGGGTAAGATCGGTTGTAAGTCTTTGTTTTTTAAAAAGAAAATTTTTAAAAGGGTAAATTAAGCCAGCTGGAGGCTGGCTAGGGGTTATTGGTTAAAAAACAACCAAATCAGACAAACTCACGAAGATTCGTTTGTCAAGATTTCCCTGTTTTAGATCCCCAGTTCCGCGAAGCGGTACCCAACGTTTGATCGGCGTGGCGGTCGCCAGTCGATGACGAGGGGGTCGCAAGTCGGGGTCGGGACACCGTCAAATTCGAACGCAGCGGTACCCAGGAGACGTTATTTAGGGAAAGGAACCCAAGTGTACCGGGTTCGGTTACGACCGCTGTAAAGCGCGTTTTGGCTGCTTATTTTCACTGGTTAAAATGTGTACAGAAAGTGGTCAAAAAATGAGCAGTGATGCGGGTTGAAACAAAAAAAAACAGGGAGCCGAAGCTCCCCGATTTATTACAGCGCGTAAAACGCACTGACGAATTTCAAACCGTGTTGTTGGAAGTATTCCGCCATCTCTTCGTCACCCTTCCAGTTCATCACGTATTCGTGTTGCGGATTAGTGACCGAGGCTATCCCCTCGAGAATAATTTGCGCGTTCGGGTGACCAATTAACGGGGCCAGTTTCTCGATAGACCGCAGCTCTGGCGGCACCGTGAAACCGAATGTGACTGCTTCCATCGACGGGTCACGTCCTTCCGGCTCACACACCGCAAAGAACGCCCCCGGATAGGTAAGTGTTGCGGGACGTACCACCATGCGCAGTTCATTGAGTAACTTCGGTGTCAGTTTATCGACGTAGAGATACACCGTATTCTCAACCGCAGTCAGCTTCTGAACGTGGACAGGTTTGCCGTCTTCGAACGTCGCGAGGTACGTCAGCTTTTTCAAGTAATTGAGATGCGCGATACTGACCGGTGCTAAGAATTCTTTGGCATCGGTACAATCACGGTAAGCCGGGTTAGTGACAATGTCGTGGTGTTTTTGAAGTATAAACATGATAATCCTCGAAGGTCAAAAAAAGACAGGGAGCGCAGGCTCCCCGTGATTAGTCAATTAAGCGCGCAGGTCTTTGCTGACCGTGCAGTTGGTGAACACGTAGTTCGGGTTTTCCATAAACGCGTTTTGCCACACGGTGGAGTACGCCTGGACGGTGAACGGTTTGTCCTCAGAGGCCGCCACCCCGGCTGCGGCATCAATCGCTTTTTGCGTTTCAACGGTGAACGGTTCAGTCGACATCGCCACACACATCACGTTCTCAAGCACCGTGGCCACCACGGAACCCATATCAGTGTGACAGACTTTCACCTGCGGGTGCTCGGTGTCAGCCAGCGTGTAGTGTTTGGTTTTGGCAGCGATACGGGTTTTGAAATTGGCGGCCACCACTTCCCAACCGTTACCGAGGTCACCAATGTGACTGGCGTAGACGTTAACGTAACGCACACCCTTGTGATAGTGGCGAACCAGCGCTTCGATATCGCCGAGTAAGGCGTGGTGGAAATACGGGATACTGGCCACTTCGTTTTCTTCAATCACCATCACGCATTCAGTGACGACGCCGTCTTCAAACAGCGCGTACTGCGTGTACGGGGTGTACATCAAAAGGTTCTCTGCCTGGATAAGGTTTGGCAGGTCCGCCATCAGAGCCGCAGACAGTTTGTGGTCACGAATGGATTCTACAGCAATAAAGTGAGTCATGAGTTAATCCTTGATAGTCTGATAATTAAGGTTAATTGGTATTATAGGGTTTACGCTTAACGCGCAAACAGATGACGACGCAGCTCAGCTGCTTTGATTTCGTCACCGGCAACCTTGGCTGCCATCATCTCTTTCACCAGACGTTGACGCTCGTCAAGGTTAGCCTGGATTTGCATGATGGTTTTGCTGATATCAGAATCGTCTGCCAAAGGTTGGTAGCTGTGTTGTAAAGTAGACATGATATTACTCCTTGATAATCAATAGGGTTTAAGATTAATAGTCTAATCTCACTGAGGTAATATATATCTGAAATCTTTTTTATTCTTACCGGACAAAAAATAAAGGGGAGTCGCCTCCCCTCGTGTTTACAGCACGTAAATGTAATCGAGAATCTTGAAGCCTTGCGGGAGCATCTGGCTCATGAATTCTTCGGTGTACGGTACCCCGACGATAGGCGTCAGGCCACGCGCTTTCGCGTGCTGAAAAATGGCCCCGTATTTTTCCTGGAGTTCCGGACTGTTTTCCAACACGGCGTCGGGGATTTCCAGGGCCACCATATCAGCCAGGATTTCTTCTGCCACGTACTGGGCTTCCACAACGGCGTATACGGCGTCTTTCTCCACCAGGGTGGCCGTATGTAGCACCTGACGCAGTTCGTCCAGCATAGCGCGATTGAGGGGCTCCTGGAAGCTATTCAGAAAGATAAACAAATTATCGCCGTTCGCTCGCAGCAGTTGGAAGTCGACGACCACCCCGTCACGCTCCATACGCAGAATCGGTACCCCTTCGAATTCCTGACCTACCTCGAGCACCGTACGCGCTCCGAGGTTCATCTCTTTCCAGGTCGGGGTGTCTTCGTAGTGGTCACACATGACGTCGATGATATCAACAATACTAAACATGAAAAACTCCTTAAAATTAAAAAGATAAAGTACCCGTACCGCCGAAGCAGTACGGGTACTATTTACGCAAGGATGGAACTGCCATTCAAACCTAAGTAAACCGGTTTAATCCAAAGACCCGGTTCCCCAAAGGCGTTCACGTCATAGAGTTGGTAATCACGAAGTTTCTGAGGCACGGTCACACCGCACATCCCCAGATAATTCCATACCGCGTCATAACGCTCTTTACTTACGAAGAACATACCATTTTCAAACCCAGAGCTAATATCCAGGAAGTTTCCAATACCGGAATCGAAAGATGCTACGCCGTCTTGCAGTAACGCCACCATCCCTTTTACCAGCACGGGTTGGTTATCGACGATACGGCACAGCTCAGGAACGGTAAGGTTCCCGACCAGGCGTTTCATCACAGCCGCCGCGATACGAATCTCACGGGTGTCGCTGTAATTTCCAAATGGGTTGTAACTCACCATCGCGGTGATAATGCCTTCGTCGCATAGCTGAGCGAGACGAGCGTCTTGACAGACCACACGCAGCCCCTGCACGGAACTGATTGTTGGTGTAGTGAACATAACGCACTCCTATATTTTCGGCGACTGTGTATGATCGGCATATTTGAGTCCCAAATGTTTTAACCCGTATCCCGTAGCGTGATAAATATTATCATCTACCGAACGAATAAACACATCAGGGTCGAGTGCATCGACTGCAAACGGTGACTCAAAACGCCATTCTTCCGACTGTCCACCACGCTCCAGTAATGCCATATACAGGCCTGGTTCGGCTCCCTTCCGAATGGTGAATAGGACGATGTCGGACTCCACATCCCGTCCCACAATAGCGCCATCAATAAGTTCAATTCTTGCTCGTCCACACCGGGTTGCGGTCAGCAGCGCACTTTTCTCCGGTTCGTTCGAGAGGAACATGAAAGGGCCATGGTATGGGGGGACGTCTGCATCGTTGAGGTTATCTAACGATGCACAGCGAAACACGATGGGCGACTTGTAGTTGCACAAGCGGTTACCGCCAGTAAACATCGTGTATTCGACCTTCACGGTTGCTCCGATCAGATCTTCGGGACGTAGTTCATGTTGAGCTAACTGTCCCTGTATTCGACGAGAAACTTTGTTGGCCAGGAAGACGTGATGCGATGGAGTACGTAGCACGTACCCATAGGCGGTGCAATCGATCACTTTGGCATCCGTACGCCGTTCAGGTTCAAGTCGGTACAACAGCCCCTCATCCTCAAGGAGGAAAATCGAGATGGCTGGGTTGCGGGATTGGGCGCGTAATGTTGACATTACGCCCATCGCCTGCAATTGCAACGGTTCAATTACGTTAACCTGGAACGGCAACGGCTTAGTAGGCGTTTGTCCGAGGGTGGTTACCGTAATCGTCCGCAGTAAAGGGTCGTCCAACGTTGGATCGGTGGACATCCACCAGGTCAACCAACGGGAAGTATTTTGCGGAATCACTTCCGTGGAATAAATAATGACTGTGCCGCTAAGACCGGCATCCATCAGTAATTTGGCGAGTAGCGAATTCGCAGCAGTGTAGGAACCATTATCTAAAATGGGCATACCGCTGATTTGTCGCAAGGTACACATGCAGCCATGAGGTAAAGCCCACATGGTGACACGTTTCGTCTCGTCATAGCCGGGGGTGGTACAGCGTTTACGCCATACGACTTTACGCTCAAGGTTCTGCATGGTTTAAAACTCCTTTAGGTTAGACACAATGATAATATCTATCCGTAATTTTTTAGAGGTTATATACCATGTCTGAGTTAGTCTACGATTTCCAACGGGGGATATACGTCGACCCTGGCCTGTCCGTTGCCCATGAAGCCCGTCGGAATAACGACGATGATGACCTGGACGGACTGTATTACGATTACAGCTTGGGCGGCTATCTGCCCTTGCGCCAACTGGTCGCTACCGAGGCGATGAAAACCGATGCCCTGCGTAAAGCGTTTGATGATGCTTTCAAAAATGTCCAGTTTGACAAACGCTTAGCCACCCGTATTCGTTTATACGTCTCGGGGGTGTTTGGCCGTGAGGGTAACGTCGAGTGGTTTGGCTCGAATCTGTTGGGTGTGCACACCATCCGCTTTTTTGACTCCGACCGTAACAAACTGTTTGACCAGGTATTAGAGGTCGACGAGGATTACCTTCAGGCGACTATCGACCAGACCAAAACCATCAACGGCGAATGGGCGGTTGCTGGCGATACCTTTAACCTGGCCGTGACTTACCTGGTGCATCGCTTGATTCCGAAGTTCAGCGATAAGGACCTGTATAACGCCGCTGTCGATATCGTCAAGCTGTTGCAGTTCAAGTTCTACTCGAGTATCTACTACCACTTCTTTCCAAAGCCCGTGGACATGCCCGCTGCTGAAGCGGCCTACTCCCAACTGTCACTGAAGTTTGATATTCGCCGCATGGGTAACTGGGGCCAACACGTCACCGAGCGTGCCGAGTATTTCGTCTCGCGTGAGTCACCGCACTACAACGAAGTGAAAGCGTTTAACACGCCCGACCTGTTGATTCGCTTTATCACTGACCTCAACACCCGTACCAAGCAAACCGTGAAGGACTACTACGCGGTGCTTGACCGGGTACGTCGGGAGAACAGTCGTGTGGTGTCGCAGTCCTCGAAGATTGACCTTGACGGCGAAACCATTATCCGTGATAAGGTGACGGCACTCAATACCGCCAAGCAGACGCTGTTCGATGCTTCCTGGGACATCAACAACTTCTACAAAGACGAGTTAGCGCGGGTAGCCCTTGAGATGGTACCTAAAGCCTCGCCGGTGGCGATGAAGACGGTGCTGCTGTATATCGCCTCACAACCGTTAGGCCCTAAGCGTAACGAGGTGGAACAAATCATGGCGGATGCTTTGGCACATGCCTTTGATTTGATTGTCTCAAACCGTATCAACTTTAAAGACGTGGCGTTTTTGTTAAACCGGATGCGGGCGTTGTACCAGTCTTCTAAGACCACCAACGAATATGTCTTATCGTTACGTGAGCGCATTGAGAAGCTGGTGAAAAAGCAAACCCACTTAACCAACGGCGCTGCCCTGGCGGCGGTGCGTAATGCGCTGCTGCTTTATTTCTTGATTCGTGCGATTGCGAGTTAAAAAATAAAAGGTACCTACCCCATAGCGGGTAGGTACCTCAGTCTTTCTTTTTTGCCAGTAACCTTACAACATCGCCAACGTATGTAATGTATATACGTAATTCATCCCGTAGGTTGCGGCCCCACCAAACAATACCCCCACACTAACCACAAAAGCAAGGGAACGCAAAGTGGCCATCCGGCCGATGTTATTTTGATACGCGTATTCCACAACAACCCCATACGTGTGTCTGACGCACATCAGTAGGGTTATCCAGGTTAACGCAATAGCAAGGTAATAAAGTTGAGTCATCACTTCATCCTCTGGCGTTGGATAAGCTCTTTCAAGCTCTCCATCGACGCGACGTTTCTCACGTCTGTTTCTAGTTGATCGATAAGGGATTGTAGTCGAGCACGAATGGACATCTGACGGATAGGACAACTCACACCCGCCCCTTCCTTCATCACTCGCTCGATTTCTCCCATCAGTTGCTGTTGGCGCTCCTCTTGCTCAACCTGGGCATCTTCATCCTTGTCAGATTTCGTTCCCGATAACATGTTCCGGTTACGAATCATCAGGCGATTATTGCTTATTCCGTAATGGTTTAAGTTCTTACCAAAAATCAATAACCACATTGCCAGTAGCCAAGAGATAACCAAGTCATCGTGGCCGGAGCGTTGGTGGTCAATACGACCGTTACGTTCTACCAGACTGAGGATTTGGTCAATCAATTCACCACTACGTAACAGGTGAGCCGAAAGTCGCAGGGCCATGGTGAATACCTCACCATATAATTTCTTACGTTTCTCTCCGTCGGTAGCAAAACCAATGTATTTACGGAACTTGTCCCAAAACAGCTCAGGACGATTCCCGGGTCCGCGTGCGTATTCTTTATACAGCTCGTCATTACGGCCGTAGTCTTGCGTTATCTTCACATACAGCCGACGGTGCAAATCCGGCACCTTCGATTGCAGTTGAAGGATAATGGCGTCAGCCACCGAGGAACCGGTGGAGCGGCGTTCGAGAATCAATACCGTGTTAGGGTAGGTGACCATGAACTCCGCTAAGTGAATCGCAAAGCCGATGACGTTGGTTTCGTTGATGGTCAACTTACCGGCATACTCGGCAGTCACTGAGTTAACAATCGACATCGCGATGGCATCACGGCCCACGGCTTCAGAGGTATCCAGACCGATGATGTGGCGGTCCTGGAGTTTGATAACCATGTCCTCTTCTTTGTAATACCAATCGGTGATGTAGTTCGAGGAGCTAATGTCTTTGAACACGGCGCGCATACGCGACTTGTTCATACGCTCGGCGTCTTCCCCGGAGAACGGCTTGTTAAAGCCCCCGGTGGTCCACTCACCCCCGAAGTCACGACGAATCTGATCCGGACTACCGGTGGCGTTCGCAATCATCGCGGCGAGCTTTTCATCACTGGTACCGAGCTGTCGGTGGTTGAACTTGACGTAGAACATGATACGCGGCATCTTCGGGCGCATCGAGTTCTTCTTAATGATGTCAATCAACTGTTTACGTGTCGGCACGTCAATCAGTCGCTCATCCCAGATAATGCCTGAATTCATCAGCTCGTACATGTATTTGCCTTCCGGGGTGGCTAAGTCCCCAGGCGTTGTGGCAAACACGTTCCCGTATGGCACCCCGTTGTCTTCGTTAATCTGGCGAGCCGCCGTACCGGATGCCAGCGCGGCCGGTAAGATGATGTGAATGTTGTTGGTAAAGGGGCCTTCATCCGAGAACAGACGACCGGCAGTTAAGCCACGACCCACACCGTTTGCGGATTGCTCGTCGTTCTGACCAATCGCGGTAATCAGTTTGTTGCCCATCGCCATACAGGCAAAGGCTTCTTTGTTGTCCGGGTCATCAGGGTGGATAGGCCACAGGTATTTCGGTAAGGCGTTGCGAATCTCTTTGAGTTTGGTGATGGTTTCTTCACGCAGTACCGGCCCTTTGGTGATAAGGATGGTACGAGACTTCTCTAAAAAGCGCAGCAGCCAACTCATCAGGGAACACATCCCGACGGTCTTACCGTGCTGGCGAAGGAACTCAATCCCGGAGTCGATGTTGTTAAAGAAAATCCAGAACATCGCGAAGTTACCGCGGTCGATTTTAAAAGGCATCCCATCGGTACCATCCGAGGGAACCTTGACGCATTCACGCAAGTAATACCACGGGTTTTCTGCACACTCCTCGATAATCATCCCTTGTTGCTGAATGGTGAGGTCGGGGCTGTGCGGGTTAACACCACGCAATTCCGGGTTATGCAGGGCGAGCACCAAATACCAGTGTCGCACCCCGAGTTTTCGCAGGGTATCAGCAAAACGAACAAAGTGTTTGTTGGTTGTGGTATCGTCCACAATCGCACCAGGGTAGTAGCCCCAGTCGGATTCACGCAATATCATAAAACCTCCTCACTCCTCCCCTTGCGGGGAGGAGGAGTGCATTTAGGTGATGCTGTGCGCCAACAACGGGGAGCAACCCAGTTGCAGGTCGTTCGTCGGGGTACGACGAATCCAGCGTATAACCAGAACATCGTTTAACGCCACACGATAGTCGATAACCTTCTTGGTCATCCAGTCATCAACCGGGTAGGTATAAACGTTACCCCCTACGTGGATTTCGAAGTGGGTCGGTTCCAGCGGGCCCATTTCGTTACGCCGGTCGTACAGCGGATAAATCGGGTCGTACAGGGTGGCCAGCCACTGGGCTTTGTTAGTAGCTTTAACGGCTACGTTCAATTCCGAGTAGTTGACGTTCGAGTATTTAAACTCGGCCCACACGTTCTCGCCGTATTTCAGCCCTTCTGGCAGATACTCCAGCAGGTAGTTGGTGTTGAGCTCGTTGCCCGGGTTTACCAGCGTAATCGCAAACGATTGTGACTGGATAAACGCCCGGTACGCTGGGTTCACCCGACTGATGTCGCACTGCACGTTCAGGCGTTGTTTGACACCCATTAACAGCGGGTCAAATGCGGTACCGGTGGTAAAGGCGACCGCAGCCGTTGCATCGTACACCAAACCACGCGTTAAGTTGTACAAGAAGAACTGTAAACGATAACCGCGTGTCGCATCAAGCCACTTCGGTACCACAAACAGTTTCATCGAGTACGCGCCGTCGACCGCTTCAGTCACAGCGGTGTAATCTTTCCAGACCATACCGTCGTTGATGTTCGGCCCCACGAAGGTTTCGCCTTTGGCCAGCATATAGCTTAATACCAGCGGCAACTCGTTACCGGAGTTCGAGGCGATGTAATACGTGTCGTGAGCACCGGCGTTACGTAAGCCGTTAAGCTTGACGCGTGCACCGTCAATCGGCAACACCTTCTCGCCATCGCTGTAACGCACCACCGCTTTTAACGGAATGGAGTCCAGCGGGATATTCACCGGCAGGGTTAGTACCGTGCCGTTGTCATCGACGATGAACGGCGATTCCAAGCGGATATCCACCACCTGACGTGACGGCGTCTCTTGGGACATCACGAGGTTAGTGAGGATAAAGTAACCGGTCCCCATCTGGATGACACTGCCATCATCGGCATACACGACAAAGGAGAACTCCTCGCCGTGTTTCACCGGAGCTAGCGCACAACCAGGCAGTGCCGTTTTCACCACGGTATCCACACCGTCTTTGGAGATGGTCTGCATCGGCAGGTAGTTCTTATCAAGCTTACCGTTACGGTAATAGCCTGAGAGAATCTCACCGGTGTCAGAGATATCCGTACCCCGGAAGATACGAATCGCATCCACGTCCGGACCGTTCCAGGTGAGGTTGTTATCCAACACCATGGTCGCTGGGTTCTTGGTCGAGTCCACGTAAATGCGGAACTTGTCAGAACGCAGCGGATAATGGCCACCGAGAATCTTATCGGCATTCGCCGCCGGGATACCGTTAATGACTTTGGTGGTCCAAGACGGTATCGCGTAGTTCACCGTTAACACTTTATACAACAGGTCGGTGTCTTCGTCGGTAATCCAGTCTTTTGGGTTGGGCACAAAGCCCGTGATTTTGTCCTTGGAGTACAGTTCACCTGCCCCCCAGTGACGCCATCCGCGATCCGGATCGATAATATCGGTCGATAGAGTCGTCATGTGTTAGCCTTTGATTTTCAGATACTGGTTAAGCTGAACTTCACCGTTCAGGTAGCGGGCATTCACCCGGTCTAAGAACGCAAAGCCGAGCTCATCAACTTCGATAATCTGGTATTGGGCGTGCGGATGCAGACGCACAAAGGCTTTGTTGTAGCCGATGTGTGCCGGGTCAAACGCCAGTAAGTCCCGATAACGTTCGAATATCGTATCCAACTGGGCAGTCGAGATACGGTAAGTCGGGTCGTCTTCGGTCAGCACCAGTTTTTTGGTTTTGTAGTCCCACAGCAGCTTATTCAGCAACGGACTAAACAAATGATACCAGCCTTTCAGTGGCACCGGGTCAACCGGGGAAGGTGTCGGTAGGAAGGTACTGAGGTATTCCTCACTGCGCCCATCGATATCCCGCGAACGGTCACGCAGGTCGTAGGTGTCACCACTTACCAACGTACGCAACGGAATAGTCGGGTCATCAATCGAATACGGATAGCCGTCAGGCACCACACTGGTTCCCACACTGCTGTCTTCACGAAAGACCACATCACCGCGCAGCAATAACCCACCGCCTGCCACCACACGAATCACTTTGTCGTCACGCACGTCAAAGCTGTCGTTGTTGGAAAACAGTCCGGCTGCCACAAACCCGGTTTTCGGTGGACGCAGTTTACCACTGCCCCCGCGTGCCCGTACCGAGACTTTGTTGGTACCACCATCGGAAATCCACACCTTCGCCACTACCATAATTTCTGGCCAGTTGACGACGTAGTCAATACCGTAGACCAACGGATGGTCGTTCAACCACACTTCCACGGTTTCCATTTCCATCCACAGCGTACGCACACTCTCCGTCGCACTGCGTCCCAAAATCGGAATGCGGATATGGCCATCGGTGACATTAACTGTCTGCTCAAAGAACAGATGCACGTCATCGTAGACCACGGTCGGCCAGCGACGGGTACGGTCAACGGTCCAGGTAATCTGGTTATCGATGCGGGTGTAATCGGTGCCTTCAACCGCGAGGGCATACTCGTTGGTGCCAAGCCCACTGACGACCTTGCGAATCCACAGTCCTACATTAATCCCATCCGGGACGGTAAAGTCCGGGGCGTTATCAACGATATTCAAGGCATCAGCAGCATCACCGGCAATCGCCTCAACTAGGCGGGCTTGCGAAGAGCGGGCCACGTACTCCACGGTACCGCTGTGTGAGTAATGCCCCAGCAACATCCCGTTACCGTCGTACTCGTAGACCACGCAGCGCGCGGCTAACAAGGGTGGCAATTGACAGCGGTATTTACCGTTATCGAACACCAAGGCTTGCGGGGTATCCGCCGCGTAGCGACTGACCGCATTGTAACCGTATGCATTGGTACACAGCTCCTTAGTAATGTTGGCCATCTTGGCTGCTGCCAAGCGGTTGACCGATGACTGCTCTAACTCCTTGGCTCCCCACTCAGGTACAGTGGCATTCACCCCGACGATGGCGTTGATGATTAAATCATCGCTCAACTTGTACAGGTCGTGAATGTGGCTTGAGTTATAGAGCGCCGGTAAACGCAGGTAGTCATCACGAATCACCAGACGAATCGTCAGGTCATCGATGTCGGTGAGGTTAGTAAACGACTGGCGCATTTCGCGAATGCGTGCCGTGGGAATACTGAAGTCGTTAAACGTCAGTTGACGCAACGCCTGATGACGGTGACGATGGTAGTAGCGACCATCCCGGTTACGCAACACCTGGATTTCCACGTCGTGGTTAAAGGTCCAGACATCGCTGCCCTTCGGTAAATGCAGCAGGTACTTACGGGTGTCATCAAGTGCCGACTGGAACGTGGGTAAATCGCCACAGCGAAAATCCACGACGCGCTTCACGCGACCATCGACATGAATCTCCACGTCATCCCACACCGCAATATCGGTGGACACCGGGTTTTCTAATAGCACCCCGTTTTTCCAGTAGGTCACGTAACCTTGTTTGGCGGCAACCAATGCCCGATAGCGTTCCAGTGAGCGTTGAATCTGGGTTCCGTTCGGGGTTTCCCAAAACTCCACGAACGTCGGCAGTATTACCCCACTGTAAACCCCACCGTCGTAACCGGCATAGATGCGCCAGTACAACGTTTCGGTGTCAAGCCAGCTGTAGCGGTCAGACTGCGGTAGCGCCAGTAACAGCTGACCACCGGAGCGTTTGATGATACGCGCTTTGGATAACGGTACCGTAAGACCCCGGTCGTTATACAGCAGCATAAACGTGCTCATGGCGTTAACGCACGCGGAAAGCTTTTTCCACCGCTCGGCAGGCAGGGCCAGATTACCCAGGTAGGGGTGAAGTTTATCCACCGTGTAAATGTGCCACCACCCTTCGCCAGGCAGGGGGATGGTTGCGCGCCCATCACGAACGAAGCCAATGGCCCCGTTCGGCGGCGAGATACGATTCGGGGCGATGTTCAACACCCCGTCATTACTTGGACGCTGCCACGCATTTTGCAACGCGTGAGCAACCAGCCAGTTTTCCATAGCGTGCCTCTTAGCCTTTTACTTTCGGCGGCTTGGTGTTTTGGTTAAGGATCAAGTTGTAGGTGAACTCGAATTTGTCTTTTCGTTTCGCCGTATCTGATTTCTTCACCGTGCCACCCAAACGCGAGCGGTTAAACATGTTGTTGTCGAGTGATGCAGCAATCATCACAAACAACGATGGCGGGTATTCCAGGGCGCTGGTGCACAACTGCTTGTCGTAGCTGATGCCAAAGAAGGAGCTGTTCAGCAACTGTTGCAGGGCCAGTACACTGATGTCGCGCAGACGCGGCGTAATGTCGGCCGCCTGAAGCATCGCCACAAATTCTTCGATATTGCGCGGGTAGAGGAAGTCGGTGTGACCGGTTACGGCTTCGAACATCTGCATCGGGTAGCCGAGTTGGCGGGACAGTTCTTGCTGCAAACGCAGCATCTTCACTTCGTCTTCGAAGTTATTATAAAACTGGCCGACGGAGAACAAAGCGGCTGCTGCACGAATTTGCCCACTTTGATATGGAGTGAGTGCATAAGCGTGAGTGATGGCATCACCCACCCACTTACTGAATATCTCATGATGGTAGGGAAGTTGCGCCATTAAGGAACCATGCTTCCCGTTATTCCGTTTCCACACCAATTCCCAACGTGCCTGGTCGAGCCGCAGTGCGTGCTCGATCGGGTTACGAATTTTTAGCTCGCCGGTACGATCCAGCGTGGTAAACGTACGTGCATCGACATACACGTCGTCACCGATAACAATCGGTAAAGGAAATGGTTTCACATCGGCAGTCTCAACGACGTAATGTACTTCGTCAGACTGAGCGACAGTTTGATTGAGTTTCCGTGCTAACTCCAGGCTGGCTGCGAGGCTAACCAGGTCGAAGCTGCGGAAAATATTGCCTGTATATGCGTTTTCGAGTGCCATGAGATGCTACCTTAGTATGACCAACTGGTCTTAAAAGACGAATTTATGGAGATGTTCCATGACCTATATTTCACGTAACGGCATGCCGTTGAATAACAAGGAAGGGATGCTGGACAATTCTGTCCCCGAGCTTGTGCGGACACCTACGGGTGACCCGATTCACAAGCCGCTGATCTTCACCTTTGCCGCGCGCGGGGTAGATAACGAGGCATTCCCGTTGTACGGGAATAACGCACTCGATCTGCTCGGCCGCAACGTGTTCGATCTCCGTGGTCCGTACGCAACGTTCAACACGCCTTACCAGGCGATGTTCAATGCGAACGGCAACGAGTGTATGTACCAGCGTCTCGTACCTGATGATGCCGCGATTGCAACCTACCGTCTGTATGCCGACGTGCTGGCCACGAAAGTGCCGGTCTACGAACGCATCAATGGTAAGGTGCAGTACGATGGTGCCGGGAAAGCGAAAGTTGCTTCCCAAGCAGACGGGATTCTGGTCGTTCTGCGTAGCCTGAAAATCAATGCCAACGACGCCGCTTTTGGCGCTGCGGAAATCATTGATGGCACGCTGACCAATGCCACTACCAGCGCGAAGTCGAAGATGTACCCGCTGTTCGATTTCAAAGCACCGTACGCCGGTGATGACTGCAATGGCTTTGGTTTTAAACTGGTTCCACTGAACGAGAAATCCTCCCCGTCTCTGTCGGCTGCTTATCAGCAGACGGTCGGTGCGCGCGTCTACACCATGCAATGGTTTGAAACCCTGGCCGGTGTAACCTCTCCGGTAGTATGGAAAACGCTGACCAGCGTCTCCAGCATCAACTTCAGCTTTAAGCCCGATGCATACTATCAGCCGATGAGAACGCAACTCGATGTGGATGTGGTCATTCCTGAGGCGTATCGTAAGACGACGCCGGATGTGGGTGAGCTGCCACACTACGGACCGTTTGAAGCGTTCCACGTTTACCACGAAGAGCTGAAAGCCGTGCTGGACCTGGCTCACGCTGCGGTAAGCGCCGCTAACCCGAGTGCAGCACCAAGCGATCCGTACCTCATCGACCTGTTCGGTGGGATGGATTTGATTGGCCAGCCGTACGACGGTTTCCAGTTGAACCCGGTTACCGAAACGGGTAAAACCGTGTTCTCTGCCACCAACATTCACTATCTGCAAGGCGGTAGTGACGGTACCATGGGTAACGATGCCTACGACGAACTCGTACGCCGTGAAATGCTCATGTTCCCGGATGGTGGAAAAGTCAGCTACGATAACGAGCTGAAATATTCGCTGGGTTGTTTCTGGGACTCCGGTTTCAGTTTCGACACCAAAGCTGCCTGTGTGAACTTCATTGGCAAATCGCGCAACACCTTCCTGGCTTTGTGTACGCATGTCTACGATCAGGGGCGTAATGACCTCCAGACCGAAGAAAGCGCCAAAGTCGCGCTGATCGAACTGATTACCTCCGTGCCTGAGTCTGCCAAATACGGCACTCCGTCTGCGCGTGGTATCGTCACCGGTCAGACTGCACTCATCCGCAACTCTTCTTACAAGAAGCCGGTGCCGATGAACTACACCCTGGCGAACATGTTCTCCAAATATCTGGGTGCTTCCGAAGGCCGTGCCGACCCAGCTCACCGCTTTAGCCGTGGTGAACTGACCGTTATTAGCGACCTGACTGATTTGAGTATGCCGTGGAAAGGCAATGACGTGTATGCATCCGACTGGGATGTGTCACTGATTACCGCCCGCTCCTACGACTACTATCGCCTGTTCATTCCGGCGATTCAGTCAATCTACGACGAAGAACGTTCAGTGCTGAATAACGCGCTGTTCAACTTCATCATGACGTATGCCTACCGTGTCTCTGACCGTGTGTGGGCGGATATGTCAGGTGAATCACGTCTGACTCGTGATGAAATCGCCAAAGAGATTAATAGCCGCATCATCGAGCGCCTGAACGGTCGCCTGGATGGTATCGCGGACATTACTCCGAACGCGTACTTCACCGCAGAAGACGTGGCGAATGGCTATTCAGTAACGCTGGATCTGCTCGCGTACGGCGGTGTGCTGCTCACTCAGGTGAACACCACAATCAAAGTCTATCGTCGGGAGAACTGATAAATGGCTATCAAAGAACGTATTATCCAGCCTAACCAGGGCTTCCACGTTGACGGTGGTCAGTACGACATGGTTAACCCATTCAGCTCGGGCCAACAAGGCCCGGTTGGACAGGTTGGCAAGTTCGTTACCAACGCCCACCGTCTGCGTCGTAACGTCATTGCCCGTGTGATGGAGTTCCCTCGTTGGGTGGACTACATGCCGAACCCGTCAATCTGGCGGCAGGCAATTAAGTCCTTCATCGAGGTTCACACCACCATCACCGGTCTGGACAAAACCCTGAGCCACGAAGCGGTACAGACCCAACAGGGTCGTAACAACCGCGTGCAGTATGAAGCAGGTCTGGTTACCGAAGCACTGTCTTCTGTAACGCACACCACGCCGGATAAATACGGTAAGGTGTTCCAGAACATGCTGACAGCGTGGCTGATTTATGGGCTGTCTGATCCGCAAACCGGTCACCCGGGTATTGCGGCAATCAACCCGAACGTGCCAGACCACCTGCCGGATATGTACAGCATGACCGTGCTGTATATCGAACCGGATGCGTATCAGCGTAAAGCGCAGAACGCCTGGTGGTTGACCAACATGATTCCAGAAACAGCAGGTCAGGATATTGGCGAGCGTGACCCGAACACCGGGCCGCAGACTAACGAACTGTCCATCAGCTTCACCAGCCAGCAATGGACTGGTTGGGGCCCGATGCAGGCTGCCCAGTCTGAACTGGAACGCATGAAGTTGTACGGATTGCGTCCGATGACCCGTAAGCTGTGGCTGACGCCATCGCAGCAGGTTGACGGTATCAACCCGGATGTGAACGCAACCGCAGGCGGTTTCAATACCGTGTCTGATGAGTTCATGAACAACCAGATGCGTGGTTAAGCAAAAAAAAAATAAAGGTTGACCCACTCCTTCGGGAGTGGGTTGCCTTATTATTTTTTTGTCTTCTGGTCAGGCTCCATGGCAGCGGCAGCGCGTACCAGCAACCACTTAGCATGGCTGATAAATAAGAAGGTCGCTAACAAGTCCCAGCTGCGACTGATTTCGGCTTGACGCAAGGTCGGGTTCGCCACACTCCACAGGGAGTCGATATCACGACGTGACACCGCTTCTTCTAACTGGCTTGAGGTTAAGCCGATAAGCTCAGCCTGAAGACGACGTAAGGTATCCGGGCCGAATTCATACAGCAGGGCGGCACGCATACGGATAATCATCCCGGCCACAACCTGAGCGGTTTCTTTACCGTTACCGAGCTCTGCCAGAAAACGTTGGTAACCGTTGACGGTTTGACCAATCAGTTCTACCGGGAAATCACACACGCCTTCAAAGACTTCTTCGTCGACAACGTTCTTTAATGCCAACAGATGCGTTTCAGCCAACACACCGATACGGCCAATCAGTTCTGTACGGCCATAGGTGCAGGCAAGTTCATCCGTGGTGGACGTGCTATTAACCGGTAAGCCTTGTGCTAACATGGAATCCATTTTGTTACTCCTGGATCAAAAAAATAAGGTGGTCATAAGACCACCCTATTGCGTTATTAAGACAGACGATTATTCTTCGTCTTCTTCATCTTCTTCCTGCTCGAGGAAGTTCTTCGCGAATTCGCGAGCAATCTTACCACCGAGCGCACTGTTCTTCGGTGTACTGTAACCAAAGCCAATGGAGGCGGCGTATTCTTTCTGCGTCGGCGCATCACCAGTCGGACGTGCCCAGGCAGTGGAGAACACGGTATCGCCCACTTCCAGCTTCGCTTCCATCGCACCCAGTTCCGGGTCAGCTTTTGCCGCAGCGGCTACCAGCGGCGCGGTAATGGTACCCAGCGCTTCGTGGAAGTTCGCACGGTATTTGTCCAGCGTGTTCATGTTGTCGATGGTGAGTTGATGCTCACCTTTTTCATTCGGCTCAACTTTGATAGTCGGCATCGCTTTGGAGAATTCGCCAACCAGCTTCGCTTTGCTTTCCGGGCTGTAGTCGAATTCTTTGTCCAGCTCAATTTTACCTTCAGCAGCGTCAGCGTTCAGGGCAGCGATAAGATCTTTTACAGAGACAACTTTAGACATGATATAATATTCCTTAATGGTTACTTTAAGAGTCGTTGTTCCAGCTCTTCAATCAGAGCCGGTGTAAAGATACCGATATCGAGGGTTTCGATAACGGCGGTACGTTTGCACAACTGGTCATCGAATAAACGATTATACCAATCAGGCACTTTGGAATACGCATTGCGACCGAATTTATCCTGGATGTGATTCACCGCATGGAACTTCGCATTGCTAATGCTCTTCCCTTCGTTATCCCGCGCGTACAGATAACTGCGCGAGAGATAAGCAAGGACATCTTCCACAGACGGAATGCCACGGTCAGCCGCAGCCACTATCTCGGAGACGATACCGTTGTACTGACCTTTAAATGAACCGCGATGCTCTAACACCGCATACGCTATCGTGTAGCAGTCATCGTTGGTCAGCTTATACTTACGCATCATCACGGGTGCGTTATCAAGCACCCAGGTAAAACCTTTGATGTGGTGTTGCGCACGCAAATCTTTGGTTGAGTAGATATCATGCGCACCGGCAGCAATGATAGCTAACTTCAAATGCTCTTGCCAACCTTGCATATAGCAAAGCCGTATCACGTTAGAAATCACCGCACGAATATGGTCGATGCGATGCGCGGAATCGGTATAGCGATAAAAGTCATAAAAGTGACGGATGACTTTTTCGGAAAGTAAACGAACTTCAGATGGTGTCATGATGTGCTCCTTGATAGTCGATAAAGAACTTACTGCTGTAGGTTCACTAAAATAATATCTATCTCAAATATTTTAGAACAGGGGTGCGCATAAAGTAAAGCAGGGTGACCCATTCCCGGTAAGGAACGTGGCCACCCTGAGGGGTTACTGAATTTGTAGGATGCAACCGCTGTCCTCGTAAGGCGCATCGGCAAAGCGTCCAATATGGCGAACCAGAACTTGTGGATTAGGTTTTTCAGAACGAGTCCAAAAAGCTGTTCCACCGCCCAGCGCCCACTCACGACAGTTACGACCGTAGTCATCAACAAGTAATCGTCCTCGGCCCGCAAAGTTCTTTTTCTGTGCCGAGCTTTCGGTCACAGTGACTTTTGAGGCAGGTATACCGAAATGTTTGTCGAACCAAAGCTGTTTACTCTCCACCACTAAAGCGTGATCAAAGTGGTCCTCTGCCCCGGAGGTCAGAATACACCATGGAATACACAACCGTTCTGCTTCCTCAACCACAGCTACCATCTCCAGGTTAGGTGGCAAGTTGTAGAACAAATTTGGTTCTCGCCGATACATTTCCCGCATCAGGCTGCGACGCCGTAATTCCGGGAGCTGATTAAACTCCTGAGCGCACAGGTGGGGAAAGTATTTCGAGAGTACGTAAGATCGCCAATGAGCAAAAAGTCCGTCGCTATCAAGATACAACATGGTTTGTCCTTATTATTCACGTTCACACTAAAGTTGGCTAACGTAAAAAACTCACTGTTTTACAGCGAGGATGTTGCGGTAGGACTCAGTCAGTAAGAAAAAGGTTTTGGTGTAGTCGATTTCTACACCGGCTTGGCGTAGTGCCAGATACAATTCGGTTAAATCCTGCTGCGACAGCGCTGCTATCACATTGTTGATTTTACGTTTCGTATCCAACCGCTCAGCCAAAATGGTAGCCAACACATCTTTACCTGCCCGACCGTGAATTGCTTCCAGCGCCAGCGCTTTTAACTCATCAGGGGTCAGGGCAGTGAGGGATGGAGGTATGGTGATGTTTACAACTTTCATGCAATGCCTCCAGGTGCAAGTGGTGATTTGCAGACCACGAACTGGCACTATGGGGCGACAGTGTACTCCGCTAAGGCTTGATGGTAGCAACTGATGTCAACCGGCGTCGGTACCGTAAAGGTGACGTTCGGCGTCCAGCGCACCGTGAATTGATAGGCCGTGTCAGGTTTAAGAGTCAGACTCTCATCCCAGATAACGGGTTCCGATACCAGCATAACGTAAGTCAGGCGGGTGTACTGCTCGGCCATTTTAACGAGGCGCATCTCACCGACTACTCGCGGTGTAATGTCCCAGTTGGCCATCCGATGGGGAACAATCCAGACCTCCCCTGCACGATTCGGTTCTTTCGTCACCTCCACCGATGGTTGCACCACACTGCGTTCCAGGAACGAGTAGAGATACAGTCGGGGGTTCTCGTTAGCGAACTGGAAATTATGGCGTGCGCCCACACAACAGCTTTTAATCGACAACGAGCAACAGATACGTGGAATCGTTTGGTCTTCACCCGGGGCCGGGTTATTCGGCAAACGCGGTGCGAAGCTGCGCACTTTTCCACCAACGTGGAGCGGCGGTGTCGCCACGTTTTTCAAGGCCAGCTTTTTAGCGACCTTGGGCATTTGGTTTTCAAACCACCGCTCTAAAGATGAGTCATATTCCGCCATTTACCATTTCCCTGAGCCAAGTCCCAAGACGCGAAGATTTGAACGCGCTTCGGTGTAACCGAGGTATTCGCGTGCAAGGTCTTTTAACTGACCACGGCGTGATTCCGTTGCCACCGCCGAGGTCGCTTCTTCCCTGAACAGGATATCTTCGAGCGTCTGACGTGAGATAGGACGGTCAACGAACGTACGGGTGGATTCACGGGCCACTTTACTGCCACGTTGAATCGCCGAGTATTTGTTGCAGATTTGCAGACCGTCTTCAATAACCCAGTCAAAGGTGACCAGTTTATTCAGACGACGGCAGCACACACCGTTCACACGCCCTTCGTTCACAATACCACGCAGTGAGAAGCAGACGTTCTGATGCGGGTTTTCCAGCGCTTCGGCCAACAGTGGACCACGTTCACGGTTCGGCTTAATCCAACCCCAGATTTCCACCACCGGCAGACCGTTACACACCTGGTCAGTTGGCTTCAGCTCAACTTCACGAATGTGCATACAGACGTTCTTGGTTTCAATCCATTCGTTACGCTCAATCCAGGCAGCGTCCGACATGCCCTGCACATACGGCGGGTGGTCTTCTTCACCAAACAGATTACCGGCCTGCACTTTGCGCATGAACACACTCGAACGGTCGAAGACGTGCTTCGATTCGTTAAAGGCATAGAAGATACCTTCCGAGTTGAAAATGTTCAGTGCACCGAGCAGAACGTAGTAATACCCGTCGGCATCCTTCTTCAGGGTTGCCCCTTGGTTAACCCCGGCTAGCGCTACGCAGTTGTAGCGCATCGATAAATTTTCCATACTGCTCCTTATCGCATGAAGAGATCTTCGAGCGGTTCAGCCCGTACCGGATCAACCGACAACGCAGAACGTATCCCGCGCTTCAGTTCCACATCGGCAAGCTTCGCCAATCGAGACGTTTTGTTAAGAGGCCCGTCACGAAGAGGGATAAATTGAACAGGACCGAACAAGTCACTGTCCTTCTTCAGCGAATAACGGAAGAACGTACGCGGGTCACCTTTCTTGCGTTGGGTGTGCGCTGCGTAACAGTCTGCGGTAATCTGGTCCGCAAAGACCTTAAAACCGTTCCAAAACGGGGTATCGGAAAAGAGCTCGGCATCTTCTATCGGGCTAAACCAAAACGGACGGTTACCAAAGTCAAAGATGTACGAGGCCAGGTTATACACCGGGTTGGATATCACTTGGAGCAACCGGTTGGGGAATACCACCGTACCGGGGTCAAAGCGGAACTCGTAATAAGGTTCGCCGGCAACATCCACTTCTTCAAACGACGACGGGGTAATTTCAATGAACGTCGTTACGTTCGACACCCCGTAAGTTTTTCGGTCGGTTGAAATTGCAAACAGCCCCACAATCTCTACGGTCGACGAAATAAAGGCCAGTTCTTTCGAGGTAAAACCAACGGGGATGTAAAGATAACATCCCCCTTTGGTAATAGTGGCGGTGCCTTCGTCAACCAGGTCAGCGTGAATCTTGGTGGGATCACGACGCGCTGATTCGATGATACTCACGTCCGCCTCCTATTGGTTACTTCTCAACCAGAATACCAGTCAGCATCCAGTCGAGAACATAGTTGATTATCCAGTCGTTTGCCGTGTCTTCCGGTTTCACGCCTTTAATCATGCCAAGGTGGATAGACAGCAGCAGCGAGCTGGCATCGTATTCACCGAACACTTCACCGCACGCCGTACGGATAATGAACTCCGTCACGTCAGTGGTAGCACGGGTAAACAGATGGTCGATCGCGCCGTTCACTGCGGTCTTCGCCATTGCAGGAGTCAGCTGACCTTCAGCACCGGCACCGAGGTAACCCGGGTCAAGTGCATCAATCGCTAACGCAAAGGCGGTCTTCAGTGCTGCACGGTTAGTACGCAGCCAATCGGTATCGGCTTCCATACGACGCACAGAGGAACGGTCAGACCAGGCACGAGTATAAACGTCTTGGTTTTCCAGCAGCTTATCCATCTGGGTACTGCCCGGATTACCGTCGTCCATGGTGTAAACGGCACCCAACAGCGCTTCAACCGTACCGTGTTGCTCGAGGTATTTATCCATCGCTTCTTGACAGATAAAGACCTGCTTGTTCTGCGCATCGTAAGAGAACACGATGTTGCCGAGTTTGACACGGGTCACGATAGCTTCGGCGTACAGATACACCCAGCCCACTAACGTGTAGTGCAGACGGGTGAACTGGGTTTTCCATTTGTCAGAAGACAGACCAGAGTCCGGCCATGGATTTTCCAGGTAGTACGCAGACAGCAGCATGAACAAGATATGGCGCTTCACGTAGCTCGGCGCTTTATCAGAGTTCGGTACCACGGTCATCGGCTCAACCATTTCACGCAGTGCTTCACTCACCGTCCAACCGAGTTCGGTCAGCAGCTTACCCACCAAACGGTCGTAAGACGCTTTACCGGTTTCCGGCACTTCAACGGAGTCAGGAACACGCGCATCGATACGGTCGTGGGTAAAGCCCGCACCTGCCGGATTATCCAGACGATTAATGAACGCCTGCACAACCGGTTCGTTAATGGCCGGGTCAATATCAACCGGCACCAGTGCCCAGTCTTCTTTTACCCCTTCCATCGGTTTGATGTCGTTGTTCTTAACGACTTCCTGAATAAACGGCTGGGCCACGTTACGCGCGAAGTCCAGCAGACCCTGGCATTGACCAATGGCCATCTTTTTCAGTTCGAACAGGGTCGGTTCGTGGTCTTCCACGTTCAGGACCGTTGCACCGGCTGCGCCGTCAGTAATCACCGAGGCTTCATCGTTACCCTGCACTGGTTGTCTCAGCGCAGTGATATTCGGCAGCTGTTGGTAGAACTGCTCATCGGTAATGGTCGAGTCCATCACAGATTGCTGGTTAGTGGCTTTGTTCAACACCGCAATCGGTGAATCCACATCCGCAGACAAGCGCAGGTTATGCTGCTTTAACAGCGTCAGCCCGTTAGTACAGGCATTTAAAGAGAACTGGTTAATCACGCGCGACCTCCTTCAGTGCTCGCCACGTCCATGATACGCGCGGTTAAGCGGTTACCCACCATGGCCGCGATATCGCGTTTCAGCAAACGCTGATCGCCAACGGTGCTGCTGAGACCGTTGCCACCTTTCAACAGACCATGAATGATTTCCGTGGTCAGTTCAACAGTGTTTGCCATGGTCACCGCGTTCATACGCTGGGTCGGCGAGAAGCTGTCAGTCTCTTGCGCCTGCGTATTGCTACGCTTCGGGATATTGTGCCGTGCACGGATGTCATCTAAGATGCTCATTTATAAACTCCGGGAGTGAGAAGACCGGGCGGGAGCGACCCGCCTGGGTGTGTGTCAGAGCTTGGTTGGCAGCGCAGGAACATTTTCGCCATCCAGAATCTTGCCAAGCATATTCCCGCCGCGTAGGGCGACGGCGTTAGTAGTACCGATACGCATCAATGAACCCACGATACGTGCGTCCACGGAGTTACGACCAAAGATAATGTCGATATCTTCGCCGTTCTCGGTACGGTTGGTGCCACGCATTACTTCCTGCACCGTGGTTTTCAACTGGTTCGCAATGACCATCTTATCCGCTGCGGCCATTTCGACACGGTGGGTTACGTAAAAGCGAATCACCAGGTTGTTATACGCCAGTGGGATACCCTCAACGCGGTAGTCGCCGTCTACGCTACCCGAGGTGGGAATATCCCCGCCGAGCGCGTTAGCCAGTTTCCGACGTTGACGGTCATGCTGGTTAATCAAGGTTTGCAGTGACGGTGAGAAATCATCCGGGTCGCCGTGATAGACCACTTCGATTTTATCGATGTGACCACGCACGCCTGCCTGTGGAGAGAACGCACTGAGTTCTTGTAGCGTTGCTGCGGCCTCTGAGCTAAACCCGTTCATATCGTCGCTCAAGTTGTCACTGAAGGTGCATAGGATTGAATCGACGTCTACATGGTCGCCGACTTTCACTAATGCAAGCAGATTCTGGGTGGACGTGATAGTGACTTCTTTGACTTTGCTAACATCAGACTGTGCTAAAGCAGCGAACCGCTCACTTATCGCATTCGAGTCTTCAATTACCTCTTCACTTTCAATCAATGCCACGTTGGCCATAATCGCATTTTTCAGGTTCACCTGAGTCGGGTCGAGTAAGTCAGGTTCGAAATGCTGCTCGTTATACGTCACGCAGCTGCCTGCCGGTAAACGGTCACCCGCTTTCCATTTCGTGGTCAGGGTGTGAGGATAGAAGGTCCCCTCGTGTGCCCCAAACCAACGCCCTAATGGGAAAGTATCTTCGGTTTTATCATCGTACTGAATACGCACGTACTCGTCGGTCACTGCTGTCACTTTGCCGGGTTTATCAATAACCCGGGCATGTTTGACAGAGGTCCGGTGCGCCACCATCTTCTCCTGTTCGGTGCGGTAGGGTGCAACGGATGCCCCCACGCAAGTGGTGGCTGAACCCATCTGAATCCCAACGAAGTTTTGACGCTTCGCATCATCCATCAAGGTATCCGGCACAAGACCATCAATAAAGGACAACAGGTCGCCCGGTTGCATGTTATCGCGTTTAACGGTGGTACCGTCAACAGAGTCAAAACGCGGATTGTTAGTTAAGAACGCGGTAATCCCCACATCACCGTTATCGACGGTGTTGCCAGAGACTATCCCTAAATCGGATTCAGGGAACTCACGCGTATGGTAAACCATGGTTTTGCGGTTACGTCCTCCGGTACCACCCATGGTCACAACGTCTTTTTCTTTAATGGTCTGTATCGGGTTTGCCCCCGGTGCCAACAGCACCGACGGGTCGGAGTTGATTGCCCCCCAGACCATGTCCTGCGAGAGTTCGAAGCGACGGTTACTGCCCGGCGCATTCAGGTAGTTGCGCTGTGCCCGGACAATCGCCGTGTAGACGTGGTAGGCAATACGCTGGTTCCCGACGAACATCATCTCATCGCCGTTGATTTCCGGCTTAGTGAAGTCGTTCTGCAACATTTCGTTGGAACGCTCTAACAGCCCAATGAAGGTTTCCGGTTCGCCCATCTTACGCAGGATACGTGCATGCATGTCATCGACGAACGCGGTCCGCATCAGTCGAAGCTCGTTGATGTAGCGTGGGGTCAGCCCATCTGCATCGCGTATCAGGTTAAGATAAATGTCTTCACGGTCCACTTCTGATTCCGTGTAGGTGGTCAGGTACTTGATGTACTTGTCCATCCCGTTGAGAATCATTCGCTGTTTGTCATTATCACACATCGCCACGATTTTGGTATCCGATAAACGGAACACCGAGTCGTAGACGGTTTTATCAATACGTTGTCCTGGTGGCAGAATTTCGTAACGAATGCCAAAGTGGCGCATCATGCCAGTAAGACCCAGGTAGAAGGAGAACACAAAGCCCAGAGACAGCGCTTTACCCATCAGGGACAGCTCGGTCATCTCGCGCGGGGTTTTGCTGACATCAATGGATAACACTTCTGCCAACGTGCCCTGCGGCTCGATTTTGTCTCCCGTCACTTTGTACATCTGCGAATGGCTGTCCATGCCGAGCATCACACCACCGCGACCTTTCGCGACCGGCACCAGTTCTTTTTTGGTCATTGACTTCACTTGTTCCGCCCCGAAGAAATCCGGGATGGCTTTGCTGTCAAAGTTCCAACTGTAACTGATGGCGTTAAAGGTGGAGATACGCCGTGACACCATCGTGTACTGACGCGGTAGCGTGCTTAACGGGTCGAACACGTTGGCAAGCTTGGCATCGGTAATGGTGGTGTCTTTCGGGTCTACGGCCCGCACGATAATCGCGTTGGTTAACCAACGGCCGTAGTCGTTCACCACTTTATCACTGCGGCGCACGAAGTTCTTCCCGTAGGCGGTAGTCAGCGCTACCGTGTCAAAGTCGATTTTACGAATCGGCACATCGACACGTTGACGGCGCATGGTGTACTCGGTACCGTTGGCAATCCACGTACCGTCTTCAGTCAAGGAGGGAACTTGGAAACGGACCGTTACCGGTTCCCCACCGATTGGCTGAACACGCAGGACATGGTGTTCCACGTTACCGGTGACTGAAACTTGTTTCTCCACCGTGTGATTGTGAATGGCCAGACCCAGTCGTTGGGAGGAGGCCACCGCAGCAAGAATATCCTTCGGCAGGATTTCTTTGTTGTACTTCGTGTTAATGGCATCAACAGAAGACTGTGTCCAGTCCTGGGTCGTTACCACGGTTTCGCGCAGGGTCTGCGCAGGTTTAATCGCGATGTCTTTGGCTTCGATACGAATCGCTTCACCGTACGTCTCTTTCGGGTTATACGGGTTAGGCATCGCCGCAAAGCGTTCAGAAGCGTCGTTTAGGTATTTGTAGGCTTTCGCCGATACCCGCCCGGCTTCCGCCAGTTTCTCCACTTCCTGCTTAATCACTGCCGCATGGTCGATAGATTTCTCAACCACGATAGTGGTCGGCTTGACATCTTCTTTCGGGCTGTCGATGACCACGTCTTCTTTGACGTCAAAGTCATCTACCGGGTCTTCTGGCAATTGAACGTCATCGTCCAGTGCCGCGTCAGCCCCGTCTACCGCATCGTCTTCAACCGGATCGGTGGTGACCGCAACCGTTTCACCGGTGACGTCTTCAAACTCAACGTCAGCTGCGACATCCGGTTTGGTGGTCATAACGTGAATCAGGGTACGATAGAATGCACGCGCCATCTGGTCATCGCTTAAGCGACCGCCAGCGGTCTTACGCATCTTCTCAACCAGACCCATATTCATCACCGAGAACCCACCGTTGTGAGTAAAGATGAAGTTGATACGGGACAGCTGGGTCATGTCAAAACCGGCAAACAGCGTAGCGGATTGGTCGCCAATCGCCCAACCAAACAGCTCGAGCAACCACAAGAGCTCAAAGCTTTGGAAACGTTCCAGTTTGGTTTTCACACGGTCTTTGTAGGTGTTCTTGAACTTGTCAAACGCCGGTAAGGTAGAACCGATGTTGACCAGGATATAGTTCTGACGCAGGTACTCCGCACTGTCATAACGCAACTGGTCAGTCATTGCGACCTGCACGTTACGCAGACGGTCATACCAGGCCATCATGGTGTCTGGGTAGCGATAGTGCGGCAACATCGGGGTGTAGTTTTCGATAAGCAGCACTTTCGGGTCAGTACGCACCAGTTCATCAGACATGCTCAGACGACGGAAGCGACGGTTCGCACGGTGGTAGGCCAGGATAGCGCGTTCCTGTCCTTGTACCGGTACGGCGATAGGTTTACCCGAGATGCCATCTTCTGGCAGTTTAAAGTGATGACGCACTTGGGCTGGTTTTTCCAGCTCTTGGAAATACGGGGTACTGGCCGGCGGAGCCAGTACCGTTTGGTCAAGGTCAACAGTGTGGAACGTAGAGCCACGCGGAATCTGCAAACGTTCCAACGGAATGATGCGCGGTTTCCCGAACTCATCCGTTTTGCGCACCGAAAAGCGCTGATTAAATTGTTTAAGAAGCAGCATATGGTTACCTTTTTACTCGCTACTGGAGCAGCGAGTTGATCGCACGCTCGATTACGTCGTTAATGGGGGCTATTTTAAATTCGCCGTTCGTCGTGAACCAGTAATTCTTCGAGTTAACCCAGCGGAGGTTTTCTTCCATTGCTTCTTGCGAGAACGGCACGTTACCCGAGCCGGTATCACCATCGTAATCCCCGTTCAACCCTTTCAAACGTGAAGGGTGCGGTGCCATTGATTCTACCCACGTTGGCGTGTTGCGATCGGGGAAGCTAATTGCCCCTTTCGCTTTCGCGGTGGTCCAGTCATCCTCCAACTCATGGAGGTACATGGAGGAGACCGTGGTCTCCAATCTTATGGTCGAGGAGTACGTCGAACCGCGCCCAATAATGGGGTAGCGGGTTAAGAAGAGGAAGTAGTCATTCCACAAGTCGTACCCAGACAGGTACAATAACTCGCCGAGTGAAATACCGCGTACTTTCTTGCGGTCTCGTTCGGGAGGCAGTTCATCGATATCAAAGAACACCTTAAAGTGTTTCGCATCTTGATAGATGAGAGCCACGTAGTGGTCTTTATCGATGCACAGCGGGGCATGTCGCAGTTCACGCACCTCCATACGGTTAATCAACTTCTCTATCCCGTCGTCTGTGGTGTACAGGTCATAGACCTTACCTTTGACTTCGAGGAGTTCCCGTTTCAGGGTTTTGATGTTGACACCGTAGAGGTTGCCGTCACCGGCACGGATTTGGCTCAGATAACGTTCGCGGATGTTATACTGCGCAACCGGCAGCATTGCTTTAAGACCTTGGTACAGCCCGATACGCGTATCGGTTGCTCGCACCTGGTCTTCACGCCCCATGACCTTCGACCCCGTTGAAAACGAGGACAGAACGTTACGGGTACCGTTCATCAGTTTACGGGACGTTACCTTCCGGCGGGTAAAACCGCCCTTGCCATCGAGGATGTTAAAGAAGTACATCCAGATGTCGTTGTAGGCCTGCTGGAGTTTCCAGCGTACCGGGTCAGTCAGTTCAGTGCGGACATTGCGGTCAGGGACCGCCCGCGACAGGGTAATAAGTCGACGGTACAAACCGCCGATTTCTTCTTCCTGGTCACGACCATCTTCACGCACCACCAGGTCACGCAGACCGGCTGGGAGCACGAGGACGTGTTGTGAGATACTGACGTCACGGAATTTGAAAAAGAAATCGAGCGAGTCATCGCGACGCATCGAATCATTACGGGCCGGGTTCAACTCACGGTAATGCTTCAAAAAGAAATTCATGCCAGTGTCTGCACCTTTATCACTGGGCAGGGCTGGCGTAAAATCTTTTTCTTTTTCATTCCAGACTGCAAAACGTTTACCGGAGCAAATCTCTTCGTAGAGTTGCTTTAATCCGAACAATCCCAGACAGACAGTAGGTGAGATTATGTCCAGCTTGACGTCGATGTACGAAAAGGTACTGTCGCGCGCTTCGCTACCTGTCAAACCGAAGATTTCGGTGGAGTAGAGGCCTTCCGGGTGAAAGTTTTTCGTCATGCCCTGGAAAGTGTCAGTAGTTGTCACCGGTTTCAAATGTGACACCAGGGACTTGTTGACGTTTAACAAGTAAATGTCAACCCAGTTTAGCTTCTTCACGTTAAGCTCCTGAATTGGAAATAAAAAAGATGGCAAAGAAAGATGATTTCGACGATTTAGATTTTGACGATATGGAGTGGGACGATTTTAGCGATCCCCCGCGTCAAGACACCAAATCGCGCAACCCAATTCTCAACGTTGCAAAAAGTATGGGCAGGTCTGCCTTAGCCACTGTGTGGCCAAAAGGCAAACGCGATCAGGTCATTCTGAAAGGGATGCCCAAGCCTGCGTCCGAAGCGTATGACGGTTATCAAAACGCAGCTGGCGTAGCAAAAGACGTTTACGCTCATACCAAAGACGAGATACTCAAGACTGAGCGTGTCATTGCGCAACAGGCCCGACAATTGGGTCCGACGATGCGCAAATACTTGCCCAATAAGTTGACTGACCCGATTCAGAAATGGGCACGCAGCAAGACCGACGGTGGCTACCAAGGAAGTCCTTACGACGCCCAACAGGCTGGCATCGATAGGATGATGGGTGAGGTGTTCGGCGGTGGTCAGGCTGACATGTCGCCAGAAGAACAGGCAGATGCGCGTAAGGAAGCGACAGAGGATCGTATCCGTCAAGCCGTCTCGGACATGAAGTCTGATGCGTTGATGAATACCGTCCTCGGGATTGCCCGGGACGTCAGTACCCAAACCGGGTTGTCGAAAGGGGTATTCTTAAATGTGCAGCGTAAGCAGCTTGAACTGCAATACCGCACCCTGTTCGCACTGCAAGACATTGCCAAGCTCAAACAAAGCGAGTTCGAGCGTAACACCCCGGCACTGGAAGCGATAGTTAAGAACACCGCCTTACCCGACTACGCCAAAGAAGAGTTCTCTGAGATTCATTGGGCGAACATCAAACGCAAAGCCGCAGACTGGATGAACCCCCTGCGCTACGGCGAAGAGTTCATGAACCAAGTCAGGGACAACCTGTCGAAGAAAATTACCGGGGCATTTGGTGATATTCGTTCGTTGTTGGAAATGGGCGGTGGCTCGCTTACTGAAGACGACTTCGACATGGACGACCAGTCAGCTTTGTCTCCCGAAGCGCGTAAGCGTAACGGTCAGGAGAAAGCGGCAGGTTGGCTGACCAAGCTCATCACCAAAAAGCTGGTTGGTCCTCAGATTGAGAAGCTGCAAGGCAAAACCCGGGAATGGATGGAACAACGTCCCGAGTACATGTCTAAGCTGCACCAAGCCCAGTTTAAGATGCGTGGCTGGACGCAAGGGACTATCTCGAACTCCGCGATAGCCGGGGAAGAAGACGGTACCGCTGCCAACGTGTTTCGCATGGGGCGCGACTTTGGCATCATTAACCCGATGCAACGCGAACGGGCGTTTCTTGACCAACGTGACGGTGAAGCCCTCAACCGTGTGGCCAAATTCGACCGTCGTGCCCATCTTGCGCTGACCGAGATTATCCCGGCCTGGTTATCAGAAATCAACAAATCCATTCGCCGTGGCTACGGTGAGCACGCGGATTTGGAATACGACATTACCACCCGTGGGTTTACCCAACGGCGTGAGATTGCGGACCGCGTACGTAAGCATGTGGCCAACGACAGCGGTCGTCTGAAACACCAGGAGACCATTCAGGAGATCGTCAACTATATCGATCCTAAAAACACCCTTACCCCGAAAGACCGCCAGCACCTGGCTGACTATCTGGAAAGCCGTGTTGCACTGGGTCGTTCGATGAACGTCGACAGTATCCTGAAAGACAGCACGCATTTAATGCGCTATATGCCAAGCGCAGCGGCTGATCGCGTGGTAAGTCTGTTACAAGAGAAAGCCACCGGGATGACCGGCGGGAACTACGAGCTGTCGAACGAACTGGAAGACCGCTTTCGCAGTGCTCGTGCTCAGGTTAACGGTTACCAGAAATCCATCGATGAAGCCGCTGCCATTTATGGTGAGCGTGCGTTACGCGATGCGGGTATCTTTGGGGTCGATAAAAAGACCGGACAGTTTGGCGCTGATAAAGACTTAACCGATCCCTTCTCGCTGTTTAACGACACCCGCATGGGCAAAACCCGTTCAGGTCGTGCGTTATCGCTTGACCAAGAGATTCAGAAGAAGCTGCGCAATAACTCCGCCTTGGCTGACTTACTGCGTCAACGCTACGGCGGTGGCTTCGATGATATCTTAGGGGATAACATCGGTCCGTCCGGTGGCCCGGGTGGTCCAGGGGGTAAAGGCGGTAAAGGGGGGCGTGGTAAAGGCAAGGGCATGACCCCGTATCAACTGGCACGGGTGCTCTATGGCGAAACCGAGACCAACTTTGTTGACTTGTTAAAAGGCGTAGGTCAAGGGGCGGCTACCACCGAGACTGACCGGATAATCGAAGCGATTCGTGCCAATAACCTGGCCGGCGTTACCGAGATTAACGAGAAAATCTTAGCGCACGTCAAATCGATGGATGAGCAAGGTGTGCTGTTAGCCTCGTTGGTCGGGGGTGAAGGCGGTGGTGGAGATGATGAACCCCACGGTCCTCCGCGTCCGGGTGGTGGTCCAGGTCGTCGCCGCATTGTGTTGGGTGAAAGCGGACTGTTCCGTCGCTGGGGTGGTTTGATTGCCGATACCGCAGGCGGTGCCTTTGGTTTAGCCAAACGTGGCGCTCTTGGTGCCAAGAACCGTTTAGGTCGCTTCGGTTCCTGGATGCGCGGTCGCTTTGGTGGTCCATCAGATGGTCCGGGTTTATTTGCCCGTGCCCGTGGATTGATTCAAGGCGGGATAGGTGGGGCATTTAATACTGTCAGTGCATTCGGTAAAGGTCTGTTGGGTGTCAAGGATATCTACGATGAACGGGGTCGGGTGGTGCTGCAAGGCAAGAAACTCGAAGCCGGGGAATACTACCAGGTGGGCAAAGGTCAAGGGTCAACCCCGAAACAGTTGCTTACTCTGGATGATATTCGTTTAGGGCGGGATATCGTTGATGAAGACGGTAACGTGATTCTGACCGCAGCAGAGTTAGCCGCTGCCGGGAAACTACGTTACTACAAAGGCGGTAAGCTGCAAAGTCTGTTCCAGGTGATTGCCGGGAAAGCAGGCGGTGTGGCAAACAGCATGATGAAGCTGCCAGGCAAAGTGCTGGCTAAACTGCGTGACCCGATTAGAACGGCCCAGGAGTGGCTCACAGGCCTTCCTGACATTTACGTGAAGGGTGATGCCAATCCGCGTCTTTATGCCAACCTGATGCGTCAGGGGCACTATATCAACACCCTTACGCACCAACCGGTGTTTAAGGTCAGCGATATCAGTGGTCCGATTGACGATATCAACGGCAATGCGGTGATTACCCAAGCCGACTTGCAAAACCCAGAGTTTGCGCTGGTCGATAAATGGGGCCGGGAAGTGAAAAGCCCGCTCGGTCGTATCTTCAGTCGCTTAGCACGCACAGCCGGCAAAGCCCGTGACCTTATCATGGGGATTCCGGGTAAGCTTAAGCACCTGGCAACGAACAACCCGTTAACCCGGTGGTGGCAGAACCGGGGACAGGGTGGGGGTAGCAATTGGTTTAGCGGTAACTCGCTGTTCGGTGGGGTCTCCAGTAGCCACAAAACCAACCACATTCTGATTCGCATCTACAAGCTGCTTAACCAGCGCATGGCAGGTGAACCCGAAGATGAAGCGTGGACGGAGGAGATGGAGAAAGGCGTTTCTGGCTCGAAAACCCTCAACCGGTTACGTGGTCAGTTGAAACGTCGCGGACGGCGTACCGCTGCCCGTATCCGTCGCAGATGGCGTAACAAATGGGCAGGACGTTGGGACCGGGCAGGTAGTTGGCTTGCGAACAAGCGTAATGCAGCACACGCTGGAATGACCGACTTCGGTAATCGTTGGGATGAGACCGCTGACTCGTTCCGTGAAGCCGAACACGATATGGGTACCCGCTATGAAGTCGAGCGTCGGTTGTTAGGACGCGATGATGATACCGCAGCCTTCTATCGTGACCGTCTGTACCGTAAGGGTCGTTTTTCGAAAGCCAAAATCCGTAGTGCGGCAATGGATGATGTCGAAGGGTTGCGGGATGCTGCCGGTAATCTGATTAACACCGGGCGTCGTCAGGCCAAGTCGATTGGTGCACGGGTATTAGACCGCTTGAACAAGATGGTTGACCTGCAAGAGGTAGGCTGGTTAAACACCATGCGTACGTCACTGGAGCAATCCGGGGCCAGTGAAGGCTTCTTGCGTGGGATGTATTCGAAGTTCGCCCGGCGTGTGAAGTTTAACGCGGCCGGTGAGAAACGCGATTACTTCCAGTTCTTCCGTCGTCAACGTCCTGAGCACGATGATTTCGTGGGTCCACGTCGTCCTGGCGAGAGTAAGAAGAAGGGCGGCATTATGGACATGCTGAAATCCCTGCCGTTGGTGGGACCGCTGGTGTCGATTCTGAGCACTGTGGGGAGTATCGTGGGGACCGTTGCCAAATGGGGCTTGTTTAAACCGGCCGGACTGATGGCGAAAGGGGCCTGGTGGTTGGCCTCGGGTGGTGCCAAGATGTTGGGTGGGGCAGCAATGCGTGGTCTTATCATGCCGGTGGCTTCTGCTGCCGCAGGCGTCGTGGCAACCCTCGGGTGGCCGGTGACGTTACTGGTGGGTGCGGGGGTCGGCTTGTCGATTGCTGCGTATCGCATTGCCACCACGACATACACGGACTACCTCGATACCATGCGTCTTGCGCAGTATGGTTATCGTGACTACGACAAATGGTCATCGGATGACGGGGCCAAAGCCCGTTACCTGGAAGACCAGTTGAAAGGCTTTATCTCCTTTAACGGACAAGGCCAGGCAACCTGTCGGGGTCTCGGTGGTAAAGAGGTAGAGAAACTGGCAGCAGGTTACGGCTTAAACACTGAGGACAAGAGCGAAATGCTGGCGTTCCAGGCGCATATGCTGCAACGTTTCATTCCGGTGTATCTGCGTTGGCTTACCACCTTAAAAGGCATGGACCGTGATATCCAGTTGGCCGATGTGGGGGATGCCCAGAAGCTCAGCAAAGCGGAGATGAAAGCCATCTACGAGAAGACCGCCTTAACCAAAGATGCGGTTCAGCTGCGTGCACTGGAGGACCCCCGTAAAGTCAACCAGGGCTTTATGTCCAAAGTGTGGGATACGGTGACCTTCACCTCGCCACAGTTCCTGGATGCTGATGAAGTCATGGAAGTGCAGGAAGACACACTGCGTGATATCAACAAGCGTATGGAAGACAACAAGAACCGCAAGTTCAAGGCGCGTGCTGCTGGAACGGAGGCGTTAGCCGCCACCGGTGTGCAGGATGCCTTTGGTGCCCTTCAGAAGCTTGACACGGAACGTAACAACAACACCGTGAAGACCGAAGGCTGGGAGGACGGTACCGAGCAGGTTCAAATCCAAATTGACCATCTCGGGAAACTCAACCAGAAAGACGTCGATGCGTTAGAATCGCTGCGTATGAAGACCTACGGTCTGAAGAACCTCGATTCTGGTTACGTGCAGATGCTGAAGGACATGGAACGTTACGTACTGCCGGATATCGATACCAAAACCGGTACCTATAACGGCAAGTGGACCAGTGCGACGGATATCATCGCGCCGCAGGTCTGGCAAACGCCGCGTGGCGACCGTGTACACCACTGGTTCGTGAACCGCTTCCTGCCAACGTTTATGTTCTACGTGTGTGGCTTTAAGCGCTATGATGCCGCAGGTGACCCTCTCAATGTTAAATTGACCGGGGGTTATCTCTACGAGCTCGGCTTATTGACCTCGCGGGCGTACAACATGCGTGCTGGTATCCGTCAGACCGTGTGGGAAGTGGCGTTGGTACCGTGGGAAGAAGACGGTGCGAACACCGACCCATCTTCCGTGGAACCTGAGCTGACCACGTTGAAAGAGCTGTCGAAGCAGGCAGACTTGGTGATTCGTGGACTGTTAAAAGAGAAAACCTCTGATAACCGTAAAATCGCGCAGTGGCAGAAGAAGGATAAACACACCAACTTCTACAGCACCACGGGTAACAATGACCAAACGCAAACCTATACGGCGGAAGAGCAAGCCCAGCTTAAAGCGGCTCGCGGTTACGGCGGTAGTGGGTTTACTGGCGTACCGAATGACTTGTCACAGTCAGTCAATGCAGTAGGCGGTCTGAGTAACTGGGCCAAATACGCAACCGGTAACAGTGCGGTCAATCTCGGCGAGTTGAAACCAGGGGACTACAAGCAGTTGGTCGAAGAGTTCCCACTGGAGTCATTGAACAACGTTGAAAACGTGAAGAAGATGATTGCCACAACCGCCGACAAGATGGGGATACCACCGGGGCTGGCCTTGGGGATGGCGTATGCAGAGTCGAAGTTTAACTACACTGCCAAAAACCCAGGGGCTACCGCAGCGGGTCTGTTCCAGTTCATTAACGGAACCTGGAACGGGATGATGTCGAAGTACGGAAACAACTACGGCATCCCAGGCGCGTTGATGTCCAAAGACGGCGGACCTGTGGGTCAGTACGATCCACATGCCAACACCTTGCTCGGGTTGCAGTTTATTCGTGACAACATCGAGGCGGCTCAGAGAGACTTGGGCGGGAAAGCTCCACCGCCTGCGGTGGCGTACCTGTACCACTTCTTAGGGCCAGGTGGTGGTCGTCAGTTCTTGCGTGCCTGGATGGAGAACCCGAATGCACCGGCAACGGCTGCACCGTGTGTGACCCAGAAAGTGTTGCGGGGTAACTACTCGGTGTTCTACCACAAAGGGGGACGGTTGCGTACCCTGGATGAGGTTATTCAGGAACTCAACGGGCGTATGGGTTCGGTGATGGCGAACAACGTGGGCGCTAATCCGAGTCTCACCAAATCGCTGACCAGTGGGTTAACGCCACAGTCTTCCAGTCCTTCGGTTGCTGCCGGGGCCGCACCTGCGGTACCGAGTCAGGCGAATGGGGCTGCGGGGGCTGCACAAAACCTGCCTGCTGATAATCAGGGACGTCGTCCTGAGGCACTGGCTACCAAAGGAACCATGGGAGCGGATAACGTTCTTGCGGCTTCCGGTGGTACACCTGTCCCAGGCGGTGGTGGTGTATCCGGCACAAGCGATGTGGGTCAAGTCGGTAAAACCGTGGAAGCGCAAGCTAAAGCGGATGGACTCTCGGATGATGATGCAGCGAAAGTACGCGCCGCAGCAGAAGCCCGAGCAGCCCAACAGACGCAATCCACACCGGCTGCTGCACCTTCGGACATGTCACCGTCCGCCGGTGGTTATGGCACCGCAACGGTCGGTATGCAGACCCTGATGGAAGTCAAGTCAATCCGTACCTTGTTAACTGAGATGCGGGACTTGATGAAAAGTGGCAGTAGCCTCTCCAGCTCAGCGGGGGGTGCGCCTGCTACAGCGACGCGCGCTCCGCGTGACTCGTCGTATACCCAACCGTCGCCGACGCTAAACGTTAGCCGTCAGGCGAGTTAATACAGGGGGAGGCAACTCCCCCTTCGTTTTCCAAGTGAGGTTGCTGTGGACGCACGTTCATTAGAAGATATCAAGTGGGTGGAAGGCCTGTTCAGTGGGATGAAACTGCCCCGCGACAGTCGCTTTGTCAACCTGCGCACCTATTCCAACGCCGTCCTGTCGTTTTCTGATACCACGGTGGGCGGTAACATTGCCATTAATGCACCACCCCAATTTACTTTCTTTGCTGACCCGCCGATTACCGGGGCGTTAGCCGCACCGCAAGGCGGACAAGCGTCGGAAGAAAACACGGCCTGGTTCCAGAGCTTCAGTGATAAAGGCTCCTATCGTCAGGGTGCCTATTACTGGGAGTCCATTGAGCAAAACGCCTTTTACCTGCACTGTCGGTTTGGCAAACCGAAGTACCTCGGGATGGCCGCGTTCTTTGCGAACATGTACGACTCCAAACTGGCCTACCTGGCCCGTACCGGTGACTACCCGTCGATTATCCGTACACTGGCCACCTACACGGCAGCCGCCGCTATCTTTGCCACCGTTGGCGTAGGCGCGTTTGCACTGATTATGGTCGTGCCACGCATTATCTCGTTGGTGCTTGATAAAGAAGCGTCGAAGTATTACTACGTCAAACCGACGATGCACTTGTACTTACGTGCTGTGCAGAACATCATCAACACCCAGTTGATGTATCGCCGCTTGGTACCGACCGGGGTACTCAATACCTTTGCCCTTGACCGTGATGTCACGGATCAAGACAACAAATATCACAGCGAAATGCGTGATGCCCACTCAGGCTTACCGACCATCTGGAAAGCCAACGGCGAGTTTGACATCTATCGCATGATTAACCGCTATCAGGTATTGGCGAACTATCAAGCCGAACGGATGAAGGAGATTCGCGACAGCACCGCCACAGAAGCGGAGATGAACCAGCGTATCCAGGAATACTACAAGGAGATGCTCTACAGCAATACCCACATCAACCGGGCAACCCAGATGGAAGTCTCCTTGGCCGATTTGGAATCGATTATTCGCAAGTCAAAAGGTTATGAAGCGAAAATCGACCCAGACACCATGGAAGCAGCTGCGGTTGACCAGATGACCGGGGCGTTGGTGAAAGCGGATAAGGATGGTGGCACTGAGAAGAACTACACCTCGGAAGCTGAACTGCAAGAGCGGCAGTTAAAAGCTCAGCAGGCACAGCAAGCCGGGAACTCCGACGAAGAAGCCACGGCGCGAGATATCGGTAAAATCCAGAACTGGATGAACGAAGGGCAGAAGTCCACTTGGGGTACTCTGTTTGATGGCATCGCGAAATTAAGCGAAGGGCTTAAAGAACAGTTTAAATCCGAAGTGAGCAACGGCTCGCAGTGGGTGACCTGGAAAATCAACGGCCGGGATTCCACCAACCGTTCATTTAGTAACAACACCAAAGAGCCGGAAATCTCCGGTGCAGTGAACTCGGTGACCGGTAAAGCGCGTTCGCTTGAAGTTAACCTGTCAGCAGGCCAAACCGGTATTGATGCGGTGGATGGTCTGGTTACCGGTTTGAAATCGGCGTTTACTGGGGCGTTGGACTTCCTGCATCTTTCCGGGATTGTCTCGCTGTATAACTCCTCGGTGATTGACTTTCCTGAAGTGTGGGATTCCTCAGACTCCTCCGGCGATGATATTAACCTGACGATTCCGCTTCGTTGCTGGTCAGGCAGTGACCTGGATGTGTTTCAGGATTTGATTCTGCCGTTGTCGTTCTGGCTGGCTGCGGTGTGTCCCCTGGCGACCGGTAAACAGTCCTTTACTCACCCGTTCTATCTGGAAGCGTATGCGCGTGGTCGTTTCTCGATGCGTAATGCGATGGTCACCAACGTCAGCTTTAACTTCGGCGTCGGTGGCATGGGTTGGCGTGTTGACGGTGTACCGTTGTCGTGTGATATCAGTGTGACCATCCGTGACTTGTCTCGCGTGATGTACATGCCGATTGTGACCGACACCAGTGCCTGGGATGACAGTAACAAGTTCTCCGAGTTTATGGCCGTGTTGGGTGCCGCTACCTTACACGAACGTACCTCGGGTTATGCCAAAGGGATTATGAATGCCAACATTCAGTTCCAGTCTTGGCGTTCAGCGTTCTCACAAGGTGCGTTGGTGAACAAGTTCTTCGACTTGCCTCCGGCGCGTGTGGCAGCGAACATCTTCTCAGCCTTCGGTTCCTCGGCCCGATAGCAAAAAAAAGAAAGGCTCTCTACCCCAGTCGGGGTAGAGGGTACCTTTTATTTTTTAGTGCAGGTAAACGAGACTCCACTTGCCGGTTTCGTAATACCAGAACACCAGGGCATTAGGTCCAGCCGTGATATCCGTATTGGAATACGGGACGTCGGTGCCCATGTCGCGAGAGACATCCAACACGTTACCGGTGTGTTGGAAATGCCCACGGTAGTTCTTCAGATGAAGCACCTTACGCACGGCGGAATCGATATTGATGTCGAGCAGCATTTGACTGCACCCGTACAGCTGCCAGGCAACCGGTTTGGTAATGGGTGAATCCGTCACCACAAACTCCAGACCGTTGTGTAATTTAGCTTTTGCTGCGATAGCTTCTAATACCCACGCATCGAGACCCAGGTTACCCCAATCCTCACCGTTAACGCTAAGCGTGCGGCTGGTAGGGTTAAACTCCACTTGGTTTAGAAAAGACATCATTGCTCCTCTAGTATCACGTAGTACAATTCAATAAAGGCGGTCTCGTTCATCCCACCCACCTTCTCTGGATGGATAACGATAAACGGTTGGCCCAACGGGTATTCCGCGCACTCGTCAAGATTCCACGACTCAGACTCGAACATGTCATCAGCATCACGACGAAACTGCGTGCGCAGGCTAGGGTCAATTTCATCCCAGCCTAAATGTAGTGGCCCTTCACTGTAGGCATCGTAAGTGTACATCACTGTTCGTAAGAACGCCTCCATCTCAGCTTGCGCCAGACGAAAGCGTACCAACACAACCGGCTCATGCTCGGTTGCCAGTGCCATAGCGTCACTGACAAACACCTGGTCAGCATCACTTACTGCACGCCAGAGGTTCGCACCCCGTTTATCGACGCGGGCGACCTCATTACCGTTTACAAACACTACAAAGACGGTGTTATCGTTCACCGCCGGGGTAATAACCAGCTCAAACATACCTGCCCTTAGTCCGGCTTGAGGGTAACACACTTCGTCCCTGCTACCGGTACGGTGAGTGATTCATCAATCATCGGTGTACCAGCAATCACTTGCGGTAGCGCCATCGCCCAATCGCGAATGTCGTCCGGAGCCCAATAGAGTTTTTGGCCTTCGTAGAACTGGGCACCCACTTCCGCAGCATTACCAATTTGTTCTTCTTGCACCACAGACCACAGCTTCGCCAGTAATGGCCCGGCTACGTTATCGTACGGCAAACAACGTGCAGAGGATAAAATCAATGCACGCATTTGCAGTAACGAAGCCCGGGACATATCGTAGTATTGCGTTTTATACTGCTCACCGGCCGCTTTATACGTCCAGGTCTGTTCGCTTGTTTTACCCACACGGAAGAACTGTTGTACCACGAACGTCTTACTGTAATGGCCCTGACCAATCGCCAACGCGGGGGTTTGTTCACACTCAACCCGGCGCATTAATATCTCGGTATTGGATTTCAACGCAAACCAGGTGTGTTTACCCGGTACATAGATGCCCGGTAAGTCTTTCAGGATTTCCGGATTCACCGTCACTTCGTAGAAGTTGTCTTCTTTGAATTCGTAACGGTAGAACTCTGATGTCGAAAAGAGTTTAGAACCACTGCGTCGCTCAACCGTCAATACGCCTTCTGTCGGCTGTGTGATATCGCCCAGCGAGAACACCGTTGCCGCTGCCACTTCTTCAAACTCAAAACCGCGACTACGTTGACCTACTAACCAACGTGCCGCATTGGCATCAGGCGCAATCACCGTTGCACGAAACGACGTGGACATCGCCGATTTAAAGAACTCGTTCGTAATAAGAAACAGTTGCATGAAATTATCCTTCAGGGTAAAACGGTTAAGCGGTCACTTGTGCAGCTTTCTGCTCAGCAGTCATGTCGGCTTCTTTAACAAAGATACCGTCAGCATTCAGAAAACCTTTACGGTCTTTGATTTCGTCCCAGGCCAGGGAGAAACACTGCTCCAGCGTGACTTCATACGCGCGCGCCAGGGCTTCCATGTACCACAAAGCGTTTTCGAGGTGGCTTTCGATATCCAGCAGGAAAATAGCCGGGAGTTCGAGTTGATCATCCGCTGGGATGTCATTGCGTACCCGCCAGTCTTCACCCTGATAGAACGCGTCGTTCATTTGGGTGAACTCCAGACGCATTTTGTGGAACAGGCGATGGGCATCACCGTACGGGACGTTGGTTTCAATACGCTGACGGGCTGCTGCCAACGATTCGACAATCGCACGCGGGCCGTAATGGGTCAGGGCCAGGATGTTAACCAGCACCACCAACGCATCGCCCAACCCGTCCATGATAAGACGTTTCTTCGTTTTGCTGATACCGGTCGCGGCTACACCGTCTTCTTCGTAGAATTTGGTCACCTGGGTAAACCATTTCCCATTGGCAAGAATACCACGCTCGGTAGACCACCCGACCACGTTCTTAACACACATCGAAATGCTAAACAGATGGATACGACGCGGGTGAGTTACCGTACCGCCGAATTCCACGCCAGTCAGTACCCACGGCATTTCAAAGTCGTTGATTTCCAAACGACTGTCGCCGGTCTTCACTTTACCTTCGACACGCGTAGCGCCGGTCTCACTGTTGACGCACAGCGAGTACAACGCTTCAAATGCCCACACGTCGGCATTGTTACGTTTACAGAATCCGGCCAGCAGTTTGTTAACCTGTTCTAAGTGATTGTTCGGGTTAATGATAACGTTGTACGGAATTTGAATGGCAAAAGTTTCGCCCATGATTGATTAATCCTTCATTAGAAAAAAGAAATAGAATAGGGGTGTCCATAAGGACACCCGCTACTGTTAAATTTTGCAAGCACCGCCAGCGCAGTTGTCGTCTTCTTTCGACGGGTCAACCCCACCTTCAACGCCCGCATCCGGATCAACGCCCGGAATATTGTCAAAGTCCATCATGTCGTTCAGCTCAGAGGCCACCTGTAACGGCGCAGCGGTAGTCTCTTCCAGCTCTTTATCCATTTCCGCTTTCAGTTCATCGACGATGTTCTTAAACACAATCTGCCATTTCGGATTGAGCCACCAGTGGAAGGTGTGGTCACCAAACTCTTCCTTCACTTCTTCCCAGCCGTCAACCGGCACATCGCTGTAGCAGGCTTTACGGGCAACGTACGCGCAATCCATCCACAACGTTTCTAACAGATTTGCTTCTTCGAGAAGATCAATCATAACCCACATCGGGGTCAGGGGTACATCAACGCTGACCTGATATTCGTATTCGGTCTGTTCACCCGTGTCTTCATACTCGCTGCCGTCGTTGCCTTCAAAGGTCAGGAACATCGGTAACGGTTCATCGACACTGTCAACCGTGACCATCGCGCGCCATTTCGGTTTGCCATCGCTCGTGTAGTCACCTTCGATTTTTATCATGCGTGACATGTTGACATGAATTTCATTCTGCGGCCAACCGTATTGCTTGTGCAGCATGTTGCTGATGAAATTCTCACGAGAAGTAAGGTCAACGCCTTCTTTTACTTGATAGTAGTTGCAGGAAATCGTACGTGTTTCGTTTTCCGTGCGTTTGGTCACAGGACGAATATCCGTCGCACCACACAGGTTACCTTCGGCATCGGTTTTACCCAGTGGCAAGAGGTCAACTGCTTTGGTGCCAAGCAGTTCATGAACGTGTGCAACATCACGCGCAGCAATACAGCCGTAGTTGTAATGTGCCATCGGTGCTGTGTAGAAAAGGTTGTTATAGAAAAACAGGTTATTCATCAGAAAGTTCCACGTAGGTAATTTTAAAAAGGCCAGGTTTGTCTGTCGGGGTGACAAACAGTCCGAGTCGATATTCGATATCGAGTTCGTCAGTCGTGTGCACGGTGGCATTATCGTACACCAGATGATAATCCACATCGTTTAGACGACCAGACAGGCTACTAACAAAGGTGTAAGGCGTCGCCTTTAACAGGCTCGTTAAGGTTGCACGCGTGACGTGTATCTCCAAACAACGGTTACGTTTGGCATAACACTCGTTCATAAAGCCGTAAGGGTCAGAATAGAAATACACGCAACCATCCCAGGTACGACTGTACAGGCTGATACTGTCAAGTATCAATGCCCACCAGTACATATCTCTGGGTGGTACCGTAAAGACTTTCGGTTCTGTCCCTCCCGCTCCCGGAATCCATATTTCCACCGCGTCGGATTTTTTTGGTTGGAACGATAACACGTCACCCATGATTTTCTTCTTTCGCTTGCTTGATGATTTGTGAGATTCTACTGGGCGATAGGCCATGGATTTCTGCCAGCTTTTTATTGGTCAGTCCACCGAGATGCCCGAGCAGAATGTTGAGCAGTCGTAATTGCTTCAACGTCTTTTCAATCACCTCCAATGTTCTGATGTCCGACTGGTCTAATCTTCCTTTCATTTCCAGCGCAACACCGACTCGGTCGGTTATCGTTGACAGCTCTTTTAACTGCCGAATTGACTCAGCAGTCAGCTGTGCATGAAGCTCATGGCCTATTTTCATGGTAACCTCTTAGATAGCAACCGGCGCTTTAATCGCAGGATGGCTTTGATAATCTACAACCTCGAAGTCTTCGAACTGGTAGTCGAAGATAGACTCCGGTTTACGTTTGATAACTAGCTTTGGTAACGGCAACGGTTTACGGGTGAGCTGCTCTTTCACCTGTTCCATGTGATTGGAATAGATGTGTACGTCGCCACCTGTCCAGACGAAATCGCCGACGGCCATGTTCACCTGTTGGGCGACCATGTGCATCAGCAGCGCGTAAGACGCGATGTTAAAGGGCACGCCAAGGAACATATCTGCGCTCAAGATGTTCAGGTGTGGTCGTTAGTCACACCCCGCGCCATTACGCGCAGCTGCATGTCGCCATGCAGATCAGACTATATCACCATCTGCGAAACTGCTGCGCAGATGCTCTCCCATTTCGAGGACACTTGTCCCCTACGAACAATCACGTTCTAGTCGTTGAACTTCAAACCTTGAATTTAAAAGTCTAACCGTTAGGATAAAATACATTTCAAGGAGTTTTAGATGCTGATTGACCATGAATCGTTTAATTTTTTAGCATTCACGCCCACCGTTACCGGTCACGTTGTAGCTTAAACGACGTTAAGGTGTCCCAGCAATTAGGGAGTGTTTTTCGACTAGGGTCACCCCTAGAAGGCGCAGCTTAGTTTACGCTGATAGAGCTGACAAGACAGCATACGACGCGGAACACCATCGGCGGTCAATGCGTCGTGGTTATCTTCATCGTCTTCGTACTCTTCACATTTAGAGAACTGGTAAGCGTCAGGTTCGTTTTCAGCCTGCCACCCCAGACGTTCATCGAGTGACAGTTCACGCGTGTAGAACTGGAAGAAAGAATGACACGGCGCTAACGCCATCTGGTCTAACTCACCCACGTTCCAGGCACTGACGATAATACGGCGGTTATCGGGGTCGTTACGCAGCTGGTCGATGACCTTGGAAATCTGGTCATGGTGTTTACCGTCTGGCCCGACCCAGTCCCGCCATTGCTTACCGTAAACCGGGCCTAAGTCACCGTCGTCGTGAATCGCGTTACGATAAACGAAATCTTCGGTGTTGGCTTTATGCATAAGCCAATTTTTCACACCACTGATCCGGTTATTTCCTTTAAGGTGCGGAGTAATACCTTTTTCAATAAAACGGTGGATGGAGGATTTACTTAGCCCTGTTAACGCGGCTGCATGTTTATACGTCCGGCAGATGTAATCAGTACCATCTCCTTTAACGATACGTACCCACGCATGATGAACGTTTTCTTTCTTACTGAGCCATACGCACCCTTCAGGACAATACTGGTTAGAACCGTAGTAATCTTTGTCGAGTTCGAACATATTCCAGTTCTTGTTTTTATAAACCCAATTTTGTAGTTCTTTAACGTCATTAACAAAATTGGTCACATTGTGCCAACGCAACGCCACGCTAGTACCTTTCTCGCCGTAGCTACGATAGTTGTGTGCCGTTTTATCGTAACAGCGCCGCATCATCTTCTGCCACGCATACGCTAACTTCTTATCTACTTCAGAATCGAACGTCGGGATAGATATAGGGAATGTCCCGGTAAAAGGGACATACTCTTTTTTAACTCGTGGGATACGAATAACCTTATCTGTAAAACCGATATATGGACGTCTCCATTCGTCCCAGATAGTCACGCCGTTATCGTTCAGGTACTGGGTGTTGGTGTCCCCTTTCAGGAACCACAACAGCTCATGAATAATCGAGCGCAGGTGCAGTTTCTTGGTGGTGACCATCGGAAACCCGTCACGCAAATCAAAGCGCATCTGTGCGCCAAAACAGGACAGCGTCCCGGTACCGGTACGGTCGGCCTTCGGGTGACCGACGTTCAGGATTTGTTGTAACAACCCGCAATATTGATCCACGTTAAATATCCTTCTTCAATTCTTCGTTAAGGTATTGCAAATCTTCGTTGGCGGTGATGGTCAGCGTGTGGTTTACCACCCGTACCGTGATGGCCGGCTCACGACCTTCTACCAGTTTGGCGAAGTTCTCACTTTCGAGTAGGTGGTCGTTAACGAACTTACGAATACGGGCATTGACCTTCTCTTCAAACCGCCCCAACACTTCAGGCGTAGCAGCTTCGTTCTTCACGTCTTCGAAGGCGTCATTACTGGTTTTGGTAATGGTGTTTTGAAGATAAGCGTGTAACGTGCTGCCTTTAATGGCATAGCTCATGGGTAGGCTCCGCTAGTTCTTGGACGGTTGTGGTACGCTGGGCGTAGGTTATCATGTACGACAGCTCAGCGTCTTGGCTTGAGCGGTAGACCAGAAGAATGATATCGCCGTTAGTAAAGGTCGCCGGTATCGAGCCCTGGGTGATGGGTTTTTCTGCGATACGGGACAACGGCCCAAGCATCCGCCAGCTTGATACCCGGCTTTTGATAGTGGCGTGCTTTAAGAGTGCCTCACCGACCGAACGGGGAATGTGGAAGGCAAACATCTGGCTGCAATTCTCCACGTTGGCGTTGAGGTTGATTTCGTTGGTGAGAATAATGTTTGCCCGCCCGTTCAGACGTTTGACCAGCGCTTGCCAGTGGTGGTCTTGCGTGTACTTGATGGCGTGGTTATTGACAACCAGGCCCTGGGTCGGGGAGAAACTTAATTCGTTCACGATTTTTACTCCTTGAAGGTTTTTATCATAGCTAGGGCACCACCTGTTTTTTAAGGAAAAAAGAAAAAAGAGCCCACCCCGAAGGGTGGGTCTTGATTACAGCCGGGTGACATTATCCCAGTAATCGCGCAGGAAGTTACCGTCTTCTTCGTTCTGCGGACGACCGGGTAAGGCTTCTTCTATCTCAAACGGTAAGAACTCACGGATAGATTCCAGTTCATAACGTTCGACTTCGAGTTCTACCTTCACCCAATCGCCGTAGGACGTGCCGCCCATCGCTGTGGCCACGATATCATCGAAAGCCTGCTGGTCGGGCAACTCAGGATGGCCTTGGTAGCGATAGAACACATCAATGTCCCAATGCTTAGCCCCTTTGGCGGTCAGCTCTCCTGCATCCATACGAATCCGACGCACCAGGTGACACAGATACTCGTCGGCGTAGAAGGTTAACGCGGTGGCAAACCCGATATCCGAGTTCTCCTCCGTGACCCCTTCCTGGTAGGTCTTTAAGGTCAGTACGGCGCTACCGGAGCGAATACGCACCCGACGCTTACCCTGGGCGATAGGCATCAAGACGTCAATAAAACATTCGCCTTGCTGCTTGTACAGCCAGTCCCAACCTTCTACCGTGGGTTTAACCCACAGGCAGTATTCTTTTTCTTTCTCGGTAGAAATCGACTCACGGGCAACTTTTATTACCCCGTCTTCCAGTCGGCTTTCCACCTCATCTAATACATCAAGAAATCCCATGGGCGTTACCCTAATTGTTGAATGATACGGTCGGGATCAAACGTGTTGGCATACGGGTCGATTTGCTCGACAATCTGGGTAAGCAAATCAGGCAACCACTCAGCGAACTTCGGGCGAATCACATTACCCTGCATCACGTAGTAGTGGTCTAACTTGATCCCTTGTTGAACAATCTCTGCCAGCACATTACCCAGACAACGGTTGTCGTACTGTAGAACGTGTAACTTGCGCACGACCGCTGTCATAAAACAACGTTCAGCGTGCTCAGAAAACGCCCCAGGATGATAATTGGTGCCGCCGTATAACTTACGTTTGAGTTCACGACCGACACGAATGCAGCTCGTCCCATCCAGCGTAAACAGCATACCGATCTCTTTGAACGATGTGCGGTAGGTTTGCAGGATAGTCCTGTCGCGTGCTAACTCGTCCTTGTCTTGCCCCAGCGGATACTTATCGCCTTCGGTATCCACCGCAAAGTCAATCACCCGCAGAATGTGGTAATAGCCTTCGAGCGTTCTGAACTTACCGTGAGGGGTATCAAACCCCTCACCCGGTGCAGATTCAAAGTTACTGGCCATGCGTCCGACCAACGTTCTGGCGTTGGAATAAATGTTGTAGTGATTTATCCCGTCCTGCGCAGGCGTGTGTTCCGTTAACATGGGACGGCAACCGAGGTTACGCAGGTAGCGTATAAACGGTTCACGGTGTGCCATGTCTAATTCATCGGGCATCCGTAGCACATCGTAACGGAGAATGCCTTCATTGGACTGAAAACCAAAACGGTGCGCAAAGGCATTGCCATACATACCGTCGTGTTTGGACGTAAGAAATGCTTCTATCCTTTCGGAAAGAGGAAGACTGGTGTTGAACACCGGGGCTTCATTAAAATACTTGAGATAAAAGTTGTGTTTCAGTCGCGCAATAATCACTGACTTCAACGCATCATCATACTCATCTGCCTGACGAATCAGTTCAATCAAATCCATCAGCGCCTGCATTTCTGGTTTTAACATAATCACACCTTACACGGGGAAGAACTGATCAACCAAAGTGGTTGATGTTTGCAAACGTCGTGAACCGGCAGCACAAACATACTTACGTTTGGCAGTGGTAATCAATGCCTGAATAGCATTGGCGTTACAGTAGGTGTACGGTAACAGCTCCACAGTGACAGGTGCGACCTTGGTCTTATCCCAATTCGGGTCGAGCGTATCGAACAGCGCCAGTAGATTCGTGCCGTAGGTTTTGTAACCTACGCCCTGGTCTACTTGCAAATTACTTAGCAGCGCCTGAATGACCGTCGGGGCTAACTCACGACCTTGACCGGGTTGCAGCTTGGTCACGTAGTGGTTGGCAGCCTCAAGGTTACCGAGGTTAGCAGCTTGCACTAACAACTCGCCGTACAGCACGACCTTGGCGACCGGGTCTTGAATCGCTTCGACCATCACGTCGGTGCGACCGGTAATCCCCATTTCGACAAGCTTGTTGTTAATGCCAAATATCAACGCCGAGGACGTCCCGATGTCCAGGTTAGTGATACGCCCTGAGTTACCGGTGAAGCTGGTAATCAGGTTATCAATAGACAGATAGTCATCGAAGTCCTTCAGCGAATCGAAGGTGTGTCGGGTGCCATCAATGACCGAGGTGATTTCATTACGCACCTGGCTAATCTGCGAGGCGTAGTTTTGAATCTCCCCTTGAATCTCACCGGGCAGGCGGGAGATTTGTCCCGCCAGTTGCATGGTTTGCTCTACCCGGTTTTTCACCGACTGGTAATCAAGACCGATAGTGCCGAGTGCCCCGTCACGCAGATTCTTTAACTTCTGGAACCCTTGCGACAGCAGACTACCGGCTTTGCCCGGCTTGAGGTAATCCATCACCCCACTGGCCGCATCGTTCTTCGGCTTGAACGGTTCTTGGACATCACGCTTAATCGGGTCAATAGTTGGCAGCGTTTCTTTAGGTTTGTTAGAGAACCCTTCGATACGCGACGCAGGTGACGCACCAGATGCACCCGAACCGGCGGCCTTCACGCCTTTGGTGGTGGCAAGGTCACTGCTGCCAAACAGGTTACCGATTTTACTGCCAAGGGCACTGGCCCCTTCGGTCACCTTGTTGTAGGTTTCGCCTGCCTTCTCACGCACGTTGTCGTACATGTTCACGGCAGACTCTACACCACGCTGGGCGCTTTCTACCGTGTTCTGTACGCGGTTCGCTGCGTCTTGTACCCGGTTTACCGCATCGGTCGCCCGTTGTTCAACCTGGTTCACCCCATTGGTGATGTTGTTCACCCCATCGCCGACGCGATTGGTAAAACCATCGAGTTTATTCTGCACCATCGCTGCTGCTCCGTAGGACAAGTTCAGTTAAGTCAATCTCAAAGTTGTATTCGAACGAATGTCCCCGCATGTCGGTGACCTTAAAGGTACAATCGAGCATGCGGATATCGATGGCTTTTAACGCCTGAAGAAACCGTTTCCAGGTAATCTTCTTGGTGTAGCGAATGGCCGACTCCAGATTGTGTCGCATGTCGCTACGGCGGTTGGACATCGCCGGACAGTTCTTTGGATTATTGACGTAGGCAAGAGAGAGTTTACGCCACATCTCTGAGCGGATATCGTACGCCGCAAAGAAGCCCCAGAGGATCTTCAATAAGATGTGTTCCATCACCCGTTCTGCGGTGTGACGTGGATTTTGGAAATAGTGATTCAGTGCATTGCTCGCTGATTGACTAATGGTTTCCTCATCTTCACGATTCACAACCCGCATCAGTTCGAGGTGGGGGTGACAGGACGCGCTGACCATTTTCTTGCTACCAAACAGTCCACGCGACCCTTCGACGGTCATTGTCAGGGTTTCGATTCGGATCAACACCAACCCTTCGATAAACCGTTTCCAGGTCAAATCGACCGGCAGTCCTTTTACTGAGCCACTGGTAAGAGCCGTGACCAGTCGTGATTGCCGTTCTTTCGCCTCAGCAGTTGAACGCCCAATATAACGCGGATCTTCAACGTACGCCTTTGCCATCTGTTTCCAGGTGGCAGGCGATAGCCGCATCAACTTGCACAGTTCCCAATACGCTTTTTGCAGGTAGTGACCGATAGGAGTATCATCTGCCGCACCATGCTGAATGCGCATTTCAATTTTGTTCAAACGTTTCTTTGCCATGCTTCACCTTGTTACAAGGGTGGAAGTTGATTAGAGGTAGTGTTCCACTATACGCTCTAATTCACGCAAAAGGTGCCCTGACCGGTTGGCCAGTACAGCTTTATCAGGGTCGTCGCCTATAAACGATTCCCGATAGAGATCTAACAAATAGAAGATTTCACGCAGCTTTTCCCGCACCGTCTCCGGGTATTGGGTCGCGAAATAATCATCTAACCACTTGCGGTTGGTAACATCATCTTTTATCTCCAGTTTGGTGGGCCACGGACTCCAGTCAGAGTTACGGGCACCGGTGTTAATGACACGCGTGTAGTCTCGCACCAGAAAATCCAAGCGATCGTACACTACGCCAATATTGGCGCAACGAAGTTCCGCGTGCCCAGAGACCGAGAGGGGTTTGTATATCTCGGTACCGTATACCTGAGGCTCTGTAAGCAATTCTAAGCCTATCATCACCCGCTGGTATAGGTTATGGGCATTCTTATGGAACTCGGCCTCTAAAAAGCTTCTACGTCGATTATAGACGTAACGCTTAATAGGATGCGTGAGCCATTTGAATGACATGTGTTGATCCTTATTGAGATAATCTCATCAAGATAATATCTGTCTGAGTTCTTTTTGAAATTGAGGAAAGTCCCATGAGCGAAGAAGTACAGTACCAAGCCTTCGACGGTGAAGTTGACGACGAAGAGTCGCTTCTCCGCCAAGTGCAACTTGCCCGTTTGAAGATAGCTAACGACATTATGGCTGAACCGAAAGTTCATGCCGATCCGAAGTTAGTCAACTCGTTAGACAAGATGCTCAACGGGATAGACAAACAAGTCCTCGGTAAACGTCGTGCTGAAGCAGCCAACAAATCCGCTGGGGCGCAACAAGACGTAGCCAACGCACTCAACAACTGGGTACGTGAAAAACGCGGGGCCCGTATCGAGCGCCACGACGGTCCGCCGGAAGGTGAAAATACAGGTTACCAACCCCCCATACCGATTATCCCCGATGGGGGTCAAGCGGAAGGAGAGTTGGCACCGGTAGGCGAGAAAATTGACGTCAACCAGATTATGGCGACGGCGTTTTCTCAGCGTCCTCTGGAGGACGAGGACGAATTATACTGAACAGCCGGCAATCCACCGTATCCACTGTAACCAGCTCTTCCATGAAACGCGTCAACGCCTTAAAGGGGTTGACGCCATCATTTTTTATTGTCTCAATTATTTCCGGGGTCAGTTCGTCGGTCAGTAACGCCGGTTTGATAATGGTAAATGCTGGATGACGACCACCAAAATCCTTGGCTTCGGTCATGGCCCGCAACCACTCAAACCAGTCGTACATATACCAGATGTCCCAGCCCATGTTGAGGTAACCCAGGTTAAACCGGGCCAGTGGGGTAGTGATAAGTTCTACCTGCACTTCATGGTACAACTGACGGAAGTTATTGAGGAAACTTTGGTGCTCACCGCCAGTCAAGTCAGTGTACGGCCAAAGGTTAATCGTGAGCGTAGGACGTTCAATCGGGGATGACATTTGAATCTGGGTCAAGTCATCGAGTATCATGCTCTTTAAAGCCAGAATAAACTCGGTGGGTGTCCCGTTCATTAATGCCCGTTTGTCACGACCACGGTAGTGTTCTGTCCAGTTAGGGATGCCGACGTTCTCCGCCCACAGCTCCGTGTGTCGCCCACGGTAGACATCTAAGTCCAATTGCTCAAGGGCTGCTGGATGGGTGGTTTTAACCCATCCGATACGATCGTCGATAAGTGTGTTGATACACACGAGATAGCGTCGGCCTGTTCTCATTGTGGAGACCCTATGTTGTTACCGATACCCATGGCCTTTAAGTAGGCACTCCAGGTACGGGTGGCTTTAGCACTGGTACGTTCCGCACCGGGGATAGTAATACGTCCCAGGCCCGTTTGGCGAATAGATTGGTAAAACGCACGCTGCAAGGCTTCATTGCCGCCGCGTGCATGCAGAAATTCTTCCAGGGTTTTATCAAGCCCGTCTGAGAACATAATGTAGGCTTCCGGGAACGAGACCCCTGACGCCTTAGACGGACCGACCACCTGCCCGGATAGCTTATCACGTACTTTGTCGTTTTTGGCTACCGCGATTTTCTTTTCCTGCATCTGCGTTTGTCGTCTGGCCGGTAAGGGCATGACGATATGTGGCCAACGTGTCCGGTGAACTAACCCGGTCTTTGGCTCCGTAAAATACAAACGCTGGCACAGCTCTAACCCCAAGGCTTTGCAGATTTCTACGTTGCGCATGTGGTCAATCTGTACCTTACTGCCCGCCGGGTTATAAATCGGTATCCCTTTGCGCAGTTCATTGAACTGGTCGTCCGTCATTTTGGGCAGACGACGTTTGTACGCTTCGGCATTGATACCGCTGGGGTCAACCAGCTTAAGAAGTTGAAGCAGCCAAGCCTCAGCCTTCTTACGGCGTGCAGGGTCAAGTTTCATTGTACCAACCTCGCTAAGCGCAGGTCTGGCAGTACCGCATTTTCCATATCTTCAATCCAATACGGAATTGCGTCGGCGTTTTCGGGCGCACCAATCAGCGGCATCTTACTACCACCTTGGGTAGCTTCAGTCAGCAGTTTGGCGTAGTACGCATTCGCCTCGTCGGCGAACTCTTTCAGCGTCTGGCGCGGCGGTGTAAACTCTTGAACGAATTTGACACTGGCTTCGCGATCAACAGCAGCAAGACCTTGACGCAGGCGCTCGACAATGTCTTTTTGATAACGCATGTCCACTCCTATTACGGCGGGTTGCCCCGCCGCCGTCGATTATTTTTTCTTGGTTAAGAACTTCGGTTCCAGACCATCGACTGCCATCGCCAGCAGAGACA